ATTATTTTCCTAAAATATATGACTATGAATTGTTTTATAGCATATATTCAAGATTGAAACAAGATATAAATGTACAGAGTAATCAATCTTTTAAAGAAATCGTGTTTAAACGACCGAATGAATACATCGAAATATTTTATATAAACGAACCAAGTGATGTACTACGTTCTTTTATATCGAAAAATTATATTATTAATGACTTATACTATAACCATACTATGCTTTTTTACTGGTCTGTATTTCTAAACGAATCGGATAAAGAAAATGCGTTGAGAAAGCTCATATCAAATGACAAAAGTTTTTTAGAATACCTTTCCCCAAGACCAAAACATAAACATCAAAAAATATTTCTAAAATATTGTCCATTATGTGCAAAAGAAAATCGAGAGCAATATCACGAAACATATTGGAATGCTTTTCATCAAATTCCAGAAATTAATGTTTGTGTAATTCATGGATGTAAACTCAAAGATTCATCGGTTCATGTTAACAATTCAAGAATAATAAATTTTCTAACGGCTGAAAATTGCATTAATGATGATTATTCATATGATATGGGAACCATCGGTGAAATCAAGGCTGCAAAATACCTATATCAATTGGTAGTAAGAAAACAGAGTCTTAAGAACGGTATTACGATGTTTGACGTATTTTACAGGAAGTTAGTTCAAAAGAAATATATCAATCAGCTTTCGTGGCTCCAGCACAAGTCGATATTTTTAGATAATTTTAAACAATATTTATCTGACAATAACATAAAGGAAACTTGTCAAATAAAAGCAATGAGTAGTATATTCTTAAATAAAGCGAATCCACTTAGAACAATTCATATATTATTATTTTTAGATATACAAATATCTGATATTTTTGTATGTAAAACGGCGAAACAAATTGATTCGGAATTAATCGAAAGAATTCGATCAGAGTATACAAAAGATAACGGCATAAACAAGCTTGCGAAACAATATCATATTTTACCTTGTAATGTAAGTAAAATAATTAATGGTCAATATGAAGTTGAAAAACAAAAATTAATAAGCCAAAATTATGCACATAGCAGCAGTAGGAATATACCGCCTAAAGGAAAGAGGTATTCTGAATTAGATAAAAAGTATTATCCTAAAATTGAATATTATATTGACTTATATTTTAAGAATTCTGACAAAGTTAGAAGATTAACTGTAGGAGGATTTAATGTTTTCATGCAACAAATTTGTCAAGACATCAGAAGAAATGATTTTTATTATATGCCACAATGCTATAAGTATATTAAAACAAAAGAAAAACCAATAGAGGATTATTGGGTCGATAAAACAAAATATATTGTCGATCAAATTGACAGCGATTATATTTCATATAGCGAATTGAAGGGTATGGTACACATAATAGAAAAAAATATGATAAAAGCCATGGATATACTACAATACAGATATCCTGAAACGTACCTAAAAATACAGAAAAATAATAAAAAAGCGTAAAAAAATGGGGAATACCAAATTAATGATATTCCCCATAAGATTGTGTTGCATTACTTAACACACTATGATATACTATTTTTGCACTGATGAAACGGTTGTTTCATATGATGGTGAAAAAAGAAAAATTTCTTTTCTGGCTGCCTGATGAAGGCGGCTTTTCTTATTTTACGTGTATATTTATTATAGTCTAACACAGCATTCAATTGCTATCCATCCTGCACCAGATTTCAATTTACCCCATGTATATCCATCAGCAGTTTTGGTTTCTGTGATAGTATATGTTCCAATAGGGCAAGAACCAATGGCAATTCTAGCGCTTAGACCAGCAGAAGCACGAACTCTGATGCCATTTTCCTTAACTGCAATTTGAAATTCTTTATTTACAACAGTGCTATGCTTATCCAAAACACCGACATAGGTACAAAAATCTTTGTCAATGCAAATCCAACCTGCACCTGATTTTAGCTTACCCCAGTATGTATTTTTGATTTCAGTGATATTATAAGTTCCTTTGTCACGAATACTTCCAGTTGCACTTGCCTTACTGGATGCATCGCTTCTAATTGTTAAAGCATCGCAATTAACTTTATATTTTCCTACTTTGTATACAGGCGTAGCTGGCTTTGCGGTTGGTTTAGACACTGGTTTACTTGCAGTGGCTACTACACCAACATACGTACAATATTCATCCGAGACATTGATCCAGCCAGCTCCTGATTTTAATTTACCCCAACAATTATTCTTAATCTCTGTTATAGTATATTCTCCACGATCTCGAATAGTGTTGACAACTTTTGAATTAACAGTAGCATCCGATCTGATATGAAGATCACAATTTACCTTATACATACCAACTTTATATGTTTTTGTTTGTGATGGTGTGGACGGTGTAACAGTAGGAGTGGAAGTAGAACCTAGCTTTGCTTTAAATTCGCTCCATGTCCAAGAAGTTTTATATTTATTGTTAGTAACATATGGCGCAGGACAATATTTGTTTACAACATCATAATGTCTAAGTACATGATCCGCACCTACGCCAAGTTGTCCCATCAAATATTTTACTAATTGTACACAAGCATTTTGCGTTGCTTCTGTAAAATACCATGTTGGATCTTCTGCATATTTTCCAGATCCATCACACTTAGGACACATCTCGATTCCGATACAGTTACTATTTCTTGCATATGGATGTTTTTGAGTATAATATCCTGCAGTGCCTACTTGCCAAAGGATAGCATTATGGTCTGCTGCTTTATAAATCGTACCATCCCAATAAATATAGTAATGCGCACCACATCCATCTGAATTAATTTTATTATTCTGTCCTGCTACCCCAAGATAATGAACTACAATATATCGTTTTTGATTTCCCCATTGTGGGACATAAGGTCTGCTTACATTTGTAACGTCAATAATATTCATATTCGAATTCTCCATTCCAAGTTTATCAAAACGAGTTAAATCCCATCGTTCGATCAAACTACAAATTTTATCTACATATTTAACATCTGTTGCATATCCGCCATTTTTGATTATCTGTGCTACAGTTTTATAATCCGTACAATCAGATAGTCCTGCATATCTTTTCACTTTTCCATTCATTGCTCCGTTGAGATAACAGGAATGATCTTTGATACTCATTAAAATATTTGCATATTTCCTAAAATCAGCCGTAATCACATATACTTTTCCGTCTTTGGTCTGTTCGTTTGTCTTTTTGGTATATTTGCTTTTTCCATCCCATACGGATGCCCATGTATTATTTGATAGTGTTGTTTTCATGCCGAATAAATTATTCGCATTTTTTGCCAATTCGGTTGAGCCGTATCCAGACTCTAAACAAGCTTGAGCAGCAGTAACGGATGCTAAGATTCCACTTGTCCTCATGTCTTCAGCAGCAAGATTACCAATTTTTTCAACAAATTCTTTTTCTGTCATCCAATCGCCTTCTTTCACAAAAAATGAGAGATATCATATAGATACCTCTCATCAAATTATTTAAATTTAAAAATGATTTTTCCAAAAATCTTATAATATGGCTTTTCTGATTTCTTTTGATTAAATATTGCCCATTCAACCCAATCAAGAAACGGGATAAAAATAGCAGATAAAAATATCCAGATTAAACAGAATGGCAAACAAACCTGCCCATTAATATTGAATGGCATATTGCGATAATCCCATACGGTGTAATCTCGATTTAGCGTAATGCCAACAATATATTCACCAACCGTAATAGCAATACTGCAAATTAGAATCTGCAGCAAATAATCCATCTCAAATGAAAACAAATCATTTAATCCATCGATAAAAAATAACCCAGCAAATCCTGCTAATAAGAACATTGACCAATGCGACGTATGAGATTTTTTAAATAGAATTTCCATACAGTAATAAACTGATCCCGATAATAAAAAAATGAAGATATGACATAGAAGAGAAGTGTATAAACGTTTTGATTTGTTCATGAATTTTCCTCTTATACCACAAAAATAATAAATGTAGCAATTAAGTACCAATAGAATTACTAATCCTACAGTGCTTAATTGCTACATTGTTTTTCTTATAAATACTTTTAAATCAACTAAATGCTATTTGATCAACCAGCGTTTGTGATAAGCTGAATCAATTGCTTTAACTGGCCTTCCGTAATTGCTGTCTCACCAATCTGTAAAGCAGTTTGAGCTATCGCATAACCAGTATTAGTTACTCTGAATGCATTTCTACGTGTTTTTAAGTCAAATACCGTTGTTGTATCATCAATTAAATTACCCTCTGCGTTTAATCCATTGCCAACTTCAAAAAGTGAATCTGCTTTAGGATCATTTCCACAACCTACAGCATACTGGCAACTGTGAGTTGCTTGGGTTAAAAAACCAGATGCATGAGAATATTTTCCTTTTGCTTCAGTATTACTTCCTTCAGCATGAGAACACTCTCCAGCGGTGGTACTAGATCCTTCAGCATGAGAACACTTTCCAGAGGCAGTGGTAGAATTACCCTCAGCATGTGAAGATACTCCAGAAGCAATAGAACACTCACCTTCCGCGTGAGATTTTTCACCAGAGGCTTCTGTGCTATATCCTTCTGCATGAGAAAAGTCGCCAGAGGCAGTTGATCCAAACCCCTCTTTAATGCAAGCTCTTCTGCCAACCATAATCCTTACTAATAATTGATTATAACTAATGATAAAATATTTAGCAGTAGCCGGATGATGTAAGAAAGCGGATTCGAATAAAATCTCTTCAATAAATTTATGATTTTCATCATACCAGGCACCGCAAAATTGCACTAATTCTTGAGGATTTTCTTCTTCTAGCCGGGTTACAAAGATATATTCTGCATCACATATATCAGTATATGTTGTCCTTTTCCATCCATCTGCAGGTTGAATTTCCCCATTCTCGCTTGTAATACGTTCGTTTTCCACCCAAGTCAATTGATATTCAATATACCCCTTTTTCAGACCATCCAAAAATTCTTTTGTCTGTGCATAATCTGTATCCAGCGTATTCTTGTTTGCCGTGGCTAGAGTAGCTGCATTATCATATTTTTCTTTTAAATCATCTGTGAGTTGTTTGATTTCTGGAACATCTGTTAAATCATTATAACTACCTGAAAAATCACTTTTTGCATTCCATGTTTCCTTCTCGACATCAGACACAGTTCTATGATTTTGATCATCCGTCATTTCTTCTAATGTAGATGGAATATGGGTAGAAGAGGAGAGTGCGCCAACTTCTTCATAAGTATAGGTCGGTTTTGTTTCTGCTTTTGCCCAATCATACACATCACTTGCTGGAAGGCTTGTTGGAAAATCTGTAATATCTGTGACAAGATGAGTATGTACTTTTTCTGCTTTAACATCTTGTAAATTAACTACAGACTGATTAAGGCCTGTGATTTTTTGTTCTATATTAGCTACGTTATTAGGAATTACCGTATTTTCTAATCTTGAAATTTCTCCATCTGTATATTTCATAGAACTTCTAAATATTCCATCGGATGTGCCAGCTTTTTCTGCACCAATCTCTTCAGGAGTATAAGTTGGTTTCTCAGGTTGTTTCGCCCAATCATATACATGATTATCTGCAATATCTTTTTCGATTTTCTCAAGCTTGCCTTCAAGTGTTATAAACCAATTAGCAGAAGGTTCGCTTGTACTTGGATCAAAAGATGATTTTACTTGGACAGTAAAATTCTCTGTTTTCAGTAAATAATCTTCTGAAATAAAACAAATATAAGCAATGAATTTAGTCGTTTGTGTTACATTACTCGAAACAATCCATGAAAAGCGTAGAGACTTTTGAGAATATTTCACATTACAAATTTCTGCCTCATCTGATTCATAAATACCATTGCTATTTTTATATACAATTTTAATTTTCTTATCAGACAGATCGATGCCATCATAATATCGATCAATCTGAAAAGTGATCATAGAAGAATTGTGTTCTCCCATGACGAATGTACCAATGTTTGACACATCTACAACCTTCTCTGAAATTGTAGCTGTTGAATGTTGGTCGCTCATTGGAGACACTGCGTAATTTTCGTTTGAAATAAAGTTTTCATCCATTTAATTAGTTCACCTCGTTTCTGAGTTTGGAAAATACAACAATATTTTTCTTATTTGTTGATTAATTCGTATAATTTAGCTCCAAATTCGCTCGGATTTCCATTATAACCTGCTTCTACGGCTCCAGCGTATATACTTCCGGCAATGTCTACTTTGTTCCCTTTAAGGTCGTATGAATATATTCTACCTTTTTCCGTAACATAAAGAGAGTTTTTAATCTTTGATGGAGTTAAATTTTCTTGTTCTTCTTTAACTCTACACAAACGTAATGACACGTTTGTGCTATCTTTTCCTCGAATAGACACTTCTTCTTGTAAGTCATACATATATACATTCTTTAAAGATACAATTATTCCAGATGGATAGCCATAGCTTCTAAATCCAACACATATGCTTGTTGCATCTTCTGGGATGGTACAAGTAAGACAAACAAGTTTTTCATCCCATACACTCGATTTCATTATTGTATCCGAATATAATCTATACGAATTTGGAGTATCGGTATTAACCCCTATTCCAAATGCATAATTTGAGTAATTGGAAAGTTGATGTCCGGTATAACCATTTGAAAAAATCATCGTAGAACATCCTAATTCAATCGTATGCCCTCTTAATTGTATAATTTCATCACCAGATAATTTATAACAAGCCCATCCCCATGGGTCAGTAGATGTTGCAGTTATATCTACAACAGGCCATCCATTTTTTGAACTTCTCTTTTGTACCACGTTCAAAGCAGAAATATAATTAAATGATGCTGGAAAAATATTCGTATACCATCGTTTTGAAATTTCATCAGTATGTTCTCCAGTATCTATCAAATACAGATTTTTTAGAGTTACAGTACCATTTATTAAACTTGATTCTCCTGGTGAACGAATCCAGACATAAACCTTTGCAGTGGTGATTTCTCCACGTTGTGTTCTCTCGTAATGCCCATTAGTTTCTCCTACTTCACTTGATACGCCTTTTATATATTCTATATCTTTAGATGTCCCATTTACGGTATATGCAAGATGAGGTCTAAAAGATGGGATTGCCCAGAGACTTGACCCATAATATGCTGTTCCATTTGGTAATGTCCAACTACCTTCCTCCATATCAAAAATAACATCAGAAAATCCAAATTCTAATGATTCTCCTGTAAGTTTAAAATTTTCATAATTCGACGAGGTAATAACGTCAAAAGAGACATGCATACTATTACAATTAGTATATTTGATTATTAGATCGACAGTCCCATCATTATTTTTAACAATTTTTGCCAACGCTTGCTCTGGATAATTATAAACAAAATTCGATGCATTTTGTAAAATTAAATTGTTATAATCTAAATAGCTTAAACTTTCTTGCCAATCGTCAATAGCCATTCTCCAATATGATGAAGCGTTTTTACGTGTATCTTCAGTTAGACCTCCTATTGTCTTTGTTACCTTGTTCATCTGCTCAGATAACTCATAATTTGAAGTAGAAGCCAGTTTGAAACCATTATTAAAAGTTTCTCCATCATAAATATAATAATTTTTTGATATATTACTCTGGCTTACTATACCTGAAAGCCCAGACCATCTATGTACTTCTAACTGATGCCTTCCAACACTTAATGAATATGTATTATCGTCAATTTTAACTATTTTTTTCTGAGTACCCCGTGTGAAAATTTCAACAAAAAATGGTTTTTCAATACGACCTGCTACACCCATCGATATATAATTCACCCCACAGGCTAATCCCATTGCACATAAATATGTAAGGACTTGGTTTTTAAATTCCTTAGATCCACTTGGAACATAGTCTAAAGACCACAGTTTTGCTTTGCATTTTCCAGTACTATACCAATTTGTATAATAATTATATATTGATTTATGACCGTTATTCCATGTATTTCCTGCTGACGATATCATACAAGATTCTAAAGCAATAATATCGTTTTCATCAAGATGTGTGTACCAATCACCTATTGCAAAAGGTGTGCCTCCATTAGTAATTACAGATAATCCTCTTTCGTGACACGCATCAATTAGCTTTTTCCATTTTTCATTTTTTGCTGCATTTAAATTTTCATAATTATCCGGATTCCATCCGAACTGATAACAAATATCTTCTTTTGCAAAGTCATATCCCCAATCATCAAAAAAGATACCATCTGCGCCTTGTTTTTTAAACCAATCAAACCAGTCACAAAACTGAGCAAACGTATAAATCCTCGAACTTCCAGATAGATCAGCAGTTGATCCTTCCCATGAACCATCTGAATTTAAATGTGCATGATCCCCATTATAAGAGAAATCTATTCTACCACTATCTGATTGTATATATTCAAAATGTCTTAATTTTGGATTTAATTCTTTTGCTCGTTTTAAAATGATAATGCTATCCGAAGTCAACGTTGGTTTAGACGATGCCAATTTATCCAAATGTAAACATTGTGTAGCAATAATATCATGTTTAGAATAAGTAATAGCATCATTTTCAAACCCATCTCCAATCACGAGATTGTTTGTCCAATAAATCCAAGCAAGTCCAAATTCTTGAGAATTAGCGGAATTTGTTTTATGGATGATTTGTTTTTCATTGTTTCCTTTTGTGACGGTTATAATATTTTCATCAACAGATATATTTTTAATATAAGTACTGTTAATTTGTTGTCCACTTGAATCAAATGCAGCAGTAGCAGCATATTTTACAGATTTTTCTGCATCTGACGTATTATCTACTTTTGAAAGACCGACTTCTGATTTTGTATGAGAATGTTGTTTTGTAGCAAATATTGACTTCAATTTTAACAATAAATGAGATAAACCTTGTTCATTTAACTTTTTGCTCATTACTCCCTCCTTTCTATTTTATATCATCCCTTGACAATAATTGATAATATGATAAATTAATAGTAAGGGAGATGATTGTATGTATAATAAACAAAATATAATACCAGTGCCAGTAATTGCGTCTTTCGATACAGAAGGAAGAGTCATGCCTTTGTATTTTAGATATAAAGAACATGGCTCTATTCCTGTAACAATAAAGACACAAGTAAAGTATATAACATATATTCAATTTACTTGTGAATGCGAGATAGATTATCAAATGCACCAAATATATTTAATATATGAATGGGGCGAGCGGAAATGGTATGTAAAGAATATGTATTAAATTATTTCGATACAGTGTTTGTGTTTTCTGCTTCTAGCTTTGCAATATATTCATCATATTCAGTCCAAATATCATTTTCAAATTTATCAACAATATCATCAATAGCAGACTTATTTGCTCTATATTTTCTGCCATTATTGATGTATCGGTTAATGATCGGTACATCTGGATGTTTTGCGTCCATGTTTGCGTCCATAGATATTACTGTTTCGCCATCTACAGTAATAATACCCGAATAATGAATATCCTTTGTGTAAGTTGCTTTTACTTCTGCCATAGTTCTGTCCTCCTAAAATTAATTTGTATTCCCAGAGAGATTATCCCTCATGGTTTCAAGTTCACTTCTTAGATCTGCGACCTCTAACTCAAGATTCGATCTTCTTTGCTTTTCGAGCTGAAGTTCGTGTGTTATTACCGCAATCAAATTGGTATATACCATACTATAGGTATCAGTATAGCCATCCTCAGTGTTCTTCCTGTCGTGGTGTACCAGATCCAGCTCGTCTTCTCGGATTCCGAGTTCTCGCATGGCTTCTACGACATCCTGTGCGACGAATCCATAACAAATGCGCCCATCACCGTCAATCATCCGATACTGAACTGGTTTTAAGCGATCGAACAGCTCTGAATGAATATCCGTCTTATTGATCTTGCTCTCACCGAGTGGAAATATGTTTGTTTTGGCGCGGCGATCGGATGTGACCTGTGGGGAGTTTTTAACAATCAAACGCTCCCATACTCTTCCACTATCTCCCAACATAATCTTTTCGGAGTACGCCTTGGTCGGTGCGAACGCTCCAGTATACACTCCTCCAGACCAGCCACAGCCATAAAATTCGACCTCTGCCTGATAACCTTTCTTCTTTGATTCAAGAATAATGCTACCGTTACCAATATCGAAGTTTGCTTTGTTGTTGGCATCCGAGTAAGTATTTACAACGAAAGAATCGTCAACAGCCCCGGCTATACAGCTTCCAGAAGAACTTGATGTCTCCAATACAGATTCGTGGACACCTTTAATATCTACATATTCGCTCTGGATTGACAGAGCCGCATTGCCGGATTTTGTTTCAACCAAAATCTTACCGACACCGCCACATAACTCAATAACCGCATCTTTTGCGTTCTTTCCAAGCTGGATCAACTTATCACCATAATATGCGAGTGTCGTTCCTGCCCGGTTGAGAATCTCAAATGCTGATGCTGAAATCTTAGTCCGATAACCAGACCAAGATCCGCTGGTTTTATTACCAACTTCCAATCCGGTCCCATCAGTAAACTGCATAAAGTTGGTGGCTGTTTTTGCTGCATTAAAACTATCAACTTGATCTGCTTTCTTACTAAGTTGTACTTGAAAACCATTCGCTGTTTGTTGTAGAGTCGATATATCTCCTTCGGCATTAGAAATCCGTGTTTTCATTGTCTTTGCATCTGATTTTAAAGTGTTAATATCTCCCTGGGTGTTCGTGATTTTTGTCGAAAGACCAGACGCGGTAGATTTTAAAGTCGTGATATCTCCTTCAGCATTAGAAATCCGTGTTTTCATTGTTGTAGCATCTGATTTCATAGTATTAATATCGCCTTGTGCATTAGAAATACTCTTTTGTAGCCCAGAAGCTGTCGCTTGTAATGAACTTACGTCTCCTTGTGTATTGCTTAAATCCGCTCGAATGCTTGTTGCTGTTTGCTCTACTTTTGTGATAGCGGTACTTGTATCTTCTGGTGCAGGAGACCATTCGGAATGTCGATTTCCCTTTTCGACTTTGAACATTTTCCATCGAACAGTTCCACTTTGGACATAATCATGTCTTAGATTAACAAGCCAATATGAATTTTTTATCTGGTCTGCAGAAACGGTTGTCGTATATAAAAATTCTTTCGTTCCGCTTCCAGAAATAGCAATGCTTGGACTTGATGGAAATGCTCCAGAACTCCATCCCGTTACATTTCCACTACCTTGTATCCATACTTTGGCAGTTTGCCCAGTAGCAGCAACAATATTTGAATAATTATAATATAAATGAATCGTAATTTCATCACCTGCAGCAAGACCATCTGTTAAAACGGTTGCAACTGATGGGCAGATATTTGCTGCACCACTAAAATCAGAAAACTCAGAAGAATAAGAACTGGATGTATTTCGAGCAAGATTTCTGCCTCCAATATAAAGAGAATTGAAATCTGTTTGTTTTGTATATGTTTTAGATACTTCTTGTGTGATGCTATCTGCTTTCACTTTAATAGCACTATTCATTTCTGTTGTTGTAGAATAATTGGCAAAATTACCATTAATCTCTTTTTTTACTTGATCTAACTGCACATTGGTAGCACGTAAAGAAATATCATTTGTATTTTGCTGAATTGCTGTTTCGGCAGAAGATATTCTTGTTTCCATCGCCTTAATACGAGATACAATCACATTGCGAATTTTTAATGTTCCTGAAAAATTTCCCCAACTTTCAGTTTGAAGGAATACTCGAAAATATCTTGAATTTACTGGAACGCTAACTACAGAACTAATTTTTGTAGCTGTTGCTGCGGCAGTAGCAGTTGTTCTTGTGCTATAATTAATACCAACGCTTTGTTTTTGAGCATTAAATCCATATAAGCCGATCGCAGTACCTTTATAAGTACTATCTGTTCCTTCATTCGTTGAGTTGCCTTTTACAGAAGTAGAGATTTCAAACTCTATATTAAATGATTCTCCACCCATGCATTCATAATATCCAGAAATAAATTTATCCCTTGACAAAGTTTTTACTGTATACCATTTACCATCTGCCGTATTATCATATATAAAACCAAAATAATCTGCAGTGTCTTCTTTTAATTGTGAATAATTCATTGGATCGCGGCTAAGAATATTAATATTAGTATTATTATTTGTTATTTGCGACTGAAGATTTGTTGACGTCCTTTGTAATTCAGAAATATTGCCTTTTGCATCCGAAATATCTGATTTCATTGTCTTTGCATCTGCTTTTAAAATGTTAACATCTCCCTGGGCGTTCGTGATTTTTGTCGAAAGACCAGACGCGTCAGATTTTAAAGTCGTGATATCACCCTTAGCAGTTTTAAGTTCTGCTTTAATTTCTGTATCTGTTTGAGATAAGGTAGTAACGTTTCCTTGAAGTGTTTTGACATTGGTTTCGATTTTTCCAGCACGTTGGTCAAAACTTGAATATTTGCTCGTTGCGTCATTTTTAGTTTCATATGTAGATGCAACTGTTTGTTTGAATCCTGTAGCATCTTGTTTTATAGAAGCAATGTCTTTTTGGACACTTGTTTGATTGTTTTTGACTGTGGTTTTAACATCGGATACTTCCGAGGTTATTTCGCCAATCTTAGTTTCTTGCGAACTCACTTGATCCCGAAGAGATTTAACGGTTGTGCCATCATAATTATTTACTGCGGTTGTAATATCTGTCTGCCAAACCTTGTTTGTAATTTTCTTGTCGATACCATCCACTTTGCTAGATACACCATTAACTCTGGTAGTTACAGTAGTCAAGGCATCCTTCATTTTGTCATCAGATAATACGATAACCGTCTGTCTGTCTAGCACAACAGATACTTTGTCAGTTTGACTTAATGTACATCGTACACTTTTAATGTTATTTGACGTTGGGGTATAAGTTAAAGATGATTCATTTTTTGAAGAAAGATATGTGGATTTGAAATCACTTCCTGTTGTCGATTCTTCTATTGTAAAAAGACCATGATACGGAATTCTATCGCTTCCATCTTTCTGATAATAAGCATTAAATGTAATAGAAGCAGGAGAGAGTGTTCCATCATATGTTTTGTTTATTACATATGATGATGGTTCTATGGAGTAGATATAGGACAACCCACCATCTTTAGATTTTGCCCAGGTAAAGTTTTTAACTAATGTTTTTCCATTTATACTAAATGTTAAGACTATATTTCCAGTTAATGTTGATTCAGTGCCAAGTGTAGCATTTTTTACGATATTCAAAATTATCGATCCATCATTAGATATTGTACAATTCTCAGTTGACCCAAGAGTCATTCCAGATGGAAGAGTGCCGACTGCTACGTTACATGGTGTTCTTGTTAAACCTCGATATCCTACAAATGATATCTCTATTAACATATCATTAATGACATGCCCATCATATGTACATGGAATATTTTGTGATTCGTTTCCAAGAGATATACTTAAAGCAGGTTCGCCAGGATTTCCTTGACCACCAACCGCACCCGCTTTTGCAAGCGACCAAGAAACTTCTTTCTTAAATACTAATCCATTTACAGAAATTGGTATGGAGAATTTTCCGTAATCTGCTTCAATTTTATTTCCAGCATCGACAGAAAATGTGATTGTATTATTTTTTTGTGTTACCGAAATTCCATTTTTACTTTCAACTGTTCCAATAGTGAAATTACTAACTGCATCTGTACCTTTGAATACCACAACAGAAGTATCAAAAGATTGATCCATTAAAGCAATATTATTTTGATTAGAAACAGAGAATGTTATATTTTCATTTTGAAGAATAACAGTATATGCCGATTCTCCATCGTTACCTTTGATTCTTGTCCATGTATAATCGTTAGGATTATCTGATTCATGTTTTTCAGTTTTGTTATAAGCAATGCCTATATAAACTGCATTGGTTGGATCGTCCGTCAAGCCAGTTCCATTTTTATCTTGTGCATACTTCACCCAGATATATTTAGAATCTGCGGATGTTCCATCTTTTCCATGTTGCAAAATCAACATGTCTAATTCGTTGCTTGATAGTAACATTGCTCACCTCCTTTTTTATGTGTTACATTTTTTCAATTAATGTATCGATATCTTTATCTGTTAACGTATTCGCATTTTCCTTGATTGCATCGATAACATTTGTTCCAATCTTTTCATAAGATTTGCTGAGTAATTTATTTAAAATTGCATCTGCTAATAAATCATAATTTATCTGCTTAAGAGATTTTCCACTATTGACAAATACGCTATCAGAAGAATCAAGCACTTCAGTTGTATTTACATCAATAATATTTTTACTCGAAGCAGAAGTATCTGATGCTGCTTCAACGGAATATAGACTAGTTCCATTTTCATCTTGTAATGTATTTGATTGCTCGTCCGTAATTGACACTTGTGCTACGTCTCCAATATCAACTAGACAACGAATTCTCTTACGTATAATTGATTTATCAACATTAATTGTCAATGTTTTATTATTTCCAACCGTTTTCCAATCACCTGACTCGTTATTTATAATTTGCCATTTGTAAGATATCGGTTCCATAGGCGTAGCACCTTTATATACTTGACATGTACATATAGTACTCGTAATTGTTGTATCATCATCAAACACTACTCCTTTTTCACTGGTGATAATTACAGAAATAGAAGGTTGTCCATCGATTCCATTTAAACTATCCAAAATATGTACAGTTAATACATCGTATAATTTTTTTGTGGAATCTTCGACTTTAATAACTAAAGATTTTTTTGTTGATGGTAATGTTGCAATATAAGAAGATGGTATTGTGATTGAAGTTTTATCCGTAGATACATATCTTGTATTTTCTACATTATCTATATACCATTTACCGATTTTAACATCATTTCTATATTTTGCCGTTATAGTTATATTGTTTGGAGATATAACACCATCTATTTTTCGAAATATCTGTTCACCATATAAGTCTAGTGTACCAATTTTACCCTCTACATTTTCAATCTGATCAGTAATTTGTTGCTTAATTGAAGTGAACTCTGCATCAACTCCATGACCATTAACGATGACTTTCGCCGCGTCAACATTTCCATTCTTATCCGCTTCAATAACATTGAAATTCAGTTTATCTTTAGAAAGAGTTCCATCCGCAACCATATCGTTTTTAATCAATCCATCAGCGATAGCAGATTCTTTAATGCCTTTAGAATCAATTAATACACCTTTACCTGTCTCATCATACAAAGTAAACGTAAAATTATCCTTTGCATCACGACCGATTTGGATACGTACATTATTGTTTTTGTCTTTAAATTGCATCGTGTTACCAACGATAGTAAGTCCACCATCATCGGAAGCAATATTAAATTTATCAGCAGAAATAGTACTTGCTTTTAGCATTGCTACAGTAATATTTGCCGCGATTAAATCACGAATTACTGCATCGTCAACAACAACATTACTAGCAGTAAGATGAATAAGATGTCCAAGTTCTGCAGATATATTTCCAGCCAATAAACTATCAATCGCAGCAACAACTGCGGATAATTCCTTAAAATTACCACTACCTGCGACAATTTTATCAGCAGAAATTAATTTTGACTGTAGATATTCGAAATATCCATTCTCACCATATAGATCAGTAACTTTAATCAACTTGGCATTTAATTCTTGTAATGATATAGAACCACTACCAAGCATACCTGCGAATTCATTATTTATAATGGAAGAAACTTTATTGCTGAATGCACCAGAAGATAAAAGCTTTTGGATTAGCCCAGATGTAAGAGTGATGCCTTCATTGTTTAAGAAATTATTAGACGAACCAGATGCGGAAGATTTACTACCACCAGATGAATTATCCAGAAGATAAGAAATATCAGAAAATCCATTTTTTGTTCGAGTCATATTGGAAAATGTTAATTCGATATTGTTGTCCATTGTTAATGGATTGTATGTCATTTCAATTAAACGCAGTTTTACAACATTATTATTTCCAATCGTTAAATACAAATAATCCCCACGGTTGATGTTTTTTGTATAATCTTTATATTCACTTTTCGCTAAAAAGTTATCTAATGATGTTGTATATTGATATTGTGGGTGAGAAGATATGTATAAATCCTCAGATGCAGCGTCCAGTAATTTTAATTGCTCATCAATTGCAGAAACTTGATCATCAGAATCTGTGAGAAACATATTATCATTCGAATATGTTCCATCATAATAAACCTTAGATAGTTCTAATAAATCTTTTGCCGAAAATGAAATTGTATCAGATAGCGATGAGATATTCCGATTGGATTCATCAGTGATATAATTTGCATTTTCATCAGTAATAGAAACATTATTTTTATGAACCCAAGTTTCTTTGTTTACTTGTTGAGTTAATTGAACTCTTGTTTTATTATATCCATTTAAAACATCATTGGCCGCATCAATTTCAGATTGTCTCTTATCATATGCTTCCTGGCATCCACCTACATAATTAGAATCTAGTTGATTTTGAGCGTCCAGATATTTTGCATACATCTTATCATGAATATCTTTAGTGTGAGAAGAATCTTCAGAATATGGTTTATCGTAACCGCCCTTTTTACAGGTTTCAATTGTGTTTTTATACTCTTGCAGCTTTACTTTTAATTCGTCTAATCCGTATAACTTCCAATCGGTTTTATAAGAGTCTACGTAATCTGCATTGTCATCGTCTGTAGGTAATTGACGATTATCCATTTCGATTTGAATAGATGGAAGAATTACATCTCGAATTTGGTAATAATCATTAGCATCCGAAGACTTTTTCAAAGCATCCTCATCAAAGTTACCATCACTATCTACATAGAATTGCTCATAACCCTTGAGTTGGGCCTGGTAATTTGCTTGTGCTTCTTTTAATTCATCATCTGTAAATGTACTCCAATCTGTAGAGCAATCATCCAAAGGAACACGATCATACAATTCTGTGATAACTTTCATCTGTTGATTATACTTTCTGGTCGCTTCAATATAATCAATCCTACAGTTTTCCATATCCTGTTTCCAAAGATTATATTTTTGAATAAAAGCAGAAGAGAAGTACTTTTCGTTTAAATAATAATCAATATTTTCAATATAATTCGAGCCAAAATTTACATAAGTAATACCAAGATCATCTGATCCTTGTACATAATAACGTGTAAACATCTTGCCATCGTCAACAGATATATCTTGGGATTGCTGCAAGTTTTTAAAGTTAATATTTACATTTGTATTTTTCCCATAATTTTCAGGATGATAAGCATTAATTTTCATGTGTAAAAAATCAAAAACAAAAACACATTGAAAATACTGTGCCATATCCTGTGTGAAAAAAGAATAAACGTCCTGACTCTCAATATCAAATGAGCCTATTTCATCAGATAATAGAATAGAAGTCTCAACATATTTACCATCTTTATATGTACGATATATTTTTGGAATAGTATCTATTTCCCCTATTGACCAACCATAGACACCACCAGCTTTAAGAACAAGATCTAACAGACTTAATTGTGGATTATTCGGATTATAAAACTTGATTTGCTCTTTCGCGAATTCTACGTCACCTATTTTCTCGACATTGTTATCCGCAAGCATTTCATACGAATCTGTTGTCCCTTGATTAATTTTAAAATTTTTTAAATCATGTTGCTCCATTTCTATCTCTGCTGAGTGGCAGGTAATAGTTTTAGTCTCTTTAATTCCATCATGTGATATTTTAGGTGCATCCATGATAAACCATCCAACATTATCGACGTATACTCGCATAAGCCAAGCAACTAAATCATATACGTTGGAATGTACTAATTTCGATAAACCATGTTCATCTTCGATTAAAATATTTTCATTAATATCAAATGTTAATTCATATGTATTAATGAATTTGGGAGTAAGCTGAAATGTACTTTCTTCGATTCCGTTGATAGCACATAGAATCTTATTGTTTGGTGTACCTAAATACACATGGCTTTGTATTGGTTGGTTATAACGATCATAAACAATGTTCAAAATTATTCACCAACCTTTCGTGCCTCAATATGTTTTATGCGAAAATCGCAATTACCATAGAATAAGAAGGAATTATTCCCATGAACTAATTGTATCCAATACATATGAGCGACATCATTGATGCCTAATTTATCATATCTTACCATCCGTCCAAGCTCATCATTAATTGTTAACTTCTGGCAATCCATAGATATATTTAAATCTTTTGAAACAGACAAAACCATAATGCCATTTTCGATGATATAATATACTTTTGAATCTGTCCTATAAAAAACCGTACATGCTGTTTCATTTCCATATACATCAATTAATTTAAATTGAGTCAATGTATTATCGCATCTCCAATTAATATCTTTGGTTTCTTCTGAAATGTCAAATTGTGCAGTACATGCATTTGATTTTGCATATAATTCAACATAAGAAATTAATTGTCCCATATAATTTGTATTAGAGGAAGATAGTGTTCCTGTTTCGCGAATCGTACAATCAGACATATTACAAATTACAATATCCCCATTTGCTTTTGGAAAAATATCAATCGTTGGATACACATAACTATTTAATTCATCACTGTTATTTGCGATTAAAATATTTTTATATGTTGAACATGATACGTTAGTTGTAATATCGTCAGTATAACCAAACGGGGTTGTGCATTTAAAATATAATTTTAATCCAAAGGTTTGAGAATTTACAGAATATGATTCAATATTGTTAAACCATCCAAAATAACGAATTGTATCATCTGCAGAATCATCGGTTCCGGAAAATGTCAGCCATTCTGGAAAATGAGAAGAAGTGAGCCATTTGGTAATTTCTCGACGCTCAGACTTTGTGATAATAGAATCACTTTGGTTTAAATATGTGCATGGGTCTTTGATAATATCTAACTCAAATTCTAAAGTGTCATTCCATTTGTCATAAAAATAATTTGGTTCTACCTTATAACGATTAGAATCACCTGTCTCCATATCCCTCTCCATCGCCATATTCACATCTGATCCACCTTCAAAATCCACGGATACATATTTCACACTTAAATCACTTAATCGTTGTCCCATGAACGTAAAATTTTTAAATTCTTTTGCCATTTTGCATCACCTCCAAAAAATTTGTTATAGTTATAGAAATAGGAGAGTACCTTTGACAGTACCCTCCCATAAAAGTTACATAATTATCTTGTGTCCAAGTCTTCCGTATTCGTCAGCCAACTTTTTCGTTGTATACGTATATGATTTTTCCAGTATTTTCTGCAATCCAGGCAGAGCATCCCTGTCAACATTACCTTCAACTGTGAGTAATGAATCATAATGATTTGTTACCGTTACATTTCCGACATTGCTGATGTTCTGAGGAATATTTGTCTGCACCAGATTTGGCGTAGTACTTACATTCATACCGAATTCTTTAGGATCAATTGCACTTAATGCAGCTAAATTACTAACGAAATTTGCTGGTAGAATAGAATCTCCATCTTGAACAGGTGTAAGGACAGCACCATCTTTCTTGCGATAGATTAATTCTGAAACGCCATGATGTTTGGTATCTTTGTTTTCGTTTGTCCATACAAGCTGATCGCCATGGATACGATCCGTACCTTTTTCATATCCACTAATCTGACTGAGACGCACCCATCCAAGATCACTATAATTAGGATCATGCGCACTCTTGATATGGATCTTAAAATCACCAGTAGTACGTCCATTTCCGCCATATTCCCTAGCTGTATAAGAGTCAATGACAACGGCACCAGGCTGACCGGAAAATCTACTACCTCTTGGAGACATACCCCAAGAGTCATTGTAGTAAGATCCTGTGAATGTTACGACATCGCCAACACGAGGAATTCCATCGCCACCAGTTTTTGCTGGTTGTGGTTTCGGCTGTGGCTTTGGTGGTTTTGGTTTCGCATTGACCTTAATTGATACCTTTGCAGACAGTCCACTTCCATCGGTAGTGGTAGCAGTAATCGTACAAGAGCCAGGTTTCTTTGCTTTTACCGTACCATTGGATACAGTAGCAATTGATTCATTACTTGATTTCCAAGCAAGAGTCTTATTAGCTGCATCGTTCGGTCTGATTGTAGCAGTAATACTTGTGGATTTACCCTCTTCCAGTGTAGTAGAAGTAGGAGACACCTTTAGTTCCGCAACCTTACGATTCGTTGTATCTTCCGGCTTGACTAATTGATCCGCAAGATCACTGTTTACTTTTGAATTACTGTTGATTGGATCAGTTTTTGTACCAGATGCGGTACTGGATGGATTTTTATTTGCATTGGACTGAGACTGTGATGCGTTGGAATTTTGATTCTTAACACCTGTCTCTGTGCTTAGATCAGACTGGGTATTGTTAAAATCCGTACTACCTACCCAGCCAGTATTTTTGATGATAGAATTGATTTTACCGTATGCTTCTTGGTAAGAGGACACGGCTTTGTCAAGCATAGAATTGATGATCTCAAGCTGTTTATCAGCATTATGGCTGATTTCATACTCGGTATCATCAAGAGAAGTTTTCAGATCTTCACTGAGCTTATCGAAACCTTGAGACTGCATATCATAAGCATGGTCACGCTTCGTATCATCGAGATCTTCTTGCGCTTCTTTGAGCTGCTGCTTCAATTTCTTAACTTGAGATTGAGCATCGAGATTATTTCATTTTTCTTTTCATCCACTCGCTACGTGGACAAGAGCATAACTGCTCTCCATACTTTCGTATGGCATGGGACTATATCTTCTATTTGAATTTTATTTGAGGGATTGTAATTAAGATTTGAGGTATAAGAAAAGAGCAGTAGGTTTACTGCTCCTGTGGTTGTTTCTGATAATATATTTGTTCTTCATTTGTTTCTAAATTGACTTTTGATTTATAAAACCAATATGCTTTTGCTCCATTATATGTTCTGATCGGATTAACAAAAAATGAGCAGATACAGTATTTTAAATCGTTTGGGTCAGACGATCTTTTTCTTAGAAATATGTATGCTTCCACATTATCAACTGTAGAAACTATCATATAATCAGCATTTATCTGACTTCCGACATTCTGCTCTTTCACGTATTTCCAAATTGCGTTATCTGCTTCTATATATTTTCTTAAAACACCTAGGTGCAAAATTCTTTTTTGGACATCTATTCCTGGTTTTGGAAATGGGTACTTCTTACTTTTCTCCAAATAGTCGTCTGTAATTTTGCCGTTTACAATTTCACGAAACAACTTTGAAGCGTTTTTGGGAATATCTATGTCTTTTAAATACTGCAATCCGGCGCAATGATAAAAATCTTCATTGTCAAAATTCAGTTCAAGATCATATAATTGTTTTTTATACGCAATTCTAAATTTATATTCATATAAAGATAAATCTTTAAAAGATGTCAACGCTGTTGATATTGCATCCATTTTATCTCCTTGTGCATAAAAATAAGAGAGTCACTGGTGCTAACTCTCTTACTTCATTGTGGGATTTTCTTTCGGTTTTCACCTAGCTAGGCTATGGTAAACCCCTTACCTTTGTAAACCTCCACACACACCAGTTCCTAGCCCGGTATGTGCTTCTACGGTTGTATTTCTAGCAGTCGCATTTCGCTGCATCACACCAGATTTATTGAGAAAGGTTCCCCTTTCTTATATTTATTATATGCAATTCTAAAGGAAAAATCTATTCGCAGTATCAACAAAAATACCACTTTATTGTCTGTAAATTTTAATAAATGTGTTCAAATTTTTGTTGTTAGATGCCATTCTATTCTTTATCTGTATGCGCACTGTGTTCTGCCTGTTCATCAGTAGACATAAAACAGAACGCCTCAAATTTATAATATCACTTAATATTCAAATAGTCTATATTTTTCAAACCGCCAATCGCTTGCGGTCTTACATTAAGGCATTGCGCCACCCAATATGGGTTAGTCTCTGAACGTCTTCCATATCATTTCTGACTTAGGAAGTTCGCTGCGTCTGAGTGACTTGCACACCCGGTTATCCCTAGTTTAATTATTTTTATGGTTTCTATCCAATAATGGACTGTGAGTTTATAACTCTACCGCATTCACGCCTACCGTTTCCGGTTACGTTGTAGCCAATTAAACCTTATGGGGACTTCCCGCAATTAAATAGATTTTACAGGAGCAAATATTTCACCCCTTCTAAAGCCATGATTTGGGCTTTAAGGCTATTTATGTTATTATTCTGAGAATTAATCTTCTTAGAATAGTCGTACATATCCTTCTGCTGTGTCAGGGCTTCTTTTCTCTTGCTGATTATTTTATCAAGATAATCAACCTCTGTACTCATAGCGTTCTTATACAGATCAACCAGACTGTCCTGATATGATTTCACATCTGCAATCGAACCTTGAATACCTTCACGGTAATCTTTTGACTTGTCATTATATTCCGTTAAGGAAATAACCCCATTGTCATAAGACTCTTTTAGTTTTTGCAGACCCGTGGTATAATCTGCAATTTTTTGTTTTGCCGTACCAATACTCTGCTGTAAGAGAGCAACTTGTGCCAATCCCTCTTCAGTGATACGTCCTTGCTTATCAAGGAATGCATCATCGTTCAGAAGGTCGCGGAAACTTTTTAGCTCATCTTCAAGATCACTGTACTTCTGGATAGCATCGTCAAGTGGCTTAAAACGTAGCTCATAGATACTATCTTGAAGAGATTCATTGTCCGTAATCAGTTCCAGAGTATTTTCTTTTAGCGTTTGAATCTTTTCTGCATAATCTTGATACGATTTAGAATTGACATCAAGAACCGCCTGTTTCTTCCGGTATATTTCCATCTGCTTTAGATTCTGCTGTACTTGAGCGTTATTATTATCTATACGGTCAGTGTATAGATTCTCTGGCACATCACGATTCTGGGATTGCAGGTAAGAAATATATTTCTCCGTAATATCCGAATTACGTTTGATTCCGTCAATTACATTCTGGATAGTATCAATTTTAATCTGATCCAATTTATCCCGTAGTTCAAGAAGGCTGGTAGAAGCATCGTAAATCTTAGCTGTGAAATCTTGAATATTTTTCATAGCAGCTTGATAAGCTTCGGAACCTTTCTTAAGATAACCGCTGGAAAGCTGTGAATCTATTTCTTTCTGATAATCAGACAGCTTTTTCGTCAGCTGATTATAAGTATCTTCCTGTGCTTTGATGGACTTATTCATACTTGCATAATTATCTGGATTGTCGATTGCTACGCCAAGTGCATCATTCAAGGATATTTTGGAATTTGCTACGTCTTTGATTTTATCATTGATGTCTACGATCGCATCATATTCTTTTTCAATGATTTCCAGACGTTTTTCGGCAAGTTCGGTAATTTTATCTTCGAGCTTTAATGTATTGTCTCTTGCAGATAAGTAAGATTCATAATAGCTTTGGAAGTCACTAATTTTCTTTTTCAGATCTTCATCTGTGATGGTATCTATATTAATACTACCGTTCATGATCTGGTTCTTATAAGCATCGGACAAACTAATGCTATTAGCTTTTGCCAGATAAGCATCTGCTGCACGTTGGTTATGAACCATTTCATTCGTTGCCTTACCGATTGCATCTGCCGCGGCTGCTTGTTTATTTGCAAGACCTACTGCACGTTCGATTGTATCAGTTGCAAGTTCTGTCATACGGGACAGACGGGAGAGCATAATTTTGATAAAATCAACTACTTCTTCTGTTGTTGACTTTGCATCAGAAGAGGACGAAGAGCCGCCGGAAGAACCACCGGAAGATGATCCACTGTTTCTACGACTACTGCCACCAGAAGATGAGTTATGGCTGGTATTATTCTGTTTCTTTTTGTCTTCCCATGTGGAAGAATCTGCTTTTGTTCCAGAACTTCCAACATTAAATCTTCCAGATCCGCCAGAGAACGCACTGCCTAAAGAATAACCACCACCTGCAAGTTGTGCATGAGAGCCGGTAACATAACCATGTTCAAGCAACTGCTCCGTCTGATCACCATTGAATACAACATCATCTTTCTTCAGATTTGCAAAAGTAGGATCGCCGCCATTCAAGATAAACGCCTTGCCATCCCGAACGATTGCTTCTGGTTTCAATTCATTTACAAGCGCATGTGGTTCATTGTGAGCAAGCCCCCAATTACGGCTTGCAGTACCTGTCGCATGAGCAGTTCCTATAGCGTGTGCCGTACCATTTACTCTTGGAACAGTACCATTTGTCTTAATATTGTAAGTCAGATTTCTTGTTTTATTGCCTGGTAGATTCTCAAGTCCAGAAACAACCACACTGTAAGTAACCGTAGCATTTTTGTCTTTCGGATCATAACTGTCAATCGCACTATGGTCAACTTTGTATTTGACCGTAGCGTCCTTATCTTTCGGCGTATAATTTACAATCGCTTCTTCGTTTACACCAGCTTTTACAAGTAATTCTGGCGTAATTCCAGAAATCTTTGTAGAGACGTCGGCAAGAGCATTCGGATCAAGATTTACCCCTATTCCTACATCAATCGGATGAGTAGCAATATTAGAAAGTTTCGACTGAAAATCAGTATCGTCAAGACCTAACTTTGCTGTCGTATCAGCATCAAGATTCTGTAGCTGTCCTGCCAACTGTTGTACTTTCTGCTGTGCATCTGTGGTATCAATGTCGATGCCCTGTGTTTTCATCGTGTTCTGTGCATTCAGAATCTCTACAGCATTCTGATATTCCTGTAATTTTCCGATCGCATTGCCTAGTTCTCCGTCAACCTGCGAAGTATCAACCTGTAGAATAGCTGGTGTATTTTCAAGATTCTGTTTCGTAGCGTACAGGGATTGTAAACTGTTGACAGCATCCTGTGTGTCAGCATTAACAGGAATCGTACCGTCATTATTTCTAAACTGCTCCAATTGGCTCTTCAGATCAGAAATCTTTTGATCGACAGAACTTGCATCCGCATCAATTACAATGTTATTTTGTCCAGCTTCTTGCTGTTTCTGTACCAGATAGTCAAGAATATTATTGGCTTGCTCCAGTCTCTCTGTCCGAACTTCTGGCTCCAAATCAGCATCATTGATCTGCTGAATATATTCCTTAACCTTGTCAATATCATCTGTGATTTCACTGAATGAATCTGTGTCCAAATTGATGCTATCAAGAGAAGTTTCACCCATTCCATCAAGAGCTTCTTTTGCAGACTGAGCTTCAGTTTTTAGTTGTTCCAGAGATTTAACCGGCTGATCGAGGTCGATGTCAAAGCCAAAATCATGCAGTTTTCTTAGTACTGATTGCACAGCTTCCACATCAATTCCCAGTGCATCCGCAATTTCTTGATCGTTGCCAACACCAAAATTAATATCCCAGGAACCATCTTCATTCATGTGCGCCCATTCAGAATTAAGGTTAGAGATATCTTGTAAGAATGCTTGACATCCTTCCTGGCCTTCTGTAAAGTAACGCTCCATCTTTGGATAGGATTCTTCGTAAGCTGCAACGATTTCATCTACACTGGCATTGGTCAGATCCTTATTGGACATAAGATCAACAAACTCTCGGAATTTGTTTTCTCCTACAAGTCCTTTGTCGTAGAGATCTTTAATGGATTCCATGTTACCCTGGATGGAATCATACATATTACCTTCTTCACCACCGGACATAGCATCCTGCCATTGTTGATAAGCAGAAGTAGCAGTTTGATACTGATATGCTAAATCCTCCAGAGAGGAAATATTATCCAAAATACCTTCGCGCTGTGCCTGTAAGCCGCTGACATCTTGACCTTTTACCATTGCATCGGCGATCTGCTCCTCGATTTGTCTCAGAGCTTCCTGCTGATCTGCCAAACCGGAAAGATAATCAGCTCGGTTCATCTGTGATTGTTGTGCCTGTAATTTTGCAAGTTCTTCACGGTTGATATGATATCCGTCTGCCGTTTTCTCCAGCGCCCGCTCTGCATCATCTCCGAACATCTCTCTAAATGCTTTCACGTTATCCGCAGAAATTCCTGCTCCCGAAACAGATTCGGACATAATCGTCTTGAGTGTTTCCAAATTTGCTTGCGCTTGCTGAATTGTAGTATTGACTTCTGAGAAGGAATCATCCACTTGATCCATGGATACGGTCGCGGTCATTCCCATATCCGTTAAGAGATCAACAACTTTTGCCACACTTTCAGCAGAATCATCGGAAACAATTCCGAGATCCATTGCTTCGTTTACTGCCATGCGTAGAGCATCTTTACCAGCAACAACATCACTTGTATCAAGATTGATACTCTTGAGGTCAATATCAGTGTAGTTCTTCAGCTCTTTGAGTTTAGAAAGTACAGTATTGTTTAATTTATCTGCACCTCTACCGGACAGCCGTTCCTTGAACTCATAAGTTTTTTCGGATGCTGTATCAATACCATCTGCAATTTCATCGAACAACTCCTTGTATTTCTTACCGGAATCCGTACTGACAATATTATCTACGGAATCTTTTACGCCATCTAATGCAGTCTTTGCTTCTTTAACTTTAGAAGTATCTCCACTTTGCAAAGCTTCGTTATATTTGTCCACTGCATCCGCATATTGCTGATATACAGTTGCTGGTTTATTGTTACCGTAACCTTCTGCAAGCATGGAATTTTTCAGATACTCTTGATATATTTCTTGATGCTTATCCAGAATATCTTTATAGGAAGATTCTGCATCTTCCGCGGAACTGATAATGTTGTCAAAGTAATCAGTATTTTTGCCCTCGTCCTCAAATTGACGCTTCAGCTCTTTGACAGTGGCAAGGAAATTGTTCAGCTTTTCATCTGCTCCTGTTACTGTTTCATTTTCAAAACCGAGCTGGAATTGACCTGTAGCCACACCATTATATTGTTTGAGTCCTGCTTGCTCTGCCGCTTTCTGGATTTCTTCGATCTGAGACTTACTGTTCCGGTAACGCTTCAGCGCATCTTTATATACGTCTGAATTTGTATATTCAGATTTCTGTGGTTCCGAGCCGAGCATAGCTAAAGTAGGTGTATTACCAAAGAATGACTCATAATCATCTTTGGTCATTTTCTTTTTAGCTTTTTCGTAATTCTTCTCATTATCCGAATCATTCAGCCAACTTTTCGCATTTTCAACTTTGAGCTGCTGCATCTTCTCGATCTGCTCATCGAGTTTGCCATTTACCAGATCAATTCCATCTGCTTGCTCACCATAAGAATCTGATAATTGACTCTGAATATCAAGTAACTGACTTTTCGCGTTATAAGCTTCTTGCTCCGTAAGAGTACCGGAATCAAGAGAATTCCTTAGTTCTTGTGCTTTACTGATATTGTCGTCAATAGACTTATTACGTTCCTCTATCTCTGCTATGGAGTCTTTCGTGTGCTGAATGGATTCCTGGACAGATTGGTTATAGCCTTGCCATGCCGCAACGCCTACGGTAACGGCTGTGGTTAAAAGAAAAATTGGGTTGGTAAATGTAGCAAGAAGACCTTTAAAATAGTTTGATAAACCAGAAAAGGCAGATTTTGTGGTTTCTACTTTTGGTGCTAATTCAACAATTGAGTCACCTAAATCTTGATTCTTATCAATGAGATCTTTAACAAACTCATTATATGCCGCGCTGCCTTTTTCACCTGAATTAACTATCTTCGTAACAATATCGGAATCTTGATATTTTTTTAAGACTTCAGAATTACTATTCATCCATGCGTCAACTAAATCACTTGCATTATTTATATTTAATTCTATAGCCTTACTAAATGTAAGATTACCTGCCGCAGCTTTTTGATATAAACCAGCATCATTCGCAAGAGATAATGCTTGTTTTGTCAACGCATCATTTAATCCCATTACAGATGCTTTAGTTTTAATTTGCTCTGTAGAAAATTCACTAATTCCATTTTTCCCAACTTTAAAAGACTCGTTAAAAGACTGTTGTAGTGTACTGCTTAATGTATCAAATGTTGAGTTTTTTCCATATTTATTTTTCAGTAAGTTTAATTCTCCAAAACTACCAAATAAATCACCTAAATTTTTTAACTGCAAATAAAATTATTGTATAATGTTGGATTTATATAATAATTATGATATAATGTAATTAATTTAATGTACATTGGAGGATGTAATATGGGATTTCAAAATTTGATATATTGCCCAGATTGTGATAGAGAAGTTAGCATCTATGCTGAAACTTGTCCTCATTGTGGGCGACCAATCAAAAAATATTTAGAAGAAAATAATATTAATGATTTTACTAAAGGTTTTATCTGTCCGAGATGTGGGGTTCATGAAATTAATTATGCTGGTCATTGTAGAAGAGTTAACTGTGAATATTGTCGCGTTCCATTTATACAAACTAAATATGAAATGGTAGATTTGTTAAATCATCACGGGCGTGACAAAGAAAGCATTCTTAATGACCTAAAAGATCTTAATGTGGAAGATCAATTTGATGAGAATGCATATAACAAAAGACGTCATGAAGAAGAAGAGTGGTTAAAACAATATAGAGAAAAGAACAACTATCAAAATCCAACATCTGCCAATCAACCCCACTGCCCAGTGTGTCAGTCCACAAATATAGAGAAGATTGGCATGTTTAAGCGTATGCTTTCTACCAGCATGTTTGGAATTGCATCTGATAAAGTAGGGAAACAGTGGCATTGTAAAAATTGTGGGAATAATTTTTAGGATTACTCCTTGTCTATCTTCAATTGTTCCACAAGACATTTCATTTTCTCCTGTAACACACGCTGCTCTTCAGTAAGAGTAGATGGATCAGCATATATGGAAGGATAATCAGTCTGCGGAAATGGATAATCTATGATTGAATTTGCCATAACATATTTGTGGAATTTTTCAAGCCCATAATCAATTAAAATACTATCGTACATTTTATATTCACCTCTAGAAATGTTGGATTTATATAACAATTGTGGTATAATTTAAAATTATCAAATATATAAATAAGCGGATGGGAAAATACATGAAAAGAAAACACACAATACGGATAACAGGTCTTTTATGCTTTTCTTTTTTTATTACAAGTTGTGGACAATCATCTGCAACATCAGCTTCTAGTGTAATCAAAGAGGCAGTTAATACTGATAGCATCAAACAGATTATTTCAGAAGATAATGAAACGACTGACACAGCTATAGACGTTTCAGATCAATCAAGCAATTTAACAACAGATAAAGTGTCAAATGTAACATGCTCATGGGAAGATAGTGAAGTACCAATAGAAGTTGGAAATGATAATTCAAAAGCACTAATTAAAGATACAAGAATTGTTAATTCTTCATATGGCACATTACTGATTATGGATTTTACATATACCAACAATACTGCGCAAGCATCAGATTTTATTAATGATAGCAATTGTGATGTAAAACCATATCAAAATGGTATAGAATTAGATAGACCAGGGATAACATCCGAAGCGGGTGTTTATGATTATAGTGATGCATTTACAAATGTAAAAGATGGAGGAATAATAAATACGCAACTTGTATGGGTTCTTAAAGATACGATGAACCCAGTTGAAATTGATTTTGGAATAGATTCAAATTACAATCCTGCATATTCAAAGACATTAACTTTAACTGGCGGCAAAGACATTGAAGATAAACAAGATGAATTGCAAGAAACAAAAGAATCCGATTATAATATATCGTGGCTGAATGACAATGTACCAGAAAAAATTGGAAATGATAATTCGTATGCAATATTAAAAAATACATCTGTTTTGAAATCCCCGTCATATGGAATCGTATTAGTAATGGATTTTGAATACACAAATAATCTGGATAAAGCTAGAAATTTTATCAATAACACACCATGCCTTGTAAAGATTTATCAAAATGGTGTTGAATTAGATAGTCCTGGAAATACATCGGAACAAGGAATATTCGATTATTCTAATGCGTTTACTGGTGTAAAAAATGGTGGAACATTAAAAACACAGTTGGTTTGGGTTTTGCCAGATGATAAAAGTCCCGTAGAAGTCGAATTTGGTTTGGATAATAATTATAAACCACAATATGATTGTACATTAAACATTTCTGAAAAATAAATTGGTTCACAATATTTAGTATAATGTGGGGAGGGAAAACTACATGGCATTAATCAAATGTCCAAAATGTGGTCGTGAAAATGTTTCTAATTCTGCTGAAAGGTGTCCGTCATGCGGATACAATATTAAGGAATACTATGACAAGTCGCATGAAAAAGACAATGAAAATAAAAGAATTGTATTAGGTATAGGTATAGTAATATTAGTCTTTGCAGTCCTTTTCCTTAAGAAAGAATCGTTCACTACTCATGACGCTGATCCTTTTAAAAAATATTATTCGAACTTTGGAAAGGATATTTCGACTGTTAATAAATCTAAAAAATACATAATAAGTTCAACATCTGACCATAAAGGAATGTTGGTAAACAATTCTGTTAAAATATGGAATATAGATGGAAAGTTATTATTGGTAGCTAACGACCAAGATGATGATGAACTAGGACTTTTAATATGGAGTGCGGAAAATGTTGAATTAGATAATACTCAATTAGATCATATAATTGAAAAAATGGATAAATTATATGGTAAAAACACTTATCATTACGATATTGAAAATGATTTAAAAGTATATGATTGGGATGAACTATCCAATATGAAAATTGAATTGTTTTATCGTCCCTGTATTAAAACGATGATGATAAGTTTTTCAACAAATGAATGATAAGGAGATTTAACGTTATGAAATGTACAGAATGTGGCAAGGAATTAACAGCAGAAGAGCAGAGCCAAGGAACTTGTTCATCTTGCGGGAAAAAGATTGAAACTCCGGCAACATCCAATACATCGGAAGAAATTTATACAACGCTTGTTGGACAATCATTGAAGATTGTGGGAATAATTGTTCTAGTAGGTGGTTTTATTGGATCTTTCTTAATAGGAAAAGATGATTATGGTTATCTTTCTTATTCTAGCTTTTTCTTTTATCTTTTTGTATCTGTTATCGGTGGTTTGCTGATTACAGGTATGGGCGAAATTGTTAATTTTCTATATACCATTTGCAAAAAGCTAAAGTGATGTCGTATAGACTTCAACTCAACTAGGAAATATTTACGGAGGTAATGGCTATATGAGCAAAGTCTTTTGTCCCGAATGTAAAAAGATCTTAAGTCAATATGCGGAAAGTTGTCCAGATTGTAGTTTCCCCATAGCAAAGTATATTAAGGATGCTAATCTTACAGATTTTTCAAAAACTTTTGTATGCCCTAAATGTGGAAATTGGAGTGATACAAACAGTATTGTGGCAACAATTATGTGTGAATATTGTCACGCTCCAATGTATCAGACTATAGAAAATGAGCGAACAACTGGGAAAGCAACGGCATATCCTAAGACAGCAGAAGAACAAGACGCATATATTTACTCTCTGCTCGAACGTTGTGGAAAAACAGATGAATATAGCGAAGAAGCTCATCAAAATTTTCGTCGAAAACTGCACGAATTGGCAGAAGAGGAGCGTAAAAAACCGATTCAACCAGTAGTTCAGCAGTCCACTACCACACCATCCGCCAATCAGCCCCATTGTCCGACTTGCGGTTCTACCGACATCATCAAAATTTCAGCAGCTAAGAAAGCTGTAGGCGCTGGATTATTCGGATTATTCAGTAAAACCGCTAAGAGTCAGTTTGAATGTAAGAATTGTGGTTATAAGTGGTAAAATTATTCTACGTATGAAAAAAGCTAAGGAACACTTAGGCCTGATGCATTGGGAATTGTTCAAACATTTTGAATATTAATTCGATATTAACTTTGTCTGATCCCGCAGAAAGTGGTGGTAATTGTTTGCCGTTTTTATCATAAATTGTTTCACATAGAATAATATCATAATCGCCACATGATTCTTTTTTATTTGGATCAATATTTGACACATATGGTTTATTATTCATTTTTTGTTACCTCGGAAAACATAAAAGAAAATTTTATAGTAATAAAAACAAAACAGCAAACTTGCTATTCCACATTGTCCTGCATGTGGTAGCACAGATATAGAGAATATCAGCACGTTAAATAGAGCTGTATCAACTGCTATGGTAGACATTGCATCGAGCAAAATTGGCAAACAATTTCACTGTAAGAATTGTGGATATGATTTTTAAGATAACCATAAAACATAAGAGAGGAAAATTGATATGATTAGTGTAAATGACTTGAAATATACAACAGTATTTATTGCTGATAATACTGAAGAACCAAGACACTCTTTTACTGGTTTTATCATAAAATTAGCAACATCTCAAGGAGAATCATATTTCCTTTGTTCTTGCGGTCATTGTTTTGACAAAAATATTATGAATATATCTTTTGTTATATCCACTATAGACGAAAACGAAGAAATGTCAGGTATAACTTTTAATATAACTGTCTCTCCTATAAAACATCCTTCTCTTGATATCGCCTATGTCGATATAACAAATACAATAATCAAGGCCTTGAATAAATACAATATAATTTTTCATTTTATAGAAGAATCAGACATTATTTTAAATGATGACAGATCAAGTTTTAATGATTTGGAAGATGTCTATCTCGTTGGCTATCAAGCAGCATTAGGGTACACAATCTTAGCGTATCCTTTTATTATTAAAGGAAATACTGCATCATCTATTCAGTTCAACTTTCAAAACGGATTCTTCACTTATGCCAATACCAAAGAAGGTTTAAGTGGATGCCCAGTTTATATCAAAGTTAATGAAAAATACAAACTACTTGGCATACATCATTCTGCTAAAATACGTTCTCTTAAAATTACTACAGACGAATTTGAAAAGAAGTATGAAGAAAGTCTTGGTCTTTCTCAGGAAGTATATGCGTTTTATATACTTGATTTTATTAGAGAACAATATCCTCTTGTGACGGAGAAGTAGCTATTTGATAAACAGATTTAACACTTTGATCACCACAAACTAGATGAGTAATAGTATCTGAAGCTTTTGTCATTTTTAAATTAGTAATTGTAATTTTTGGCTTTTTCATAAAATGATTTTTTGCATTGGAGAAAATTTTATATGGGACAATTTCCTTATCAATCAGTCCATAGTTATATAAAGACTCCATATTTTCAAAAAAATATTTGATTGTATTATACTCATTAGTGGTTAATTCTATTGTGTGTATTGTTTGTATAGATTCCTGATGATCTGTTTTGTTTGCTGTTTGATTGATAATAATCACCTGCTTTCTAATTAAGGAGAAGTAAACTATGCTTACAAAAGAGAATTTGATTCATACTGTAACAAAAATTACTGTATTAAAAGAAAATGATGAATGTAAAATTGGTACAGGATTTTTCTATAAATACCATGCAAATGATCGAGAAAATTATGCATTAGTCTCGAATAGGCATATATTTGAGAATATGAAAAACGCTTTGTTTTCTGTCCCTATTGAGCAAAACGGTCAAGTGAATCTTCTAAACAATGAAATACGTATCCAACCATATTTACATCCACAATATGACGTTGCAGTAATTGGAATAAATGATCTAATCGATTCACCAGAATATGTAGGAAAGCTAAAAATATCTTGGATTACAAAAGAAGATATTATAACGGAAGATTTTCCAATATCTTCAATTGAATATGCGTTAATGATTGGATATCCGTTATCATTTCAGTCTGATAATTTTGTCACTCCACTTATTCGAAGTGGCGTTATTGCGACACCTCTAAAATCAAAATTTAATGGATTGGAACGTTTCCTTGTGGATATGGAATGCTTTAGTGGATCAAGCGGATCACCGATATTCATTAATCGTGATAGTCAATATTATTTAATAGGGATTGAACAATCAAGCTATTCATATAAAGAAAAAGAAGTTGGTCTTGGAGAATGCGAAAACTACAATGTACTTTCTTCATTCTTACCATAATATTTTACAAGAACCATCTTATATAGAGACTCAAATTGATTTTTAGATACTTGATTCGTTTTCAATGAGTCTACAATATCAAAATATGTCTTTTTAATACGACTATCGACTTTTCTTTGCATTAATACAGCAGATAATATATCAATATCATTCTGCAGCATTCCTTCTCGTATATATATTTGATTATCTGAATCAATATATACATATGACATATTTTGTGAATTTAATTTATCTGAAGACACAATTCTTGTTTCTATCTTGCTTGCCGTTTGCTGGATATTAATAATAATCACCTACTTTCATTTGAACTATTTTAAAGAGAGGAGGACAAAAGATATGTCATGGAAAGGTAGAGTTAGAAGAAATATGCAGCCGTGGCCCTGGTGGGCTATTGTACTGTTATTCTTTGTGGCTGCGTTATTGAAGATGTTATAGAAGTGGAAGAGGAGAGTACTGGAAAGTTGTATTTCCATATTCTCCTCAATGCAATATTGGCTGGCACATTTCAGCCCACGCACATCCTATAGATGTACTATATTTCGATAGGGATATTTTTACGACTTCCATTTGTCGATCATCTATTCGTTACTTTTCCCGAATATGTATCCCATCGACGCAGTAATAAGCGGTAATACTCCCTTTACCAATTCTGTATACGAAGATTCTCCGTTACATATTGCACGTACTATATCAAGCATACATAAAATTATTAACATGGCACATATTGTAAATGCTATATTCATTGCCGCATTTTCTTTCTTGGTGCCAAAGAATTTTCCCAAAATACCACCTTCTTTTTCTTTTCCTTTGTTAAACTGATTTATTACTGCTTTTTGATTTTCATCTGTAAGACTTATAAAAGTTGATGAATTTATAGTTGAAATAAATTCGTTATTATGATCAGTGTTTTCGCCCATCCTCACTTATACCTCCTCATAAAAAGTATATTCGATCTTACGCATCACTCGTTTCTCCTCGTAATTACGAAAATTAAAATATATTCTTTTCCCAGATATTTTTCCAATTTCAATAGGATGGGATGTACCAACAGTGTCTCCAAAATTGACACATACAAATGTTATTGTATTTGTATTGGATTGAACATTTAATGATCTTTCATGACCTTCTCGTTCTTCAAAGTGTAAACATATAGTCATAGAAATGATTGCATTTGGACATAATTGAAATTTAATATCAGATGCCCATTCATCTGCAATAATACTTCCGCTTTTTATTACTTTATAGCTTCCTGATAATATATTGATTTTCATTTTCTGCTCCTGTATATATAGTTTTTTTATATCATACTACAAAATATATTATATTTCTACAGAAGTTTAAAATATCACATACGATACTTAGAAAAATGAAATTTGGTTACAATCCTATTATTTTCCAACAACGCCAGAAATAGGATAGAAGCTGGCGTGTGATGAGAAAGCATCACAACTTTCGCATACCGTGGAACATGCATTCAGCGCACATAAACTATGGCATCATATACGCTGGAGGAAGGGTGTTCTCTCTACTCCTCCTAACTTTCATATACTTCACTCGTCATTATGATTTATTTTACCCAATCTCATAATTGCTGCTAACGTTTCATATATTACTAATCGTAGTTAGGTTGGCTCGTGCGTTCTCGCGGAATTTTCATCCGATTCACTGCTAAAAGCAGAATAGCGCATTCGACGAATTAATCCTCTATTTATTTTTTACAAGCACTAATCTCCCTACGTTGAAATATCATTCCATTACTATGATATTCTCCGCATTGATAAGCCAGTTTACGATAAACTATAGCCAGGATTTTGGCTAACCTATGCTTGATATAAATTTGAAACCACCAAATGCTGTTAAAGCTGTGCCAAGTGGCCCAAGTGCTTCAGTAATTTTGGTAAGAATTTCTAAGAATTGTGTTCCGCTATCTATGGCAGCTTTAAATGTGTCTGATGATAGAACAGATGTCGAAAATTCTTGGAACGTTGCCTTGAATCTTTCAAGACTATAATCGATCGTTATATTAACAATAGTCGCTAATTATTGTTTTGTTGTATATTATATATAAGAATAAAAATATACAACATGACCTCATACCTTCGCATGAGAGTAGACTATTTCTTAACCACACTCTAAATAGAAGAGTAGCAGTCACACCTTTTCGATTTGAAGGGATCTCACCTGCGCTTATAGCGATTGCGCCCTACGAGTAATGAATTAGATATTCGAGATTTCCACTCTTATTTTTAATATTCTCTTTATGTTTAAGAATATTTTCTAATTCCCGACATGGCTCTAGTCGTTGAAGATTTTCCCTCGACTTGACTAACATTTGATCAATGTATAACGTTAGGGAACTTTCCTGCATGAACAGCAATTCCTGATTTATACAAAATCAGTAAACTTGATACTTAGGCTTTTGACCATATATCATCCTTACGTTGTTTCTACTTTCGTCCCATCATAATGTGATTTCTCCATTATTGTGGTGTAAGGCTTTACGCGTTACCTGCAATTAAATGTGTTCTTAATGCACATTTCTGTACATACGGGTATCATAATTTACCCTTTTGGTAATTAGTCAATTCCTTTTCGGCGGAGCCTTCGGAATCGTTCATCGCAGTATTAAGTGCCTGACGAGCAATGTCGTACTGGCTCATAAGGGCGCTCATTACATTGCCTTGATTTTTCTTTGATATTCCGGAATATTCGCAAGATATTCCGATAATTATATATTAATACAAAATTATTTATGCTATTTTGATTTGATCATCATACACTCCATTTTTGAAGTCTACAACAAATTGATTCCATTGATCTTCAGTATTCACACACTTGCTGTAAATGGAATGGTATAACAAATGTATGTCTTTTCTTACACAAACTCCTAAAGGATATCTACTATGTACAATTTGAAACTTTTCTAATATATCCTCAAGTTCCTCTTGTGTGTAATCTTTATAATCTTTTATTTCAATATTATATTCTTCAATTGTTTCATTTACGATATTGGCAAATCCATATTTATGATGTATTACGAAATCTTTACTACCAGTTAGGACACATTTATAATTACAATTCTTCATTGATTCATTTTTCCATGTTTGTAAATGTCCTCGAAGATATTTTGTTAAACCTTCATACCCAGAACCATCTTTATTAAAATGCAATAGACCTAAAGATAATCTTCTAGCTTGAGTCGCCTTGTATGTGCGACCCAATTTCTTACACATAATCATATCAGCTTCAGTTTTCCAGTGTAATAAAATATAATTATCTTCTTCCTGGGTCCATGGGTGATAATCAAAAGACTGTAAATTTAAATGTATTGCATGGGTAATGATAGAAGTTCTTGTACGGTTCGGAAAATATAATTGTACATCGTCAACTGACATTCTTGGATATATATCAGATAATAAATTATTTTCTTCATCAGACCAAAATTCACGACTTTTTATACCTAAACGTTTCGCTTTTGTTAATATTGCTTTGTATGATCTGTTCGGTAGTAATGCTTCTACCTTTTTAATATTTGTTGAATAATATTTTCTAATAATGCCTAGTTCTTCTTCAGACCAGGCAGATTCATTAATCATTTTTATTCCAAGTTTACTTGCCTTTGTCATGATAGTTTGTTTGTTGCTATTTGGAAAATGTTTCATTATAAAATCCCAATCTCCATATGGATAATAATCTTTTAAAAATTTAACATCTTCTTCCGTAAATCTATATGTTGTGTATTTGTACAATCCTAAATCTTTTAATTTGTTTGAAATAGAAGATGGATTGCGATCGTATTTCTTTGCCAATTCAAATGGTCTTAAACCATTTCCGTTATCGTAATCTTTAATAATATTGTCTAATTCTTCTTTTGTAAAAAATCTTTTTGCCATTCAGCATCTCCTTTTATTTTTGAGCATAATAGTTTATTCTCTGTTTCTTTTTCGCATATAAAAATAAAAATCAAGTGCTTCTTTTAAAGTACTTGATTCGTCAAAAATCCAATATTCACGATCATTAATTATTTTACATGTTCTATCAAAACCAAGAGAATATAGATATTTCGCCAATCTCTTATTATTTGTTCTATAAATAATAATTCACCTCAATTTGTATGTATTAATATATAATTTGTCTTATGCTCTTCGCATAAGAATAGACTATGTTTTCACCTTCACCATTGCGTGTTAAGGGCATACTCTTTTGGACGCCATTTGCGATTTGCGCCCTACTTCTATAGAGTTGAGTATTCAGGATTTCCACCTTTATTTTATAATCCATTTGGATATTCCCAACTCCCTCATGGGGAATAGTCGTTGAACGTTCACCCTCGACTTATCTAACATATGGTCTATGTATAACGTTAGGGTGCTTCGCTGCAAACAAGCCAATCCTTACGTTTTTAAACCGTCATAATCTGGTTTCCCGATTATTGTGGTGTAAGGCTCTATATAATTTATATATGTAAATTATATGGTAAAATTATTTTACCTAGACTGCCCTTGCAATTAAGTATGTTCTTTGATTTATATTTCTATAAATTCCGGCAAGATCATAAAATTCACCGGCGATTAACTCAGTTACACTTCATATTTTTTTGTTAATATAGTCCTCGCTTGAGACTATACCAATTATTATTGAGTCAGATAATAATTCTTATACTCTCGTATAAGATCAGAGTACTTTTTAACCACATTATTCTTCTTAAGAATAATAGCAGTCACACCATTTCAGACTTCATTTAGCGATTAAGCCCTACATTAAGGATTTCTCCCCCCTGACATTGGGGTACTCGTTTGACACATCCCTATTCGGGACTTTGCGACCAAGCTACCATTTCTAATTTAAAATAATTAGCAAAATTTCTACTTAGGTTTTTGACCATATAGAATCTCTATCGTTGTTTTACTTTCGTTACATTCATATCAGCATATTTCATCCATATTGTAGTGATAGAGCATTAGGTTTTACTGGTTTTAGATGTGTTCTCTATGCACATTTCTGTACATACAGGCAAGTGTAGTCTGCCTGCTGGATGTCTGTTAAATCAGACCATTTATTTGCTAACTCATCAAGAATTTGATAAGTAGACTTAAAAGTATCTTTGTCTTTCAGAATATCTACGCCACTAAGTGCAAGCATTTCTTTTCGAAGCTTGGCAGTAGAAGTTACCATTCCTTCAGTGTCAAGACCGGCTTCTTCAAGATCTGTTTCGGCGCTTCTTATGCGCATTGCGATCGTTTTTAGTGCTGTCCCGATTTTTTCCGGATTTTGAATTACACTATTCGCTGCACTGGCAAGCGCAACACCCTGTTCATACGTATTGCCAGCGGCTTTTAGAGATGATGCAGATCTTTCAATTGCTTCAAAAATACCTGCTGTATCAATAGGCTGTGTATTGGCTACCTCATTTGCCACATCTACGATATGTTGCGCTTGATCTGCTTCTAGTTGAAAGCCTTTTAATGCACTAATTATACCAGAAGAGGATGTTTCCTGAGTCATGTTATCTCCGACACGTTGCAGAAGAGTAGTCATGTCAGACAATTCTTTTGCGCCATCAAGAGAATATCCGAGACGTTTCCAATCCGCAGTACTACTAATTACATCACTAACTGTAGCACCATATTTCTTGGCACTTTCAGCAGCCTGATCCCAGTATTGACTTAATTGGCTCTCCGATGCATCACTTGCAACTTTTGCTAATTCAATTTGAGCATCATTAATTTCCTTTACATTAGAAACAACCTTTGATGGAATTTCCATAACGACATTCTGCAACATGCCGTAAATTCCCGTAAATTGAGCAATTTGATTAACAGCACGTTTTGTATCTTGCCAAATGTTTGCTCCTGTTAATCCTTCAGCAGAAATTTTTGCCTTCAAATCTCTTGCTTTAGCATCAACCTCTAGCTTTTGTCCTTCCGTTGTTACATTTTTATAAGCATCACGGACTTCTTCAAGCTGCGTCTTATATTTCTTCCATGCCTTGCTATTGTTATTGATATAAGATTGCATCTCGTTTGACGCACGTAAAGCGACCCCAGGTGCTAATGTTGCAGTTTCTTCAGCTTTGACCTGTTTTATCGCAGTCTTATATTTTTCTTCTTCCTCAGTCATCTTCTGAAGATTTTTACTAAGACGCTCAACCTCTTCATCACTAAGATCAGAAACATTCGTATCTTTTAATGACTTTTGAAAATCTTCACGAATCTCTTTAAACTGCTTAAGACTTTCTCTTGCACGAGTCAGTGACTCAGAAGTTTGCCCACTATACTTAGAAAGAGTATTTTTATATCCAGCTTCTGTTGCGGAATATGTTCCAGTTTGTAATTCTTTCTGAACTTCTGCTAATTTTTTACGAGCATTAATTTCCTGTTCGATGTTAGAAATGATTTTAGAATTATCATAGTTGACCGCTCTTGTAATTCCGGAATCACTATTAGTATAAGAATCTCGTAGAGTCTTTAATTTTTCTAATTGCGATTTGCTTGCAAAACCATCGGAATTTTTTACAAGATTATCAATTTTATCAATAGTTCTCTGAAGTGTGGTACCATCTAGATTTTTTGAAAGTGAAGTTCCAAGCGTTTTCGCGGTAGTTTCAACTTCATTAAGCTTTGCATTCAAAATATCAGCATCCGAAGCAATTTGTGTTAAATTTCCAGAAGATCCTTTTGCTAATTCTGCTTTTATACTAGCCTGTTTGTCATGTATGGTATTCACTGTTTTTTCTAAAGATGATAAAACGTCTGCAGAACCATCTTGTCCAGCGTACTGAGATTTAAGCTTTTCAACTTTTGCGTCAAATTGTTTTATAGAACTATCTGATACAAGTGTTTTTGCTTGAGCTACTTTTTTATCAATGGCATTTTGAAGCTTTGCGGCATTTGAATCTCCAACAACGGTATCTTTTTTAGATGTTTTCTCCATAGTGCTATTGACTAGGGTCATGACATTTTTAAATTCTTTACCAGCAGAAGTGCATTCATCAAATTTTGACTTAATTTGATCCATTGATGCGCCAGAAGTAACAAGACTTGATAATTCTTTTTCCAAACCTGTTATAGTTGTATCAAGTGTTCTTGCTCTTTCAATTGCATCTGTGGATTGTCCAGCATAATTACTTAGTTGTTTCGAACGCTGTCCCTGACGAATAGCAGTATTGTCATCATTTCCATAAGCTTTGATTGTAGCATTTTTCTCATCGACATACGTGTTGTAACCATTAGCTTTTCTACGAAAATGATTAAGAGCTTTTTGCTCCAATTCATCATTATAAAAACCTTGCTTTTTTGCATCTGCAATATATTTTCGATTTGCAGACATTTCATCAACCAAATCAGAAATCCGACCTTTGACATACTGTTTATCCTCTGTGGCTACTTTGCCTTTTGCTTCTTTTGTCTTTAATGAATAATATTCCGTTACGTCTTTATTTAACTGAGAGTATGCTTTTTGAAGATCAACAACAGTATCTTTTTCAGATGTTAGCTTATTATTATTGTAATTTTGTTGTACGCCATTAGATTTTGTATAGCTATAAGAAGTAGAAGACTTGCCGTTTTTTCCATAACGAGTAGATCGTACAACTTTGTCGGCATTTATTCCATCAAGCTGATCTTTATCATCCGCAGTTTTTTTTGATGATTTTGTCTTAGTTGTTGATTTCTTAGATTTTTTTTTGATCTTTTTATCTAGATCATCTATTTTCTTTTCTGCAGTAGACGAAACATCTGTATCAACCGAAATTTTTCTCTTTTTTTTTACTTGTTTATCTAACTTATCAAGTTCAGAATCATCAACCTTTGGCTTAATATTTGTGCCAGCAAGTTCTTGAAGAGCTTTATTTGTTGCCTCCAAAGTCTCTTTTAGATTTTTTGTATCATTGGTAATCTCTTTAATACCTTGACTGATTTTGTCTTCCATTTCGGCTCTGATTTTTACTTCGCCTATATATTGTTTTGAGTCAGACATTTATACCTCCAATCTAATCATCATTTAATATATCATTGATTCGTTTTTCAATTGCTATATTAATATAAGGGGACAACCGTCCAGATTCTATCTGTTGTTGAATGTATTCTTCTGGTGTCGGAGATGTATTTGGCGTCAATAGCCATCTGCCTTCGCCGTGCTTTCCCTCTTTGAAAAACTTATCAAAAGCATCTGCAGCAGGTAACGAACTTCCACCAAAAAAACTTGGATAATCGCTCATTTCTCCTTCATTTGTTATGGCATACAAACCAGAACCTTCGGATGATACCGACGTTTTAACCCCAGTTTTGAAATTATTTGTTCTTTTATAAACAGATCCTTCATCATGTTTATAATATTCTGCTAATGCCTCATCTTTTAATTCATTCATTTTTGGCTGTAAATCTATAGCAACTTGATTTGCAATTTCTGAAGAAATGTTATTTAATCTTTTTACTTTTTTTTCGTTTTTTTCAATTGCTTCTTCACATTCTTTCAATAAGTCATTGATCGAATTAAAAAGTCCATCCATAGATATAGACATGATATATATCTCCTTGTTATAGAAAAATCTTCTGACATTTGACTGCCAGAAGATTTAATTAATTCTTATTTTTATTTATTCTTTTCTGTCATTCTTTTTTGCACATCCATGACAGTATCAACCATTACATCTCGAATTGCTTTTGCGTTCAGCATTTTACTTTCATTCATTTTTTTAAGAATATTCATAATCATTCCAATGCTTTCTGGATTTTCAAGAACAGGTTTTGCAGCAACCTGAACATTTCGTCCAATATTTGCTACAGCATTTGCCATTTCTGCAATTTCCGTATACATTTCATGTTTTTCATCCGTACAATGAATCATCTTTTGTAGTTTAAAATCTACAATCTTTTGTACACTTTCCATCACATGGTTTTTGGTATTGATATACGTAAAATTAATATCATTTTTCTTATCTGATTTATCTACATTATAGAAAAATTTATTTACATGCGCATGAAGATTTTGATCTTGCATAACACAATCATAGATTACATCGTCTTTTTCAAATTCAACACCGTCAATAAAATAAACAGCAATAGCAGTAATAAGTGCAGCTTCCTTATTCCACGGTGTATACTCACCGCCTTCAAACATATAATTTACAATGAAGTCAATTGCTTTTTTCTCATCGGCAAGTGTAATAACCGGTTTAATTTTTACATATTTTGTAATCATTTATTTTCTCCTTTTATTCCTGATAAATTTTAACTTCCCAATGATATCCGTCATCTGTATGAATACTATATTTATCAGAATAAGCATCATATTTAACCTGACAGATCTGGGAAGAGTTTTCTACTATTTTGAAATATAAGTGTGACGGCAAACAATAATTTCTCTTTTTTAAAATATCATCTATTTCACTGGAGTACATTGTTTACCTCTTGAGTTTCTTTTTTCTTACGTTTTCTTTCTGCCCGATTCTTTTTCACGATCTCGTATTCCTGCCATCCTCCGTCGATCTTGGAATAACAAATCCATTTATAGTTAACATCTGGATAGCAGTACCAGAATAGTTTTCTTTTAATCAGTGCAACACTGTCAGGGCATCCCTTAGTGTCAACAACTTCTTCATGTCCATCCTTATAGACAATAAAAAAATCAGCCACATATTTTATTGGCTGAACAGTTTTTCCGTCGTGTTTGAACTTTGGTTGTAGCTCATATGGCTTCTGTAATTCACAATCCACCACATCGCCACTCTCCACTAATGGGCAAAGCACATCACGATAATATTTCATTTCTAAAATTGAATCAAAAGTTATATTATTATAAGTACGTTTACTTACATCTTTATCTACGTTATATTTAGATCTAGCGATTGTAATCACTTCCTTTTAAATATTATAATTATTCTTTTATTTTAAGATTTACTTCATTAATACTATCTGTTACAAAATTTACAGCTTTTTCATATGACATATTCTTTTCCTTAGAAATCTTCTCCGCTGTCAATTTACATATTACAGATGCGATCGTTAGTATATCTAAGGATTTTCCAAATCCTAATGTTTTTGCTTTTTCTCCAAATTTTAAGCATATTATAAATCCAAACATATTGTTTTCTCCTTGATATTACATTAAATTAGCGTATAATATAATTATAAACAAACGGAAAGGATACTGTAGTTAATGAAAGAAGAACTTAAAGAGTTATCAAAAGGTATAGGCAAGGCCGTTGAAACTGTTCCAGAATTATATCAAGACGCATTTCAACCATCTGCTCAAGAAGTAGGAAAACTTGCTGGTAGAGTTCCTCGTGTTATTAATGCCTTACTTTCAAATGTAGACATATGGACTTTAAAAAGAGAATATGCGGTCAAAGAAGCTCAAAAACTTCTTGAATTAAAACTCGAACATATAGATCAAGAAAAAATTGTTGAACCAGAATCATATGTTGCTATTCCTGCAATTCAAGCAATTTCATACTCTATGGGTAACGAAGAGTTGCGTAATTTATATGCAAATCTTCTTGCAAAAGCTATGATTGATGATACAAAAGAATCAGTTCATCCTTCATTTGTAGAGATTATAAAACAGATGTCTCCGATTGATGCATTAGTTTTTAAAATGATAGTCGAAGCAGGAATTAGACCTATTATCAATTTACGTAGGAAGACTCCATCTGACGGAAGTAACATTATCCAAAATCATTGTACATGGATAAAAGACTTCTCTATTAAACAATGTGCTACCTCTATAGATAATTTGTTACGATTAGGCTTAATAGAAATTCCATTTGGAAAGTATTATATTCAACAGGAAATTTATAATCACATCAAGGAAAATCCATTATTCCAAGAATTAGAACAAGAAAGTGTAAAAACATTGGCTGATGGAGAGATCATCGACTATGAAAAAAGCTATATAAAACTCTCAGATTTTTCAATGTTATTTTATAATATATGCGTGGTTAATCCTTAATCAACAACTTATCATAGTCATTTTTCATATTTTCATACATAGATTGTTTTGTTCTTTCAACAATCATGTTTATAAATTTATTGTATAATTTTCGAAACATATAAGACCTTCTTTCTTTTAATGACCGTGAGCATTTTAACAGTTCACGGTCACTTTTTACTTTCGATGAAATTCATCTTTTTCAATATTTTGATTTGTATGACTTTTCATTTCATCAAATTTCACAACAGCGGGGATAACTGGAAGATGTTCCATGCAATAATTAAACTTTGCATCTCCCAGATGATTTCCGCCACATTTTTTATAACAAAAATGTAAATTAATGAATTCTTCAACCTCATCTTCTGGTATTCCATTATTAGAAAGATAGAATTTATATTTTTGATTAATTCTATCCGCTAAAGATTCTTTTTGGGCTTGAATTAAATTTTTTATTTGCTCTTGTTCTTCTTCGTCTGACTTAACAATTTGAGATATGTTGTCTTTTAATTCCTGCTGGATTTGCAGACTTTGTTTTCTATCATGGACTCTATTCTCAGAATATGTATTCACAATATTTTGCGTATCCGTGATAGCTTTACGGATCTCTTCCATATATTGATCTAAATTTTCTTGTATTTTTTTATCATGTTTTATTGACTGCCAAACGTCTTCTTCACGTTGTTTTGAAAGTTGTTTTACCTCTTTTGCTGTATTTATAAGCAATTTATGTTCTTCTTTTTTCTCTCGCATCGCTTTTGTTTCAATACCCAAGAATTCGAACAAAAACCAGTGTAATACTTGAATAATTGCCTGAAATCCTAACAACGCTACAAAGATTGTTATTCCGAACGCCTTCCAGTCTATACCAAAAAAATCACGTATAGGTTCCACATTGCACCTACACTTTCTAAGCCTTTGGCTCTGTGTAAGTCATAGCATTCTCTGAATCGCCAGCACCTGCTGTCGTAGGATCAATTACAATACCTAAAATTGCCAATACTACAAACACTGCATTAACAACGTTAACTAAATTGTTTCCAAGTTCACTCAGGTCAATTGTAAACCCAAATACTGCAGCAATAGTTTGAATTAATACAATAACTGCTGGAATTAGAGTAATCCAAAATGTCTTATTTTTCGCTCTTACGAGCCAGTTAATATTTCTCATAGCTTTACCCTCCATAATTTTGATATGATAGGAGAGTGATAATACACTTTTACGCCCATAGCCATGAGCAACCTATGTTAAGTTCCTCAATGTCATGACACAATTTTTAATTTGATTACATACATAATCAAGTTCTTCTTTTGTTTCTGATCCGCACAAAGTTAAACGGATACCATTATGAATATATTTTTCTTTCATTCCGATGGCAAGTAAGGTATCAGACGATTTCAAACTTCCGGAATTACAGGCAGATCCAGTAGATACAATTACACCATACTCATGAAGTAAGGTCATTAATGCTTCGCCAGATACTCCTTCAAAACACAAGAATAAATTATATGGCAATCTATTATTATAAGAGCCAACAACAAAAAAATTTGGAACTAATCCTGATAATGTTTGCACGAGATAATCTCGTTTTTCTGATGTACATTGATCATAATTATAATGCTTTACAACGTATCCTAGAGTTAAGATACCAAGTGTATTCTCTGTCCCACCAAAAAGCCCATGTTCTTGTGCGCCATATATAATAGGAGATAATTGAATATGATCCTTTTTATATAAAACTCCACACCCTTTTAAAGATCCTAATTTATGCGCAGAAAACCCTGCAATATCAATATCCAATTTCTTGACATCTAATGGAATTTGACTGATCGATCCAGTGCAATCAACATAAATTTTACCGTTATAAAAATGGATCAAATCAGTGAGTTTTTCCACATCTTGTATTGTACCGATTTCACTATTAGCATAATCCATAACCACAAAACTTCTTTTATGATATATAGAAAGAAGAGATTTCAAATCATCAAAATCAATTTCGCCCTGTCCATTGACTTTTAATGGAATAGCACTTCTAACTGTTTTTACATAATTTAAAATTGATTTATGCGCAATAGGAGAGTACAGAATAACACAGTCATTTTTGTCTTTATATCCTTTGACTGCTAACGTATTAGAAGCCGATCCTCCAGAAGTAAACAAAATATTACTTTCATCTGCATGAATAAAATCAGCAATATTTTTTCTTGCTTCATCAATTTTATTCCGAATATTTCTTCCTTCCTGATAAGCACTGGATGGATTATAATAATCGTCTAAAATAGATATAATATAATTTTTTGTCTCTTGATTTAATGGAGTAGTGGCAGCATTATCTAAATAAATTTTCATAGTTACACCTGCTAATCATAATATTCATTGTTAATGTAAAAATTTTTCAATGCTTCAAATAATTCCGGTGTCTTTTTATATTTCCAAACAGTTTTTCCGGTATCATCAACCTTTACGAATTCATAACGAATACCGTATTCTTTTAGATATTTATACTCGTCAACAAAAGAAGTCGCGTATTCTTTGTCAAACTTCATTTTTCCTTTTATTCCTTCCTGATATATAAGCGTAAAAAATAGGGGTGCGTATAATTGATATATACGTACCCCTATAATTCTCATATATCAATCAACACTATTTTTATTCACTTTAGATTTTGGAACAATCTTTACAGCTTGTTCTCTTTTTTTAGTTGCAGTAACTTTTTTATCATTCTTATTATCAATAATTTCTGATACAAGTTTTTGGATATTTTCCTTGTAAGTAGAAACTTTTGATAAATCACACAATGACAGGTCGGTAACTGCCGTTTCTTTGCTTATTGCACCTTGAGCGTAATCGCTTACAGTTTCAAAAACATTTTTGCAATTTTCTGTATCAAACAGATTCATCCACATCGGGAGATTCTTGCTCGTAGGACAATATCCGCAATACTCATAAGCCTTACCACAAGTAAGACATACTCTGTTATTTGCCATTTGTTTCTCCCTTCTGATTAGAATCAGTCTTCGTCAACCTCATCAGCATCGTAAACGCTATACAGAATCTTGTCATCTCCACAATATTCGATCTCTAGATCACCTTTAAAATCCATGGTTGTAGTGTCAGCACTAACTGGAACAGTGGTTTCTGGAGATACCTGGAATGATGGCATTACAATGTAATCTGCTTTTAGTTCATTTTTCTTACATGGATTGTAGTATGTAGCTTTCATAATTGCGTATACAGATGTTGGGAATTTATCTGCTCTATTGTGGATTACGGCACCTGTCTCTACTTCACGATCATAACGAATAAAGAACATTTCTGCGTCTTCATCTAGTGGAAGAGTTAGTACAGCACCTTCTTTTGCAATAGAAAATTTGTCTGCAGCAGCAGTCGTATCCATAGTATATGTTTTTCCAATGGAACCATCACCAAAATACTGAGCTACTTTTACGGAACCTTCTACATATCCGGTAATCGTAACGGTTTTAACACCATTTTTAACATGCATCAGTCTTGGCATTTTAACTTTACCACTTTTAGATGCAAAGATTGGCTGAGATCCAGAAGATGCAGCAACAATATTGGTGTTAACAAAAGCATTTGTTGCAGAAAAAGTACCTGCTTTAGACTTCCAAATCTTCTTTACAAGATTACCATTTTTATCGGTAACATCTTTAGATTCAGCAGTGATTTCAATATTTGCATCACTTAATTGAGTGAGTACATATTGTGGAATACCAGTACCTTTATCTTCTGCATAAAAGTATAGAATCTCTTTATAGATTTTATCACCTAATTTAAAACTCATTTGTTTTTCCTCCTTAAATTTTTGTATAAAAAAATCATGCAGATCCTTTAAGATCTCGCATGAAATTAAATTCATTTTTTGGAATTTTTGATGTATCAACAAATCCAGAATAACTGCCATTAATGACAGCATGTGTTGATTCATAAATTTGAAGTCTTTGTACGCTATCATAGAATTCCACAATTCCAACATTGCGTAGTTCATTCTTTTTATATTTTGATCCAGGGTGATTCAGATAGAAAGAAATCATGGATAATAGACTTGGTGGTTTTAAAGAACTGTCTCTTTTCATCGCCAGTAAATTCTGTTTGTCTCTATTAATGAGATCTCTTTTGAGAGTCTTACTAGAAGTAAATTCCTCTTCTGGCGGAAATGTATGAAACATATATTGAATATATTTACACATTTTAATTCGTGTTGGTTCGTCAATCTTTATGTCTTGAATAGGATTATATAAAATAACACTTTCTTTTCCATCTTTTTCTTCGGTAAAGAAAGAAAAACCATGAAAATCAATATCATCAAACATCAGTTTTGAATATTCCAAATCAATACTTTTGATTAAAATGGAAAACAATTGCTGATTTGTGATATCATTCCAGTCAATTCCATTGTTCCAAAGTTGTAAACGACATTTTGTTGTATTTGAAATAAATGGATAAATAACAGATTGTATATTTTCTTCTCCGTAAGTTATATAGTCCTGAATTGATGGCTGATGAATTGTGATTTTATCATTCACTACATAATCATCTCCAAAATATAGTTGAAGAGGATTAAAATCTAAGCGTTCTTCTTCTTTATTTTCTTCATTTTCTATCTGTGCTTCAATTGCACTTTGTACAAGATCATTATTCGCAAACCCCATAATTTACCACCTTTTATTACTATAGAAGGATTTACCATTCTCTGTTTTTGTAATATTGTTTGGGGTAATAATTTGATATTGCAAAGTACGAACAAGATAGTTATTATCCATCGTTGATTCTTTATCTAAAGATGGAATCGGATTTTCAACCTCGGTTCCAATCCATGCAAATCTATCTCGCAATATTGCAGCAATTAGATCATGTCTTGGTAAACCAGTAAGATCATCTATAACATCTTTTTCATGGATAAATATTGTAAAAGTAAGAAGAAGTGTTTTTACAGAATTATTATATCTTGCTAAGTCGCTAAAACTTGTTTGATAACATACATAATTCCTAGAATCTGTTTCTGTTTCTGGGAAAAATATGTATGGACGGATATGGGCATTTTCACCAAAATAACGATCCCACTCACCCAATGGTTCGCCATCTGCATCAACGTTTAAATTTCCATCATCGTCAAATAATTCGGATTCCAACTCTGCATCATGAATTGCATACAGTAATTCTGGACAGTGTAATAATATTTGATATACTTGATTTTTGATACGAATATTATCATCATCTGGATTATGTGTATACGCGCGTAATTTATTAAGCATATCATCTTTTGTATGAAAGGAGTATTCATTTATTTTATTCATTCAGATACCCCCTATACAGTAATTTCAAAATTTTCAGCTACTCGAATAATGTTATTGTTTAAAGAAACATCACATGATATTAATAATAATTTCCCTAAATAATTTCGATCGTTGATAAATTTCATTTTAATTTGATTGTATTTACAACCAGATTTTGACCACGATACATGATCAGATAATTCATTATTTTCTACGTAGCATTTCCAAGTAAATTCTCCGCCTTTATATTGATCAGATATGTCATTGTGATCCTCGTCTAGTATTTTTATAGTAAACAGTTTATAACTGCCGCCAACTTTTACATTAGTAGAAGATGCTATAATTTTTTTATTTATACCGGCAATTTCTCCAGGCGTTGATGGTTCGACTGGGATAACAGACGAATCATAATAATCAGCATACATACCAATAATCTTGCCGTTTTCGTCACGTTCAATATAATCTCTATGTTCATCCCAAAAATCTTGATAAATTGTAAGTTTTTGGATTCCGACAGGTTTTGTGTTTTCTATTTTTGTTACAGACCATGCCAAAGGATGTTCTGTTGGTGCGCTAATAATAAGACGCATTGTTTTACTAACATCATCGTTATACCAAAACTTTTCAGTAATTGGATTTAATGGAAACCAGATTTTATCCTGGTTATCTGGGTGAGCAAAGTAGTGCCATTTTGTTACTTTGTTAATTCGCTTTTTTAACAAAGATCTATCTACATATGTAAATAAATTTTCTTATGCTTTCACATAATGTGCAGATCATATCATTCACCATGCCAATCACGGTTTAGGTGTTCCCAACTTCGGAACGCTTGTTCCTATTCTATTTCAAGAATGATCGTTGAACCTTCCTCTGTTCGAGGCTTGGCTGCTGATCGCCCATTAAAAAAGATGCTACAGTCCGTAGACTAGCATCTAATAATTATTATCTATTTATTTTTTTACGTTCGCACTTGCGTATGTTTCATCACTATGCTGTAGTATAAATAGCTTTAGGGTTTTCCAGCAATTCAAGGAAATACATTATTATCATTTCTAATAATAACGGACTACTTTTGTAATCTCTATACTTACCAGTTGTGTCAAATATGTTACTTTATTGGGTCGTTAATCCAACAAAGATAAATTATAAATTATAATTTATTTTCTTATACTTTCGTATAATGTTCAGGTCATATCAAATCCATGCTTATTATTAACATAATAAGTTTAGAATGTCTCCATTAACCCACTTGGGTACATGACCGTCGAACCTTATCCTTTTCGGATCTTGGCTGCGTATTGTCTAATTCAATTATTTCTTAACATTCGCATTTGATTTTATTTCATATCTGTGCTGTAGTATAATTGACTCTCAAGAGTTCCACGCAATTAAAAGACTTTCGACATACTGTTTCCAGTATGAAGCGCATACACTTTACGAATTCTGGTTTCGAAGCACACCCCACATTTTCCGCTTAATTCTGTTTTGACCAGTTTTTTCAATCCACGTCAAATTATAATCACATGGAAGAATTAAATACTTCCGAAATTGGTTTGCAATTTCTCTACCAACAATTAACCATTTATGATAAACAAAATTGTCGTCAGGAACGTCAACGAATAACCCAATCGGGAAATCGGCAAGATACCGTTCGTGATAATCTGTTTCATAATAATACAAATCATCATTTTCGGAAAAAGAATATTTTTGAGACGGACGAAATTGTAGATAATAAGGAACCTGATCCTTATCTATAGACTGATAAGAATTAATGATAAACTTTGCATCAATTGGAGTTTTGGTTGTATTGTCATAAGTCATATTCTGATTTTTATCTGGCTGATCATCATGGTAAAAATCATATATATAACACTTTTTTGCTTGGATATCATGATCAAATGTTTGTTCCATAAGAAAATCTGAGTTTTCTTTTGTTATTTCACCAATTGTTTGTGCATTATTTGATCGTATGCTTGATATACGTCTAGCTGTTGATAGGTTTGGCATGACTATTTACCTCCTCTAACATAGCTTTAATATATCCATGAGAATCTAGAATAGCTTTTCTAAATATTCTATAACTATATTTTGGACTATCTATTAGATCGTATGCCGCCTGTAATGTCGAAATTAAAAGCAGCATATCATTTGGATAACCTAATAATGTATTAAGTCCACCGAATTTAAATAGAATATCTTCAAAGTATTTTTTGAAATCATCATCTGAATTAAAAATTCTGTCTGTCACTAGCTTATCTTTATATAAAAGTAATCTATGAATATTTTTGTGCATTAAACATGCTGCATTTTTTATTTGCTCGTCAGAAAAAGTTCCATATAAATAATCCATATTATGTACCATTATTAATATAAGAGTTATAAAGATAACCATGATCTCTAATAGTCTTACTTAATTCCTTCTGTACATTTTCTAATCTTGTCTGAAGCAATCTGTATGGATTATTTAGCATTCTTTCTTCTTTTCCGCCAACCATCATAATGGTATGCTTCAAAGAATCGACTCTTGGACTGAGCCATTCAATTGTAATCCCTAGAACAAATAATTTGCACACATATTCGATATCAGAACTTTCATCTATTGTATTTACAAGATTAAAAGAAACTTCTTGCAGTTCATCGTCCAATACAATAGAAGAGAAGAGTCTTCTAATTCTTGCATCTCCAAGTACATTGTGTAGTCTCTCGGTGTAAATCTCATAAAAATCATTAGAATTTAATGCTAATTCTTTCGGATCGTCGATCCTGCCCAATGCCCTTGAAAAGATAGTTTCATAAGGAAGTATCATCTCGACCTCCTTTATTTAACAAATAATTCACTTAGAAGATTAAAATCCGAATCAAAGATTTCACTGAGTTTTCTTACTTTTGCGATACTGTCAAGATGACCATTGGCAATCTCTGTAGCAATCATCTGCTCCAGGATGGTTCTTGTGGCTTCTGGCAGCTCTTTGATTTCCATTTCCATCTGTCTTGTAGGCATATCAAGAATTTTGAGCAAATCATTTCTTGTATACATTTTCTCATATACTTTTTTTACAGTAGGAAAATCTTCCAGTAAATCGTCATCCAGGATAACAAATCTTGGTAAGAATACATGGTCTGAACCTTTTCTAATCAAAGAAACAAGGTCACGATAATTGATTTCGCAATCATATCCATAATCTTTGAATTCATAAACATTTCCAGATTGAGACGTGATGTTTAATCCACCATAACATACTGACCGACACAGAATATAATCTGAATCGGTAAATACCTTTTTCTCTTTTTCGATTTTTTCTTCAATTGGTTTTTCAGTAATAACCGGTTCTTCTACGGTTGTTTTTGTCTCAACTTTAGTAGCTACTTTTCTAGTTGCAGTAGCGGTTTCCTTTTTTGCTCGTGCTGTCGGCATGGCTTTCCCTCCATTAAAAAATAGAAGAGTAGCGGTTAAACTACTCCTCTAATATATTTTTTATCACTTAGATTAGTCGGTAATGGTCCATGAACCAAAGTAACGACCAATTCTTGTAGATACTCCAAGCTCTCTCTGAACTTCATATTTCATGATATCAGCGATGTTACTATTAGCTGTTCCACGATCTGTGATTTCCTCGATAAGAGTCTCACCAACATCAACCATATCAACAAGTTTGTTGTCACCAGTTGCAAATACGAAAAGAGTGTCATCCTTGTACATAGACTTAGTTACATCGTTTCTTGCAAATCTCTGTGGAATTTCAACAAGCGTGTAACGTCCGTAATTTCCAAGGCGACCCATCTTTGCAATATCTTCTTTCTGAGAATCAGCAACCCATTTAACATCGATAAGGTTTTCAAGCTCCTGAAGTGCAACCATTGTTCCCATAATCACTACATCTGCATTATCATTTGCAACAGATACATTTTGAAGAATCTTATTGAATTTCTTTCTGTTTGTTGTGTTGAGAGCACCTGTCTGTACGAACTCAGATTGTGCAGGAAGTTTCTTTGGTGCTTCAAGGATCTCAGCAAAGATAAGCTCTTGAATCTTTACAACAAATGCTTTAGTGATAGCGTCTACAAGTTTTGTCCAATCCTCTTGTCCAATAAGATATCTATCAATATCAGCACCCACAGCAGCACCGTAAACATCAGTCTCTACAGAATAGGTTGTGTTCTCTGGTAATCTCTGAAGCATTGTGTCGTGATGTCTCTTGCCCATTCTTGCTATAGAAAGAATTACTTCCTCATGCTCGTTAACGAAGAGGTTAGTATCTCCATCTTTAAGATTTCTGTAATTAACAAGTGCATTGAACCACTCATTTTCTTTAAGTCCTGTAGAAACTGTCCAATCGGTTACTTCTTCAATTACATCGAAATACTGACGACCATAATCTCTGTAAGCACGTTCTCTTTCTCTGCGAGAAGAATCTTTGGTAAGACCGAAAATTTTGAGAGATACTTCACGAAGTTTGTCTTCCGCCTCTCTCTTAGAAATTCCATCGTCGAGTTCATTTTTATATAAATCGAACATTAAGTTCTTTACTTCTTCATAAGAAGTTTTCATTTCATCGAATACATTAAGTACATGTGCGCTAAAATTCATCTTATTCATTGCTTATTCCTCCCTTCTTTATAGTTCTGAAACTTTGTGTTTCTGACTTCCAGCTTCAACAGTTACTTTCTTACCAGCTACAGGTGTTCCGTCAAATGCATCTTCACTAAGCTCATAAACGTCTGTTACTGTAAGTACAAGTCCTCTAACTGTTTTTGTTCTCTCGGCTGTTGCTTTGTTGAAGAAGTTAGATGTCTTTGTAAACTCACTGTTGTATGTTTCAGCGATTTCTGGAACTTCGTAGATAAGAATTGCTGGTGCATTCACATCAACTTTTTTAACCTCTACATACCAGTTTCCGTTTGCAGCCTGTTCAAGAATTTCTCCCTCAAATCCTGCTGGGGCATCAGCAACTTCATACTGATCAAAGCTTACGTAAGCTCCTTTTCCGCAAACTGTTCCGTTATCAGTATCTTTTTTGATAACCATATTTAGTACTCTTCCAACTTTGTCTGAAAGGACTTTAGTTGGGAACGCAACGTGATGCTGCTCAATAGACATACGAATTGCCATAGTATTTATCCTCCTGTTTTTTGCATAATAAAAAGACCGCCATTATGACGATCCTTAAAGTTAAAAGTTATTTTGTTTATTTATTTTTCTTCTTCAGCAAACAGTTTTCCATATCTGCTAGGTTTCGAAGCTTTTTTATTTACATTTACAAATTGTTTCTTTGATGTAGCTGTCTTTTCTTCGTTATTAGAAAGTGCGAAGTTACCATGTTCAGAAACATAATCTGAATGAAGAACTTTAATTTCTGTCTCAAGATCAGTGAGAGAGTAGTTATCCATTTCAGAAACAAGTTTTTCATAATCCTTATTTACAAACTTTCCTTCTTCATCTTTCTGTGCAAGAATTTCATATTTTTCAGAATCAAGAATTGCTTTTTTCTGCTCACGAAGTTCGTTTAACTCAATTTCTTCTTTAAATGCTTTTAATTCTGCATAGTTTGAACGCATTTCTTCGATAGAAATCTTCTCTGACTCAGTAAGAAGCATTGCAAACATTTCTGTTCTCTCTCCAGCAAGTGCAATATTATCTTCATCTCTTGTATAAGATTGTTTATAATATTTGTCGCTGTCCCAATCCTGCATAATAAAATACTCATCATACACCTGAGACACATAACACCATTCAGAATCATTTCTATAAATAGAACATAATGCATTTAATGCATATCTAATATCTTCGAAGGAAATATCGAATAACTTATTGAATAGCTCATCTTTTGAAAAACTTTCTGTTTCAGATTCTGATGCAGTAGTATCTTCGGTTTCCTCTTCGGCAACCTCCTGAGTTTCCTCTACTTCTTCAGTGGTTTTAGTTTCTTCTTCGGAGGTTTCCACAACTGTTTCCTCAGATTCTTCTTCTGTGGTAGTCACTTCCTCTTCAGACTCTTCTGTTTCAGTTACTTCCTCAGTTTCAGTAACTTCCTCTTCAAAGTGTTCCTTATTCAATTCGGTTCCTCCTTTCGTATTTTTTTCTTTTATTTCAAAGCTCTCAAGAATACTTGTTAATTTCTCAAGAGTTTCTACCAATTTATCATTTGAAAATGTCTCAATTGCATTTTTATCAACTGCAAAATCTTCAATCTTAAAATTGCTTCCAGCCATTCCAGGGTTAACATCCTTAGAAAGCAGTGTCAAACCTGACACATAAAAATCATCGAGTACTAAAGTTCCATTCTTGGCATTAAAACTTAATTCTCTGATGCTTAATTCAATAGAACAGTCTACAGTTCCACGTCTATTTAAAATATCAATTGCATCTTGACAGTATTCATCATACAAATACCCATGCAGCACAGCACGATTTACTTTTGCTTTTTCATCATATTCGACAGACGTTTTACTTCCATCAATTACACCAATTGGTTGTTCTTCATAAACAACTTTGTCATTTCCGTCTTTGTCGGAAGTTACATAATAATCATGTGATCCGAAATCAAGTTCATCATCTGAATTTGTTGTTATGTGAGCTAAAATAGGTCTGAAATTTGCCGATGGGACATTTTCATTAAATGATTCTTCTGATATTTCTGACATGTTAAGATTTACATGGTCATGAAATGCTCTACTTACAAAAGGAGTAAGTCCTTCTTTGTGCTTATCTTCATTTTCACTTTCCTTTTCAAAATTACCGTTCATACGAACCATCAATTCTTTTCCTGATTCATCACTACTAAAATGTGAAAAATTGTTTTTTAAACAAAAAGAATATAGTTCGTCAACAGACATAATTTTTCTTTTTTTTCTTCTAGGCATTATTTAGCGATTCCTCCTTTCCTTAAATATTAGGTATAAAAAATACCACTCAAGAAATAGAAGAGTGGCTAAAAAGTAAGTATATTGCTATACTGTATTTTTGATTTATCTATATTTGAAAACTGAAGTTTGTCAGTATTCAAAAATATATACATCCCATTTGATTCATTAACTACTTGAAATCCAAGTTTCTTTAAGTTTTCAGAGGTAGTAGCGTCTGTTGTTTTTAAAAATTTTTCTTTCATATGACCACCTCATTATTTTCTGTCTTTTGTTTTAGCTCCCTCGTCACTTATTTTTGAATCAGAAACCTCTGGTCTGCCACCATCATCACTTGTATTAGACACCGTATTTGCAGAAGTTAATGGTTTGAATCTATCTGCAAGATTTAAAATATCATTTTCTAAGAAATTCATAGCCAATGTATCTAATTCTCCAACACCATTCAAACTATTAATCGCTACAATATTAGGAAATCCATATTGCAAATCTTTCTGCATAGATTCTTTGAATGCATCTCTTGTATGAATAGACACATTAAAGAACTTAACTTTTGCATGATTTTTTACTTGGTAAGAAAGCATCCTATTTACCCACCCTTGTATTTGCCCAAGTAAAGCAGAAATTGCAAAAGCGCTATCAACTTTATTTGCAGAACGAACACCCTCTGAGTTAGTAAGAGTAGCAGAATTTAACGTCTGCGCGCCACCTGATGTGTTGAACAATTCTTTCGTGGCTTTTTGCACTTTTGTTGTGTCTGAAGCTTGGTCATCAGAAAATGATATTGTATTAAGTGGAAGTGGGGTTATAATAGAGCCGATATAAGGTGGAAGACTATCTACCAGTTTGTTATAATAATCTACAGCAAAATCTATATTTACAGCCCATTGGTCAGGTTCATCTGCACTAGAAATTGTTGGAATGGTAGCAGTAATCAACTTATAGATTTGCTGATCATCTGCAACAGCTTGTACATCACCAAGATTTAAAAGACCAATTAAATCAATAAACAAACCGCTAAATATAGGAACGATTGTTTCCCAAGTTTCAACCCTTGACTTTGTGCATATAGCATACTCATCTGGCATTGGTTGCCATTTTTTCTGACTGTTACCACCATATTCTTTATACATAGAAAGCAGCGGATCACCAAGATATTCTAAAACGTCTTCGAATTTCTTATATTTACTCATATCTACAGAAAACGAATAATCTCCTGTGAAATATTTTCCAGAAATTCTACAATATTCTGGTGGGATTTTTAAAATAAACATTCCAGTTTCGTCCAACCAACAACATCCATAAAACACATCTTCTATAAAATTGTTGATTAGAACCTGTAAAAAGTTACCTTGTAAAGACATTCTATCTAGCCATACCAAAGTGTCATAATAATCTTTTAATATACTTTCCTTGTCGTTGTCACCGGTTGGATCATATGACGGAACTACATATCTTGCATTTAGATCAAACATAGTTGCGTTATACATAATCAATCTAAAATATGGTTGGCAACGATAAAATAAATAACGTGATAATCCACGTAATTCGTTTTCATAACTATCTATATTTTGAAGATATTTAATTACATTTTCTTTATTATATGAACTGATGGAAATTTGTCGTGTCGTTTTCGTTACATCACGAACTTGTTTAAATGCATTTTGTGTTTCTGCAAATCTCTTTTGTTGGCGTTCAAGACTTTGCATATATAATTTTCGTTCTGCAGCCGTTGGCTGTTTTTTATGTATTGGAGATGTTTCTGTCATCTCTTTCTTTGATTGTGTCATCTTTGATGCAAACACCTCCTTTGCTATTTAGTTGTGTTTTGGATTTTTATTTAGATTGTTTTGGAAAACGAAGATATGCGTTTTGGTTGATTGATTGAAAGTTTAGAGAGAAGAGATTGAGTTGACTCTTGTGGGCGTTTTTGCCTTACCTTGTCTTTACTTCTTAACTCGAAGAGACTATGAGCCATAAGAGCGAGACAGTAACTTCTATCATCATGCAAAATACTTTCAAATCCAGGAGCTAAGTCATATCTTACATTACCATTCGAAGCTTTGTATTTATACATATGGGTAACTTCTTCTTTCATTGCATCCAATTGTTTTAATCCGACTTCCTCTTCCAATGTAAGGTTATAAACTTGCTCTTTGACTTCGCCATTTTCTTCTGATAGTATTGTAAGATTACCATGATAATCATATTCTGCGGTAAAACTTATTAAATCTTGATCAATCATCTCACATAATTGTGAATACATAATTGTTTTATATTTTGACGGTTCTCTCATTCGAATAATATCTATAGCATCAGGATATCTTTTCACATATGGAGTTGCATAATCATAATTTGCATCTATTAAACCATGATGTTCATAATCTTTTTCTCCTTTATGCCCTGATTCATAAAAATTATCAAAAAGAAGATCGCACATTTGGGTAGCTCCCCCACCAGAACCAGCATCTATATATATACCGTGTATATTTCTATAATCGGGAACGCCATATCCGTTGTATCGAACAATAATATCTTGTAACATTTTTATCTGTTCTGGAGTTGTCAATGGTTTTTTCGTTTCTTTATCAATGAGGTTTATTCCGTTTACAACATCCAATAACCATCCGCGCCGATCATCCCTATGTAATTTACCAATTAATACAAAACTATTATCGCGTTTTTTTGCTGGATCGAAGCAAATTACCATATATGAATTATCTTCATTAACCAACATAGGTGGTCTTACTACACTGTTCCTTAATACCTGTGATTTCTTGACTGCAATATCATCGCCAAGATCGGAATCGAACTTATTCATATATTCTCTTGTTGCTTTTGTTGGATTCATTTTCATCTCAGAATCAATTTTTGCTTGAGTAAGAAGTGGTACAGGGTAAATTTTTCCATTATATGTAGCATGAAGAATGACTTCGCAATCAATATCTGCACAAAAATAATTTTTGTCTCCCGCCATGGAATGCATAGCTGCTTCTTTATATCTTTTATAAAAAACGTCATCCATCGAACCTGCTGAACTAGCACAAATAACTTGATTCGGGAAATTTGGAGGAAGTAAAGTTACGTCAACATCTCCTCCAAGGGCAAAATCACTATTTTGTGTGACAAATGGAAGAGTAGCAGCAAACATATCTTCTGACACATAGGATGCTTCATCATAAAAATTTAGTCTACTTCGACGTCCACGAGATCCATCAAAATTTGAATTTACTGTAGCCAAACTTGATCCTGAATAAAGCTTGAACGAATAAGATGCTGGATCATGCCGAAACCCTTCAGAATTTGCACTTTTAACAAGTTCATTGAGAAAAACATCTGTTAAACCCGTAAATGAAGCAATTTCTTTTTTGGCAATTGATTCAATCTTTTTCATCATACCAATACTTTGTGAACCAGTTGAACTTAAAATATATGCTTCAAATTTAGGCAATAACATTGTCTTCGCCATAAGAAATGGACTACCTAATGTTGTTTTTCCAGCATTACGACTCATACACCATACAACGTTTGGGGTTATCCATGACATCATAAATACGTATTTTTGATAATCAAGAAATTCTATCCCAAAGAATCTTTCGCAGAATTTGACGGGATTGCGCCTCCCCCATTGAATTATTTCAGCAAATTTCTTTAATCCTTCCAATTTTAGTTCAGACATATCATAATACGTAGGTTTTGTAAAAAAAGTAAAATTCTTTGGGGTAAATTCGTTAATTTTATCCCCCATTAGGACAATATTTTTATTTTCATTCATTTTCGACTACTTGTCCCTTTTCATCAATTAATCCTTTTTCTAAAAGAAAATCTTTTAAATCTTTATTTTCTTTTTTTAATAACCTACTAAATTCAACAGCGTTATCCCGTTCTTTTTGCAAATTAAAAAGTAGTTCTTTTTGATGAACTACTTCTTTTTCCCAATCATTCTCGTCTGGATTCAATTGTCTTAATTGGTTCTGATGATTTCTAGTCATGATATCTTCGATTGCCAAATTTGTTTCATAATCAAAAGTATTAACTTCTGAACCATTTAGATTCATTTCCTGAAGTTCCTTTATAATACCTGTCAACGTTCCAGCACCTTTGCTTTTTCTGTTATTATTATTCTCTGAGATCCCATTATCTTTTGCTAGAGCAAGTGCAGAATTAATCATTTTTTGTTTTGTGTCAGCAAGAGATTTAATTGTGGAAATAACGCCTGGATTGCTACCTAGCTGCTTTTTATATTGCGAAATTGCATCGTTAATTGTTTTAACATCTTTAAAACTTTGCACTATCTCTATAACTGCTTCAAGTTTTAACCCATCATCTTTTACTGATTCATCAAAATATCCTACAAGTTTGGAATATAAAAGAGGTTTTTCTTCCTCTGGTTCGTTTTCAAATGGATCATAACCTAAAAAACGAAGAACTGTACGTTTGTTTATTTTGTACATTTCAACAACATCTTCAGCCAATTCCTCTTTTGTATTTTGCTTTTTCTCTTCATCAGCATAAACAATTTTTTCTTTAAACATATCAGAATCCATATACCCTTGCCCGTTATAGTTAACCATACTTATATTTTTAATATAAGCATTCCAAGCGTTGCTTTTCCCTTTTCCTGTTACTAAATTTTCAGACTCTTGTATACTTGAATTCCACAATGACTCAATAAAAGGTTTATTTAAATAATATAGTGCTTTTTGTGCAGATTCTTTAGTTGGATCATGCTCAATTCCATTTTTATCCACACGTAATGCAATTTTCCTTGCACAGTCACGGCATATTCTACTAAAACTATCCCCGCCAAGAATTGGGTCTGTGTCCATATAAAATCCGATTTTTACATCCTTATGTTTCCTACACATCGGACATTGTGCTGTTTTGTTGTAGTTATCTAATTTATTTTGCAATTCAACAACTTTTTCTCTTGCTTGAGCAGCCGTTAATTTCGGTGCAGTTGCTTTTGTAGCCAATTAACAGCCACCTCCTTTTGTTTCATTAAATTAAGCACTTTCCGCAAGAACTGACAAAGTACTTTCTAAATATTCTACATATTCATAATTTATATTTATTTTCAAATTATTTTCCTTAAACCAAGCATCAAATTCTCCAACATCGATTCTGTATAAAAAATCCAAAAAGTCAAATGGAGAGAATTTTGTATATCCATAATTGTCATGGAATAATTTATGTACCTCTTTGTTTATACATGCTCCATACCCATATAACATATGCAAATCTTTTAATGTTAATCTTAATTCATCGAAATCTTCTTTATTATAATCACATACTTGCTGTTTTACTTCTATTCCTGTTATTTTAAAAACTTCATCAACAATATCTCTAAATGCTGTTGTATGATGTACATTATCAAATTCACCACCAGTTATAACGCATTTATAATTACAAAATTCCATTGAATCATTGAACCAACCTTTTGTATCAGATCTTAACTCGACATAAGTAGAATTAATTCCACCTTTCCAACGACCATTTTCTTCGCCAACTAATGGATTTAAATGTCTTGGATTTTTATCTCCAGCCCATTTTCCCTTTTGTCTGTCACTTATCATTTTGCATTGTTCTGGGCTACGTCTTTTACCTTTCCACCATCCATTATGAGTCTTAAAATATTCTCTTTTTGTTTCAGAAATTTTCTTTCTGGATTCTTCAGATAATGCTCGTCCTTTCAACTTTTCACTATTTTTTATACTTCTAGACAAATTAGCTCTAACTTGTGCATCGTAATTCTTGCCTTGCAGACCAAGAAGCGCTGCATGACATTCTATAGATCTAACGGTTCTATTTGGCAAAAATAAATTATGCAATTCTTCGCCAGTAAAATCTTTATATTTTTCTAACAATACATTATTTTCTTCACCCGTCCATTTTTCGGAAACTGTATAATTGGGATCAAGAAAACCAGATTCCTTTTTGCTGCATTCTCTACATACATTTCTTAAACCATCAATACAAGATAGATCGATAGGAAAATATAATTTATTATTTGGTAAATCTCTATTGCATTTTTTACAATGTCGTGTCCCTGAATAAAATAAATCTTTATTTTTGTTTTTCTCAATAATCTTCAGACGCTTTTCTTTGTTGAGTATCTTTTGACATTCCTTACAAACTGCATTTAATCGTCCAGTCTTTTTATTTGCGTAAGAAAAGAATTCATTCGTATTTGGAAATTCTTTTCCACATTTTGTACAAGTTCTTGTTTTTGATTCAATACTTGTTCCATGAGTATATCCCATATTTTTTCTCGCTTTCCACTCGCAATCACATTAGTAAAAGAGTAGGAGAGTAGTGCGAGTATCTACTATGCCAAAGCTCATGACTTCTTTGGTTTCCTACTCTCAAAAAATTAACCACGTCCCACTGACAGGACATTAAGCACCAAACTGCTTATGATTATTTATTCTCCAACAAATCAAAGAGAATAAAGAGATAAAACATTGAAATACATTTTGTATGTGATAAAATTAAATACAGATAAAACAGAACAAAAAAATAGAAAGGAATATTTTGAAAATGAGTAAAATTATAACCACACCAGATGGAAGAGTATTAGAACCAGTAACTCCGTCTAATGATCTACAAAAACTACAAGAAATTTCTGAAAAACTAATATCAGATACAACTTATCAGCAAATCCTAAACAATAATACCAGTATGAATATGTTTGATTACATGCAAAAATTCCCATCTCCAGAAGAACGATTGAAATTTCTTACTGATAAAATGGATTCCATGCAGTCAGAGCTTGAAAATCAAACAGAATCCATGCGTAAAATTCAGTATGAAAATATGAAGTTAAATGCACAAATTGAAATACAGAACAAAACGTTAGATTCTAATTTGGAAGAATTGAATAGGCTAAGAACTGTAAATACAGAATTAAAAGCGGTAAATAAGAACCTTGAGAATAGTAATAGACACTATTGGCGAAATACAACAATTATTTCATTTGTAGTTGCTTTGATATTTTATTTATTAGGTTTTATAACACCTTAAAACAATAGAATCCGAAGTAGAATACCAGTACATCCACCAAGAATTCCACCAAATAAAGCAGGATTAATTCTATAAATTCCATGCATACCTTTCATACATATGTCTCCTTTTAAATAAAATAATGCCGGTAGCGAGAGTCGAACTCGCACGATCTTACGATCAAATGATTTTAAGTCATTTCTGTCTCCCTATTCCACCATACCGACATGCGAAGGCGCTGCCTTCATTCGCTAATTGTTATATTAATTCTATATACGGAGCCTGTAGGATTCGAACCCACGCGCCGCTATTAACGGCCTATCAGTTTTCAGGACTGACCTCTTCAACCAACTTGAGTAAGACTCCAAACAAAAATGGGCAGAGCAGGAGTCGAACCTGCGGTGTTTCTAGTGTAGACGATTTACAGTCGTCCGCCATCGCCTCTAGGCATATCTACCCATAAAAATAGGAGAGTGAACCGAAATATTGGATTCACTCTCCATAACAAAAATCATATTAAATTATTTCACAAAAAATTCAAACTTATAAGTTCTCTACAACATTATTCCAGTACTGCAGACGAGCCTTGACACCAGCAGAAGAAGTGGTTCCAGACTGTACAAGCTGTGTATATTCTTCATTTGTATCATAGGTTTCAACAAATTCATTAACTGCAGCTTCAAATTTCCGGAAGTCTTTACCTTCCTTAATGCATCTGTATCCAGAATAAAGGATCATTGGAATAGAGGTAGATTTGATTTTAAGACCATCCATGCTATCTAGTGATACAAGTACTTCCGTTAAGGCAGAGATATCTTCAGTACTAAGATTTTCGTCATACCAAACGACAAACTTGTCGATGTCTTTTGCTCTGAATGAAGTAAAGTCATTTTCTTCATTTGTATTAATAAGCATTAACGTCTCACGGATCAGGTCACGAGGAAGATCTTTTCTAAGCTGTGCAGGGCTTAATGCCTTATCAAAGAATTCATGCTCTGCAAGATCGAAAACAATCTGACTTACTTTTTCACTTTCGATTGCTGTACGTTTCTGTGTATTATTCAGCGGAACACCATTATTCTGACGGAAATACATTCTTCGAATGTCATCTGGAGTACAATTACTATAAGTGCAAATAGTGATAACACAATTCTTTAATTTCTCCTGGACTTCATCATCAAGGTCATCGAATTTTTTACCAGCAATTTCATATTCTTTTCCGTCGATTTCTACTGGCGGCAAATGCTTCGATAACTTAAATTTATTCGAGAAGAATGCGTTAACTGTTGTTGAACGCTGAATTCCGTCGAAAACATACTTAATTCCATCTTCTTTTAACTCACATCTTACTGCATCAATATAATCACCTCTAAGAAATGAGTCAATAAGCTCACTTTTTCTCAAAAGATTCCACTGCCCAGTTTTACGCTGCAGCGGATGTTTCATATTGAATTTTTCCTTATCAATATCTTTAGAATAACTCCACAGCATTCGACTCTTTGGATTGATTTCCATACAAAATTACCTCCTATATTTGATGATTTCACATTATCACAATAGGAAAATTTTGTAAAGGTACAGTAGATCTTTTTTATAAATATTTTTGCGATTTTTTGTATTTTTTGACGTCGCACATTTTCTCAGGTTTGTGCCAGTGCCGATTCCTAGACGTCTGTCGGAGATTGCAGTTTGCGTGTTGCTACACGATCTATCCATATCTTTGTATTGACAGATTTTTCCTGTTGACATATAATCTATATGTAGGAATTCACCCAGGCGTTCATTTACGGCTGGATGCAATGCCAAGGATTTTTCAGAGTCGCGTCGAAGCAGTGATGCTTCGTTATATAGATACCCTTGCTACGAAAGGAGGGTGATGCGATATAGATACGTTTTTAAGATTTTTTAAAGATACATACACAATTGTAAATGACAGTAATTTACTATCTACAATTGTTGCCGGGATAGTTCTAATGTTTTTACAGAATATTGTCCCAACGAAAAAAGACCGCTAATTAAGCGATCCTTTTCCTGACTATCAATCAGCCGATACCCCTTCGGCTCTGAGAAATCCACTTGGGTGAATATCCCATTCTATATTCAATTTATCGGAAGCCACTTGATTAGCAAGTGGTTATTTTTATTATTGCGATATAATTTAAACTAAAGTATAAAATTTCTTCGTTTTTTTTAACTACTTGTATAATGTAATATACCTTATTTAGAAGAAATTGTCAAGATAGGTGTTGACAATTTGCAAATTTATAGTAATATATCAAGATATGGCCTTGATATCTGATCCATATTGTATTATTCTCCGGATGAGATATTAAACAAATGCTTCATCAGACTCGTCATTAGAATCATCCTGAATAATATAATGATTTTTAGTTGTGGATACATCTTCATGTCCTAAAAGCTTTTGAGCAACTTCTGCAGATTTATGTTCGTATACAACTAAATTCGTAGCTCGAGACTCACGAAATAAATGTGGATGAACCCTACGACCAACAATTTTAGTAAACAACCCGCTGCACCAATCATTAAAAGTACCTTCTCCGACTTGTCTTGTTTCACCGTTCTTTTGCTTAATTACAAAAACATACGGACAATCATCGTCGCCACGAACTTCAAGCCACTTTTTTATCCAATGCATAGCATCTTCACCAAATTTTAATTTTCTTACTTTCCCAACTATCGAATGGCCTTTACAGCGAATATTATGTGTCTGATATTGCTTTGAAGTAGCTTCAACTTCTTTTCCGTCTTCATCTATAATTTTTATTTTCTTCTCTTTTGCAGGATAATCGACCACTTCTTTTAATAACTGTCTTGCCTCAGCCCGTCTACATCCAGTACTGTATGAAAATACCAAATATGCTAATTTTTGCCATTCCTCACATTTCTCTAACTCCTGGCATAAAGCTACATATTCATCTGGTGTGAGAGGAAGCTTTTCATGTACATATCCAGTTTGCACAACTTTTAATCCGGTTGTAAAATTTCTAAATGTTGGTAATTCCTCTTCATACATCATCATAACATAATTGCAAAAAGCACTTACGCATGATTTTTTGAATTTAATAGCAGAATCTGACATACCACGATTTGTCAACCAATTTAAATATTTTTGAAATTCTTTTTTCTTTATTTTTGTGAAATCTTTATCTCCGAGATAATCTTTTACATACTTAAAAAATATACGTAGTCCTGATTTATAGGCTGGACGAGTTTTTGCAGAAAGATCAGATTGATTGTCAAGATAATCCTGAACCATTTCTCTATTATATTTATTTACCGTTAACCATTCTTCGTCCGTTATTTCTTCTGTTCTAGCAGCTATCTTGCCATCCAATATCATCACTTCCTTTCAATATTAAAAAACAGAATAATTTGTACTAAACTGTTTTTCATAAAATTATTCTTATAATAATAAACTATTTACTATGAATCTCATTAATCTGATCCAGAACTTCATCAATTTCCGCTTCATATAATTTCACACAACATGTATATAAATCATCAATGTGATCAAACTGCTCTGCATATTTGATAACAGTTAATTTATCTTTCTTCTTAGACTGCTTCAAATTGTAACCATCGCATCTTTTCTCTAAGTCAATATGAAATGTTTCTTTGAAGCATTTATACAACTCTTTATATCTGCTGGCATAATTTCCACTACGTCTACGACAAATTCTATTGATAACATCACGTTTTGTATAAATGTCTATATCATCCGTCAAACCATTGATGACTTCTTGTTTATGTTTAATTTCTTTTTTCTGTGATTCAATCAATTGGTTTTGATTTCGAACAGTTTTAAGAGTTGTAGAAAACAGAAGTTTAGTTTGTTCGTCTGCGAATGGGAGATATGTATCAATAAATAATTCATCGTTATTTACATAACCACCTGTTTTACGAATCGTTGGAAGAACATCAGAAGTAAGCCATTTTTTAAATGGTTTAACTTTGCTTGTGTGCATTTCAAGCATCAATTCATACATTTGTGATTCGTCGATATAAAGTTGTCCATCGTGGACAACCGGTATTATTTCTGCGTTTTTCACACTATTGTCAATTCTATCTTTCCGTGGATACAAGACACCTTTAGACATTTTTGAATGCCCTAATTTCATCCCTACTTCATAAAGCGTGAAATATGGATTTCCGTCTATGAATGTAACTGTAAGTTCTCCGAATTCTGGATTTTTAAAAATTTCAATTTTATCCATTTGATACCTCTTTCTCGCATTAAGACAGCGTTCGCCATTTTTTAATATTTATAGTTATTTGCCGATAACTTCCGTCGTTATCTTATGTGAGATGACTGCGGCAACAATCATCTCGTAAAGCGAGAAAGATCTCATGAATGAGAGGTGTAATCACCTCACATAAAATAACGAATCATAAATATTGATATGAAAGATAGAAACCAGGTTATCCACCCGTCTCTAATCATTTATTCTCTGCACTCGTTTGCAGAAAATCATAACAGGAAGTCAGGGACTCGAACCCCGATTAACAGTTTTGGAGACTGTCGTGTTGCCAATTACACTAACGACCTGTATTTGAGTGCGTAAGCTGCAGTCTTACACACTCAACAAAATTATAAATAAAAACTTTTCAAAATTTCAGATAAACGATTCTTGTCAACCTGTTCAGATGACCAATATGAAATAGAACTATATCCATTCTTATCATGCTTGCTACATGTAAATCCCTGTCCATCATCAGAGAAATCTACATCCATAGAATCGTCATGACAATTCAACTCCTGATCAGAGTCACCACTAGATTCTTCTTCCGTGATTTCAAATTCATATTTCATATCCGATTCAAAATATTTAATGCATTTAGAATTTGCATTTTCATCAAAAAATACAAATTTTGGAGATAGCATACAATATCTTCCGTCCAATTTTAGCTTCTCACAAAATATTTCATCACACACAATACTGATAACATATTCGTCTTCATAGTTATCCCACTCAGGATCTGCTAACTCAACAAATTTTAGATCATAATCGTAAAATACCAATTCTCTCAAAATTTCTTTTGCATGATCATATTTAGCAACAAAACTTACGTTTCGATCACAATCATGTAGTAGCTCATAAGTCTCGACAACTACTTCGACTAATTCTTCGATACTTTTGCATTTCAGTGTATACATATAATCACCACCGATCTATTAGAGAACAGCCTCTTTAAGAGCAGTAGCTGCCTTGAATTTCGGTGCTTTATGAGCAGCAACCATAATTGTTTCACCAGTCTGAGGATTACGTCTCTTAGATTCTGCCTTTTCTACAACCTCGAATTTTCCAAATCCTGCGATATTTACAGATTCTCCATCAGCCATTGCATCTTTGATAATCGCGAAAATAGCATCTACATATTTTGCTGCATCTTTCTGGGTTACTTCTAGGTTTGCTGCTACGGTTTTAAAAATATCTTGTTTGTTCATCATTTTAATATTCTCCTTTTTGTTCAAATAAATTTTGCACTTATGAAGTGCTTGTCTAATTTTTTATAATGTGTTATTCTTTATAAGTACGGAGCATCTTCCGTATTCTTGGACTGCCGGTTTTTCCAATGATAGAAAGTTTATCAATGGAAGGCAGGTGATTTAGTATGGCGATGTTTTATTCACCAGAAACACCAGTGCATGTCAATAGCTACTCACGTTTCCGTTATAATAAATGGGAACGAGTGAGACAGTATTGGCGGCACGAACGTAACCGTTAGGTTATGATACCTGCATCCTGATGACAGGATTGAATTCTCTGATAAAGTTCACTTCTAGAAATCGAGATAGCCGTCAGTCCTTCTTCTGTATTGTTTTAGTCATCGGCTTTTCCCGAGTTTTATACGTTTTGTTGTATAACAACGGAAAGACAGTAATTCTAGGTAGCCGATGACCTTCTTTATATGTAAGTACAGACGTATCTGTACTTATTTTTAGTTTAATTCAACAGGATAAAAAGCCTGTACCCCTTTATCTGTACAAATACATACCATCTGAGATGGTTTTCCTGTTAATCTTTTTTCCACAGTGTGCTGATCTCCACATCCAGCTAAAGATCCACCTCGAATCATTTTTACTCCATTCACTTCATCAAGAGCACACGTATGTAAATGTCCATATAACACAGCGTATGGAATGTATCCAATCGCCAGACACAAATTTTGTACACCAGATTTCCCAAATGGATCAAAATCACCATGCACACCAACATATGTTTTCCCACGGATAGATATATCAACAATTCCCGAATCGAGATTTCTTGTCAAAATATGAAAATTATTGATATGCTGTAAAGATAAATCAACTGCCCAACTAATCAAATCATCTAACCGTTCGTCATGAATTGCATCTTCTTTTCTATCAATTCTTGTATGGTTTCCAGACACGTTTGTCATGAATACGACTTTAAAATATTTGGTCAACTCATAACAAAATGAAGAGATGAGTTCCGTTGCAATTTTAATCTGTTCAATTACATTTTCACGATTAGTTACTTGGATTGTTTTATGAATATTTCCTGATATGAGATCTCCTTGTAGAGATACATAACACCTTTCAGAATTATGTAGTTTTTGGATAGAAATGATGTTATCTAATAATTGTTGCATTCTGTCTTTAGCAATATCAGTATTATATTCTCCAAAGAATGAATGAAATGTCTGACCGATATGTAAATCACTTAAAATTACAAGCATATCATTATCAGATGATATAGAAACGTCATTATGTTTAGAAAAATTTACTTTTCCAAGATCGCTCAATTGTTTTTCTAATAGATCTAATTTTTGCTCAATTCTAGCATCAATATAATTTTGCTTTTGCCAAGCGTTTCTTTCATCTCTAAATTGAATTTTTAATCGCTCTAACTCTCTTTGCGCGATCCGGATATCCTGCAACTGTTTATCAGAATCAACAAACATATCACGATTTGCATTCAGCATTCGATCAAATGTCGCTTTGTCCTTCCGAAATTTTGATTCTCCATAATGAGTTCCAAGTAACTCATTAAGTACATCAGCTACATCATTCCAGGAACCGATTATATCCTTATCTTTAGTAACTCTATATATAAGTTGATCATCTGTTTCACCAGGTAATCTTGTATAGGAAGTAATAGTAGATCACTCCCTTCTTACTCAACATCAACTGGTTCATCCAGTTCTTCCTCGTCCTTGACCTTAATATTAATTTCTACTGGTAGGTCTGCGAAGTCACGTAGAAGAGTAGAAAGTTGCTTATCTTCTCCATCAACATTAATTACCATTGTCTGTGGATTTAAAATACCAGTAACTTTCATTGAAGTTGTCGATGTTTTCTTATAAGTAAATGCTGCCATATCGTATAATTCTCCTTTTAATCCTAAAAATTTGTATAAAAAATAGAAGAGTAGTAAACTCTTCCTTAAATAATTTCATCTAAACTTGTGATAATTTTATCAGCAACACCATATTTAATAGCTTCTTTCGCAGATAAATACCAGTCATTTTCAAAGTTTTCATTAAAGACATCTTCTGGAATTTTTGTCCTAGATAAAACAAAGTCTCCAAGTTCTTCGATTTGTCGTTGATAATTTAAAATTGCTGCGACTACATCATTGTATGTTCCAGCAAATTGACCAGCTCCCTTATGGATGAGAAATTCTGCCGTTGGAAATGTAAAACGCTCATGACATGCTAAATAAATAAAGCATCCACTTGATGCAGCCATACCAACATTGATTCCAATAACTTTTGTTTGACTTAGTTGAATTGTATCAACTAAACAGTTATTTACCTCTAAATCGCCACCAGGACTAAAGAAGATTACTTTAATTGGCTTACGTTCTTCTACTGGAATATTATTTTTCTTATCTTCCGAATTCCACTGCATAATCATCTTTGCATATTCCAAAGTCATGGTTGTAATTTCATCATCAATCCAAATAATTCTATCATCGTAATTTTTATAAAATTGTAATAGAGTAGGATCTGGCAACTGTAAATTTTCTACATTACTTGGAATTGCAATGTCTAAATATGTTGTTTCTATTTTTTCCTTGAGTTCCTTTTTCTCCATTGGCAATATGCCTCGTGCTTTCATAATATTTCCTTTTGAAAGGATTTTATAATTTAATTTTCGTTCCTTTATTTGTGATAATAACTCTTGTTGTTTTAAGTGCATCAGAAATTGCGATTTCCAAATCTTCTTTAAATTCAAATCGAGCTTGCTGATCACCATGTACCAAATAAATCTTTTCTGCGTTAATTCCCTTATAATAATTTAAAAGATCATTTCGTTGCATATGACTTGAATACGAATGTAAATCTACAAGCTGACACTTATTCTTATACGGTTTTCCGTTAATATTTATTGTTTTTTGCTCTCGCCCATTCTTTATCTTTCCAGCTAAAGTATCGCCTCCGGCGAATCCGACAAACAAGATACAATCATTTTCTTTTGGCAAAATATCTTGAACCCATTTAACTGAACGACCTGCACACAACATACCAGAACTAGCTAAAATAACTTTTGCGGATTTATCAGCAATGGCTGCTTTACTGTCTTCTGGAGTAATTATTCTTCGCAAATTTTTCCATTGTATCATTTCATCAAATTTTTCTTTTCTGTCACCTTCGAGTATAGAAGAGTAGCAATCAAGAAGACGATTTGATAATGGGCTGTCTAATATAATTGGAATATTAAAAGATGGATCATGTCCAAAGAGCTGATATAATTCCCAAATAATAAATGGGAATCTATCCAAAGAAAATGTAGGAATAAGAACACGATGATGATTATCTACACAATATTGATCAATAACCGTTTTCATTTTTTGACGGTCTAATTCAATATCTTTCTTTTTCATAGAGCCTTTTCGTCTTCCGTAAGTGCATTCTCCAATAACAATTTGTGCAGAATTTACTCTTTGAAATGGTTCTACAAAAACTTTTCTGTCTTCGATCATTGTATTACCAAGATCAGATGTAAACAAAATTTTTCTAGTATGAGATCCACTATTGATAAATAATTCTGTTTGACATGAACAAAGAATATGTCCAGCGGGAGTATAGCGAATAGCTATATTTTCGTCTAAATTGAAAATTTCTCCACAATCATATTCTTCAATATGTTTTAAAGCAATTTCTACTTCATGTTCAGTATATAATGGAGTATAACTATGATCACCTTTATAATTTAGAGAGTCTACATCTCTTTGATTAATCCAGGCGCAATCTAACCACATTTCACGAAGAATAGAGGAGCTATGTTTTGGGACTATAATTCTTGCTTTAGTATTTCCTCTTGCAAAAAGCATAGGAATAAGACCAATGTGATCACAATGATTATGTCCAACGATAACCATATCTACAGTTTTGCTTTTGATTTTATTAAACAATGCACAATTGGCTTTGTAATTTTCTAAGACTGTATTATTATCCTGGATCATTCCCAATTCAAACAGAATTGTATGATCATAACAATCTATTTTTGTACAACTTCCAGTTACTCCTTCAGCATTGCCTCCAATAACCTCAAGAGCAATCTCTTTCTTTTTCTTAGCGATGGCTCCAAACCACCTTTCTCATTAAATTTCGCATTAGCGATGATATAATTTTTTTCTATAATTTTCGAGTAGTCTCATATTATGAGGCGTCTCACACAAATAGAATTTTTTACGTTTATGACATGATTCCGAATGGGATACGCCGCCTTCTGCATAAGGAACTCCATGCTTTACTAAATATTCTTTCTCTTGTTTAGTAATGAGTACTATATTAATACACACCTTTCGTTTTAAATTTCTTTGTATTTACAACAAAGATAAATAGTTGGGGTGGTAGGACTCGAACCCACGACCGTTCGGATATAAGCCGAATGCTCTCACCAACTGAGCTACACCGCAATAATGCTACAGAAGTAGCAAAATAAATACGCTGAGATTATACGTATTTTCAGAAACCTTTACCGACATTATTTTTTCTTCGGTTATCCACTATATGTTGCTTGCGCACACATATAGTATCTTCCACAACCGCCTTTTGAGAAGAGGCTTATCTTCTTTGCTGTATGACTACTCAAGTTTCATCGTTCCATTAACACTGCCGTGCTATAAATCTCCGCTAAGAGAACTGTGCAGAATCCGCTTAACACATCCAGATATTGCGTATCTTTCAGTGTGTGTATTACCTCAAAAGAGATTACACATTTTGGCTGCTTACACCATACAGAGGTACAGACTTTCGCTTTATAATTTGTTTACCTTTTGCATCAAACCAATTTTTACATTCTTCCTGAATATACTAATTAATAGAAACGAAATTGAATACAGAAGACGCGCTGCACCAGATGTTTCGTTATCTTTTGGATAACAAAATCCATCACGCCTTCGTAGCTTTCGGTTATAATCCCTACTCGCATCCTGCATAAGCTAATTTGGCATCTCTACCAATTCACTTACCCAAATGGACATCGCACTTGTCTAATAAGGACTCGCACTATATATCCTCCTAATTCCCCATCATATCTTCATAGGTTCGCGTGAGCTATTCTGTTGCGCAGAAAAATGATTCTCAGCGGTTGCCCCTGAATCACCTTGTTACTCCCTATTTCCTGACACTATTTCCACACAGGACTTACTCGTTTTACCGGTATGAAACAGCACTTTTTGAGTGCCTGGGATGTTAGTTTTGCATAGATTGACCAATTTTCATGGCGACGAGTTGTAAATTCGCCTTTAATACGCTCACACGCATCTATCTGTGCTATGCCACGAGTTGCGGGACTACGAGTCGAACGTAGCTTTAGAGAACATGAATCTCTCGTGGAACCGATCCAGCATATCCCGCGATAATACTGGCAAACTATTATATCTGCCAGTAAAAAATAAAACATAAAAGAAAGAGGAGATAATTATGAAATTAACATAAAGAATTAACCTTTTGAAAGGGCGGCAGAGAGTAACCGCCCATGTACCTAATTAAAATAATTATTTAATTTTCTGTTATAATATCTAGTGATTTTTGGTTTTGCCCAAATTTTCGGTTCACATTTGATATTTTCGTAAGTATGGATTTCATGTTCTGGAATATATTCACATTCCAAACTCAACCCATCTAATAGTTTTACCACTGTATTTTCAGTGGGAGTAGTAGAAGATAAGTAGGCAAATACACATTTCTCCATTCGCTTAACAACTTTACGAACGATTGCTACATTAATATCTTCTTTGCTAGCGATTTCTTTGATAATATTTTCTTGTGTAATTGTCAAAATATTATTCCTCCCAGCTGCACGAATTCGATTAGAGAATTGTATTAAAATATTTCATCAGACAATAGCCTATTTATTTATTCTCCATATAGGCACAAAAGAAAACCCATGTGATGTGGACTATTTTATTTTTGACTGTTTAAAATAGTCCACATATAATGGTCGAAAAAAATGCCTTAAGATATGCGGAATTTATCTTTTACGCTTTCTTTCACGGTCTAATTTCTTACGATATTCACGTTGACAATCATCGCATCTTACCGATTTTGACTTAGAATCAACCTCAATCCATTCTCCACAATCCATACATTGAATAAACTTTGTCGATTTAATTTTGATATTATTATTCAAATTATTTACTACATATTGTCCATAACAAAACCAGAAGAGTTGTTTCCCTCTCTTTTCGTTTCCATATAAATATTGAATTAACATATCAGCAATAACATCTTCTGAATATCCAAAATCTAAAAATTGATTTCGAATAGAACAAGCAACATAATGAAGATTATCAATATATTCATCTTTCATATTTACCATATAACGGTATTCTTTATTGAGCTTATCATATAAATTAGAAACTTCTTTTGAGCATACAATATTTACATTGTGCATCATTTTTTGATAATCTAACTTCCCTAAGTTCATTCCTCTTGTGTTTATAGATTTATTAGGGATTTTGTCATATAATTTATTAACAAAACTTTGATTGCGCATACTAACTTGATCAGCTTCTTTATCTTTTGCATATTCAAAGAATGCAGGTAACTTCGCGTTCGTAAATTCCTTGATTTCCTCATTAATACGATCGGGGAAAGCAGGTTTGTACAAAGTTTTGGCGTAATCGATCACAAAATTATTCTGACAACATAAGCGTTTTACACAATCAATGGCATGTTGTTTTTCTTCTTCTGACCCGTTAATAAATACATCGTTATTCCAGATCTTTGAAATATTATTACTATAAATTCCAATATTGCCACCGGTAAATGCAGCATTAAGCCCATCATAAATGTTTTGGTTATTCAAAAGTTTTGGCTCTGCTTTGCGCATATTGTAATAAAGAGGAACAATTCCTTCCATATTTTTCTCTGCGATATTCACAAAATTTAGATCTGCAACAACTAAAGATTTATCTCCATCCACATCGAACTGTAAAATTTTACTGATCAAATCACGAGTACTGGTATAAACTCCGTTTGTTGTAAACCATTGTCTGATTCTTCGAGATCGTTCCCCATATTTCTCATGCGCAACGTTCAAACGAATAGCATGTTCTTTATAAAGATGTGGGCTGCGGAGACAATCAAGCTTCTCATTTTTGTTAAAAAGCCAACAGAATACTTCTTTGTCATTTAGCAACCCTTCTGGGGTTTCTATATGTTTAAACCAATATTCACAAGCCGCATAAAAATCCGGTAAAAGGAATGTATATTTCCCATGGACTTCAAGTTTCCCACTGCGGTATTTCTTCACAAGACTATTTTTTACTTCACGAATCACATCTTTAGCATAGGTATCATTCAATAATGCAGGATAAAGTTTTACAGCTTTTTGAAATGGTGTCATATTTGTATTATATGGGGTGATACCTAAAATCTCTTTGACTGTTTTTTCTGAATTGCAAATATTGGTGATTTTATCAACTGACCTTTTCGTAAGTAAATCAATCTCTTCATCTGTAATATCAGTTAATGTCTGCAACATTTGATAGTTAATTTTTGCATCTTTAATTCTATCTTCTTCAATATTACACCGACCAGCCTGACAATTATATTTTTTAAAATTATCCTTATACTCATCCCAAGAATCATAAAACTTATACATCTTGAATTGACTTTTGGTAAAGATAATCCGAATATCATCATCAAAAATATTATACTCTTTGCCGTATATATCTTTAATAGTAGGAGATCCATCATTTACTTCAATAAACTTTCTGAAATCAAAAACTCCTAATAATCCTTTTATCCATGGCGCACGAAACATAGTATTTTTAGTCATAACCGATGGAAGCATCATACCAGCTCCATCAGTATGAGGAATTGGGACATCACCTGTCTTTCGTGTAATTGAATAATCTGACTCATCAATAAAATCAAAAGTTCCTGGCACATTTGTTTCAAAATCATCAACCACTATACAACGATCAATATCAAAATCAGTCCATTGATCAGTTGCAGAATTTGCTAGTGCCATATAAGCTAAATGCTTATTTACATTGTTGCCACCTTTTGAATTGATTTTTTCTATTGTAAGACCACACATAATAGTTTTTTCAACCTTGTCCCAAACAGATTCTTTAATAAAGACTGCTTTTTTCTTCCTAATTTGCCCAGCAGAAGAAGTGAAATATCTATATTTTTCGCCCTTATATGTAAAACCATAAAAAGAAATATCTTTAAATACATCAAAATAATAAATTTGTACTACAATTAAGGCGTCGGTCAGCTCATCTTTTTTAATACCGATAGAGCGAGTAAGAGATGATTCAAATACAGAGATAATATTTTGATCAGTCAGTTCTTCTTCTCTTAAACGTCGTAGCGGAATTTGATTATATGGAATATTTTGCGAAATGCAATGATCGATTTTATTAGATAATTTTTCTTTATTAAGAACTTTATTTTTTAGAAGTGTTAAAAGTTTCTCTTTTGATACTTTTGCTTTTTCTCTTTTATGTTCAATAATTAAGTTTAGCCTGACGTATTTTTTTATTATATCATTAGCCAGAAGATGGTAATCTTTTTCTGTATACGCTTTAAATTCCTTAATGTCTTCTAATGTATAACCATTTGAAAGTAATTCATTTTCTGAATTGGAAAGCATATTGTTCACATAATTTCGTTCGCTTCTATATTTACAATTCATTTCATGCAAATATTTTTCATGATTACTGTAAAAATGTCCCGTATCTACGGAATACATATTAATTTGTGTGTCTAAAATAACTATCATTCCTTTCTTTAATTAACTAGAATATTTCCAAATATATCCAAATGCTGTTTTTTGATTTCCTTTACAACAACTTAATATAGATGAAGTTTGTTTTAAACTTATATCTAAAGTATTTGAAATTTCTTTTGTAGAATACCATGTCTTTATAAAATTCCCATCCATATCATATTGCTCTACGTTTCTACCTTTTGATGTTGAATTTTTCCCACAACAAATATATATTGGGTTTTCTATTGCATCATCTTCATTTACGAAAACAAATGTATATCCATGATATTCACAACGTTCATGATGCAAACACTGAGTAAAAGAAGTCCTAGAGATATGTTCTCCTAAAATTGATTCACTTTCTCTTTCTAATTTTCTACGATTATCACATGTACCTATGTATTTTCCAGATTTATATATATTAAACGCTTCATTGCAAACTGAATTTCTGTTTTTATATGAATAGTCCATAGATTTCCGTTTATTAGATATTTCTTCTTTAAGTAAAAGGTATTTTTGATACTTTCGTTCAAGATAAATTGTTGCTCCTTCATATAACCAATCTAAAATTTTTTCTATTATATTATTACCATCAATTAACAACGTATAGTTATCATGCCCATTGTCCCATCTGCTATGAATATCGCCCACAAATTTAACTACATTTTTATTCAAATATTCCTTTGTTTTGTTAATAAATGCGGAAGTTCCTGTAAAGGTAATTTGAAAATGCAGATAAGTTTTTCTAAATTTGCTTTTTGATTTTCTTATACTTCCAGATATACTTCCATCTCCATCCAAATAACCTCTAAGAAAATGATTGATTAAATTATCTGGAACAATTTCTTCAGAAGGAAATATAATTTTAAACGTTTTTCTTGGTGAACAACCCAATTTGATTAAATCATCTACTATTTGATCGCTTCGAAAAGACAATCTACACATGTCGTTAGTAAATTTGTAGTCTCTATTTTGATGTTTAAAAAATTTATTCCTTTCGTAAATATGTCTTTTTATAGGACATTCATTATTCATTTCTTCTGCTATAGTTTTTAATAAAGCTACATCGCTATATTTTAAGTCTAGTTTTGCCCACTTACTAGATCCACTATTTGAGTAAACACATCCATCTGCATATAATAATCCAAGAATATATGCTTTTCTTTCTGTATCGATTTTGTTAAAATAATTATCATTTATATTATATTTTCTGTTTTTCAATTAACTACTTGGAGCTTTGCAAATTTAAGTCATGACACTCACATCTCCTTTCGCTTTTTAAAAATTATCACTTATACTAATATATTCTCTATTTACTCCTCCAAAATTTTATACTCACCATCGCCAACATTGACAATAATTCCATACTGATGCAGCTCTAGATCATCAAACATTAATCCAATATCCGCATAATCCTCTATAACTCCATCAGACCCAACACACTCAATTTCACCATCATATTTAATTGCACCAAGCATTTCATTCTTTTCATTGATTGCTAAAGCAACACAATAATTGCAATCTTGAGTATCTACAAGCTCATAACAAAAATCATAGATGTCATCATCACTTTCAAGTAAAACATTCATCTTCTCACCACATCCGCATTTACATACTGGCGCGCATAACATGTTATATTCAGGATCTAATCCAAAATCCTTAAGTTTAAAATTTTTAAAATTCCATACAAAATCTATAATATTCATACTAAATCCTCCTGTGTTACACATTCATAAGCAAAGCCTTCATTTGTAGTATAGTAAATGTGTTTTATGCCTAAATCCTTGATGGCAGCCATACATGACGGACATGGCCTAGACATACCATAAGGTTTATCATTTCGTTTTCGATATATATATAATTTTACTTTGGAAAAATCTATATCCAGATGTCGGATGGAATTGATACAGCTAATTTCTGCATGTATTTTAGGAAGAAGTGTTTCCTGATCAACGTCAGTATTTCTATATTTGTTATAATATTTCTGTACTGGATGAGTTTTATTAGTATTACAACCAATACCAACAATATTTCCTTTGTATACTGCCACACAACCGATATGTACGTTTTTATAATCAGAAATATCTGCAGCCTGTCTCGCTTTAGATAAATATCTACGATCAGTTTTAGTAAACAAACTCATCCACTTCCTTTACTGTGGACTGTTTTGCTTTTAATTTTTGTGTTTGAATAATATTTCGATGACACTGTTCGTCAAACGTTCTGTCTGCAATAATCTTTTCTGCGAAGTGCGATCCATGTGATAGGGTAGTAGAATTCGGATATGGAGAAAGTTCTGTAAACTGAATTACTCCTCCAAATCTTGTATTATCTCTTAAACTTCTGGTGCAAAATCTTGTGTTCTCTTTCATAATTAGTATCTCCTTTGACTTTCATAATTTTTAAATACATTTGTATCACTCCTTGACTATAGGGATGATTAATAGTTCCTAATTTTATATTCTCTAAACATTCATTAACACTTCATCTTTTTAACGCTATCTCCAAGTTCATCAATGAACGGGCTAGGAGTCATAAGATTATCATTGTATGATGCAGTAGAAGAGAGATATAATTCATTCTCTGCTCTTGTAATTCCGACATATAATAACCTGCGTTCATCATCGAGATTGTCACTTTTTGCATGTGGGAGCAGTCCATCATTCAATCCAACAATGAACACGATTGGATATTCCAAGCCTTTTGCTCTATGAATTGTTGAGAGATGTACTTTATCATTATTCTCCATTGCTAATCTTGTCTTTTAAAGTAATCTTTTCCATACTGATTGATAATTTCTAAAATTCTATCTTTACCTTTTTCTGTTATTTGATATCTATATAAATCAGAATTGCATGTTTTAAAATGCTTTAATTCTAAATATCCGTCAGTTAAAGAAGATTCCCTGGCAAAAAACCTATTGCTGTTATCCACATTTAATAGATTTTCGTACACCAATGTCTTTTTGAATAACAAATAATCATGTTCTTCTCTTGAAAGTAGAATTCCATTATCACAAAGTGATTCAGTCAAACTCGTAAAACTATATTTTTCACCAGGACACAGTGGATATGTTTTATTGTTATATTCATATGTTCCATTTTCCGTATCAACACCAATATATTCTCTGCTTTTTGAATGACTATGTTTCTTTTTTTGTTTTGTCTCAGGCGTTTCATGAATTCCCTTTTCATTCAAATTTTTTCTAACTTTTTCTTTTAAATTTTCTGATAAAATTTTGTCAGGATCGTCATATATCATCTGTAAAACATCTTTATAGATGACTTCGTAATTATCAAAAGTTTTCTTTTCATTATTTTTAAGTTCTAAAAATGGATTTTTCGTATTATAAAGAACATATTTTTTATAACGATAAGTTAAATAATATGCAGCTTCTAAATATAGTGTTCTTGTTTTTGTTACTGCTCTGCCTTTGTAATAGGATGTTTCAAAAAAGAAAATAGGCTTAAAAGAAAAACGGTCAATGTCTTTGTTTTTATTAAATGATTCTTGAAGAGCTATGCAATGATGTGTACCGTTATACAACATACTGATATGTTGCGAGAACCTTGCAAACATATTGACTGTTTCTCCAATGTATATTTCACCAGTTTCTCTATTCGTAATTTTGTAACAACCTGCAATGGTTTTTATATTAAAATTTGCAGTAATATAAGATAAAAGATAATTCAATAAAGAAATTGTATTGTCCAACACTTCATTCGATGGGTCGAGAATTGACGATTCTTGATCTAAATAACACATTAAAGCCTCTTGCGGAGTTATGTTGTTTTGACTTAGTTTCATCATAGTAAAAGAATATTCGTTTTTATCAATGGTATCTTTTAGTGAATATTTTTTATGAATATTCGTGAGTAGTAATTTTAAATAATGTTTAGTATCTGACATTTTATCCTTCTTTCTTTAAATTCAATTTTTCAAAAATAGTTTCATCTCTTTGTTTTGTTAAGTACTCCTCGTATTTATTCTCTTTATACATAGCTTTATATTTGCTATTTTCAGAATGAATATAATCATATACCTGCTGAATTTCTTCCAAAGAGTATTTTTGACCCTTACCCTTTGCAATCTGGTTATACATTTGGGCCAGCTTACGTTTACGATTCGCATTTTCAACTTCACTATTAATCCATTTGTAAGATTTCTTTTCTTTTTTCTGTGATCCAGCATAAGAATCAATGTATAATTTATCTGCAGGCCGACCATACACGTTTGTCATACGAGAAATATTTTTTTCATCAGGTGATAGTAAAAAATCATCTTGGCGAAAAATATAGATCAACTGATTTTTCTCCAAAACGCGATTATATTCTTTTATACTTCTTATGGAAATTCCAGATAAATCGGACAGATATTCGATCGTCATATTGCCAACGACACGACTTTTGTGTTCTAATGAATCGAGCCACACATCGATAGAAGAGCTGATCGTACCAATAAGAATTGAAAAATATCTAAGCAATTGAAAATTATTACAGTCTGTTATTTGAAATATTTTTCTTATTTCAAAAAAATCAATAATAACAAACGGAGCATCTTTTGTATCATCCCATAAACAAGAACAGTCTAAAATATATTCTTTTTGAGCGACTCCTTTTTGGATAATAATTCCTTTTTGAATAAGTCTATCTATTCCGTTTTTTATATATACAGGGAATCGTTTAGAATATTTTGTAGATCCAGTTAGATAATAGCTGGCCTGAGAATAAGATATACAATGTTCTGTTGTGTATGTGACAGTCACTACAGTTTTTAAAAAACAGTACGCTGCAATTTCATAATTTGAAAAAGCAGAAGAGTGAAGTATATCTTTTGGTATAGAAATTTGAATTGATTTTAAATTTTGATCGTTAATAATTTTACCTCCATTTTTTACATGGTGCAAAAAGTGTATCGATTTTGACCACTACACTCCAAAACACTCCCACTAAGTGGGTAGATTTTGACCACTTTTTGCACTTAATTAATTATTATATAAATATATAATTATTATATGAGATTAATTGCACTCCTTTCGGAGTCCAAGTTCGTCTATCTGTTCATTCTCTGTTCTGTAACAAATTTTTCTGTTGTGATCAGTTTTAAATTATTGTCCATAGTAAATATCTCCTTCGCATTTATGATTTTCTTTGATATTTGTTTATTCTCCATGCTATTTGAATCGTTTTTGTGTTTTATGATTTGTCAATTTTTGATTTTGAGCATAAAAAAATAGCAGACAAGATTTCTCTCATCTGCTATAGGAATGTATTTTCATATATTATTTTATTCTTCTTCTCTTGCATTAATTGTATCAAAGGATAACCAGAACACATCAGGCTTAGAAATAATCCTTGCATCAATGTATGCCATCTTCATGGAAAGACATGTTCTTGCTTGGTAACACTTTCCATCTATTTCATTAAGCACCAATGCAACGTCAGGAATATTATTTTTGTTGAAATATAATGGAATCATTAGCTGAATCCTGTTATTGTAGTAATGAGGAATAGCAAGCTTATAATTCGCAGTAACCTTTTGAATTGAAGAATCGATTACTCCTTTTAGTGTTTCCAATGCAAGATCACTTGTCCGAATACGTTCTGGTAAACGCTGCGCTGTATTAAGGTCATCTAAGATGTGTTCATAATGAACATTAACGGGATAATGCCAGTTGAATATGAGTTTGCCTGGATCAGAAAAGTAATCAGCTCTTTCTGGTAAATCAATGATTTTTAAATCGCCTAGCTCATAACGATCTTTGAATCCTTTAAATATCCAACTTGAATAGCCTAATCTATTATTAGGTTCTGCATATACATAAATTGGTTCGTTATAATTATCATATAGGCCTGTATTAAAAATACAATAATATTTTGCTGTAACGATTTTCCCTTCACTCTGCAGTTTTTGGAAAGTGTGTTTCATATAATTTTTTAAAATTGAATAATCGTTTATATTTCCAAAAGACCACGGCTCTGACTGTGCTCTTTTTGCTAATTCCGCCATCTGAGCATTGTAATCTCCCCAATAGAAAAAGCTATATAAATCATTCATGCCCAACAGTCCTTTATATTTTTGATATTAATAATTTTAGCATAATTCGAACAAACATTCAAATGGTAAATTCTGTATATTATATAGGTATATATGAAATAGAAGATCGTTTTATGCTGGAGTTTAAAAGTAGCCCCCCCATGGTGTGTCTGGTATGAGAGGATACAGATCATTTCTTGGGTATGATCGTAGGAGAGTATGTGAGATTATTTGTTTAGAACAAATTTTAATGTGCTTAGTGGATAGTTGTTAGGGTATGGATATAAAATTGATTTAAAATCTGTAGAAGTATCTTTTTGTATAGGGTAGGTGATTTTTATGGTCATCTACCCTTATTTTATTTGAGTTATTTCCTATTTAAAATGTGATGCTGACACTAAGTTTGATTCTGTACATATAATTGTTTGCCAGTAAAGTTGATCCGAGACAACAGGGAATTGATATTTCGGTGCGTTTTTCTAATTTATTATATCCTACTACAGATATACGAATATCATCTTCTGCAGCAAGTCTTTGTAATTCTTTTAAATATTCATCATATGCAGATTGGTTTGTAATAACATAAGAGATTACGCATGATGTTTCTTGTACTTGTCCAGAAAATAATCCTCTTCTATGCATGGTTATTCTTGTTTCACAGACTCGTCTGACATATTTTGCAGCTTCTGGTTCGCCCGAATAGGAATCCGGATAATAGCAAGAGATATATTTATGATTGCCTATAGTTGTGTACTCATTATGCTGTGCTTTGGAGCGTAAAAGATCTTTTACACCAGAATAATCAAGTCTGGCATTTGTTTGTGCTTCAGATGTTGCTTTGACCTGGATCTGCTTCTGTGTTGGCGTAAGACTGGACAATTCATCACGAAATGACATGATTTTCCTCTTTTCTTGTATTGGTGGACAGTTTATAGGGTGTATGTGTTTGAATGGATTCTAGGTTGATTATAATACTGTTTTGTCCTTAGATCAATAGTAAGGATGATTTGTGATGGTATGTGTGGTGTAGTGAGTAAGGATTGATGGTTGCATGAATGTGAGAGTGGAAGAGTGATGTGAAAGTTAATGTAGGAGAGAGCAATTTTTGCGTGGTGAAATACTTATCGTTGAAGTTTGGAATTTATATGGATTATTTTGGAACGGATGTGTGAAAGTTGGAAATGAAATATGAATGGTGGAGTGATTTTAAAGCTTGATTACTGGGATTAACGATAAAGGGTACGATAAGGTGTTTTAGGGTAATATGATTGGATTTTTGGCTTGATTATTGGGCAAAATGGAGATTATTTTTGGATGGGTGGAATGGGAGGGTGGTGAGATAGGGAGATTGGGTGGAGTGATGGATTTTGGAGTTAGTGTGTGAATGAACCAGCTATGTGAGATTTCAAAATATTCAGACAATTTACTAGTTTTAACTACCCCCCCCGTCTAAACATTCAGACAATAAACGAATCACACTACTATTTTACCCCGAAAAACAGGTATTTTATAGGGCATAACACAATTTAAATACAATTCAAAATATTTTGATAATAGATTAAATTTTTTCTATTGTTTGGTAAAATAAAAATTTTTGACCATGGCGCGGGCGGTTCCGGTGGCAAGGCGAAAAATAGGGTGGTCAAGTGTGACGTAAGGTCATATGTAAAAATTTTATATATCGAAAATAGTAATGATTACTATTATCAAATTATCCACATAAGTTTTCCGCATATACCAATACTAAACAAAAAGTTTACCAATACTAAACCGCATATTTCCATAAAATCAATAATAGTAATCATTCCTAATTTTCTAAACTGACCATAAGTCATAAAAATATGACCAGCAGTCATTTCAAACTGACCAATAGTCAACATTCTATTCCGGCATCTTCTTCAATCAATATCCCTTTTTGTCCAGATCCCAATTTATTAAATCTTTCAAATATTTTGTGATTGAAATATTTTGATCTTCTAAATAATTTTGTAGCCGTTCATAGTCCTGTATATCAGTTGGAGTATATTGTATTTTTACTTGTTTACATTTTCGGTTATATTTTTTTTGGTTTCTAGCTTGTGATTCAGTTGTCTTTCTTGCGTTTTCTTTATTTTCCATTAAATTTTACTTTTCTTTCTTATTTTGTTATAAATATACGTGTACAATCTGATATTAATTCTAATATCTATTCATGCACTTTTAAAATTACACAATAAACAACCATAATAGCAGCGCTTTCTATCAAATTTGTCAATACTAATTTTACACACATCTTGAATCTTTAAATAATGCACAAAAATATATCAAAATAAATAATTTTTTTGTAAGATTCGTCATTGATTAATATAGTACTATATGCTATTATACAATTACCGAAAGGGCGATAGCTCAGACGGTACGCGAACGGTCGTTTCGTTCGCTGTGTTTCTTCTTCTGTATTCCGTCCGACCGGGGACGGGCGCGCATGATGGTATGTGCTATTGAAAAAGGACAATTTCTAAAAACCCGCAACCGTGTATGCGTAACCACTATACGGGCATCTAATAGCAGATGTTAGGCGGTTGAGTCTATACCGGATTCCGAAAGACTCAGTTTGTAGCACTTGCCAGTTAGACAAGATCTCAAATGTTACCCGTGCAAAGTCCACACGGTCAAAGGACTAGGAAAGTAAGGTGTTGCCGTGATACTACAACCGTAGGGGTTGCAAGTCTGAAAACGATTACTTGTTATTGATTTTTAATAACAAGTAAGTTCGACATCAACGAGTAGCTAATAACCAGTTAGGCGCGCTTTGTACTTGCTATACTGAGCAACGAGTAGTTGAAACTATTAATAACAAAGTTTTCACTTCCGTTCTAAGGTTTTTCCTTTTTACGGTTACCAGATTTACAAGCGTACAATTCCAACAAGCCGCTTTGTGAATTTGATAAAAATGTATAGGTTTTACCTGTGCATGAAAACAATGTTTCCAGATTCACCTTTCAATGTTTTTTTAATCCGAAACATTAGAAAGTTTTACATAGGTTTTACAAATTGCACATTGACAATTAGGGTTAATAAGTAACGGACTTTACCCCGTGAAAAAAGTTTAAATCATTAGCCGGGTTGCAGCAGGTGCAGTCTGCCTTTTTAGAAGGTCTTACGGCTTAACCGTATTAAAGAAACGGTTCGAATCCGTTCCCGGCTTTCCTGCTATTATAGCAGAGTTAGAACAAAAAAACAATAACAATTTTCGCATCTGTGCGTAAAACAGAAGAAAGAGGTTTGTTATGATCAAAACAGAAAAATTTTATGTAAAAAGCGATGCAATGAAAGTTACCGAAAACATCGACCGTGTTCGTGATCTGGTCATTTCAGAGGTACGTAACACTGAATTTGCTAAAGTATCACGGAAAAAGGCATTTAAGGATGCCCGAGAAGCAATCGAAAGCGCACATGTTGACGTTGACGCGCTGACCTGCAAAGAAACCGTTGTGCTGGAAGTGCTGGGCGCTGAAAAAGGTGCTTCTTTCCTCAAAGACCGTGTGGAATATCAGGCACTTAAAAAGGAAGTAGACGCTTGTGTTCCGCTCGATCAGATCACAAGTCTTTGCCAGACAGATAGAACGTGGGTTCTTCTTATGGCTCATATTATCTGCCCGTCCGTAGTTCTCACCAAAATTTTTGATGAGATCGACGTTGCAACACCGGTCAAGAACTGGTATGCATCCGGTAAAGGTGCGAACAAATTAAAAGAAGTCCTTCAGCCGATTTTCCATCGGCTGTTAGGAACGGAAGGAGATCTGTTCTATGGGGTCAAAGTTAGAAAATCTAGCTTTGACGATGTAGACATTCGCAACTTCCTTGCGATCTTCGGTGGTCAGGCAAAACGCGTGGAAACCAAAGAAAAAGATAAAGATGGAAAAGAAGTTGTCAAATTCAGCAACCATAATTGGATTGACAAGTCTGGAAACCAGAAAACGCAGGAAGCAGCATTCACAACTCTGCTGTCTGTGATCCTGGACAATCCGGAAAAACACGTTGTCATCAAACCAGAACCGGAAAAAGAAGAGGAGGTAAACGCAGAAGAGAAATAAAAACCATGCTGGAAAGCCAGAAAAAGGGCGGTGCAACTCCGCCCGATGGTTTTAGTAAAAATCAAAACGCAACCATGCGAAAATGGTAGAAAGAAGGTAATTATGGAATTTAAAAAGGCAGAAATTCAGAAACTGGCAAGCAAGATCACTGCTGACAGCGAACTGTTTGGTGATGAAGTCGCAACCGTAGCCGCTCAACTTACCGAACTTTCCAACTCTGCAAACGAATTTGGTTGCAGAATGACCGGGAAAATCCGTGACTGCTGGGGCGGCACTGTAACTGTAACTGCTGTTCCGGATCATTTCCGGACTAGCTGGAGCTTCTAAAACGGAAAGAAAGAGGTGAAATAGAAATGTGTAAGGCAAAACACGCACCAAAATTCTACGTGCGTTTAGCAACAAAGCCGGTAATGTTTCCAGAAAATTTTGTGGTGCATACTGGCTCTTTTTATGGTCGTTTTCAGAACGCAAACGGAGAACAAATTTTTTGGGTCTGCGATGACTTCAAAAAGGTAAACGACGCATATTCCGTTCATGTCTTGACAGAAGATGAAAAGGCAAAATGGGAATATAGAACTGCATCCGCAAAAATTCAGCAGCTTATCACGGTTGCTTTGTGGAAATTAGGCAGAACGCCAGCAGTAGACAAGGCAGATCTGACCTTTGACAATGTACGTAATATGATGAAACATTCCGCTTTGCATAAAAAGGGAAGCGGCGCACGGATTAATACACACCAGATTAATCCGCCTTTAAAGTGGAATGAAGTAACAGAACTTGCACACTGGGAAGGCAAAGGCAACGCAAGCCGCTTTGCAAATGATATTAGATAATATATTAAGGAGGAACTATTATGTTCAAAAAATTAACAGTAACACTTCTCACCCTTACCACCATCTTTTCCGGAATCTCTGCTTACAACACCACCAAAACAGCAGCAGAACCAGTAAAGGCAGAATCACGGCAGAATGCAACGGAAATCACAAGTGAAACTCAGAAGCTCGATTACAGCCAGGAACAGGACTACAGCTATGCAGATTCGTTTATTGCTGACGTAGTAGATTGGAATACTAACGGCGAAGAACTGGCACTCATGACATCAGACGGTTATGAATTTTACGCTTATAAAAGCAAAAACGAATATGAGTTCAACAAGGCATACGTGGCGTTGGATGACATCACCGACGTAGAAAAGACAGAAGGCAAAATCCGAATTTACACAAAAGATGGAACAATCTATCAGGTGTTTGGAGAATAAAGGAAAAAAGAAACTACACAGAAAGGCAAATAGAGAATAAAACAAAAAAGCAAAGGAGAAAAGAAAATGAAAGACAAATTATTAAAAGTAAGTTATATTCTGGCATGGGTTGGAACACTTTGGTTCCTTTTAAGCCTGGAAAGCAGCATGTGGAATCTTATTCCGGCGGCATTGTGTCTTGCTTACGCCTATGCATTCGGCGAAGCGAACAACGGAAATTGGATCATTTCGTTGCACTAAGAACTATGAAGTATAAATGCATAACTTATAATTATGCATAATATATACATAATCAAGAAAGGGAAATTAAAACATGAGAAAAGGAAAAGTATTTGAAATCAAAGTGGCAAGTAGCGCAAGTTTTTATTCTTATCTTGCATTATCCGGAATCGACTTTGAAGCAAAAGAGAAACAGGAAGTCATCATCTTTACCTGTGATATGACAGAAGCAGAATTTGCGGCAGCAGTCCAGTATTGCAACAAGTTGGCGGAAGAACGGAAATTCAACGAGTCTGTAGGAAAATACAAGAAACTCCACGAGGAATATCTTACTTTGCAGCAGGTAAAGGAAGCGTTAGACGATCTGTTCCGTGACATCAGCCGTCAGGCATTTTACAAACAGAAAGAAGCAGAAAGGGAACTGGCGGAAATCTGCTATCAGAAAATTCTGGAAAAGGCAAACGGAAATCCATTCATGACAGAAGCAGAAATTACAGAGCTTGTGACGAAAACCGGATTAAAAGTTCTGAGAGAATGCGGCAAGATTGTAAAGGTTGATTTCGGAAATGCATTCATTGACAAAGAAACAGGAGCTTTCTATATCTTTGACGGAGAAGTAAGAGCAAGAATGATTGATGAAATTTATTACAAAATCCAGTAAGGCAAAATTACAGAAAGGAGATGATGCACAATCGCAGAACGCAAAATAGAAAGCTGGTCACTAAACCGCCGTATAGAATCTTTACGGCAAATGGATCGTAGACTTGCAGAGCTAAACATTGCAAGCCGTGATACGATCTGGAAAGAATACGGTGGAGGACTAAGAGAAACAGAAAAGGCAACGCTTGAAAATTGGAAGCGAATTGCCGAAAATGATATACTGTATGATAATGCTATATATTGTTATATGGTATGTACGCTAGAACCATATACATTATGTGGTTTCGAAAACTGAACGCAGAGCATAAAAAAGCAGGTTGAAATATACCTGTTATTTTTATGCTCAAAATCAAAAGGGAAATTCAAAATAATAAAACATAGAAAAAGGAGATTAAAATTATGTGTAAAATCAATGGAGTAAAATTAACAGAGATGAGAAAGAAAGCTGGCATGTCACAGAAAACACTTGCAAAGCAGATTGGAGTTGCAGAAAGCACAATTTCTAATTATGAGACAGGAAGAACAGACCCAACTGACGTAACATTACGGAAAATGAGTGTGATTTTTAAGGTCGATCCAAAAGACCTTGAAATCGACGAGAAGGTACTTCTTGCGAAAGCAATTATTAATGGCAAAAGAGATCTCAGAAATGTAAAAAGCAAAGAATTAACACCAATGGAAACACAGGAGCTTTTTGAAAAATTAAGAAATTATAATGAAAAATTTGCAGAAGAGGAAGTCGAAAAGGCAAAGACGGCATATCAGAATTTCTTTGGTAAAAAATATTCCGTTGTGCAGGTTGCAGCATTAAATGTTCCTGACTGGCAGAGAAATACTAATATCACAAAAGCAACGGAAATCGCAGAACACTACGACGAAAACAAGTATGATCCTGTTAAGGTTTATATTTACAATGGAAAATTCTATATTGCCGATGGCGCACATCGTGCAGTTTCATTCATTATTGCTGGAAAGAAATTTATTCTTGTTGAAATTCTCGAGAACGTGTCAGAAGAAACTGCGCTTGATACGTTTCTGGAGCAGTCACTTGGAAGAAAGAAAATGACACAGAATGATATGTGGAGAGCTGCAATCGAAAAGGGGCTTCCGCAATATGTAGAATTAAGAAACATGGCAATGAGAAACAACATCCAGGTTTTGGTTGACAAAGAGAAAATCAAAAATCCGGTTGCTGTAGTATCTGCTTCATGGAGATTGTTACAGTTATCTTCAAAAGAAGGTAGTGTTCTCGAAAGAATTTTTGATCTTCTTGGAAAACTTGAATGGTGTGGATCAGAAAAGGCAAATCCATATGCCACATGTGTTTTGTATGCGTTTGATAAACTTTATGCGTTATATAAAGGGCATGAGGTAGCAATGGAAAGTATTCTTATTCGAAAATGCAAAGGCGTTGTATATTACAATGCAAATATTGCTATTACAAGATCATCGGCAAAAATCTTTGATGAACTTTCAGAAGTTGTCGCAAGCGAAATCAATAAATAATACACATCTTACATAATACATATCAAGCAATACATATACATATTTTACATAGGGAGTTCGGAATAAGAAAGCACCACCTTATCCCTCCACATATATATAGGAAGAAACACCGTCAGCCTAGCTAACTGATGGTGTTTTCTTTCACTCAAAAACGCAAAAGAGAAAGGAGAATAATGATTATGTCAATGGATGATTTACGGAATCTGCTTTCGGATGACGAATATGCAGGATTAGAAGAATATCTGTCCGAAAGCGAAAGTGAAAATTAAGTAGTTAGACAGAGCGGATAAGGAAACTTGTCCGTTCCAATGTGATTACTTAAATCACAAGAAAGAGAGGAAAATAAAATGGAAAAACGACATAATCCAGCTGGCTTTGATTATGAAATCATTGCCCAAAAGAAAGAGTACGCACTCATCAAAATGGAAAGCACAGAAGAGTACAAGATCGTATCCGACATCTGTGCTGATGGAAGTTGGGCTTACACTGTCTGCTCATGGATGTATGGAAAATATGGTAGAGAAGAATATCTGGTTATGCAGGATGCTATTGATTCATTTCGGTATAAAACGGAAAGTGATTACATCCCACGGTCACGGCTGGAAGAATTAGCAACCCAATGGAAAGACAAAATCATTCAGGATTGCTGGATGACAGAGGAAGAACAGAACGAATACTTCATCGGTGAGCAAGATATGGATGATGCAGAATTAGAATTTTTCGGATTATTAAAAGGAGATGATGAATAATGTCGAGACGACGAAAGCCAAAGGAAGTTCTGGATTTTGAAAGGGAATATTTATTTCCTAATGGATTCAGAGAAACAAGAGTGAACGGAAGAGATGGTACTGGATCACACTTACATTATTTAAATCGTTTTACTCACAAGAGAATTGAAGTAAATACACGGCTGAATAGAGAAGTAAAAGCAAGACTGATTAAAGAGAATAACCTTGTGTCGAATAAAAAAGTGAAAGGAGCGAAAAGAATTGAGAACGCAACAATGTGCTGTATTTGATCCAGATCATTACAACATAATTGACATAACCAATTATGAAAAATACCGTCAACACATCGAGCAGCAGCGCGAAATGGAAATTCAGAAAGCGAAAGCCAAACGCAAAAGAGAACGGCAGCGTAAAAAACTTATAGCACAAAGAATCTTTTGCGTGATGCTTATGGGCGTTGGGTATCTACTTATTAGATATGCAAGCGATACCTGGCCGTTAGGGGTAACGTTCATTTTATTTGGGCTGTTAGTAATCACAGAAAGGAAAGCGATTTTATGGTGATTTGGATAAAAATCTTTGATCGGTACGAACCCGTACTATATGTACAGAAAGACGCTTTGCGGCATATGACCGTCTTGTATGTAAGAACAAAAAATACAATGGTTGATGTATATATGAGTCTTGACGGTCGATTATTTGCAACAAGAAAATCTGTAAGGGAAGGAGGGAAAGGAATGTGTACATTGTAGCAAGTGACGATGTAACAACGCAAATAAGAAAGCTAAAGCCTACAGTTTCGTTACAAAAAGCGAAAATGATGGTACAGAATCTTCGTGATACTGATTTTCTCGGGTTGGAATACTGGCTAGAAGATGACGAAGGGAATGAGATTGAAGTGGGCAAGTCAAATAAACGGTAAATTCTGGTAATTGTGTAATAAATATTGATAATATACCATTATTATTATACAATACCAAGATCAAAACATAAGGAGATCATAATAATGAAAACGAAAAATATTTTACCGTGCGAGATTGTGAGATTTAGAGAAGGGAAAAAGAAAAATATCATAGGACATAGAGAAGATGGTAAGATTATCCTTTCACGGAATGATGTAAAACCTGGCTATTATAGATTACATAATGAAGAAGAGAAGGAACGGGTTATCTTAAAAGATGCAGAACGTGTCCCGTATGATTATTTCCCGGAAATTTCATATGAGGAATTCTTAAAAGTTCTCGAATACAATGGATTTAAAATCGGCTTCATTGAAGATTTTAAATACAACTATAGTGATGATAGGATCACTAATGAGCACATGATCTTTGCATACGACATGGAAACTCATATGGTAATTGTTGCTGAAACATTTGACAACGGAAATTGTTTTAATAGTATTGAAGTTTATTGCCCTGGTATGAATTGTTATGATGGAGCAATGAGACACAGATTATTTCGGCATGGAAGTAGTTTAGGAACGACGTTTAGCTTATGTTCCGATGATGTGGTTTGTAAAAACTTAGGTGCAATTCATTCGCTGAAAAAGGACATGCAGCCAATTGTTGAACGTGGTGAAAACATTTTTAAAGGCAAATTTTCAATTAGTCTTTGGAATTATGCAGAGGAAGGGTCTGACGAAAAAGATTTCTATGACAGATGTGCAAGGAAAATTAATCTTGCTGACAGAGATGATATGCTTGAGTTATTTTCGAAAAGCGAATGGGGAATGAAAGCATTAAACAGTGAGACATGAAAGAGAGATTTTAGAAAGGAAACGTAATGTACTATAACTACAAATGTAAAGATAAAACGATTAGAGTGTTTGTTTCTTCGAATGAGTTATGTGATTGTGTAACTGTTACAAGTAATAAGAAATCATATGACAGAACAATTCGAGAAGATAAATTCGGAAAATTTTTTACATGGGATCGTGAGAAAATTTATTTAGATGATTGGCTTCGGAGTTCTATAAAAGAATTAAAATGGAAAATCGAAAATAACATTCGTGTTACATCTGACGATTTATGTCAAGCAATTATGTCAGATGGAATCGAAAATGTAAGATTTATGGTTCCATTAAATACGACTTGTGGATTTGGTTTCTTTCTCGATGGAAATAAATTTAAAGAAACGTTATGTATGATAAGAGAAAGCTGGAATAGAGAAGTAAAACAGAATTACAAAATCACTCTTGTTCCAGTTAATCCAGATGACAGTGTTGCAAGTAGAGTGGATTATTACACGATGGATTTTTTGTCCCTGATTGAAAGTGGAAATATTGCAATTGTAGAAGGGAGAATACAATGAGAGATTTAAAGCCAGGAGATATTATTCATTGATGTAATATTGCTTGCAAAATCAAGAAAATTAATTATCAGGAACCGTGGAACTGGAGGAATGCATATTACATAGAATTTTGGGACACAGATGGAAACTACAGAAGTTGGAAACAGAATTTCGATGGTGGCTATGCAGAGCTGAAGGAGGACTAAATCATGGCAAAAGAATTTATTTACAGCAAGACAAGAGAAATTGGAACTATTGGTAAAAACACAGTGGAAATCGGACATTACACTGTTGATGGCAAAGAAATGCCAGACAAGGTATATATGGTCACGAAATTTTCACGGAAAGATGGAACTGAAAATACAAAGGCAACTGCGATTTGTAGTGTGAAAGACGCAAATGAGCTTGGTAAGCTGCTGATGCAGGTAAAGTAAGGAGGTATTATACATAATGAAGGAATGGATTGAGAAAATGAACGAAATGTTCGAAGCGAACAGGTACACGAATGACAAACGTGTAACCGTAGACTACTGTGAGAACGCAAAGTGCATTCTTATCAATGTGTGCGGTGACACGACGATCATCAAAGATCTTGATAGACTTAATGATTTCGGGTTGATGATGAAATGTATGACAACAGTTCGGAATCTTTATGAACCTTATAATGATTAAAATACAGTAAGGCAGGTAGAGAATAATAATCTATCTGCCTTATTTAATTGGAGGAAAAAAGATGACAAAACGACAGGAAGAAATTATTAAAGATAATTTACGGGCTTATAAGGCAAACTTCGATTTTATTAAAATTGAAGATGCTGATTATGGGGGTGGATTTTATGTTTTTACCAGTGAAGAAAGGGCAAAAAACGGAGATTGGACGCAGTATTGCTACAACATTGATTACCTGAATGGTTGGTTATACGGATGTGTACAGGCAGCAAATGGAATTATGAAGAGAAAACAGGAGGAGTAAAAATGGAGAAGGCAAGAAGATTCAGAGGTGAAATGAAAGAAGCATGGGAAGCTGCTGGGTGGCGTGAAAGATTTGCCGTTGATAATGGAAATAAAACCATTGTTTATATGAACGGTCATAAATGTTTACGGTTTACATATTCCAGGTACAAAGAATATCAGGATGCAAACGGGGCGATTTATGACACAGTAAAAAAACAGTGGATCGGATAGAAAGGCAGGTTGATAATATGAAAGTCAAATATGTTGGGTTTGGTGGATACATGGAAGTTCCATGCTACGAAGATGAAAATGGAAAGTTATATTTTGATGAAAACAACGGTAAAAACGGACTCAATCTCTATACAGGTGCTTATAGAACTGAATGGGATGAAATCTGTGGTGAACCATGTAATAGAGTAACAGAACCAGTTGAATGCGATGATCCTTTTGTTCGTCATCCAAGGGAAAGGGATTACATGTTCTTAGACAGAATGAGAAATGATTGTAACTATTTCCTCGGAAATGGAAACGGTTATGAAGGTCATCTGTGGGGTGGCAGTGTAGAAGCAATCTGTGACGAAATGGAACGGATTTGGAACTCACTGGAAGAGAAACCGGAATGGTTGACTTTGGAACAGATAAAAGAGTACAGAAAAGAAATGATGAAAGTGAGGATGAAATAATATGTTGCCAAAAATCAGTTACGATAGAAAGTTTCTTGCAAAGTTAAAAAGTAATTATTTCAATGCAAAAGCATTATATGAAACAGTAAAAGAAAATGCGGAAGAAATCGAAAGAAAAATCCTTTCGGAAAATGAGTTCTATGAAACAGAAGATATAGCAGAAATGATGGAGAAAAGAGGTGGGGATGGAAAGCCAAAACGAATTTTTGAGCCAAGCATGACTTATATGATGGATTTGGATAAGGAGTTGCCACGGTTTATTGATTTATGTTATCCAGAATATGTTAAGGCAGGAATTGCAGATCCTCGAGGAAAGGGATACTGTCCTGACGCACAGGCAAGAGAATTATTACTTGAAGCGACAAAGCAGCTTGTAGATTATGGGATTGACATCATTCCAGAAGGACTTGGTGAAAAAGAAACGTTACGGAAGGCAGTTCGAAATATCAAATGGAGAGATAAAGTGCTTGATTTAGTATTAAGACTAGAAAGTGACGAGGTGGAAAGTTATGCAGATTATTGATAGAACAGTAATGGCAGATGGAACAAAGATACAGCTTGAAGATTGGCATAGTGAAAATTCAGAAAAATATATAAATCTGCATGGATATACAATTGGTGCTTATCCGATAGCTAAAAATACAAGTAGATTTGGTTGGATAAGAAAAGGTGAGACATTCAGACTTGGTATTGCAAGAAATGAATATGCAAATTACACAGATGATATGGTACTTGCAGATTATGAAGCGTTGAAGAATGGAACTAAATCACTTGCTGATTTGCGAGAACATTTTTGGAACAGAGAAAAGGATGCATTTTACTTGGGTTTGGCAGATAAAGAACCTGAGTGGTAGTTAAATGAAATATTAGTTTCATAGGGCAGAGAATAATAAGGCAGATGCAGAAATGTATCTGTCTTATTTGTTAGAAAAAAGGAGATAAAAGCAATGAAACACAATCAGGTTTGTTATTATGTTGAAAGAGGATTTAACGGGGGATTATATGTTTCGTATGGAATGTACGAACATGAAAGCATGTATGGTGGGCATACGGTATCACGGTTAAGACCGCCGGAAATTAGATTGATAAATGGAATTCCTTTTGAAGAATTTCAGTCAGAAACGGAATTTAAAAAACTTCCTAAAGGATGGACATATAGCACAGATTTATATACTGTCACAGAAAATATTGAGAAAAAGGCAAAAATAAATGCTGCAATGAAAGGCAGATATGTTACATGCCCATCAGATCTTCAGTGGCTGTTTGATAATGGTTATCTTGTCAAAATGGAAAACGTAGAACCAATTATTGAACCAGAATTTGATCACGATACATATAGATTGAGAAAGAAATATCCTGCATGGACGCAGTGCTATGGAAGTCATAATGACAGATATCCAGATGAAGTTTTTGAGACATATGAAGCTGCTGAAAAAAGAATGTATGAGATTATGGAAGAGAATTATAAACGATCAGTTGAATGTGCATTGTTAGATTTCTATGAGGATTTAGAATGGGTACTGGAAAAATATGAAGCTGAACACGGCGGAAGAGAAATTGCGAAAATTAAACAGAGTATTTTGGAAAGACCGCATTTAGAAGATATAATGTTTAGATATTATAAAGGAGAAATTCTCATTGTATCAAGAGAAGCACATAGAAAAAATACACACATTGAATGGGAAAAGATAGCATAAGAAAGGTGAAGAAAAATGAGTATTGATGAATATAAAATGGAATTAGAAGAGGCGAAACTTTATATTTCTCAATTAGAAAATGAAAATACTAGAATCAAAATTTCAAACAAATCGCTTCGCAATAACAATCGAGCGTTATTAGAAGGGAATAAGAAACTATCAAGACATGTTGAGAGATTGAGAAAAGAAAGAAATGAATTAAGATATCTCGTAGAAAAATATAATACAGTGGAGGTAAAATAATATGATGAAATTTACAATGGACTCAAAAGAACTGAAAATTATGATGGACAAGGTAATGACAGCTGTGAATAAAAAAGTGTCTGCGCCGAGCCTTAAAAGATTATATTTCTCGATTGACGATAAGGGAATTTTAAAAATTCTTAGTACAGATATTGAGCATTATGTTGAAGTAAGAACAGAAAATACGTACCATACAGAACCTGGTATGTTTGGAATCGACATTGAAGATATTAAAATTATTTCAAAAATGTCAGGAGAAATTACCATAGAAGATATCACATCAGATAAAGAAGAGAAAATCAATATCAAGTGTGGCAAGAAAAATGTTTTTATTCCACGATTTGAAAATACAGATGTTTCTCTTCCGGTATTAGATAACGGAGAAAACATTCTGGATGTAAAAGAAAACTGGTTATTTGAAACAATTTCTAATTTGTCAGTATTTGTGTCAAATAGAGAAGAAGTTAATCGGATGATGAGCGTGTTCAATTTTAATATAAAAGAGAAACGTGTAGAAGCATTATGGAACTGTATGATCGGAATGCGACAGTTAGAAGACGATATGATTCTTAAAGAAACAGAAAATCCGTTTGAAACAGTAAAACTGCATTGCAGATGTGTTCCAGTGTTTAAGAAATTATTGGACAAAAAATCAGAAAGGAAAGTCATTATTTCTCAGAACGATAAGTATGTAAAAGTAGAAAGTGAAAACTTTACATATATTACAAAAAGAATTGATGGTGAATACTTCAAAGTAAATCAGATGTTGTCGGATGAATGGGATTATAAATTTACTGCAAATGCAAAAGAGCTATTAGAGGCAATGAAGTACGACGCAGACCTTTTGAAAGAATCGAAATTGCCAGTTACATTTCATGCAGAAAATGGAAATTTATACTCATATGCAGGAACAATAAAATATGAAGCGTTTGATGAAATTGAAGTTAAAGAAAAACCTGAAAAAGATTTCTATATTGGCTTTAATCCAAATTTTCTTGTGGATGTAATGAGTATCGTAGATTCTGAATACCCGATTTTCTATGGAACAAAAGAAGTTTGCCCGTGGATTATTAAGGGAGATACATATAGTTTCTTGATTCTGCCAGTCAACATTAAAGATGTTAAAGTTAAAGCAGAAGAGAAGATCGCAAAATATATTACAATGAGTAAAACAGCATGATGGAGGTAAAATAATATGGCTGGAATTAAAGAATGTGTAAATCAGAAGGTAAAAATAAATAGCAGGAGCATCACTATCAAAGATGAAAAAGATAAAACTTGTGGAGTTGTACGAAATATAATAAGTCTTTATGATTTACAAGTAAATAAACAGATGGATTATTGTAAAAAGATTCATGATATTGGTATTTGGGGAAAGATCAGTATAAAAGATTGTATTATTTCAAATGATACAATGTATATTTTTAGGAATATAAAAAGTAAATTATTTCACGAAAAATATGGATATATTTCGGACGATGAAGTTAAAAAGGCAAATGAACAAGAAGATATCTTTAATATAGTCAAAGCAGCTGGTATAGAGGTAATTGAGTGTATCTATGTGTAAAATCCCAATGAAAGAATTAATCATCAAATGGAGAGGTGGATAATATGACATATAAATTTTCTTTCAGTAATAGTGATCGTATAATAATTAATAAATTAAATGTCCTCATAAATAAAGAAACATTCTATGATGATGTTCGTAAGTTAACTAAAAATGTGAAAAATGATCGTGAGATAAAAAGTTGGCAACGTTTAGCGGATCAGAGATACGCAGAGATTATTACTGGTTGCGAAGATGTTGAAAGTGATATTTATTATAAAGATGGGAAATTCCATAAAAAATATTTTGACACAAATGGGAATGAAGTATTTGTGACAACATAAGGGAGCGATGTAAATGGAAGGTAATTATATTATAGTTAATTTTAATGGCACAACTCATGTATCAATATTGACAAAGACAAAAGAATTTTTGGAAAGTGTAAAACCAAAGGGCTGTCCATTTTATGATTATTCAATGTTTAATCTGTTAAGCGATTGGATACAGATGTACTCATGGCAAATGGAAAGAAATAAAAGAATTCCACTTGTAGAATTTGTAAAAGAAATAAGAACAGACGGAACACAGATTTATAAGGATTCAATGATAAATATTTTGGAATTATAGATTGCATGATACCTAATGAAAGAACGATTTCAAGAACAGAAGATGGAGAAATGTATAAATAGAAAGGAATAAAAATATGGAAGAAAAGGATATGAGAATTTGTCCAGTATGTGGTAAGGAAGTAGAAAGAAATGATATGAATTTTACAAGAGACTGTCATGGGATTACTTTTAGATTGGTATGCTATGATTGTTGGGAGAAATTAATGGAAAAAGGATATGATGGTCAATATTATAGCGAAGCAGACGAATGTATTGATGAAGACTATTAGAAGGTGAAAAATATGATTAGTACATTGGAAAGAGATAATAGCATTGAAGGAATTTTATTTAGAAAAATGAAAGAACTTCCAGATTGGTATGGTCTTACAAGTGTAGGATTTGTATGGCATGGAGAATGGAATGATCCTGAGATTGAATATAAAGGAAAGCGAATCAATGCAACAATTGTTGAAGACACAATGTTGGAACGTTGGATTCGTGATGATGATGGAAGATTAATTGACGGAAGAGAAAGCGATGAAGACGAATTTAAAAAGTTTATGTTAGACAACAAGGATGAAGTTTACGAGTTGATTGAGTTAGCAATGGAAAGTGAGGAATGATTATGCCAACAAGAGAATGGTTTACAACAACAAATTATAAAATGAGTTACGAAGAATACATCAAATGTTACTGTCCGGAATGCAAAAGAGAAAATTGTAATCATAGAAATGCATATAGGAGGCTACCAGAAATTGATGGTGGTCTTGGATTATGTCCGAATTTAAAAAGAGAATAATAAAGGGACAAGAGAAATCTTGTTCCTTATTTTTTGAAAAAGGAGAACTTGTGATGTTACGGTATGGAGAAAAATTAGATTTAGACAAAAATCTTTGGGACGCAATCGTCACATATATGAATGATGATATTCGAGAAGATGTGCATTTTGATCTTGCGCCATGCAGTGAAGAAGAATTCCTCGATGAATACGTGAAGAGAGATCCGGAATTTGAAAAATTGCTGCATGAAGAATTTGGAATCGAAATGGAGGTGTAAACATGGCCAAAGGAATGAGTCTTGAAGAATTTAAGGCTGCATTGTCAAGCGATGCAACAGTTGAAAATGAAAAATTAAAAACAGAACTGCAGGAACTGAAAAAGAAATTGGAAGCAGAAATAACAGAGTTAAAAGAGAAAAGTGAACAGTACGAACAGTGGTGCAAACAGTTAGGAAGAAGATGTTTTGTTCAAACCGGAGGTGTAATGTGTGTGAATTGTGGTGTCGAATGTTGCGATTATGCATTAACATATGATGATTGGGAAGCAATTATAAGTTATATGCAGAAAAATAAGATGCCACGAACACCAGAAACGCATGAACAAGTAATAAAATTCATGCATGACAGAAGAAAAAATTTATATTGAATTGCGTGTTTCATTGGAAAGGAAAGGTAAGATATGAGTAGAAAGTATGATATTAGAATTTGTAAATGTGGACGGATTCATGCTATTCCAAATGAGAGGATTGAAAAGGCATTAGATGCTGATAAAAACTTCCTTCTTATTTGTGCAGCATGTGGAAATGCAACTCTGATTGGTGCAAATATTTCGCCTGATTGGGACGATCCATCAAAAGATTGTTATGAAATGTATTCGGCAGATTTTTCTTCATACGAAGATAAAGTAATTAATACAGATACATTTAAGGAAAATGAGAAAGAAAAGGCAGTAGAAGAAATTTTTTACAGTCACGGGATCAAAGTTCCTATGAAAACAGGTCAGTATGCAACAGACTACTTTAACGGCAGATTTTCTGATAGATGGTATCCTGATTTTTATAAAATTCAGAGAACGGATATTACAGTAAAGGAAATCATGGACTTTATTGATGAATATGCACACGACAGAACTACAGTAAATATGAATAGATTTATCAATGAAACACCCGACGATGTACTTGACGAGTTATCCAATTATCTGATTGATGGGTTAGATTGGAAGGGAACTAAATTTGAAAAAGAGTGGCACAAGTAAGAAATTCGCATTTCATTAGAAGATTGGAGGAAATATGGACGGGTTAATTGATAGATTCAAAATCAAAGATGCAATATATAATATGAGAAATGCAAAGTTATCTGATACGGATATGGAAATATGGCATTTGATAAATGAATTACCGGCAGATATGAATAAGAAAAAAGTAATTCAACAGATGGAAGCATTAAAAGATGTTGAGCAGGATGATTCAGTTGCAGAGCAGATAAGTACACGGATTTGGAATAAAGCAATTCAATCCTGCATTCAAATTGTAAAGGCAGGTGGTATGAATGAAATATAGTTGCTATGACTGGTATGGAAATAAGAAAGCAGACAATATTGATAACTTAAAAGATGCAGTAAGAGAAGCACTAATATTAGATTGTGAAGTCCACGATGAAAACGGAGACATCATCTATTCAAAATGGGATGGTTGGAATGGAGATTATCCAGAAATTGAAAGGAGATGGTTTTCTGTTGCTGATATGGAAATGGTAAATAAGGCAAAGAATTTTATTGAAAAGACAGGAATGTTTTATGAATGGTGTAAATTACAGAGTGACCAGTTCTCTAAATGGATAGGCAAAGAGTGGTTGCACAGCGACAGATGGAGTGCAGCTTATGATTGGGTAAACGATGGAAGATTTGCAAATGTAGATGTTCCAGAGGATATTGTTAATTGCTTAGTTGAAGAATGGGAAACCAATGCTATACATTTAAAAGTAGGAATTTAGACTTGAAACTAAGATTTTAAAAGGAGGAAAAAAGAATGAATGTTTTGAGAGTCGAATTAGTAAGAGAAGTTGGTAGATTAAGAACATATAAAATTATATACAACGAGGACATTGAGTTTGAAACAATACTTGTAGGAAAAACATTCAATTATGGCGAAGGAATAGATGGTGTTATCCCTGAAGCTGTACTTGATTTTGTTGAGAAATGGATTCTTGAAGAGATTTGAAAAAGAGAGACGGTGAAAATTGTGGTAATAAAAATCTATAGAAATAAGAAAAATAAAAATAAATATATTGAAGTTCATAATGACGGATATTATCACAATGCCGTCAAACAGTATATGTATTGGACAGAAGTTAATGTCAAAAATCTATTGGGAGATAGAAAATTACATAGATGGAGAAAAGGAAATTTAAAAGAATTACTTGAAGATTATGAGGAGGTTTAAATTATGTATATGCATATTCACACTATTGAAGAAGATTATGAATACAGAATGAAAAACATTATAAAGGCATTCGTCAAAGATTATGGACTCAATGAATTAAATCCGGAAGAATTACAATATAAGATATGGACAGACTATGCAAAGGAATTTGCTCATGCCGTTTTACAAGATATGGTTGATTTTTCCGGTGACGAATTGTTTGAGGTTGGAGAGTAAAAATATAGATTTTTGCGGATAGAAATAGCAATTCCAAAAGAGAGAATAACATAACGAGATAGATAAAAGCAGAGAACGCCATCTCTGCTTTTTCTATAAATACATACAAGGAGGTGTGTAGCTATGCCGTACATGAAATACGGAAACTGGTATATCCCAGGATGCAGCATTGCTTTTCCAACAGAACGAGAAGCCTGGGAATATATTGAAGGCTAACAACAATGGGGCAATGGAAATTCCATGTAAGTCCCCAATTCCTTGAATAGTTATTATAACAGAAAGTGAGAGCGATGTAAATGAATAAAACAGAATGTGAAAATTGTAAAAGAGTTATGGAAGAAGGAATTCGAAATGCAAATCAGGCGATTAAAGAATTTACAGAAGCAAATGAAACCGATAGCAGAGTGCATTTTGAAATTTTACGGATGAAAGCTGAAAATCACAGAGGATATGCAGAAGGTATTCTTCAGGCACTTGTATGTATTGGTTTTAAGCATGATCGGATGAGAGAATTAGAAGATTTACTCGGAATTTAGGAGAAACGGAAATGGAACATTGGGAAAATGACTATGAAGACAAAATCTTATCATATCAGGAAAGTGAAACAGATGAATGTGGCAGCTGTGAGTATAAGCAGAATTGTAGAAGTCAATGTATGGAAATTGCTGCAACATACAATCCTAATTTAAAAGCGAGATAACTGAATGTGGCAAGATTTGATATGGTAGAACCCATAAATTAATATTAGATGAAACAAGATTTTCATTTGAAGATTGGAGGGGAAAAATATTATGAGGAAATATGAAGTTATTGAGGATAATGGCGGTGGATTAACTTTAGTTGTTTTTAATAAAAATGGTAAAGTCGATTATTTACATAGCGGATATGAATATGGGAAACATGGAAGGTTAATATGTGATTTAGAAGCATTAAAAAATGGAGATAATCCAGTTGCGGATTGGGATGGTAATGAAGATAATCCACAAGCAGTATATGATAACATAGTATCTTTTGAATATGGATGGGAAATTGTGGCTGACAATGATGGCATGTACCCTGATAAAATGGGATGTGCTGCTTGTTTTGAATTTGGAATAAAAAAGGAATAGAGGTGTTGTATGTGGAGAATAAAAAACAAGTAGCAATATATATACGTGTAAGCACACTCGATCAAGCCCGTGAAGGATATTCTTTAGATGCACAAGAAAAAACGCTTAGGAAATGGTGTGAGGAACGGAAATATAATGTTTATGATTTGTATGCAGATAAAGGAATTTCAGGGAAGGATATTGAACATAGACCAGATATAAATAGATTATTATATGATGCAAAAAATGGGAAATTTGATTTAGTTTTATTTTGGGCACTTAGTAGATTTACAAGAAGTGTATCGGATTTATATTCGACAATGGAAAAATTCCAACAATGGAATATATCTATGGTTTCATATACTGAAGCTTTTGATACATCTACTCCAATGGGTAGAGCAATGATTGGTATTGTTGGTGTATTCGCACAGCTAGAAAGAGAATTAACAAGTGAAAGAGTTAGTGCAGCTATGGCAGAGAGAGCCGCACAAGGAAAACGTACTTGTTCTGAAATATTAGGATATGATTTAGATGGAAAGGATTCATTTAAAATCAATAAAAAAGAAGCAGAATATGTGCGTTTTTGTTTTTCTGAGTATTCGTTAAGAAAAAATTTATCAGAAGTTGCGAAAGAAGCAAGAGAAAGAGGATTTAAAGGTAAGAGAGGCAAAGTTCCAACAGCTTATAGTGTTCAAAAAATTCTTACACGAACACAATATTGTGGGTACAATATTTTTTGTGGAGAAACTTATAAAGGAAATTTTGAGCCAATTATAGATGTTGAAACATATAATAAAACTTTATCGTTACTTAAACGACAAGGGAAAAATGTTGGTAGGAGAAGAATAAAACCATTAATAAAAATTGAGACAATGAAATGAGGATTTACTAGGAAAGAGAGGTTTTTATATGAGAGGAATACTAACAGATAGCATTCAAGAAAAAGCGGTGGCATTCTTGAATAGAACAATTTCACAAAAGGAACTTAGATTATATCCGTATATAGACTATTCAATAAAAAATGCATGTCAAGGATGGAGCTATTCAAAAATGGATGAAGAAGAAATTGAAATTCTAAACAGATTATACGATGAAAGACATATTATTTATTCGCCTGAAAAAATAATTGTAACTAGAAATTTTTATAATTATATGCAAGATGTGTTAGCGATGGGATATGTTGAAGAATTTATTTAGCCATAAGAAACGATGATTTCAGAAACGAAAACGGAAAGAGAAAAGAGAGGAAACAATTATGGAAGATAATGTTGTCTGCGTGATTGCAACAGAAAAGCATACTGGATTTATAAAAACATGTACAAGCTGTGATAGAGAGAATGCAAATCATTATACCAAATATTATAGAAGTATAGGTTATAATTCTCGAACTGTAACTTATGAAGAGCTTGAACAGATCCACGAAAAAGAGAAACAAGAAATTGATGATCGGAGGATACAAGAATGGTTGTTGGCGATTTAGTTTATAATGATGATTTTGATTGTAATTGTAATTATGATATTTATGATTGCTCAGACGGAAAGCAATATGGTGATGGAGCAGAATTGATTTTTTGCACAAAAAGAGACGGTTTTAATAAACCATTGGATCGTATTCTTGATATGAAAATAAAGTATATCACAACACAAGATTCTACCATTGTAATAGAAGCAGCTAAATGAAATGATTGCAGAGATTTTTAATAAGGAGTAAATGGATATTCCTTCGGAAAGGTAAATGGTGAATAATATGAGAGCTTTTGGAACAGAAGAATATGGAAATAGTGATGGATTTAAAATTATTTGTAATAAATGTGGGAGAGAAGCACGAATTATTCCAACACATCATTATAAGGAGGTTGGAAAGCTTGAAAAGATAACCCTTGAATTTAGATGTATTTGTGGAAACAAATACGGTGCAACTATTCATGATTAAAATCGCATTTCAAATATAGAAAGGAAACAAATATGACAGAAAAGATATATTATGTGATTCAAGATAAAAAAGGAGAATTCTTTACACCAGATAATTTATCTGGTGGATATCCGTATTTTACTGATGATTTTGAATTTTGTGAGAGATATAATTCTGAAGACTCTGCCAATAACTTTTTAAATAGTAAATACGTGACAGAACAATTTACAAAAGAATTTATTGGAGCTCGAGTAAGAAAAGTAGAAATAAGATTAGTATGAAACGTAGAGAGGAAATAATTATGGGTAGATATAAGAACTGGAAATGTTATTCATACAGATTTACCAATAAGAAAAGAGATTATAGCTATGAAGAATTAAAACCATATTTCTATATTGATGGTAGCGAAGTTATTTATTGTAAAAAAGATTTTGGAGAATGTAAAGCTGGGAATTATTATTTAGTTTTCGATGGAAAGTGGTATGGTGGATGGAAAGAAAAAGAAAGCGGATTTATCGTTAATGATTGGACACCATTCAAGGATTGGTTAGATAAAGAATATATGAAGGAGTAAAAACAATGTCTAAAGGCAAACCGAGATGGAAAGATCTTCCTTTTTATGAAAGATTTGCAAAACAGTTAAAGCAGCATGGAGTATCAGAAGAAATGTGTGAACACATTAGGGAAAGAGGAAGAGAAAAGGAAAACAAAGACAACAAATGAAACGTAGATTTTAAAATGAGAAAGTGAGGTCAATATTATGAAACAGATTGTTAAACTTATTGATGTAGACGTAGATGGTTGTGGTACAAACGTAGAAACAATGATTGAAATTGAAGGTAAACAGGAATTAACGAATGGAATTATTCAAAGAACAAAAGATGCAATTGAAAAATACAAGAAAGAAAATGACGGAGAGTATGATACTGACAGTATTATTGATGTAGTATGTGAGCATTTAGAATCTGAGGGTTATATGTGTGATTATATTTCAGAAGATGTAGATATTGAGTTTTAACGAGGCCGAAAGTATTAGGAGGAAAATAATATGGATATTGAAGAAATGATGATGGACTTTATATTACATAAGGCAAACAATGAACAGATTGAACAGTTTTTCGGATATGCAAACCATGATTTCAGTAAAGAGGATATTGAAGATAATCTAAGTCAGATGCCAGATGATGTATTTGACGAACTTGTAAAAGAATTTGGCCTTCCTACTGATGGAGTTAAATTATAAATAAGGAGTGATTTTATATGAGAAATAGTTACGAAAGATTGAAGAGTATACAGACATCCTTGACCGAATTATCAAATAGTCTTGAGGAACAGTATTGTAAGATGTATCAGGAATGTAGGGATGAAGTTATTCATGATAGAAGAGAATATGAGACAAAGAAAAATGAAATGTATTCACTTTATGAGAAAATTTCAGATAGTTATTCAATGAGAATGACATGGATTAAGAATAAATTGCCGTGGTATATTATAAAATTTTGTAAAATTACAAGTACAGAAATATCTTTAAGAGGCACAAGTATTTTTATTGGTGTAAACTTCGGTAAATCGTGCATACCACATTGTTATATTAAAATTACACCGAAAGATATTGGGTGGAGATAACCATGAAACGGAAAGTACCAGGAGGAATAACATGCCGGAAAAGTTGGTAGAACATACATATGGAACTCATATTTATATGAAAATATTAAACAATAAAAGAATTGAAGAAATAGATGTGTACTTACGGAAAGATGGAGAACATTATGTAACAAGTGCAGATCACGAAATGGAATTGTGCAGTGGAGAAAAACTTAAACAGAAACAAAAGTTGCGACAGGAAATTATAGATGCTTTTAATGAATTGTATTAGATAGGATGGAGGAAACAATATGAAAATAAGAGATTTATTAGAAGTATTAAATACTGACAGCGTTGTTCTTGCAAGAGAAAATGATATTCTTGTTGATTGTGAAACACCATATATAAATCAGGCACTTAGAGAATATATGGATGAAGAAATCAAGAGAATAACACCATTAGATAATGCAATAGAGATTATATTGAAATGACACTTTTAGAAAGGAGAGTAGATAAGAATGGTAGCAATTAATGCAATTACAAGAGAAAGTATGGATATTATTATAGAAGAGATTATGAACGTAATGGATTCTGATTATTTAAGTGAAGAATCAAAACCTGCTGAGATAGAAAGAGTATTGACTAATAATGGATTAGCAATGGTGGTTGAAGAAAATGATAATGAATTCTAAAGATGATGAATTACCAAGCGCATATGAAGAAGTAAAAGTTCTTTTAGATGATGGAAATATTACCAAAGATATGATCGTAAGAGGGGAATATGGACATTTGGAATGGAGAGATCATGCCGATAGATTTGTTAAAGCATGGAGAGAATAAAATAAGAATGAAACGGAAATTTCATTAAAAAAAGAGAGAATAAATATTTAACGGAACGATTTTCTTTATTGATTGTTGACATGAATTGGAGGTTGACTACTATGAATGAACTTGATAAATTATTAGTAGAAGTCGATAAAATTGAAGACGATGATAAGTGGTTAGAAGCAGAGCATGATACAGTCCAACAATATTGTGAAGATAAAAATTATGAAATGACAGAAGACGAAATGGAAACCATTCGATCGAGAGGATTGGAAGAGTCTTTTGAAAGTTGGATAGAATTTAAAGAAATGATGGAGGAATGATTATGAAGAAGTATAGTGTGACATTTACAACATATGAAGAATATGAAGTAGAGGCAGAAAATGAAACTGAAGCACTTAGAATAGCGGAAGAAAAATTGGAATCTGATAGATGTATTCCAATAGCAGATACTCATTATGATGAAAGTGATGTTGAAGAAATTGAGGAGTAAAATATGGAAGGATATATCTTAGATGAATGCAGAAAACATATTCTAAAATTTCATAATATGTCTGATACAGAGATTTATAATTGGATGTGTGATAATTATAAAGGATGTAGAGATTATGAAATGATACGGAGATGCAGTTTCGTAATATTTAAGGAAAGCAGGTGACGAAAAAGTTATCTGCTTTTTTAGTACAACAAGACAGAGAATAATAAGATAGGGTTTGATAAACTAATCAATTAAAAGATTGGAGGAATTGAAATGTTTACAGAAGAATATTTTTCAAAATGGTTTGATATTATTTCAGAACATGATGCAAGAACATTATGGAATGATAGAGATAGAAGTTTTCTCGTATTGAACATAGAAGATGGCACAGATAGATATGCAGATTGCTTTGAAAATTTTGAAGAAATAAAGAGAAGTTTTCCTGATGCTTTATTTGGATTGGACAAAGTAAAATAGCAATGGAAACTTCTCATAAAAAAAGGAGTATGAATATGTTTTATGACGATGATTTGATAATTGGTAGAGTTCCTAAAAAGGTAAAAGAAAGAACAAAAGAAAATATGGAAGTATATAACATGACGTTATATGACGCATTTCAAGAAGCCACTAGGGAATTTGTAAAGACCGGAACAGAATTATGGAAAGCATGGTACTATGATGATTTTAGAAAATTTATTCCTAGTGTATATAATTCTGAATATTTGGATTTTTCGAAATATCCATTAAAATATGCGAGAATAACACAATGAAAAGCACATTTTATTAGGAGGTAGAGTTATGAATGAATTATATATAAGCGACAGTAGTATTTATTTTAAAACAAGCGAAAACACATATGATGAAGCAATGGATGAATTTCTAAGTAAATGCGCTTCTGCTGGAATTGATATTTACATTGAAAACGCAGTACTTAGAGATTCTGACGGAAACGATGTTGAATAAAGTATTCAGGTTGAGGTGTTAGTGTGAACAAAAAGAAATTACTGCACATTATTATGAGTAGTCTTACTGAGAACTGGTGTTGCTCTGGTGTAGACGGAGATGAAAAAGCTTACGCTTGGACAGATAGTGAAATTGCAGCTGATGCATTAACAGAAATTCTTTATGATCTTGGGTGTGAAGAATTCCATGAACTGAACTCAAAGAGGCCAGATTATAGAAGAGACAATATAGTTATAGATGGATGCTGGAGAGCAGTATTTACAGAAATGTAAATGAGGTGATTAAGTGAAACAGTATACAATATATGTTTGTGAGACATGCGGATATGAGAGCAAAGATGCTAAAGAAATTATGCAACATGAAGCAGATCATCTAGGTCTTACAGTTAAAGAAATGGAACAATATAGAGCTTTGAAGTCTTTTGCAAATTATATGGGTTCTGTTGTATCACATACAAAAAATGAAGCAACAGATAAAGCATTCGATGATGCAATTCAGAATTTATTGGATTTTGAAAAAGAGCATGGAATTAAATGAAAAATACATTTTTAGGAGATGTATCTTATGGATATTATAAAGAATTGGTTTGAGGATAACGGCTATGAAGTTGATGAATATGAAACCACACTACAAGCGAAAACAGATACAATTTTATTCCTGGTTGTAGAACCACATAGTGATACAAATGGGAAATGGTTATTGCGAGCAGCTGCATTAGCATCTTTTGACAGATGGGCAAATTCGACAGCCGTTGAGGAATTCTTTGATACGGAAATAGGATTGCGTAATTATTTAGAAAATAATCAGCTTTACATCTATAAAGATGTATTGAGAAGTTTATCAGAAGAATATGAGGAAATGTACAGAGTTAATTATGAAGATTAATTATTTTGGTGAGGTGATAATATGTTGAAATGTTTAATTGATGTTTCTGTTCCAGAAGATAGTAAATGCTCTAAATGTTGCTTTTACTGTGATGAAAAGGATAGTTGTGAATGCAGATGCGTTGGACTTGAAGAATGGAAAACAGAAGAAGAAATTGAAAATAATTGTATAGAATGTGAATAACAATATATTTGATCGGAGGTTGATGATATGAACAAATTACAAACCATGAGAGATAGAATTATAGAGATTGCAGAAGAGAACGGATGGAAAGTTGATATTGAATCAAATGATGGTGACGATTTTTCTTATGAATTTTCAAAGTACAGTCCGGCAGATCAAGATTTTAGTTTTGAAGCGGAAATGAAAGATAACAATGTACATACATTACTAAATGATATTGAAGAATATTATGATAATTATGATTGCAGCTATGAGGCATATTTGTGGCTAGATAATACGGGACATGGACTTAATGGCGCGCCATATGATATGAAAGATGTTTATGAAGATATGGAAGCGTGTAAAAAGATGGTTTATGAATTATGGAAATTGTTAAGCGAAGAGGACTGGGAGGAATATTATGAAGATTAAATATTACGAATTAAATTGCGGAGTAAAGGCAACAGAAGAAGAAATCAAAAATGGTACAGAAAATGGATGTGAAATTAGTAGAGGTCTTATAGATACGGAGTATAGTATAGCAATCAAAGCAGACCATTATCCAACTTTTGAAGAGGCAGAAGAGTTTATAAAAGATGATTTGAAAAGATTTGGATATGATGGTGTTTATGGAATTACACCATTATCAGAAGAGGAATTACATTCGTTTTTTGATACTGAAAATATTGATAAATGGAAAGTATTAAGTAAATGAAAACCGCATTTCAAGGAGGTTCTATTTTATCCAATGCGTCGTAAAAACCCCTTGCTTCAGCTGTGGGGAGTGTCAACCGATTGAGTATGATGAGAATGATGAACCTACTAATTTATAAAATATTGCAAGAATAAAATCATTGACAAATGGATATACTTTGTATATACTATTATTAAGGTATATCCGTTGTATATACTTGACAAGGAGGTTGAGGGAATGGCAATCGCAAACAGAAAGGAAAGCATATTCATTTCACAAACAGCCATAAAAAAATGGGGGAATAGCCAAGGTATTCGCTTATCAAAAGAAATTATTAGTAGTGCGGGATTAAAAGAAAACGATAGTGTAGAAATTAGCGTAAACAATGGCGTTATTACCATCAAAAAGGTAAAACCCAAATATTTAACTTTGAAAGAAAGGCTTGAAGCATTTTACAACAAACCGATTGATGATATTTATGTAGAAAGCAGTCAAGAGGTTGATGTAGGTACTCATGTAGGGAACGAAGTTTGGTAAATTATACTCAAGGTGATATTATTACAATGGATTTCAATCCGCAGCAAGGACATGAACAGTCAGGAAGAAGACCAGCGCTTGTAATAAGCAATGATATTTTAAATTATCATAGTTCCATGGCAATGGTGTGTCCAATCACAAATACAAATAAACATCATCCGTTTCATATCGAGCTGGATGACAGAACGCAGACAACGGGCGTGATATTATGCGACCAGGCAAAAATGCTTGATATTGGAGCACGTAATGGAAAATTCAAAGAAAAATGCCCAGAAGACATATGGAAAGAAGCCAGAGATTTAGTAACAAGCTTTATGTGAAAGTGTAAATGAATATGCGAAACGAAGGAATCATACAGAATAGTGTATGGTTCCTTTTTTGTTGGAGAATAATAAAAAATGAAACAGAGATTTCAGAAGGGAGAATCAAAATATGAAAACAAATGAAAGAAAATATCTGGAGATCAGCACAGCACATTTAAAACAGAAAACACTTGAAGGACTCAATGCCATGGAACCACCATATACTTATGAATATGAAGAAGGTATTTTTATGAGTGTACCAGCTCAAAAAGAAACTAATATCAGTGATATGCCAAAAGATTTACGGATCTTACTTCAGTATGCATGGATAAATGGAATTGACCTGATCCGGATGGATAGAGACGCAGATATTATTGATGATATTCCGGCATATGACTGGGAAAAAGAAGCGAATGACGAAAAGTTAGCAAAAAGAATTTGCTCATGTTTGTCAGATGTATATGATGATGAAGAATATAGAAATAAAACAATTAAAGGTCTTATATTGGCGTTCGAATATGATGATATGGAAAAATTGAAATTGGTATTGAACTTACTATGTGGACGGATTGAAGATATGGAGAACGTATATATAAAATAAAGACAATACATAAAAACGGAGGTCTAAATGTATGTATACATATTAATTTTGTTATGATGAAAATGGAACTGATTATATTGACCCAAGAAACGGAGATGAAAAATTATGGCAAATTTAACACACTTATTCAAGGTAAAACAAAAAGTTAAGTATCATGATCCAGACACAGGTAAATGGCATAATGGAGAAATAAAAGAAACACACCCAGATCATGTGATTGTAGATATTCCGGATATTTCAGATCATTGCTGGTTAGAGGAAGATTTGAATTTGGAATATCTTTATCCAGAATATAATTTTGATGTGTAGAAACAGATGACTATATGTTGTCTGCTTTTTGATTACAGAAAAGGAGAATAGATTATGAGACAGTCAGATTATACAAAACATAGAGCGTTATCACGACATGAAAGTTATGTAAAACAAAAAGCAAAGTGGAGAGATAAAGCAATTGAATGGCAAGCAGATATGTACAATCAGAATTATTCGATCGAAGAATTATCTAATTGGAACGATTTCTTTGAAAAGAAAGGACGGATGTATGGGTTGCTTGTAGAGTTTAGAGAAAATGGAATTTGCTAAATATAAATTATATTCTTGTCAAAGAACGTGAAAGGATGAAGATAAAATGACATTTGAAGAAGCAAAACAGAGAAATGATTACAAATACATGCTGAATGGAATTGAAGATTGTATTGAAAAGATAAGAAATAATTGGATGGAGGATATGTATGAAGATGGAGAGCCACAGAGAGGTATTGCTGTACTTCGAATTGGATATGTTGATGTTGAAGTGAATTTATTCACAGAGGAACAGATTACTCGTTACGATGATCAAATCGGAAATAAGACACCAGTTATTGATTATTTCGTTTGTATAAAATACGGAGAGAACGATGATGAATGGGAATCGGATAATTATTTAGACTATCAATTAAAAGTAAACTGGAATGCAGACGATTGGGTAGCACAGCTTGAAAGAGATATGTTTGAAGCACTTGATGAGTATGTAAATAAGAAAGGTTATAGTTATGATCATGCAAATGTGACCAGATGAATGTCGAATTTGATTGGAGGTGTAAGTATGGTTGATTGGTTTGGACGATGGACAGAAGAAAAAGATTACTCACAATATCCGAAAGAGAAATGGTGTGATTATGATCGAATGGCAGCATGGATCAGAGAACAGGGATATGAACCTAGAACCGAAATGGAAAATTTAATCGATACGATTTTCTTATACTACGAATCTACAGAGGAAGTTAAAGAAAATGGATATTACGCAATAGAAGATAAAAAAGCATTAGAGAAGCATATAGTAAGCATTCCTGATATGGCAGAATATATACGCGATTCAGGCGGATTAAAAGAATTTGATTTTTGAGCAAATGGAGGAAATGAGATATGAGAAAAGATAAAAAGTATGCAATGATTATTTTTATGGAAGACGAACGTTATAATGGAAAAGAATACGATTGTGATTTTTATGCGTCTGCACCTTGGGTTGGTAACTTCTTAGATATTGTATATGGAAATAATGTCGATGAATTACGGGGCGATGGTAGATACGAAGGGTTTTACTATGTACTGTACGCAACAGAAAATGGAAAACGAATCAGTTACGGATGTATTGATTTTGATTCTATTGATACCGAAATTTGGTTATACAAAGAAGAAAAGATTAAGAGGATGAATACAATATGGTCAAAAGACGACATTGTAGCTTCATTGGAAGAGTGTGGAATTGAGTCAAGCAATACAAATATTGATAAGATTACAACATCAGAATTCGTTCAGAATTTTCACGACAGGATTACAGAACTTGGAAATGAGATGATTGCGTGGCAGGTCAGTAATGTTTTTGAAGAGAAGGGAGAATAATTATGGTAAACAAATATGATAACATACAGGATACAACAGATAAAATCTATGAATTTTGCAAAGACTACATTTTTGAGCATGGTTATGCTCCGTCTTATGACGAGATTGGAAAAGGTGTTGGAATTAAAAGCAAAGGCACTATCCATTGTAATATGTATAAATTATTGAAAGAAGGTAGAATTGCAACAGATTTAAAAGAACTTGCGTCCAGAGGGTTCCGTATTTCTGGTTATATTATCATGCCGATAGGTGTAGATAAAAGATGAGTAAAACAAGAGAAACACCATGCTTATACTATATTTGCGCAGGACAATGTAGTAAGGGGAGAGAAGCAGATCACAATCATTATTGTCAATATTGTGATAAATACAGGCCACGAGCAAAAGTACGACACATCAATCAAAAGAAAGAAAAATTGAATAAAATCAGGAAAGAGGAACGTTATTAACCGGTACAGAAATGTGCCGGTTTTTTTGTTATAAAGAAAGGAGAATATATGAAAAGAAAAACGTTCAAAGAATATTGTCAAACAGATGTGCGTAAGTTCGAGAATTTAGAAAAGAAATGGAACCTAACACAAACAAGTATAAGAAAGAAGTTGATAAGATATGTGGAACTATATGGATATGATTTGTCGGAATCAGATATGGAGTTTATCAGGGAATGGGTGATTGAAAGTGCTTATAATGTTTTGAAATTAAATCATCAATTCGATGAAGAATTTAAAAGCCAAAACAAAAATATGGAAATTTCAGAAGAGGAATTAGAGCTGATATTTCCGTCATACATTTCTGAATAGTGAATTTTAGGAGGAAGATATTATGTCACTTGAATATGCCGTTGGATACTATGGAACCTTTGTCGCAATTGGAGTCATTATTATTATAATTATTGCTGCAATTGCCGATTTATAATTGGAGAAATAAAATGAATGAAAGAGTCCAGACAGGCTTAGAGGAAGAAAAACTTAAATATAAACGAAAAATCGAAAACATTATGAAAGGGAAGTCTAAGAATCTACAAGACTTCCTTTTATATATGCATGATTTATCAGAAAAGACAAAATATGTTTACATGTGTGATGTATTAAAATTTCTAAAGTTCACAGGAAAAGAAAAAGAAGAAGATCTTGAACTGAGAGATTTTGTATCCTATATGGCAAAAATACAAGATAAAGACAATGGATTAGAAACAGTTTCTTCTTATCAAATTGCAGTTTATTCTGCACTAAAACTTTTTTCAAAATGTATGTTTGCATATAAAATTTTTTCGAAAAATTATATGGAAGAAATTGCGAAGCCAAAAAAGAGAGAGCAACAAAGAACAATAGAAAGAAGAGAAAAAAGTTATTTGACGCCAGAAGAAACACAAACGTATCTTTATAATGTAGACCATAAGCTGACAGGAAAAACAAGAAAGCCATCAGCTATTTGGTCACAAAGGGATATTGCAGTTATAAAACTTTTCCTTTCTACAGGAGTACGTTGTGCAGCGTTATCCAATATGGATATAGAGAATTTAAATATGGATAAAGGAACTCTGATTGTAACAGATAAGGGGAAAAAAGTTCATACATTCATTTTAATTCCGAAAGTTTTGGATGAATTGCAGAAATGGTTAGCATACAGAGATCAACTTGTAACAGTATGCGATACGCCAGCTCTGTTTCTTGGGAAAACCGGAAAGAGATTGTCCACAAGTGCAATTTCGGATATTACAAAAAAATATGCTTGTAATATAAAAGGAAAAACAATTAGTCCACATAAACTAAGGGCAACATATGGTACTACATTGTACAACGCAACGGGTGATATTGTGCTTGTACAGAAAAATTTACATCATGCATCAATTAATACAACGCTGTTATATGTAAGAGGAATGGAAGAAAAAGCACAAAAAGAATCTGTAGAAATCATGAAAAATATTATCTAAACATCAACGAGGCGGTATACTTTCTGTTTACCGCCTTATCAAGAAAGGAAATTATTATGGTACAAATTTTAGAATTATTCGGTGGAATTGGAAGTCCACGGTGCGCATTACGGAATATCGGTATTCCTGTTAAATCAATTGATTATGTTGAAATTGACGAAGCAGCAGTCAGATCATATAATGCAATGTTCGCAAAAGATCTTTCGTATAAAACGCAAACAGTGGTCGGATACAATCTTCGTCCAGATATTCTGATACATGGAAGTCCATGTTTTACAGGAGATACATTAGTATTGACTAAAAATGGTTTTAGAGAAATAAAAGATGTTTCCGTTAATGAAGAAGTTGTTTCTCATGATGGTTTATTTCACAAAGTAATTAATGTATTCAACAATGGCGAAAAAAATATTATAAAACTAAAAGCATCTAATTGTCATGAAATAAAAACTACTAGCAATCATAAATTTTATGTAAGAGAAAAGACATATATTCACCCATTTATTGATGGGAAGAAGACGATGAAAAGAAAATTTTCGGAACCAAAATGGGTCGAAGCTAAAGATCTAAATAAAAATTATTTGGTCGGAACCCCAATAAATCAAAATTCAATTGTCCCCAAATGGGATGGTGTTGAGTGTACAAGGGGAAGATCTAAATATATTAAAAATAATCTGAACATGAAAGACGAAGGATTATGGTATTTGATAGGAAGATTTTTAGGTGACGGATGGACAAGAACGAGGAAAGACAGAAACAATAATGTTTCTAGCATGATTATATGTACATCAAAAATAAATGGCGAAGATAAACTATTTGAAGAAAAAATACCAGAATGGGCACATTACGTAAAAGTCGAAGACAATACGACATATAAATATCAATTTACAAATAAAGAATTAGCTACTTTTTGCAATCTATTTGGAAAAGGTGCTGAAGGTAAATATTTACCTGGATTTGTATTTGATATGCCAATTAATCTCGTGAGGAAATTAATAGAGGGTTATGTTGATAGTGATGGATCATGTAAAAAATATACATATTCTATAACTTCAGTTAATAGGAAACTATTATATGGAATTGGGCAGTTGATTGTGAAAGCATATAATATACCGTTTCAAATAAGTAAATTTAAACGTCAAGAATTTGGATGTATAGAAGGAAGAAAGATTCATCAAAAAGACACATATACAATACGATGGACTTTAAAGTGCAATAGAAGAATGTCAATTATTGAAGATGGATATTTATGGTCTCCAATAACAAAAATTGAACATACAGAAAACAAAGAAACTGTTTATGATATAGAAGTGGAAGAGGCTCATTCTTATACGGCAAATGGATGTATAGTGCATAATTGCCAGGACATGTCTGTTGCTGGACATCAAGGAACAGCCACCGGAAATGGAAGGACAAATCATGGAGCTGGCGCAGAAGAAGGGTCTGGAACAAGATCGAGTCTTATGTGGGAAACAATTAATATTATTAAACAGATGGGAGAATGGAAACCAAAATATGTGATTTGGGAAAATGTTAAAAATGTCAGAAGTAAATATATGGTACATAATCACGACAGATATATGGAAGAATTAAGTAAACTTGGATATACAAGTACATATGAACTATTAGACGCAAGAGAGTTTGGTATTCCACAAGCAAGAGAACGCTATTTCACTGTAAGTTGTTTAAAAGGAAAGGAATTTGATTTTTCTGATCTGATTAGAACGCCAATGAGAAACATTCATGAGTTTTTGGAACAGAAAGTCGATCCAGTCTATGAGGTAACACAACCGAGCATTCTGGAATGTATTGGCGCATCCGGAATTAGAAGAGCAACTGTAATTGACCAATATGCTTATACAATCACGACTCGCCAGGATCGGACACCTGCACAGGTAATTGACTTACATAATGGAAAATATAGATATCTTACGGAACGGGAATGTTGGCGACTTATGGGATATACGGATCAGGATTATGAAGCAGCCGCATCTGTACAACAGAAACGAGGAAGATATAGAATGGCATTATATAAACAGGCTGGCAATAGTATTTGTGTTCCAATTTTTGAAAGCCTGTTTAGAAAAATTTTGTTGGGTGAAACTGCATAGAAAAACTATGTTATTGCTGAGGAATATGATATAATATAAATAATTATATAAAGTTGGAGGAAAATAGAATGGGAGAATATTATAATACAATTATTTTACGACATGCTGAAGGATCTTATACGAAAAAACAGTTCAAAAATTACTCTGAAGGAGATTGTATTTATGGACCAAATACTGATCCAGAAGAATTAAAACGATGGACATACGATCAGCTCAATGAAGCAAAAGCAGAATTGGCAAAATATAAATGCACATATGACGAGCATCCTGATTGCGTTGATGTAGAAGAATATGCACTTGAATATTGTGACACCAATACAGATGGAGAATTCGTGAATGGCTCAGATTACGATTTAGCTGCAAGAGAGAAAGTATAACATGTCAAAACCTATGAGTTATTGTTCTGAATTGCGAGGTGATTAAAATGGTAATAAAAGAAATAGAGTTTGAAAATTTCATAAAAATTATTTCATCAGTCGTAAAAATGATTAAAAAAGGTGAAAAATATAATTACAACATGTATATACAAAAAGTATATGACGAGACAAAAGATATCGTAAATAATTATTTTAAAATATTAAATGATACAAAACATTTCTTAGAAGATCGTCAGAAAACTTTAGACGAAATAATAATATTCTTAGAAAATAAAAGAGTCGATTTTCGGGCAATTAGATGCGAAGTTAGAACAATTGTTAGTATGGATGATTTTTATTTAAAGAATGAAGATTATTCTAATTTTATGAGAGGAGTATTAGGAGTATTGCAAGGTGGTTTAGAAAGTAACATATTCACAGATAGAGGAGTTGAGAATGTGTACCATAATCATACTATAAATGATATTATCGAAGAATGTAAAAGAAAAAAAGAATACGAAAATGATTCAAATTTGATTCAATTAAATTTGGAATTAAATGATGCTATAGAGGAACAAGAAAGAGAACTTCAAAGATCTTGGAATTTGGTATGCGAAAGTTATTTTAAAATTAGTCGAAAACTACCAAATAGATTATATGATTAAGAGTTAAGAGAATATAATATGTAGAAACTAATACAAATAATGTGTATAGTTTTTACATATTTTTGATTGGAGGTAATACAATTGTTGATGCAATAGAAATTGGAAGTTGTAGAGAATTTGATATTGATGAAATCTAGGTTTCAAGGCAAGAAGGGAGATTATAAGATGAGTACAGCAACATGTATTAAAGACTATGATGGTGTTGGATTCTTAAAAGAAAATAAAGACGGATGTGAAGAAGTTCATATCAAAAAAGGTGACGTAATTGAATGGGATAATCAAGGATATCTTTGGTTTGATAACGTATGTTTCGGACATATGGATGCTTATCCTGGGCGATATTTTAAATTTTAAGGATAATGAAATTTAACTTTCTTGCGATATGAAAGGAGATCGCTATGAAAATATATTGTGTTGAAGTAATGACTTTAGGTGGCTTATATCCTACTACTAAAATTAGCCAAGAGGCATACAATTCATATGATAAAGCCGTTAAATTTTGTGAAGGAAGAGCAGATAATCCAATAAAAATTGATGACTATACATGGAAATCAGAACAATATAAATACACTATTATTGATTTAGATGTTTTATAAAATGAACTGTAATACTAAGAAAGAATGATTTACTCGGAAGATTGGAAGAGGCGATATTAATGGAATTTAAAAAAGGTGATAAAGTGTTTCACAAAAATTTAAACTTGTTTGGAATATTTGTAGATTATGCATGGGAAAATCCAAACGAGGAAGCAGATGTTGATTTTGAAATGGAAGATGGTTATATTGAACAGCGACATGTTTCAATAAATCAGTTGCAGAAGTGTTCAAGTAACGAAGAGATTAGAAAGAAAATTGGAGGTATAACAGTGGACGAATTAAGAATTAAAATCGAGCAGTTTATTGAGGATTTAGAAAATGAAACAAAAAATCGCAATATGAATGACTTAGAAGAAGGCAGATATAAGGCTTTATGCGAAGTATTGGATTTAATTGACGAGCAGAAGAAATGACGATTTCATGATTATGGAAAGCAGGTGATATAAATGATTAAAGTAACTGGTAACGTAATGAAGTCGGAAATCGCAAACGCAATTCAACATTATAATAAAGCACCAATTTATGCATATTGCAAGGACTTACCTCCATTTACAGAGTGTTATTATGTAGATAGAAATGAAGGTACAGTACAAGAGTTTTGTGGTTTTGTTCTACATGATTTGATTGAGAAAACAAAAGATGGCGCAATTCCAATGATAGTGATTTATACTAATGAATCAGACTTGGAGAATATTGGAGTTTTTGAGGATTATGCAATATCAAACTATGAGCATGGCGGATATGTAGGAACTGTTGTATTAATGACAAGGTGAATGAAAAATTGCTTTCAAAGGAGAAACAGAATGAAAGAAATTGTAATTAAGGGAACTATGGATGAAGAATTAACACCTACAGAATACGAAGAGCTGCTAGATACACTTATGCAGTTTGGAATTATGGATATAGAAATAGAGGAAAAATAATTGAAAAAGATCTTAGTAAACAAAATACGCTGCAAGAAATGTGGTGATATTATAGAGAGCAAAACACGCCATAGTTTTGTTGTGTGCAAATGTGGGGCAGTTGCAGTGGATGGTGGACATGATTATCTGAAGCGAGTCGGTAATCGAGAAGATTGGGAAGATTTGAGTGCGGTTGACGGATGAAAATTTACTTTCATATAGAAACGAGATGCATTAGATGAACAGAAACTACAAATGGCAAGATCTTCCTTATAAATACGATAGTTTTGGATTTGTTTTTGGATATGATTATCATATTCATAAGTGGGTTTATGATGTCAAATATTATCTAAACGGTGATTATTGGTTCCTTGATCCAGAAGGAACAACGATTCTTCGAAAGATGAATGAACGGGAACTAGGATGGATAGAAAAACATAAAGATCTTATTGAAGAGCGTGAAAGAGAAAATGTTGCGTGGATCAAACAAAAACAGTGTAGAAAAAGAAGTTGCGTTTGCAAGAAATGTGAAAAATACTGTCATTGTTATGGATGCGTAGATAAAATTAATGTGTGTGATTTTGTGCAAGGAGAATAGTATGTACAGAGAAGAAAGATATAGAGACACAGTTGATTATTATATTATAAAAAGAAAGAACAAGAGCACAAAGAAAGAGGAATATCTTAAAGGAATAAATTTGTATGGTCGAGACAATGAAGGTATACTTAGAGTCAAAGAACCAAAATGGATAGAACAGCCTATATGGAAGAGAAAATTGCCTATTGATATCGCTACTGATTTTGAATCTGCAGAAAAAGTACTCAGAGGTCTTAAAAAATATTATAATGATAGTGACTATGAGTATTTTATTGGTAAAATTGTAACAGACTACATTATAAACGAGATAAAATGAAATGAAAGATTGTTTTCAGAAGGCAGGTGAAATGTTGTGACTGAAGCAGATATTAACAAATATGTTGTCGAAGAAATGGGATATGCAGAAGAACAAGAAGATAAAATTTCCATTAGGCTTGATTTGTCAAATGGAGAATCTGTAGAAATCTGGTTTGACGAATATAATGATTGTTATACCTGGAGCAATGCCTCCTATGGATACGAAGATACTTATGCAGTAGTACAAGATATTTGCGAATGGATGGAAGATAATTTATTAGAAGTAATAAATATAGAAACCGTATAATAATTAATATAGACAACAAAAGGAAGAAACAAAATATGGATAATATAATTTATATGTTTGACATTCCGTTATTTACATATGATGGATATGCAGATGTGATGGAAGATGGAACTCAGTATCAAGCACTTGAATGGAAACTGATTGACATGGAAAAATATAACGGAAAATATGTTGTGGTTGGTTTTGATGGATCGTTGAGAATTTATGAAGCTGAAGGTGAAAAATTGTTTGAAGGTTCATTACTTGATTCAAAAGATTTTGTTTGGCATCTGAAAAATAAAATTAAATAAAAGGAAGTAAAAGCATGAACTTAGAAAATATTAGTAAATACATGTGTTTGATTCTCAGACATAAACCAGAAGCAATTGGCATCACTTTGGATGAACATGGGTGGGCTAATGTCGTCGAACTGATTGACGGGATTAGGAAAGACAATCCTGGATTCGATCTGGATCATCTGTACGAGATCGTGGAAACAGATTCGAAGGGAAGATACTCTTTCAATGAAGATAAAACACTGATTAGATGCAACCAAGGACATTCGATTCCTGTAGATGTAGAGTTAGAAGAGAAACAACCACCAGAATTTTTATATCATGGAACTGGCGAAAAATACGTAGTGTCAATCGATCAGATTGGGTTAATTCCAAAAAGCCGGTTATATGTTCATCTTTCAAGTGACGTTGATACTGCAGAAAAAGTCGGACAAAGACACGGAAAAGAAGTTGTGTATCAGGTGGCATCTGGCCAGATGCATAGAGATGGATATAAATTTTATTTGTCTGTGAATAATGTTTGGTTAACCAAAGAAGTGCCAACAAAATATTTAGAAAGGTAAAGTGATCGATATGAAAAATGTAAAAGTAATTACAATGAGCTTTGGAGAATTTAAAGACTATGTTGGAATGGTTTCAAACGGAGGGATAAGATGAACAATAAGGCTATTTGTAGAAAAACCGATGAACATTTTACGGAAGGTAAAGAATATGAATGTACAGCAGCTTATTCAAGATATGAAAGTGCTGTTGTAGATATTCTTGACAACAACAAAGAACTCATTACATGTGAAATAAACGATAAAGATTTTCAATTTGTTTTCAATTAATGAATCAGACATTTCAAAAGGAGAGAACGATGGAAAATTATATGAACGCACCAGTCCAATTAGAGTGGACAGATAAAGATGTATTAGAAGATTTCGAGAAATATCATGATAAGAAAGCAGTTTCCAGAAGATTTTGCATTCCCGTGTCTCAAGTAACAGAAATATTAAAACGAAACGGTGTGAAAGAAAAATGATTCCAAAATATTTGGATTATACAGTAACACCTGCAGATTTGAGAAATATGTCAGAAGAGAATGTAATAGAATTAATGATTTTCACGGATCGAGATCGGAAAGATAATGAGGATGCAGAAAAATTATATTGGTGGTGCATACAAGAAATCAATTTTCGAATGGATTTGAGTGGATCTGAATACGAGCAATAAGAAAGCGATGGCTGGTTTAGTCATCGCTTTTTTTATGATATGCTGCAGCTCTATAACGGAAATTCGCATCCTGGATTTCTTGCGAGATATGTTCCATTCGATCGATATATTCTGTAACATGTGATGGGATTTTTGTATCCCATTCGTTTTTATCGGAAGTAAGTAGATCGTTCGGGGTGCATTCTAATGCTTCACAAATTTTTTCAAGAGTTTCAAAGCGAATGCTTGCCATATTACCCGAACAAATTTTTGATACTGATGGCAAAGAGAGATCAGTAGCTTCTGCGAATGCAGCTTGGTTTTTATATTTACTCAATATTAAATGTTGAATATCTAATTTAATCATATTGCACCTCCGTGTCAATGATTATAACATAATTAAATAAGAAAATCTATAAAGACATATTTATATAAATAAAGATAAATTGCGATATAATAGCAAAAATAATAAAGATATATTTACATTAAGTATTGACATGTTAAAGATATGTTGATATAATGAGTTCAACGTAAGAAAACAAGAGAGAAAGGAGGAACCGGGTATGGATGTACATTGTGGCGAAATTAAACGTGGTGAAATCTATTGGGTAGATTTCGGGAAAACGAAAGGATCTGAACAAGGCGGAAAACGCCCAGCACTTGTTGTCCAAAATAACATTGGGAATAAACATTCTCCAACAACCATAGTCGTGGCAATCACATCAAAAAGGAAGCCCAATCTTCCTACTCATGTCATTTTGGAAAAAGATGCGTTGAATGGATTAAGTTCCGATTCGTTAGTAACATGTGAACAAATTAAAACAATAGATAAAGCTAGATTGTTGGATAAGATCGGAGAGATTAGTCCCAAAAAGCAAAAAGAAGTGAACAGAGCAATGCAGATTAGTTTACAGACATTATTAATGGAGGGATGACAAGATGATAGAAGCATATGAATACTCTGATTACAACCAAGCGATGCAGAAAATGAAAGAACTTGAAAAAAAGAACAAGAAGTACAAAATTCTTATTTATACAATTGATTATGATCAAAATGAAGAAAGTAAAAAAATAACTACACCTGCAGAAGGGTGTAAATTAATTAAAAAAGCAAAAACTATTTTCCTTAACAGAGATGAAATAATCGAACATATGCAATTATATTCTACGATACAAGATATCGAACACATCAATCGAGAAGGTATTATGCATGACATTATTTTACCACATTTAAAGGAATGAAATGGAAATATTTACCGCTAGAATATACATGTCAAGAGGTATAAAATGGAAATATAAGGAAAGACAAAATTATAGTAGCGCAAACAAATGTTCGAAAACATATTGACAAGAACATTAGTTCGATGTATTATAATTTTGTTGAACAAAATAAAAGAAGGGAATCATACCTGCGTTGGAGCGCATATGGTGTGAATCCCTTCCTGTACATAACAAGCAAAACAAGCGATATTCATATGAACCTGAACTGTTGGAGCAGTCCAGATGAATAATAGCACAATGTCCTGCTTAAGTTTCATTATACATATTAATTTGCAATTCTGCAAGTCTATCTTGAGCAGTTCGCTATTATTTCACAATTTTACACAAACAGAATAGGAGAATAACCAATACGTAAAGGTACTTATTCATTTGATGAACGATAAGAACCTGTATTAAGTTTACCTATTTTTAAAATTAAATAAAGAAGGAGTGATCAGAAAATGTACTACATTATCACAAATGGAAAATATTGGGTGATTGAAAATCCAATACGTCCTGGCGAGTACATGGAATCCACAAAATCATCCAATGCAAAACAGTTTACATTCAAACAGGCTAAAAATCTGTTGAATGCACGTAGCAAAAAACTAGGTTGGATTCGGAATGGATATTCCATGGTTGGAGAGGATGGAAACAAGCCAACAGTTTCTCCTAAAGCAAAAGGGAATGGAGGTGTATTTTTAAATGAAAATGACATTGTAGTTGATCTGAACTTACTCGATCAGATTGAAGATGAGTGTACAAAGTTTTTAAGTTTGGCTGCATGGGATGAATCTGAATTGAGCAACATGTTGGAATCTCTTAGTACATATTTGTCTAAGCTTGATTCAGAAGAGAGTGATATTAAACATGCACTCGTTATTTATACATATAAACATGATGGAAAATTACCACAAGCACATAGAATTGCTAAAATCGGATATCTGTTCTTGCGGATTCTTATTGATCGAGCACATGTGAAAGCATGTATCTATAAACTTCAGGCAATGAAAAATGCATTGACGTACCATTACTCTCTTGGAAAACTGCAAACTGAATTAAATAAAACTGGCAATGGAGAATATGAAAACTATAAACCAAGAACTGCAAAATTTGACGAAGCGATGAAAATATTGGAAGGGTAGGGTGAGCAAAAATGAGATACAAATATTTGACAGAGACTCAAAGAGAAAAATTAGAATTTCTTACACCAGAAGAAGCAGATGAGATCCAGCAAACGTATTTAGACAACGACATGCGCGAGCTTAAAAAAATCTGCAAAACTTTGATTTACAAAAAGAAAAAGTCATCTCAAGATTTACCGACACTTCATGATGCAGAACTTGAAAGTTTAGCAGTAGAAGTTTTTCTGTCGAGTTTACTTAAATACAATTCGGATGTCAAATGCACTTTTAAAACGTATTTATATGGAAATATTTGGAGAAAATATTGGACATATACAAGAGATATCGAACGTAAAAAACGCTGTGTTTTTGTTCCAGATATTGACGAAGAGACTGGAAAGCAGAAATTCGATAAAGATGGTAATCCTAAAGAGAAACCTGTATTTGATATTTCCATTTATTCTCAAATTGACGAAGATGGAATGCAGCTCTGGGAGACATTTGTATCTGGGAAAACCGTGGAAGATGTCGTCTTTCAAAATGATCAAGAAATGTCTTCATTAATGAGAGAATATACAAGTAAATTATCACGAGTACAGAGTGTAATTTTACATATGCTTGCAGATGGATTTAATGAAGAAGAAATTCTTCAAAATTTACATATTTCTAAGTCACTCTATAACGATAGCTTAAAAGCTATCCGGAACAACTCAAATACAAGAATACTTAGGAGGGATTATTAATGTTAGATGAATACAGAATCGAACAGATGGGCGTAGGAGCTTATGTTGATAGTATTGATGAGGAAGTTATTACTGTTGATCAGGCAGTCCAGAGAGCGTTTTGTTGGTCAAATGAAATGATCAATAATTTGATTTATAGTACTGTATCTCCAAAACGGATTTACATTCCCAACATTATTCTTGCAGAAGAAAAAAGAGAAGATGGGCTTACTACTACATACGTAGTGGATGGTGGTCAGAGAACAGAAGCGCTCAGACGTTTTGTGTTTGATGGGCATAAGATCTCTAAATCAATCCGGAATAGATATGTGACTTATCAAGGAAACAAACTGGATAAAAATGGAAAACCTATGAGAGATGAAAATGGAAAACTGATCAAAGAAATCAAAATATTTGATCTGGTTAATAAAACTTATAATGATTTCCCACCAGAACTGAAAAAGAGAATGAGATCATGTCAGTTGTCTGCTGCAATTTATCAGGAATGTACTCCAGAAGATACCTGCGATCTTGTCATGTTATATAACTCTACTATTCCAATGAATGTAAGCCAGAAGGCGTTTACTTACATTGGTACATTTGCGGATAAAATTAAACGGATTAAAGATAATAATCGTTTTCTTAAAGATTGTACGATGCTGAATGAGTTAGACAAGAAAAAAGGCATCTGGGAAAGAGTGATCATCGAATGCGTTATGGCGATGTTTCATTTAGAAGAATGGAAAAAGGCGCCAAGGGATATCTGCAAGTATCTTAATGAGAACGGAACAGAAGAAGAATTTGATACACTGAACAAATACTTTAATATGTTAATTCCTTACGCAGATAAACTCGATCATACAGAAGTAGCTGAATTATTTGTGTCAAAAGATTTTATGGCATGGATGACTCTTATGAAAAGAGCCTTAGATGAAGGAGTTTCACCAGAAAATTTTGGAAAATTCCTGATTGCATTTAATGACATGAAAGAAATCAAAGTCAATGATACTGATTGGATTGAAATAGAACAGGATAAACACACGAAGGACAAAAAAGTAATTCAGCAGAAGATTGATTATTTACATACTTTATTAGTGGATTTTTTACATATTAAAGAGAATAAACCAAATGAAGATGCAGAGAGCGAAAGTATCAAAGACTCATCAGAAAATTCAGAGGGTGAAGAATCTGCAATCATTGGTGTTGATGATCGTATTGATCAGAATGATATTGATTTTGTACATACTCATGTAAATGAGAAAGTAGATCCAGACGACATCGAATTTTACAACGAGTGTCTTCAGGATACAAAAGTGTCTGCAAATGTTTATCAGCAGTGTAAAACAGCGTTAATTGCATTGATGGTTTATGCAGCGCAGAATAATCAGGATCAGGAATTTGAACAGTGGATTGGAGAATATCAGAATGCAGATGATGAATATAGTTCCAATCAGGGTATTAATTTCAGATTCATGAAACGAGATTTCGAAAACTTTCTTGTTGGGAAAGGAAACGCAGCGTAAAGAAAGGAGAATAAAATAATGCAGATGAATATTGATGACATCAAAATTTCAGATCAGTTTCTTGCTTCTCATCCATCTCCAGAAAAGATGGAAAGATTTGAGAAATATTGGTTACTGACGAATCATCAAGACAAGCCAATTGTTCTGGATAAGAATGGTTATCTTGTAGATGGATATATCCGTTATCTTATCATGAAAAGAAATGGTGCTAAGACAGTTCAAACTGTGTATAAAGTCCAGCCTGTTGCACTGATTAATGGAGTACATATTCACGCTAATGGTACAACAAGCCAGGAATATACTTGGGAGATTCGTAGAAATAAGAACTGGAAATCTTTCCTTGAAAATATTAAAGTTGGCGATTTAGTAATGTGTGCAACCAAATATGGATATAGTCCAGTGAAAGTTACAAGGATTCAAACGGAGAATATTGAAGGGGGAGTAAAACATAAAAAAGTACTTTTGAACAAAAGAGTGAATATCAAAACAGAAATCAAATAAGAAAGAGGTGAGACGAATGAAAAGATTAGGAAAATATTCTGGAAAGGTTTACGAAGAACATGAGATCCAGAATATGGATGAATGTGGAACAGTAATTACAGACGAACAGGCTGCAGATAAAGACTTTATTAAAAAGCATCACATGTGTGATTTGGTACAGTGTGTATCATGCTTTGGGTGTCCGTTTTAGAGGAGTGTAATTTTATAGGGTTGCAAATCGGTTCAATTCAAAATTGATGCAGACGAAATGTTTTAGAGGAATGTAATTTTATAGGGTTGCAAATCCTCAAAATAAAATAACTCTATAAAATTAAGACGTTAAATAAAAATAGACTTAGATTTAATCTACGTTATTACAAGAAAATATATTGATATGTAACTCTAGTATCAAATTATATCGTTTAGATTTAAACATGCGTTACGTCTAACTTTCTTGTCGCAAGTGATTTAAGCATAAAAACTTGTAATAACATTGTCAAAGAGTATTACCGACTATAAGTCGAGTTATTAATTAAAAGGAGAAAATTATGCAATATTTAGATTTTACTTTAGTAGTAGATAAAAATAATAAACCATGTGTACCGATTTTAAACGGTAGAGCTGATTATTTGCTTAGAAATAATAAAGCAAAAATTATTAATCATGATCCATTAGTAATAAAACGAATAGACGATTATAAGAGTGATTTTGAAAATAGGGATATTTTCGAGTTAAAAATTGATAGCGGATATTTGAATATAGGATTTTCTGTCAGTGATAATTATCATGAGTATTTAGCTGGACAAGTCGAATTATTAAAAGGAATGTCGGATAGATTAACAAATCGAAATGGATATCGAAGAACACGAAGATCCAGAATTAGGTACAGGAAAAATAAAAATGTTGATTACAAAACCGTACATAATCCAACATATAAAAATGGAAATGAAGAAGGATGGTTTGCTCCATCAATACAACATAAAATTGATTCACATATTCGTTTAATAGATAAAATTGCGTCATGGGTTCCAGTAGATAAGGTAATTGTAGAAGTTGCTAAATTTGATATCCAGATGATAAAAGCTTTAGCTGACGGGAAAGAAATATCAGGAAAAGATTATCAAAATGGAGAAATGAAAGGATATGAAAATGCAGCAGCTTATGTTAGAGATAGAGATAAACATACATGTCGGTTGTGTGGCGCAAATAAAAATGTTGTGATTGAAGTTCATCATATACAACCGCGTTCAAAGGGAGGAACCGATAAACCAAGTAATCTAATATCTTTATGTCATAGTTGTCATCGGAAGGTGCATTCCAATAATAACGACAATAAATATTTTGAGAAAGTTAAGAGTATGAAGTTATCGGATACATACAAAGACAGTACTTATATGAATATGGTTCGTTGGGAACTTTTTGAAAGGCTTTCTGGCAAATATGACGTCAAAGTTGGGTATGGATATCAAACAAAAATTAATAGAAGGAATGCCGGTTTAAGAAAATTTCATTATACGGATGCTGTTTGTATTAATGATTACAAGGATGTGACACTAACGGAGAATATCTATATTGTAGATCAAAAACGATGCAATGACAGGAGTATGGAGACATTTAGTGATGCAAAATACATAGATGTACGTGATGGAAAAGAAAAAAGTGGAAATACATTATATAAGGAAAGGCTTCCAAATGCTCCGTCTAAACGAGTCACGCAAAAAGAATATATAAACAATATGAGACAATTTCGTGGTAAGAAAATTAAACCTGGTAAACGCACTTTTGTTTGTAATTCATATTGTTTGAAATGTGGAGATTTAATTTACATAAATAGTGGAAAGCATAGAGGAAATATCGCAGAAGTAGAATCCATGCAAAAACTACCTAATGGTAATTTCAAAATACGATTTACATATAAAGCACAAACAGTCAAATACCCTTCTATAAGTATAAAGCCAGAAGAATATGAATTATTAAAGAATAATTTATTAGACAAAGTAAAAATTGTAAGAACAAGGCGTGGAATGATTTGGAGAAAATATAATCGTCTAGAATACGAAGCGACCCATGCAGATCAAGAAGGAATGGCTGTATAAATAAAAGAAGGGAGGTGAAATAAAAGTATGCTACTTACAATTTTAAGAATCATTCTAATTATCTTCGCCTGGTTAAATCTAATTGAAGAGAAGCCAGAACGAAAAAGTGAAAAGGTTTTATGGATCACTATTATTGTAACTACTGTAGTTGAGCTAGTGTATAACTTTTTCAGAATATACTAAGGGAGAATATTAGGTCATGCGATTTAACATGTCTAAAAATGAGGTTGGAAATGGTTCCAAACGCACTCTGCAAAGAGTACCTGAGATGATGGATACACCGTCCATCCATTTTTAGGCATTTCAAATCGCATGACTGAAATATAAAACGAGATGAAAGGCACATTTCTTTAGAGAATATATAAACATAAGAAGGAGTAAAACATGGCAAAAGAATTAACAGGCTATATAGCCGTAGCAGGAATTAATCTTATGTGGAAGGAAGAATATTTTGCAATTTATAACGACGGCTATAAATACGAAAAAGGAGATAAAGTATTAGTTACTGGCTATCGTAGAGGTCAAATTTTAACAATTTAAAATATTCTTACGTTGGATGATACGAAGCATTTTCATGAAAACGAAAAAATCACACAGGAAATTGTTTGTAAAATCAACCCAAACGCCATTGATATGACGGCCTACGAAGATCGAGAGAAAAGACGAAAAGAATTAGCAAAAATACAATATAAAAAACATCAGTTAAGACAAATGATGGATAATATTATTCAGTCAACAAAAGATGATGAAAAATATGAGATTTTTGCAGAAACGAATTCAAGATTTGCAAAGCTGCTGGAAGAGTATAAAGAATTATCAAAAGAAATGGAGGAGTGATGAAACATGAGTTTCAAAGTAGGAGATATTGTAAGAGTTAAGGATTATAAAGACATTGATTGTCCTAATTTTGTGCCAAGTATGAAATGTTACTGTGGGCATAAATATATCATAACTGAAATGACATTGTATTCTGATTGTAGTGCATATAGGTTAAATTGCGGTGCGGATTTTATATTTGAAGAAGAGTGTCTTGAAAAAGTTGTTGCAAGCTTTGTCCCAGGAAATAAAAATTATACATTTACATTCAACGCTAAAAAGGAGAACAAAGAAATGAGAAAACAGGAAGTGGGATTAACACAGAGGGAACGTATTGAAAACAAAATGGAAGAGTATATCTATAAGTCTGGTGTATGCTCTGTCAATATTATTGTACCAAATCGAGTAGTGGAAGTGACCTTTAATGATGATCTTTGGATGAAAGCAAAAGTAAAAACAGTATGCGACAAAAATGATACATTCTCTCTTGAAAGAGCATTATATATCGCATATGCAAAACGACAATATAATGACGTGTATACGTCAGAAGGTATTGAGAAGAAAGCTGATGAGTTTAAATATGCAAAATCTTATGTATCCAAAGTCAAGAATGCTCTGAAAGTATATGAATGTCAGCAGAAGCTCGCTGCATTAGACAAAGAAGAGGAAGAAATTAAACTTCGTCAGAAACAGAAACGTCATGAGAGAAATGAACGACGTCGTGCAAGAAGAGCAGAAGAAGCAACTAAAAAAGAAGAAGAGAGAAGAAATGAACAGATTGCAATTCAGAAAGAAGCATATCTTCAGGCAATGATGGTGTTTGAAGAAGAGAAAAAGAAACTCGAATCTAAAAAAGAAGAGGAAGAAAAACAGACCGAATCAACAAAAGAAATCGTAAAAAAGGTTGAAAAACTGATTTCTGATGCAGAGAATACTACAGAAGATACAAAGGAAAATAAAGAACCGGAAAAAGCAAGTGTAGTTGGTGAAAATAATAAAGAAGAAAGTTCGGAGAATAATGTAAAAGAAGAAACAACCAATAAGATGGAGGAAACAGAGAGCAAAGTAGAGTAAAAGATAACAAAATAGAAGAAAAACATAAAGAAGGAGAAAATATCATGTTAGATCAGTTCGTAATTTTCAAAGAAAAACTTCAGAAACATTTTGTGGAGATGACCAAGGATGCAGATAAGTTATTCGAAGTAAATGTAGATAAGGATAAACTTTGGGATACATATCTTGATAGCTTTGCGCCAGGAACGAATAATATCTTTCGTGAAAGAAGAGAACACGATTGTAGCTGCTGTAAACAGTTTATCCGTACTATTGGTGCTACAGTTGTAGTTAAAAATAATAAAATGGAGAGCATCTGGGATGTTGATATGTCTGGAACAATCTATGATCCAGTAGTTAGAGCACTTTCAACGCTCATTCACGAATCGAAAGTTGTTGATGTATTTGTAAGCCATTTCAAGAAAATTGGTACAGATAAGAATTTTGAAATGATTAATGGTAAATCACATCAGTGGGATCATTTCTATATGGAACTTCCTATGAAATTTGTTTTTGATTCTTATAGATCTGTTGGAGAAATTCAAGGTGAATATAGAGATATCCGGAATGTGTTCAAACGTTCTCTTGACGAGATTACTATTGACTCTGTAGAGACAGTTTTAGAGTTGATCAATTCTAATACACTGTATCGTGGAACAGAATGGAAAGTTCCACTTGTAGAATTCAAGAAGTATAAAACAGAATATGATAAACTTCCAGAAGAAGAAAAAGATTTGTATGTTTGGGAGAAATCTCTGAAAGCAGGAGCTGTTATTGGTAAAATCAGAAATCATTCTATTGGAACACTACTTGTAAATGTAAGTGAAGGAATGGATCTTGATACTGCAGTTAAAAAATATGAGCAGATCGTAGCACCCAGCAACTATAAAAGAAGTAAGCCAATTTATACTCAGAGAATGCTGGACGATGCAAAGAAAACGCTGACGGAACTTGGGTATATGGATTCTCTGAAGCGTCGCTTTGCAAATCTGGATGATATCACAGTAAATAATATTCTATTTTCTAATAAAGATGCAGCGAAGAGAATTTCTGGTGGAGGAGACATTTTTACAGAGATGTCAAAATCTGTAGCAGTTAATCCAAAGAAATTCTCTAGAGTAGAAGAAGTGACTGCACAGGATTTCGTAGAAAAGGTTCTTCCGACTGCGAAAGAGGTTGAAGTGTTTGTAGAGAATAAACATGAGAAGAATTTTGTTTCCCTGATTGCCCCAGAAAATCCGGATTCTAAGACGATGTTTAAATGGAGCAATGGTCTAAGCTGGGCTTATACAGGTAATATTACTGATTCTGACATTAGACAGAATGTAAAAAACGCTGGTGGAAGTGTAGATGGTGTTCTTAGATTTTCTATTATGTGGAACGAGGATCAGAACGATAACAGTGACCTTGATGCGCATTGTATTGAACCAAATGGTCATGAAATCTATTTTAGTAGTGATAGAAAACCACGCAAGTCAAAACTCGGTGGACAGCTTGATATTGATATTACACAGCCAATGGATCAGATGCCAGGTAAACCGGCAGTAGAGAATATTACTTGGCAGAATAAATTAAAAATGATGCCAGGTGTTTATAAATTTTTTGTACATCAGTTTGCTAGTCGAGGAAGTAAAGGATTTAAAGCAGAAATTGAATTCGATGGCGAGATCTATTCGTTTGAATACAATAACCCAGTGCGTGGAGACGTAGACGTTGCAGAAGTAATTATGGATAAGAACGGAAACTTTACCATCAAAGAAAAACTTTTTGGTCACTCGGCTACTTCTAGTAGAGAAGCATGGGGAGTAAAGACAAATCAGTTTACACCTGTATCTGTAATCAGTTACAGCCCGAACTATTTTGATGAGCAGAATGGGATCGGGAATAAACATCTTTTCTTCTTCCTGAATGGATGCGTAAATCCAGAACAGCCGAATGGTTTCTTTGTGGAATATCTTAAGAATGAATTAGTTCCACATCGTAAAGTATTTGAAGCACTTGGCGCAAAGTGTAGTGTAACAGACGTCGATGATCAGCTCTCTGGTGTTGGTTTTAGTCTGACGCAGCGCAATGAGCTTATCGTTAAAGTAAAAGGTGCAACAGAAAGAATCATTAAAATTAAATTTTAATAAAGGAGAATATGAATTATGAGTAATATGTTTGAAAAAGCAGTAAAAGGTAAATATCGGTTCCCGTATAAGGGACAGATTGCAGTAGAAGATTTATATGATCTTCCGCTTGGATCGCTGGACACAGTGTTTAAGACGCTGAATGCAGAAGTAAAGAAGACGGATGAAGAAAGTCTGCTTCAGACTAAATCCGAGGAAGATGATATTCTTGCGACTAAGATTGAGATTGTAAAATATATCTTTAATGAGAAACTGGAAGAGAAAAAGAATCGGCAGGAAGCTGCAGAACGTAAAGAGAAGAAACAGAAGATTATGCAGATTATTGCTACAAAACAGGATGAAGCACTTCGAAATGCGTCCGTTGAAGATCTGCAGAAAATGCTTGATGAATTAGACTAAAAAAATGGCTGGCTGGTATAAAACTGGTCAGCCAAACTTATAAGGTGATTATTATGACGCAAGAAGAACACGATCGAAAAATTCTTATTGAACGAGCAGCTGTAGAAGAACTTTTACTGAAAGAACATATTAGTGTTCCTGCAGCATACGAACGTGTCAGAGAATATGTAGATAGATTCGAAAAAGAATCGAAATTAGAAATTAGTAACGATTACTAAAATTTTGGAAAGTGAGGAAAAAATAATGGAAAACACGATGTCTGAATTAAAGGAATATCTTGATAGATTAGGAATTTCAACGGATGGCAAAACCGTAGAAGAAGTGATGTCAGAAATTGCAAGTGTCTGGAATAAACTTGCAGAAGATAAAGAGGAAATTTAATGTTTGGATTAGTCTTAAAAAGCGAATACAATCACATGAAAGATTTTGCTCAGTCAATTATTCATAATTTAAGAGATGACTTGGAATACGAGAGAAAGAAATCTCTCTATTGGATGTGTCGATGCGATGGCACAGTAGCAGACGATGTATCGTTTGATGATTGGATAAAGAAATTTGATCAAGTAAGAGAGGAGAATAAACTGTGAAAACATTAATTGTAGTAGATGTGCAGAATGATTTCGTAAATGGTAGCCTTGGATCGGAAGAAGCACAGGCGATTATTCCGAATGTGAAAAAGAAAATTGAAGAGTATTATAATCGTGGAGATCAAATTATTTTTACAAGAGATACGCATTATGACGATTACTTAAATACTCTGGAGGGAAGAAAACTTCCAGTAAAACATTGTGTTTTTGGAACAAGAGGATGGAAGGTTGTGAGCGACATTGCGGTTCCTAACTGCAGATATGTAAACAAAAGTACTTTTGGAACTTTGCAGTGGAGAAATATGACATGGATTGGAGATGGTGATATCAATCTGGTCGGTTTGTGTACGGATATATGTGTAATTTCAAATGCATTAGTCCTTAAAGCTATGTTTCCAAATACGGAAATTACAGTAGACGCAGGCTGTTGCGCGGGATCTACACCAGAAAAACATAAGGCGGCACTCGAAGCCATGAAAAGCTGCCAGATTAATGTGATTGGAGAATAAAGATATGATCATTTTAAATGGGAAAGAAGTAAAAGTAGAACACTTTCCAGATGGAACACAGAGAATCGTATTAGACGATTGTTTTTATCAGAAATATAACAACATTACATGGAAGTATGAGAAAGAAGAAGAACTTTCAGCGCTGATTTATATTACAAAACATTTAAAAAATTTTCCATATATTAAATCAATTGATCTTACAATGTTTTATCTTCCGAATGCCAGAATGGACAGAATCCATGATCAGGGCGAGGTTTTTACATTAAAAGGGTTCGCTGATGTTATTAATTGGCTCGAATTTGACAGAGTAGAGGTACTTGATGTTCATAGTAATGTTGGAGCAGCGCTTTTGAATAGAGTATATGTTTTTAATCCAAGAGAATATATTGATGAAGTAATTGAGCAGATTAGTAAAGAAAATCTTATTCTTTATTTTCCGGATGCCGGTAGTTCGAAAAGATATTCTGGATTGTTTTCTGACATTCCGTATTGCTATGGTGAGAAAAATCGAGATTGGAATACAGGAAAAATTCTTGGACTCAAAATCAGAGATAACGATATTGATCTTAAAGGTAAAAAAGTTTTGATGATTGATGACATCATTTCATATGGCGGTTCTTTATATTATAGTGCAAAAGCGTTGAAAGAACGTGGTGTAGATAGAATTTATGCTTATGCATCACATACCGAAAATTCAGTTCTTGATAGAGAAAAAGGAACATTAATCAAATCACTTGAAGATGGAACAGTTGAAAGATTATTTACAACAGACAGTCTTTTCACAGGAAAACACGATAAAATCACAGTTATGGAGGTCTAAAATGAGAAACATTTCTTTTATGCTGATGGCAGATACATATAAAAATACAAATCCTGATGCTCTTCCAAAGGGTCTTACAAAATTAACTTCTTATATTACTCCTAGAAAATCAATGTTCAAAAATCTGAATGAAGTTGTATTCTTTGGATTACAGGGTTTTATTAAGGAATATATGATTGATTTAGTAAATGAAACTTTCTTCAAAAGACCCAAAAAAGAAGTTATTGCAGAATATAAAGAATATCTGGATAATCAGATCGGTTCTCAGAGTTATGATCTTGGACGTATCGAAAAATTATGGGATCTGCAGTATTTACCTGTAGAGATCAAAGCTCTTCCAGAAGGATCTGTTGTAACAATGGGAGTCCCGTGTATCGAGATGAGTAACGCACATCCAGATTTCGCATGGACGGTACAATGGCTGGAATGCATTATGCAGTCTTTTATTTTTGGGACATGCAACTGGGCAACTGTAGGTCATAAATATAAAACACTTGCAAATGAATTTTACGAGAAAACTACAGATGGTGCTAATCCTGCAATGGCTATGGCGGATTTTGGATTCAGAGGACTCGGCATTGAGAACGGAGTTCATGCAAGTTCTTCATGGCTGCTATCTTTCAATAAAACTTCTACAATTCCTGCAACTCAGTATATTGATAAAATGTACGATGCTGATTGTGCTAAGAACCATATTGGTATTGGAGCAGTTAGCCTGGAACATGCAACCGTATGCAGTAATCTGGCTGTATGCGAGACAGAAGAAAATCTGTTAAGAAGATTACTGACTGATACATATAAGAATACATCTTTCAGTTATGTCTCTGATACATTTGATTACTGGAACCTTATTGACGAAACACTTCCAAAACTGAGAAAAGAAATCGAAGAGCATAATGGCAAATTCCTTGTACGTCCTGATAGCGGCGATATCGTTGAGATTTCAGTAAAAACTGTTCAGAAATTATATCAGATTTTTGGTGGAACTGTAAACTCAAAAGGTTATAAGGAGTTAAATCCAAAGATTGGAATCATTTACGGAGATGGTTGTCAGTACAGTAAGATCAAAGAGATTTGGACACAGCTTGAAAGATTAGGATTTGCAGCAAATACGATTCTTTTTGGAGTAGGTGCGTTTTCTTTCTCTGCAATGTGTACGCCAGAAGATGGAATGGTTTGCTTAACAAGAGATACTTTTGGATTTGCAATGAAGAGCACCTATTGTGTAATTGATGGCAAAGAATATACCATTCAGAAGAATCCAAAAACAGATAAAAATAATCTGAAGAAATCTCATAAAGGACTTTGCTGTGTAGTAAAAGAAGAAAATAAATTCGTGTGTCATGATGGTTATGCAGAAGATACAATGCCAGAAGAAAATGAACTGAAACTCGTCTTTAAAGATGGAGAATTAGTAAAAGAACAGACTTTTGAAGAGATTCGTGAAAGACTAAATGGAGAAAATCATGATTGAAATTATCGAAGGAAATTTATTTGATACGGATGCAAAATTTATTTGTCATCAGGTAAATTGTATGGGAAAGATGGGATCTGGCGTGGCTTTGCAGGTTAGACAGCGATTTCCACATGTATACGAAGAATATAAAAAGGTAGCATCATCGGATATGCTGGGGAAAGTACAAATTGTACCAGTCAAGCCAAAATATATTGGATACGACTGTGGATCGATTGCGATTCCAAGTAATGAACAGTGGATTTGTAATTTCTTTGCACAAGATAACTATGGATATGACGGAAAACAATATACTTCTCTGGAAGCATTAGAAAAGTGTTTTAGAACTATGTGTTGGAAAGCACATGAAAAGAACAATAATTTTAGTGCAACAATTGCTATGCCATATAAGATCGGCTGTGATCGTGGTGGAGCAGATTGGGACGAAGTATATTCAATGATGCAGAAGATTTTTAATGAACTTGATACTCATGTTGAACTGTGGAAATTAAATCAGTAAAGGAGAGGAGAATAGATATGTATACTTTTGATGCAAAAGAAACAAAAAATAAGATTGTCGAGTGGATTAAAATGTTCTTTGAGCAGAATGGGAAAGATTGTATTGCCACAGTAGGTCTTTCAGGGGGTAAAGATTCAAGCATTGTTGCGGCTCTCTGTGTGGAAGCTCTTGGAAAGAATAGAGTTTTAGGTGTGCTCATGCCAGACGGAGAACAGACAGATATTGAAGATGCCTATGAAGTTGCTAAACATTTAGGTATTGAATACTGTACTGTAGATATTCATCCAGCAATTCTTGCGCTAAAGCACGAAATCAGACCACAAATTGGTGATCATTGGTCAAAACAGACATCAATTAATCTGCCTCCTCGAATCAGAATGGCAACACTTTATGCAATTTCACAGAGTATGAATGGACGAGTCGCTAATACATGCAATCTTTCGGAAACACTCTTATCTTGGGAAACTCGCTGGGGCGATGCAGTAGGAGACTTTGCACCATTAAAGGATTTCACAGTACAGGAAGTAAAAGCTATTGGATATGAGACGATTCTACTGAAAAAGATGGTTGACAAAACGCCGTCAGATGGATTATGTGGATCTTCTGATGAAAGCGCTCTTGGATTTAAATATTCTGTATTCGATCGGTATGCAAGAACAGGTGAAATTGATGACGTTACAGTAAAAGCTATTATCGATGCAAGGGTTGAAAAATACAGATTCAAGAGAAGACCAATTCCATATTTTGAAAGTGGTCTGAAATCATATTTAGACTAATCAGCAACATAAAATAACTTTAACAATTTGATATCATGAGCGTTCTACAATCAATTCTAATTCACTAGGTATATAATTGTAGAACGCTTTTTTGAAAATGGATTCTAAGAGAATAATCTTATATAGAATGATATAACTATTTACATAAAGAGAGGACAAAAATCAGTGACTGTTAAAGATGTATTAGATGATATTGACTGCATGATCAAAACGCTTTACCTTGCAAAACGGGAACTAGGCTATGCAGTAGTATATGAAAGTGAAAGAAACATTCTAAACGAAGATCAGTGGATCGGATTTATCGAAGATCATCAGCAGCCAAGCGGAACAATTATCAGAGAGGGATTAAAACAGGTTAGCCGTGTTTCTCGCAAACTGGCTGATGAAGTTGTGTACGGCAAAGAAGATTCTAATAAAATTTGTAGAGGAGACATGGATGAATAAGATCATCGAGGAAGATTTCGAATGTCTTGATGGACATATAACAAAAGCGTTGACATTCGATAAAGACAATGTATATAAAATTTCAGACTTTATCGAACTACTACAGAAAGCGATGGAGAAATATGGTGATAAAGAAATTTCTACACATGATATGAATTTTGACGTTATTTCAGGGATTGCATGGCCCTATATTTATTTTGATGAGACTGCAGGTGTCGATAATAATGGTATGATTTGTATTTTTGAATAGGAGAAAAGGAAATGAGCAGAATAATCAATACATGGCGTGACCCATATGATGCAGGATTTTCAACATGCCGCAAGAAACAGATTGAAATTAATCCTGGTGTGACAGTTCTAGTTGGTTGCAATGGATCTGGAAAAACGACATTGCTGCATAATATTAAAGAATGCGTAAAGAAAGAAAATATTCCTGTATTCTATTATGACAACGAAAAAGATGGAGGTCGTAATTCCATTAGTGAGAGTATGTTTTACGATGATTTTTCTTTTGCTACAACTGCATTATGTTCTTCTGAGGGAGAAAATATTTCTATGAATCTTGGAAAAATTGCATCGAGATTAAGAGCTTTTATCAAGACAGGTGATGATGGAGATGCCATGATGAAGTCGTTTCAAAAAATATTTTCTTTAGACAATAATGATAATAAGGATAATGAAATTTTAAATGAGAGATGGATTCTACTTGATGCAATGGACTCTGGTTTTTCGATTGATAATGTAATTGAGATGAAGGATTTTTTTGATCTTGTTATTAAGGACGCAAAAGAATTTGGCATCGAATTATATATTGTGATTTCTTCTAATGAATACGAACTTGCACACGAGAGTAAGTGTTTTGATGTTATGGAAGGAAAATATATTCAGTTTGTATCCTATGAAGATTATAAGAAATTTATCCTTCGTACCAGAGAAAAGAAAGATAAGAGAAAATATAGATAGAGATGAAAGTTTGTGGAGATTAGTAAGAAGATGGAAATTAAAGATCAGTATTTTGTATTATAAAATAAAGATGGAGAATTCTTGCATACAAGAAATGACTCTGTAGGAACGCCGTATTTCATGGATGAATTTAGAACATGTCATAAATTTAAAGATTCAAAGTCATTAAATCAATTTCTAAACAGCATCTATGTGAAATCAATGTTTCCGCAAGAGTTTGAAAATATTGTGGCTCGAAAAGTTGTTATAGCATTTTTTTAGAACAAGGATGGTTTTATGATGGACATGTATAATAGTTTGCCTGGATATTTAATGGAAAAGAATATTGATATAGATCAATTCATGAAAATAGTTGGTGTTGATGAAGAAGCAATTGAGAGGTATATGAGAGGGAAAAAAATGTCACTAAATGACAAAACTAGAATAAACTGTGGCATCGAAGTTCTAAGTAAATATAAATTATCATCCCCTCATTGGGTACCAAGTATCTTGGACGATGACAATTATGTCCATTATTATTATACGCATAGAACTGAATTTAACAAAGAAGTTGATGAATTTATGAAAAAATTTAATCACTTATATTCTAAAGAATTGAGTTTGCCTTTAAACGAGAATAATTGGGGTAATAATTATTACAAAAAACATAAGTTCGATGAAAATTGCGAATGTGATACATGTAAATATTTTTGCAGATGTATGAAAACGGTAGAAAATCCTGCAAGATATCCAAACGGAAGCTGTGAACAAAAATATATCTTTGATCGTAAGGAAAGGGGATATAAACTTTGAATGTATATCTAGTAAGTATTAAGCGAAAAAGTTGGTGTCAGGATTACGCTATGGTTGTTGTAGCAGAAGATGAAAAACACGCAGAAAGAAAAGCAAGATGGAGTTCTGATGATTTTAAAACTGCCACCAAAATTGTAGTGCAGAAGATAAATTTAGATCAAGAACAAACTGTGTTGATAGCAAACACGGGAGCTTAAGAATAAGGTGCAAATATGGAAAATTTAAAAGAATACGAAGTGCAAACATTATTTGAATCATTAAGCAGAGTTTTGCGAAATCAGAATAAAATTCTTATGAGTCTTGAGCAGAATAAATATCGACCAAATCTTAATGAAACAAGTATATTAAGTAATAGATGTTTTGGCATTGCTCAAAAGTATCAGAATTTTATCAAAGAAATGGATGAGAATGAAAGCAATATAGAAGATGATGAAAATGAAGAGCCTATGACAAAACAAGAAATCATAGAATATCTGGAATCAACAGGGTTATATAATGACATAATTGATTTGCTGTATGTAGAAAATATGCTGAACGATAATAAAACAATTCCAATTGCAGAGTTAGTAGAAAGAATCGTTGAAATTGATAAGGTATTTCATAACAGGTCTTGGAATATCCTGCAAATTCTTACGAATATTAACATGATTGTACCGTTAGAAGATCGGAAAATAAGGTGATAGAATGTTGTTTTCAACAGGAGGTAGAGATGGATAAATATTTGAGCGTGATTACAAACTTTGGCTGCCACTATGCGTGTCCATATTGTATTGTCAAGAATAATAATCTGCAGATTCCTAAAAGTACATTGGAAGGGATTGATTCCTTAACAGATGAGATTAAGAGAAATAATTGCAATTGGGTTTCTTTGTCTGGTGGAGGAGATCCAATTTGGGATTATGAAAACCATAAAGATTGGCATAACAAATTTTTTGATATTGTTAACGCAGTAGGAGTAAAAATCGAATTACATACAAGTATTCCTAATCTAAGTAATGTTCCATATAATTGCTTCAACAGAGTAGTATATCATCTACATAGTCTAAAACAGCTCCATTCCATTAAAAGAATTGGCAATGAAATTATTAGAGTTGTCTTCGTAGTAACGAAAGATTTTACAGAAGATCTAATTAATAAAATTGCTGTTTACTGTTACAATTCAGATAATATTGACGAGTTAAGCTTTCGCCAGATGGTAGATGATCATTATCAGGAGACAGATTACTGCAGAAATTATCTGAGATCGGGACATCAGAAATTATGGTGGTATATTGAACAGAACGACTACAATCTTTATTATTGTGAAAATAAAATATATACAGAATATAGAAAAATTGGAGAAACAGTATGAGAGTAGCATTAACAGGACATAGACCTGAAAGACTTGGACTTCCAGAAAACGAAGCGGATGATGCTTGGGAAAAGATTGAAGAATGGATTGTAAAACAGCTCTTTAAAATGTATGAAGTTTGTTATTTGGAGAGAGAGAATTTAGATACCTATTGTGGTATGGCTTCAGGAAGCGATTTTGCATTTGGAACAGTAGCTATGTTAGTGAAGGTATACGAAATCATTCCGTTGCGATTGCATTGTGTTCTACCATGTAAAGATTATAATTCGTCACATGCATTATATGATGACATGAAAAAATATGCAGACGAATGGATTGAATTATCTGATGAATTTTACAAAGGCTGCGACAATGCAAGAGATCAATATATGGTCGACCACTGTGATGTATTGTTGGCAATTTGGGATGGTAAAAAATCTGGTGGTGTATGGTCTACGATTCGCAAAGCGCAAAAGGCTGGTAAACAGATTGTGTATTGTCCTAAAGAAGTATTAGAGGGTTAATTATATGTTAAAAACGGTCGCAAATAAAGAAGAATTAGAAAATTTGATAATTAAAGATATAGATAAAATTGTATTATACACAACTATAAAAGACGTTAAAACAGGTGAAGAAAGTGAAATACAAATTGATATTACAAATTGTCATGATGCAGCAATTACTATAGATAAATGGGAAGAATTGAATATCAAAAAAATGAGGAATGAAATGAAAAAGAAAATATCTATTGAATGTTTAAATTATAATATGGAATTTAAAAAAGATGATAATAAGAATAATTTTCTTACATATATGTGGGAAAATAAGTAAATGGGTATAAAGATGTCAACAGGATTTAATTGGTTCAAATCATATAAAATACATATCCATAAAGGAACCACGATGTTTGACTATGATGATTCAGACATCGAATATATTGGTGGAGGCAGCACATCACATTCTGGATATAATATTGGTTTGGTGCAAGATTTAATTGAAAAATATAGCGGAAAGAGAATACCTGCTATACAAGAAGAATGGCTCGAGTCAGAAGATCAGGACTTACATTTGATTGATCCAAAAGAAATGACTGAGATTTGCCAGAGAATTTTAGACGGAAGAGAGATAGATAAGGTTAATATGAGATCTCGCATTGAATGGTTTAAAAAGCTATCTGATCAAGGATATTATTTATCTTATGACTATGCGTATTAAATTGAGGAAGGATGCAGCGTGGAAATTAAAGAAGAAAAAGTTACTCAAACAGTCAAGACTTATACTTTTACAGAAGACGAATATCACGAACTAATTTATAACCAGAGAAAATATGGGTACGACAAAGCATTAGAATATATTGGATTCTGTGTAGGAAACTATAAATACAAGGTTAGTACTCTTGGAGGAATAACACAATTCATTAAAGATTTATTGGATTATCTTAAAAATGGATACAGGATGAATAATATGTATGATTTAAGCTTTAATGAATGGATTAAAAAGAATAGATAATATTTTTAAGAGAGAATATATTTTGGAACGAAAGCTAAATAATTATATCTACAATCATGTAGAATATGATGATGCTACGATTTCAGAAATGCGTGAGTACGCAGAAAAGAAAAATACAAGATTAAAAGAAAAATATGAGGATGACGTATCTAAGGGTTATCATCCTGAAGAACCGGTATATATAGATATGACTGTGTTCGGAGCAGTTGGATGAAGAGGAGGAAATGATTATGCCCATAGTAGGAGAAGGAAAAGATGTCCATGTGGAATATCACATGCCAGAAAACATCAAAAAGCTTGTTACAGATGAATTTTTAAAAGAATTTCGTGATCAACTTTTTAGAATTCATGGATACTATAAACTTGATGCATTTGCAGAATATAGTGTTCCAGTGAATACAGGAACAGGTGGTTATTCAGCAGCATTCTTTAAGGCTTGTATGCTAACAGGCTCTGAGGAACTTTATAATTATAGTAGAACGTTACCATGGTATGATGCCGATTTATTTGATGGCGAAATTACGGATATGCTTATTGATAGGCATTTTATTTTAGGGTATTTTATTGACATCATCGAACAACAACTTGGTATTACATATGAAGATATTGTTACGTGCTGTGATTGCAATAGATTATGCACAAAAGATATGGTAGTAGAATTGTATGATGCAGGAGATCTTGAAGAACATGAACGTTACAGATGTTTGTATTGTAATGATTTGAAAAACAGTAAAGATCAAAGTTTAAAATCGACGGATTACTATAGAAAATGTTTAAAAGAACAAGATAGATACAAGGAGACACATCCTGTTGTTACAAACATAGAATAAAATAAAATGCGTCTTTCATGATGGAGGTGATTTAATAGTGGAAACAATAAATTATAAAGATTCTATTATTAAAGTGCATCATTTCAAAAATTTTCCAATGTATTTAAATCCGAGAAAATGTTATTGCTGTAACAAAGATATAGAATCAGATGAACAAGTTGCCATAATGGTTAGTAATAACGAATACATTCCTAATATGTCTTTGCACGAAGTTTGCTATGAGTCTTTTAATAACAAAGAAAATTTCATAGGAAATATTGAAAAAGACAGGCTCGCAATCCCATTAGCTTTAGCTGATGGGTAAAGAGCCGTACAAAATAGAGAATATATAAATAGATTGGAGGTGATAAGTAAATGTTAAAAGCTTATAAATATAGATTGTATCCCAATAAGGAACAAGAAGTTTTAATCCAGAAAACATTCGGATGTTGTAGATTTGTTTATAACCAGACATTAGCACATCGGAAAGAAATGTACGAAACAAAAAAAGAATCTATGAATAAAACTTCTTGTAATAATTATTGCAATCAGGTTCTTAAAAAGGAGCATGAATGGTTAAAAGAAGTGGATAAGTTTGCTCTTACGAATACAATTTATAATATGGATTCAGCATATCAGAAATTTTTCAAAGAACATACTGGCTTCCCAAAATTTAAGTCTAAGCGAGATAATAAAAAGTCATATTCTACTAACTTTACTAACAACAACATCGAAGTATCATTTGGGGATAGCAGAATCAAACTTCCGAAACTTAAATGGACTAAAGTTAAGATTCATAGAGAATTTACAGGGAAGATAAAATCTGCAACAATTTCACAAGTACCATCTGGAAAATATTTTGTATCAATTCTTATAGAAACAGAACATATTTCAATGGAGCCTACTGGATGTATGATTGGAATTGATTTAGGCATTAAGGATTTGCTTATTACCTCTGACGGAGAGAAGATTGATAATCTTAAACTCACCAAGAAATATGAGAAGAAGCTTGCTAAAGAACAGCGAAAGCTTGCTCATAAGGTAAAAGGTAGTAAGAATTGGAACAAACAAAGAATAAAAGTAGCAAGAACACATGAAAAGATCCACAATACCAGGATTGATAATTTACATAAAATTTCTCATAAATTGATTAGCGAAAACCAAGTGATCGTTAGTGAGGATTTATCGGTATCAAATATGATAAAAAATCATAATCTTGCGAAATCAATTTTGGATTGTAGTTGGTATGAATTGACACGGCAGCTTACATATAAGGCTAATTGGAACAATCGACAGTATATTAAGGTTGGTAGATATTTCGCATCAAGTCAGATATGTAATGTGTGTAGTTATGTTAATAAGAATACTAAGGATTTATCAGTTAGAGAATGGACATGTCCTGAGTGTGGTACAAAACATGATCGAGATATAAATGCTGCGATTAATATTCTGAATGAAGGATTACGATTATTAAATGTAGCATAAAAATAATTCGGTACGGTATGGACTACCGGAATTTACGTCTGTGGAGTTAGTAGGTTACGAGGACGTTGAAGCAGGAAGCCCAACGAGCTTTAGCTCGTGGGTAGTTCACAAAGACTATAGAGAGTATAAAGTCAAGAATGAAATTTTTGGAAACATCTAAGATGAGGAGGTCGTAATTTGAAATTGATTGATTTAACTGGTAAAAAATTTTGCCGTTTAACGGTTCTTAGACGTATTGAAGATTATGTTGACGAAAAGACTGGGAGACACTATGTTCAATGGGAATGCCAGTGCTCTTGTGAAGAAAAAACAATAATTAATGTATTAGGAGACAATCTAAGAAACGGAAATGTAAAATCATGTGGTTGTTTAAGATCCGAAAATCTTAAAAAAATTCGAAAAGAAAATTCAAAAGATAATGTGTATGATTTATCTGGAGAATATGGAATTGGATGGACAACGAATACCAATAAAGAATTTTATTTTGATCTGGAAGATTATGATAAGATTAAAAATTATCGTTGGCATGACAATGGGCATTATGCAACAACTGTACCTGATGGTGATAATTGTATTTTCATGCAGAACATTATTATGAATCCACAGAAGGGAGAACGGGTGGATCATATTAAACATAATACATATGATAATCGGAAAAAGTATTTACGAATAGGAACAATTTCGGATAATAACGTAAATAGAACAAGGGCAAGAAATAATACTTCTGGTGTAACTGGTGTTTGTTTTCACAAAGGGACTCAAAAATGGACGGCTTATATTAGAAAAGATGGGAAACGAATATACCTTGGAGTATTTAGCAATTTTGACGATGCTGTTAAGGCGCGTAAACAAGCAGAAGAAAAATACTTTAAAGAATGGTCTTATGATAACAGTATGAATGTCAAAATAGATTAGTCATCGTAAGTATTGGAGAATAATATTTTGTCATCCGTGGTGTCATAGCTACGGGTGACATTTATAAAAAAATAAAGGAGAAAATACATATGAAGAAAAAATTAGTAGCAGGAATTCTAATGGCAGCACTTGCGGTATCATGTCTTACGGGATGCGAAGGGTTGAATAGCGAAGTAAACGATCTAAATGGATCTATTACGGGTAATACATATAATGCTTCATTTTATACGAATGAAGGTGAAAAGTTCATGGATATGAGTGGACAGAAAATTGACCTGGATTCCAATATTGTAGAAGAAGAAACGTATTCAGACGGAAGTTGGGGTTATACGAAAAAATTGTCCAGCGTAGTTACGGTTACAATCGATGGTAAGGAAGTGGAGAACTGTGGAACTACAATGATTTTTGCTGAAAAAGGATTAAATCCTGATGTGGATTTTCAGAGTCCAGAAGTAATCAATAGCAAAACTGATGGTAGTCTTGGAGAGAATGTTATTATTGCAAGCGTTGTCAATAGATTTAAGAATTATTTTGGTAAGGCTCGTGTAGTCGTCATCCAGTCTCAGCTTGGTGATCCGATTTGTGCTTATTCTGGCGATAGCGTGTATTATGAGGTATGCGAAGATCTGCCGAAAACGACAAAATTAATGATTGACGGAAAGGCGCTGTATATTCACAGAGCTAATTTCCAGATTATTGACAAAGAATTATTGAATTGAGGGAGAACATAATATGGATAAATCAGTATTAGTCATGGATACGCCAGAGAAATGCATACATTGTCTATTATTAAATGGTGCAGATGAATGCATAGTACAAGATGATGATGCAAATTTCAATGCTGGTGATTCGTGGGATGAGTTAATGAAAGGGTGTCCATTGAAGAAGCTGCCAGAAGAAGAAAATGGAGATGAAGATCTATGTAGCTTCGATCGTGGGTGGACAGCAGGTTTTAATACATGTCTTCAAATGATTAGAGGAGAAAATTCTAGAAGGAGTGAAAACATATGAAAAATCGTGACTTTATTAAATATGATGAGCCATATCCCACTATCGGAGAATTAATTAAGGATAAGGATTATGATTATGTATCCTATAGAATCGATTACCCAGGCTGTGATGAAGAACATGGGACTTTCGCAGGTTGTTTTGCTGCTGTGGATGGTAGAATCATTCCGCTGGATGGAGATTGGTATGATCTTGATGAAGAAGTTATTGAATCTCAGGAATGGAATGACCCAGAAGAGGGAATTGAACACGGGTTTCTGGTAGTAGTTAGTGGAGATGTAATCAGAGGATGAGCGAGGTGTCATAAATGTTAAACAAAGAGAAGTATAGGGATGAAATTTTTAAGATTGCGTTAAAACACGGTATAGTTGCTAAAATTGGTAAAAAATTATGTACTTGCGATGATGTATATGACTGCGAACAATGTGACTTTGATAATATGGGCGAAGATAAGTGTGATTGTGCATTTGAAAATTGGGCAAATTCTGAGTATATAGAGTTGGAAATTGACTGGACAAAAGTTCCTGCAGATACACCGGTGTTGGTAGGAAATGACAAAAATGATCTATGGATTCGAAGATATTTTTGTAAATATTGTAATTTAGCTAACGATTATAAATTCGAAGTTTTTTCTGAAGGTAGAACATCTTGGTCTTCTAAAGGAGACAGTTATTGTTATCCATATTGTAAACTTGCGAGAGAAGAAGACATTGAAAAATACAGAAAGGTATAAAGCATGATTAATATTGAAGACAAAGAATTGAAACCGTGTCCATTCTGTGAATATGACAAGTTAAAATTAGATCAAAAGACGAGAGGCTCAAATATCACATATTCTGTCAGATGCAATAGATGTCATGCTAGAGGTGGATCTAGTGGAGCAAGTATTTACAGTTATGAAGAACAGAATAAAGCTCAAAATGAAGCAATTCAGAAGTGGAATGAGAGAATATAATAATACGGAGGATTAATATGGTACGAGACGATTTAGGTAATAGAATGAAAGAATATGAAAGTAGGAACAGGTATTATCTTCAGCGTAGAACGCCAGTAATTTGCCGTCTTGACATGAGAGCTGGACATTCATTCACGAAAGGATTTAAAAGACCATTTGATGAAGTTTTTATCAAATCTATGCAGGAAACAGCAAAGTATCTCTGCGAAAATGTACAGGGTTGTAAAATGAGTTACCAGCAGAGTGACGAAATTACGCTGCTATTAGTTGATTATGATAAATTAGATACGGATTGTTTCTTCAACTATCGAGTTGATAAACTTTGCAGCATTCTGGCATCTATGGCTACAATGGTATTTAATAAATGTTTTGAAAAAAAATTCTACGAAACTATTTGGTCTAATGAAGATGAATTAAATAGCCGATATATGGATGCGATCATAAAAGGAGCAATGTTCGACTGCAGATGTTTTAATATTCCGAAAGAAGAAGTAACCAATTGTTTCTACTGGAGGCAACTAGATGCTTCGCGGAATTCAATTCAAATGGTAGGACAGGCTAATTTTTCGCATAGAGAATTACAGGAGAAGTCCAGTAATGATATTCAGGATATGTTAATGTTGAAAAAAGGTATCAATTGGAATGATTTCCCTACATATCAGAAGAGAGGAAGTTGTTGTATAAGAAATAAGATAGTTGTTGAGTCCAATGGTATTATGGAAACAACACAATTAAGAGACGCTTCTAAATCTGAAAATGAGTGGTTTGTTGATAAAAATATTCCAATCTTCAAAGGCGATGGCAGAGAATATATTGAAAAATTAGTTTATGTCGGAGAAGAATCATGAATCAGTTGGAAGAGGCATTGAGAGAACAAATTGATTATTGTGTAAAGATGGAATATTTTCATAGCGCTGTTTTCTGTTTTGATCAGGAGAAAAAGACAATTGTAGAAGAATTATTAAATAAAATCATAGAAGATTTACCAGAAGAATCGCATTTGCTTCTTTCCCGTCGTGATAACACATCTGTTTTATTCTTTTCAAATTCAAGTATCCTAAGAGTTTTCAATTTATCCGATCTAAAAACTAATCGAGGATACAAATGCAATGGATGTATCATCGACAAAGAAATGCCACAGGAATTAAAAGAAGTGCTGGTATACGCACGAATAATGCCGAGAACATTTGCTATGGATGGAGAATATAATTACGAAACATGGGATGCTGTCAAAGAAAGGATAAAAGAAGTATGAATGATAATGATTCTTTTGATATCAAACAAGCATGTTATGCAGCGTATCCAATTAAGAGGTGAGTATGGAATTTGAAAGACATTATCATAAGAGTGAGAAATTTTATATTGAATATTTAAATGTGTATGGAACCGTGCGTTTTGATTGTAATGAGTGTTTCTGTGGTAGACCATGGGTTCTTCTGACTGCAAGTAAAGGTGATGATTGGCATAAACCATATACAATTACCGTGACTATTTGCGATCAAGATGATTATGATATTGGACAAATTTACTATTGCAGAGAAGAAAACTTTATACAGGTTCTAAGAGAATTAATTAACTGGATGAATGATTTAGAACACGGAATGTGTTTTTACGATGAATTCATTGTAGATGTAGAAAACTTCTTTCCAGATTGTGGTTGTAGAAAAGAGTGGAGGTAATTATGGAACATATAGTTCAGTTTGGGATCAGTATTGATGATGATCAAATTAAGAAAACGATAGAGAACAATGTTAGATCTCAAGTTGTAGCAGAAATTAAAAAAGATTGTATGAAACAATTAATTGGAAATGACAATGTAAGTGCTTATCAATATTCTCAGAAAATTAAAGACATGGTAAATGATAACATCAAGTCATTTTTAGAAGAAAATAAGGAAACTATTATTAAAGAAGCAGTGAATCAGTTAGCAGAAAAATTATCAAGAACGAAAGCTGCGAAGGAAGCTTTAAGTAAGACGCTTGGAGATATATTTTAACAATGAAAACCAATATACATAAAGTAAATTACGATGGAACTCCAAACACGAATGGGAATTGGTGGGTATGGAGAGAAACATGTGATAGATGTCAAAAATTGATATATGATGAGACAACGCAGCATTCGGATTTTGAGGAAGCAGATGTGGATTTTTGTGCTGAATGTATCAGATATTTTATGAAAAAACATATTTCTTATAAAGAAGCTGAAATGAAATACATAAAGAAGAATTTGAATTTCAATTCAGATGAAAAATTTTAACTAAGAATTTGCACTTTCATAGGAGAAAATATGATCAAAGAATATTGTGATATTTGCGGTAAAAAAGAGAAAACCACGAAGTACGTACTACCTTTTCAGTACAAAGAAAAAGCGAATGATAAATCTGGCGGCAATACAATCTTGTGTTTTGATGTGGTAAAACCAACGGAAGTAGATTTATGCACAAATTGTGCTTGGGATATAAATTCGTTAATATGTTATGATATTACACAGGTCTTAGATAGAAATAAATAATTCATGAGTGTTCGCTCAAATAATTTCACAGAATAGGAAAATTAAATATGGAAATTACAGCAAAGAGTTATTTTAGTGGAGCTGGTGGTATGGATCTTGGGATTGAAGAAGCCGGTATCAACATTTTAGAGTCATTTGAAATTGACAAGAAATGTTGTGATGCTTTGCAGAAGGTAATTAACAAGATGGATTATTGTCGATAATACAAATATAGGAAATAAATTATGATTAAAATTATTGAAAAAGGAACAAAGCGCAAAATACGTTGTAAAGATTGTGGATGTTTATTTTCTTTTGACAATGAAGATGTAAATATTCGTACTAAAATTGGTATATACGGAATAGAAGTTTATGAAATTATTGTTTGTCCACAGTGCGAAAATGAAAATGAAATTGTGTTATAGATAACAATAATTAATATATGAAAGTTTTGTTTCATATGGAAGGAGAATATAATGGCAAAATTTAATATTGAGGTAGAACTTGATTGGGTAGACGAGGAAGCCGGATACACAATTGATGAAGAAATTAAAGAACAGGTTGTAAGAGGTGTTAAGGATGCACTTCTTAGAAAAGCAACAGATGAAGCAGTACAGAGAGTAGATAAGGCTATTGCAGATAAAATTCTCGAAGCAGAAGGAACGATTCAAAATACTGTAGATAAATTTGTTAAGACTGTATCGGAAGAAAAGATTGCAAATATCATGATTCCTGTAAAAGAAGATTCTTGGAGTAGTAAAGTAACATACATACCGTTGTCTGAATATGTAGGCAAGCGGTTTGAAGTGTTCCTTACAGAGAATAGATACGATAGAGACGGACGCATTACAAGTTATTCCAGCGACAGGAAGCTGTCAGCTGCCGATCTTATTACGAGACAATATTTGGAAAAAGAACTTGGTACAAAAGTAGAAAATATGATTGCTACTGCAAAAAGAGAAGTGGAAGAAAGTCTTGTGAAGTCACTGGAACAGAAATTGAAAGAGAATCTTGCGAAAGAAACGATCGAGAGAATGAATATTCCTGATGTTTTGAAAAGATTTAGTGAGATGGCACTTAATGGTCATAACGAATAAGAGTTTGCGAGGTGAATTTATGAAGAAAACAAAAATTATTAGTGCATTCCCTGCTTGTGGGAAAACATATGCTTTTGAAAAACTTAATGAAAAAGGTTATAAGATTCTCGATAGCGATAGCAGTCAGTTCAGTTGGTGTTATGATTATGATCCAATCAATTCAGATCAAATTGAAGAGTATCGTAATCCAGAATTTCCAAGTAATTATATTCAGCACATTAAAGAGAATATTGGAAAAGTTGATTATATCTTTGTAAGTAGCCACAAAGAAGTAAGAGATGCTCTGATTGAAAATGGAATCTATTTTACACTGGTTTATCCAGATAGAAGCATGAAAGTTGAATGGGTTGGCAGATGTTTCTTGCGTGGAAGTGGCGAAAAGTTCTGTCAGCTCATTGCAGACAATTGGGATAAATGGATTAATGAAATGGAAGAAGTTGAGTGCGACAAATGGATTCTTGGAGATAAAGAATCAATCGACAAATATTATTACATTGGCGAATTGATAGAGAATAAATTGATTTGATGCGAGGTGAATATTAATGGGATTATGTTTTAGGTGGTTTAAGGATTATAAAATATTGGATACAGGAGAATCGTATTTAGCATTTGGATTTTGTTATTGTGATGAGTTCTCGGTTGATTTTATTGATTCAGATAAAACATCTCATAGTTATTATAATGTAAGTCTTGTATGCGATTTATTTGAAAAGACTACAGGTGTTTTATTTCCAAGACTGCCAAACGAAGAATGGATTGATTCAAAGGAATATAAACTTGATTTAATTAAACCATCAGACATGTCAAAATATTGTGAAATAATTTTAAATGGCACAGAAGTAGATGATATTGATATGAGAAGCAGATTTGAATGGTTTAAAAATTTGTCGGACGATGGATATTATATTGCTTATGATTATGATTAATTACTGAATGAGGTGACAAACTATAAACAGTCAAGAGAATTTTGAAATTTTTTTGAATTGTAAAAATGGGTAACTTTAATAAGCCATCTGAATACATCGTATTTCAGATGGGAGAAATTAGTATTAATCCACTAGAGATTAACGAAGTTTCTGTGCATTAAAGTCGATATCTTGCCTCTCCAATGTGTAGATGACTCTAATAAGCTTTTTGGCTACATGAGTAATGGCTACTCGATGTGGTTTGCCTTCTCCGCGTTTCTTGGCATAGTAAGTTGCAAATGTCATGTCAAAGCGGATTAACGGTAGACAACAATTGATAAGTGTGTAGCGGAGCTGGGATGATCCACGCTTAACCATCTTACCTCCGTGAGATTCAGTACCAGATTCGTTGATTCCTGGTTCTATTCCAGCAAATGCAAGCATTTGTCCTGGATTAGTGAAGTTAGATATATCGCCGTATTCAGAATAGATTACAGCTGCTGATAATGGTCCGATTCCAGGAACTGACATATAGTGAGGATGTACTTCTTCAATTAGTTTGTTGATTTCTTTTTCAATGGTATTAATCTCTTTTACAAGGGATTTGTATAAAGATAAAAGACTGTTCAGCTCTACATCAAAAATAGAGTTATTTACACCAACAGTATTGGCAGCAAGTTCTTTTAGTCGTAGAAATTGCTGTGGTGAAAACTTCCCCCGGGATAAGGAACGTAGCTTTTCATAAGAGGCTGAGTTCATACGAGCCATCTTTTCAGCAGAACCATAGTTTTCAAGCAGATAAAGAGCAGTTTTGGATAAGCGTTCATTAAAGAATGGTTTAAACTCAGGGAATGTATGATCTAACACATTTGTGATTTTAATAAGATAGAAAGAACGCTGTCGGATAAGTTTATCGCGTAAACGAGTTAATGACTTTAAAGAGTAAGCGTGGTAAAATCCTTTTGAATGGGGTTTGTATTCAACAGTCATTAACCAACGAGCTATTGATTCGCAGTCAACAGAGTCGGTTTTTGTACGCCTAAGTGTTTTTGATTTCTTGTATTCACTGATGAGAACAGGATTTACTTCCATGAAGGTTAGGAGAGAATTTTCAAGGAAGAGTTCAAGATTGAGAGCATAATGGGCAGTTGATTCAAACCCTATTCTTATGTCTGCAGGATTTGCGAGAGAATGAATGATTGTAAGCAGTTCATTAAAGCCGGCTTTATTGTTTTTGATTGTGACTTTAGAAACTACTTTTTGATCAGCTGCAGAAATGATGCAGCAATCATGTTTGTACTTGGAAATATCAATTCCAATAAAGTACATTGACATAGGTTTATACCTCCTGATAAATATTTTGAGCACTGCTGTCTTCCACAGAGAATTCGGCTGTGTAATCACGTAAATAAAAACGTCGATGCGTTAACAAACTGATTAACAGTAATAGACGAAAAGCTGTGGTCTGAGTCACCTCATACCAGTCAAAGCTGTAAAGTTATAGATACAGATCCACAGTGCCTTTTCAAAATATATCAGAGATGGAAATAAATACCCAGTGTTAACTGGGAGAAAGGAAAAATCCAATTACCATCTAAGATAATTGGATTATACGTGAAGATTATGTATCAAAATTGCTGTAGAAAGTGTGGAAGTACATCATTGCATACAGAAGTAAATGGTAACAACACAGGGTTATATTGTGATGTTTGTGGAGCATGGCAACGTTGGCTTGGAAAAGATGAATTGAGAGCATTTGAGCATTCACAGAAATTGCAATTACCAAAAACAAGTTGCGACATTCCGATGTCGGAAGTCGTAGAATATTGTCCATCAAAAACAATTGCAAGAATCAAATTATGTGGAGGAGCAATAACCTTTGATATTACAGAGTATACGCCATGGAAGAAGCCAACAGAAGAACAGATTAAGAACCTTCATGATATGTTGTGTATTGATGTTGAAATTTTTGAAGATGGAGAATAAGTATTATGCATATATGTAATATGGGATATGAAGTCAAAGAAGATTTGATACCACCAGAGAGATGTCATTGCGACGATCATCCAGATTCTTGTGAAGATTGTTATAACTATAATAAAGAATATAATTTAATTAACAGAGCTATCGAATCTGCTCAATGTAGAATATATCGGTTAAAAGCCAATTCCGGAAGTACAGAAGTACATCAAAAGAAAGCAGAAAATCAGCAGGAATTGATGAAAATAACAATTAGAGCGTTGGAGTTTTATAGAGATGAGTACGAATAATATTGAGAAAAATTCGAGAGGGCTTAGAGCAGAATTAAAAGTTTATGATGATTTCATGGTTGGCAAGGAAGAGTTCGATAAAGTTATAGAAGCATTTGCGAATATACCTGAGAAGTATATTGTGCCATATGATTCGTTGTTATATGCAAGTTCTGCGTTGAAAGAAGGTGATGAGTAGATGGAGGTATTGGCAAATACAGAATATCAAGATGTCTACAGAATTGTAGATGGTGTGCTGCTAATTGTAAATAAATTCAAAAGAATAATCTATGATGAAGATAAATATTTCAGCGTATCTTTTAGCAAAGCCAAGCTTAAATCATATAACAAAGGTTGTCAAAGATGGTTAAAGGTTCTTAAAGAAGATTACTGTGATGCATATTCTAATATAACAGTTCCAAAGGGTACGGTTCTGTACCAAGATTATCCAATAGAATTATCAAATGTATATAAATATGAAGTAAAAACGACTGGCACTTCTTTTAGTGGTAATTATTCAACAGTAAAAAGTATCATTAATGATATTCGTGAAGTCATGGATAGTAACGAATTCAAAGATGTTGCATGTTATATCAATACAAAGGAGGGGGTAAAAAATAATGTCTGATTTATATGTATATCTAATTCGTTCAAGAAATAAAGACAACAAAGATGTTCCTAATTTCAAGGAACGTGCAAAGACTATCTTGGAATACAAAGAAAATGAAGATAAAGTAATCAAAGAATTTCATAGATTTGCAGCAGATGGAGTTCCTGGCGAACAGACAAGATTGTATCGGTCTGTAAATTCTAGGAATGAAGAAAAGATAAGGAAAGAACTTATTATTAGATTACTTAGAGATAAGCCAAGTATGACAAAGCTGAATCGTACATTAGCTTCAGTTGCACAACAAACAGAGAATCGAGATGAGAGTAAGTGGTTGTTTGATTTTGATGTAGATGACGAGTCATTAATGTATGATTTTGTCCATGATGTAATTATATTTTCTGGTATTCCATTATCAGATATACAAGCATATAAAACTCCGCATGGCTATGCAATTGTAGTTCCACATGGTTTTGATACAAGAGAATTAATAGAAAAGTGGAAAGATTATGATATTACATTGAAGAGAGATAAATCGTTATTTTTAGATATGATTACAAAGGAGTGAAGCGAATTGACGTTTGAAGAAAGAATACACGAATATTGTCTACAATCAGATATAGTGTATGAAAGAATCCTTTCATCTCCATGTGAAAAAGACTTGTATGTTTTGTATCCATCAGAATTAGCAAATGAACAGATCCTCCAAGACAATATTCCAAAGATGTTAAAGGTTATAAAGGAATATATCAGTGAGTTGGAATTATGTGCATATTGTATGCGTAAAGTTGATAATCTTTATTTTGATTCTCAAAAAACAGTTATAATAAATGAAGCACATAACCATCAAGAAAAAGCAGATGAACTGGCAGAAATTATGAATGAAGGAATTAGTCCTTATGCTTGGTATTATTATGATACTGCGGAAGGATATGTTGTGTGTTTAGACAATATTTAAGGAGGGAACTAACAATGGCAGAAGCAACAAGATTATGTCCTGTTTGTAGGACAATCATGAAATCAGCAGCTTACAAAGTTGGAAAACAAGATGGAGTTGAAAGATTGGAAAATAATATTTTTACACCTGATGGTGTTGGTATTATTGGAAAACTTTTAGTATGTCCGAAATGTGGGAATTTAGCAGTGGTGAAATAAATTATGGAGAAAGTAATTAGATATATATGCGATTACTGCGGTGAATTGTTTAGTTTAGAAGAATGGTGTTTGGAACATGAAGAGTCGCACAGAAAATCAGAAAAAGCTAATGAGATGCTTAATGGCGGTAAAACATTAGAAGAGATTAATAACGAATGTCATCTTTGGTCTGAAGTACCGAAACATCTGAAGAATGTAACAAAAGATAATTGTTTTGTCGTTAGTTACTGGCAATGTTGTGACAAGCCAGCTTATAGAATTGTTTCTATTACTCATAAAGGACGATTAGAACTTTGGGGTTGTGGTTCTTGGAATGGTTATTACGGTGGTGAGTTAAGTGTCCTAGATAATAATTTGAAAAATCCAAGACCAAAAGAAGAGTTATTTGTTGATCCGAGATATGAAGAATTATATTAGTAGGGCAATTTTGTAACAGAGAATAATTAAAGGAGGAAACCTATTGAGAAATAGTATTTTTATTCCAAAGACGATTAATGTTGGTTATCAGGATCGTTTAGGAACATATACAGGAAAGCTTGCTTATGTAATCTACTATGATGAGAAGGGCAAATTGCGAAAAGAGACTTCGTGGAATGGTTGGCGAGATAAGAATATTCCAAATAACGAATATGATAATATTCCAACTGAAGGATTTGTACTTAATAAAAAAGCAGGTGATTATTCTACAGGTTGGGATCACAGACATGCTTATTGTAGAGTGTACGATCCACGAGGCTTTGAATTTGAGATTACTATCGAGAATTTATTATACATTCTTGAAAACGCAAATTGTATCAAGGGTAAGGGGCTTGAAGGAGAATTTGTATATGGATGGGACGGCAAAGATTTAGTTCTTATGCCAGTAGAATCACCTGATTATAAAGAGATTAGTGAGTTTAATAAGATTGTCCATAATAACGAATCTATAAAAACTAAGGATTTAGTTCTTGGAGCTACGTATTTAACAAAGGACGACGAGCAATGGATTTACATGGGGCGATTCGAAACATATGGAGAAGGATATGAGTGGAAAGAAAATGGAGAAATTCATAAGAGCAAGAATTACAGAGATGTTCCAATAGAATTAATACATCATTATGGTTGTAGACATCCAATAAAGCATAAGTATATTAATAATTTTCCGTATGGCAAGATGTATTGGTTTGCCATTGTAAATAAAGATGGATACAGATACGAATGGATAAAAAGTGTTCCTAAGAACAAGCTTATTACATGTATTGATGATAAATGTACAGAAAAATATTCTGAAATTTATGATCGAATGGAATCTTGTCCTAATTTCTCTCAGATTGATGATACGAAAGATGAAATAATTGATATCTCATATGACCAGTTTCTAAAACTGGGATATCATAAATACGATGATAGAATAAGTTATCATAGTTTCAAATTTATTAGCAATTACGATGGAAAGTATAAATCATATTTGGCTGATGAGTGCTGGGGAGAGAATACTGGTAAATATGATGTAAAAGTTTATAGTGAGAACGAAGAAGATTTTTATTGTAGTGGATATAAAGTTGGTTACAATAAGACAATATTTGAGCATGTAATTTTAGAGGATATTTACGATATTGTCAAACCAAAATGTATTCAAAAGTATTTGTCAAATAGAAGAAAATATAGAAAGGTATACGAATTACAAGATGAGTAAGAATGATGATAGAATCTTAGAACTGAAAGAAAAGATTGAAGAAAAGAAGCAAGAACTATCCGGCAAAAACACAAGATTTGTTCCAGTAACGAATTGTATTATTGAATTAGATGGCATGACAAATAATCTGCATACATGCGATTCAGACAAATTAGCTCTGTTATTAGTAAAATTGAATTTATATAAAAAAGAAGCAGAGAATCTGGATATTGATTTTGTAATTTCTGGATATAGCATTGATGACTGGATTACTGATATTAAGAATAAATTTGACATTACAAAAACAAAAGCAGAAATATACAATCTTAAAACAATGGAATCAAAACTGGACGAGCTTCTTTCTGAAGATAAGAAAACAGAACTTGAGATTGATGATATCGCAGCTTTGTTAGATTAAGAAATTTTTCTTTCAATAGAAGGATAGAATAAACATTATGACAATTAAATTTATTAAAGATGTTGTCTTCAAAGACCAAAACGAAGACAGTATAAAGATTAAAAAAGGAAAAATGCTTACAGCAAGAGTTGTAATAAATGAAGATGGCAAGGAAGAGTACGAGGTCACGCATAAGAAAAATATATTTATGATTTCATCTTCTATGAAAGATGCAATATTTGTAGTTCTGTAGTTTGGTTGAAAGAAGAAGAGAATATATAGGTGATAATAAAAATTTGAAGGAGATGTTGCTATGTTTAAAGCACAACGAGGATTAAAAATTTGTTACAAAGTAGAAGATAAAATATTATCTCAACACTTTAAAACAATTGAAGATTTTTTACAAACAGAATTTCCAAAGAGTAATAATCCATTGTCACCTACTCTTGATACAGAGATTACAGGAATTAAATGGAACGGCAGTACTATTTCTATTCCCAATAAAATTCACACAGTAAGAGATTTGACTGACTTATTAAGCAAAGAAAATGTAGAAAACATTTTTATTTCAAATAGAGATGTTAGGCTGCATAAGATTAAACAAAAACATGATGATCTTATCAGAAAGTCCACATATTCCATAGAATATGTACACAGTAAGGTTAAAAATATTTTGTTTGAAAAAGACAAGCGAAATGCAAAAGTTGATTTTGATGGAGATTTGATTAAAGGTAATAGTCAACGATATCAGACATTTTTTACAAAAGGCTGTAAATGCTCAGTTTGTGGAATTGAAGGACAATATTTTGCGAAAGAAAGGCATTTACAGGATAAAAGTTATCATCTGAATTTGTATGCAGTTGATGATAATGGTGATGAAATATTAATGACAAAAGATCATATTTTACCACGTTCAAAAGGTGGGATTGATGATATTAGTAACTATCAAACAATGTGTAAGCCTTGTAATGAAGCAAAAGGTAACAAATTAGAAGATTAAATAAGAAAGGAAAAATAGAAAAGTTCCTATAGGATAAAGTGCGCACTACTTACTAAGGTAAGAGGAACTTGGAAAATAAAGAAAGAGCATTAGCACACGTAGAAAAGATTGAGTGGATCAAGCCGATAGAGGGAGCTGATAATATTGAACTTATTGGAGTTTTGGGGTGGGTTTGTGTAGCAAAGAAAGGTGAGTTTCAGACTGGTGATTTAGCAGTTTATATTGAAATTGATAGCAAGTGTCCTGAAAATGATGAACGTTTCGAGTTTCTGGCAAACAAGAAATATAAAGTCAAGACGATGAAACTTGGAAAGTTTAAAGTAATTAGTCAAGGATTAGCACTTCCGTTATCTCTATTTCCAGAACTAGATGGAAAAAATATTGGTGATGATGTCAGCAAAGATCTAAAAATTACATATTCTTCTGAAGAAGATGTCAAACGAAAAAGCAATTCTATTGATCCCAATGCAAAATTCAAATCTATGGCAGCTCGCCATAAAAATCTTGCAAAGAAAAAATGGTTTAGATGGTTAATGAAACGTGAGTGGGGGAAGAAATTATTATTCTTCTTTCTTGGAAAGAAACATGATAATCCAAAGGAGTTTCCAAAATGGATTGTTAAAACCGACGAAACGAGAATTGAAAATGCTCCTTTTTACTTGCAGAATAAAAATCCATGGATTAAGACAGAAAAATTAGATGGTACTTCCTGTACATTCGCTATAGACCGGCAGAAGAAAGGTAAGGATAAATTCGAATTTATTGTTTGTAGCAGAAATGTCAGACAAGCAGATAAAAATCAGGAATGCTATCACGACTCTAATATTTATTGGGAGCTTGCTGATAAATACGGTATTGAAAGCGTATTAACAAAATTGGCAATTAAGAATAATTATAATCGAGTTGTGCTACAGGGTGAAGGAGTCGGAGACGTACAGGGTAATCCATATAAATTTAAAGAGAATAGGTTATATGTATTTAATCTTATTATTGAAGGTAATCGTGTAGGGACGAAAGAGATGGCAGATTTTTGTGATGATAATAATCTGTTACATGTGCCGATTATTTCTACAGAATATTATTTACCTAAAACAATGGAAAAAATGAAACTCGAAGCTGATGGATATAGTGAGATTAATCCAAAAGTTCGAAGAGAAGGATACGTCTATAGATCTCAGGACGGACAGCAGAGTTTTAAAAATGTCAGTCGAGAATATTTATTAAAACACAATGGATAGGAGAATTGGATGAATAAACCTACGCTTTGGGTTATGTGCGGGCTGAGTGGAAGCGGAAAATCTACCATTGCCAAGCAATTAGCACAGGAACATGAAAATACAGTTATCGTATCATCAGATTCGGTCAGAGAAGAATTAACTGGCGATTATGAAAATCAGGATCACAATGAAGAAGTATTTAAAATATTTCACAAAAAAATTCGTGAGAACTTAGAGAATAATAAAAATGTAATTGCTGATGCAACCAATATTACCATGCGGTCGAGACGAGCAATTATTGAAAATATTAAATGTATTAATTGTCATAAAATTGTTTATCTGATTCCAAAACCATTTAGGCAATGTAAAATTGATAACCTAGACAGACAACATCCTGTGCCTGAAGAAGTGTTAGATAAACAGATTAGAAAGTTTCAAATTCCATTCATAGAAGAGGGATTTAACGAAGGAATTATTCACTATTATATGAAAAATAAGCATAGATTAGATGCGTTGAAAATGTTTGATAATATGGAAGGCTTCAATCAGCAAAATCCACATCATACTTCGACACTTGCAGACCATTGTAAGAATACACATGAATTATTTTCAAGATATGGTTATCCATCAAAATATAATCTAGCGGCATTATTTCATGATTATGGAAAATTGTATTGCAAGGAACTGGACAATGATGGAGTTGCACGTTTTTACGGACATGATTCAATTGGTTCATATATGATTTTAGAAAATTTTGCTGAGATATTTTATAAAGATGCTGCCGATATGTGTTTCTTAATTAATTATCACATGATGCCTTTTGATTGGACAACAGAAAAATCTAAGGAACGTTGGAAGAAAAGGTTTGGAGAATATAAATATCAGATGTTGCTAAATTTTCACGAATGTGACATTGCTCGATAGAGAATAACAATTTAGATGACTAAGATGGTCATTATTATTTTTGGACTATCTTTGTTATAGATATTCTAAAACAAATAGAAAAGGAGTGTAAAATTGAAAGGACTAACAAACGAACAAGTAAAAATGAGTCGGGAAAAATATGGCTCGAACAAACTACCAGAACCAAAGCTTAAGAAATGGTATGAATTTGCGATTGAAAATATCTTTGGTGATAAAACGCTGATGCTGTTATTAGCGTTATCTGCATATGAGATTTTCGCTGCAGTATTTGGATTGGCATCATTTTCAGAACCAATCATGGTGATTTTAGTTATTTCATTATGTGCATATATTGGTGTAAAAATGGCGCTTGGTATTCAAAAATCAACACAAGAACTAAGAGCAAAGACATCAACTAGGTATTGTGATGTTATCAGAGATGGGCAAGTTCAGACAATCAACAAAGATAATTTAGTTGTTGGTGATGTGGTTTGTATTGGAACTGGACAGGAAATTTACGCGGATGGATATATTATTGAGGGTAAAATTTCTGTAAGCAATGCTGCTATCAACGGAGAAAGTAAAGAATGTCAGAAAATTCCAATTAATGGTTATGTATACAAAAAATCAACATCCACCGATGATTTTACGAATCAAAATAGCTTATTTGCTGGAACAACGATTCTGTCTGGCGAAGGAAAGATGATCGTAGGCGAAGTTGGCGTAAACACCATAAATGGTGACACACTTGTAAAAATGCAGACACTTGAGCCACCTAAAACAGCACTTCAGATTGCGATCGATAAACTTTGTGATACAATTTCGAGATATGGAACGATTGCTGCAGTCGTCACGTTTATTGCACTGATGGTAACGGATATTGCGTATATTGGATTCAGAGAATATATCAATGGTGGTGTGCTAGAAGTTATCCAAAAGATTGCACAGAACATTTCGGTTGCTCTAACAATCATTGTAGCTGCTGTTCCAGAAGGACTTCCATTAATTATCAAGCTTGTTACAAAACAGAATGTTAAGACAATGGAACAGTTCAACATTCTTGCTAAAAATCCTAATAAGATTCCTGAGTTAGCATACGTTGATCTTATTTGTACTGATAAAACAGGGACGCTTACGACTGGTGTTATGACGCCTGTAACTATTATTGATGGACAAGGTAATGAAGTAGATCATGATTCTGATCTTTGGAAAAATATTGTAAATAATATTTGCTTAAACAACAGTGCTACATATGATTCAGAGAATAATATCACAGGTGGAAATTCCATTGACAGAGCAGTTTTAAGTCTTGTGAATCCAAAAGAATGTGAAGATATTTTTGGAAAGTATCCATTAGTTCAGAAGCAAACTTTTAGTAGTGAAAATAAATATTCTGCTTTTGAGAGCAAATATAACTGGGGCGAATCGTTTACATATTATAAAGGAGCACCTGAAAAACTGATCGAGCATTGTACGCATTGGCTAGATTTAGAAGCCATTCCATTTGGTGGGGATGACAAGAAAAAGCTGTATGACAAAATTAAGGCTTTAACTGAAAAGTCTATGCGTTGTATCGCTCTTACATTTTCTAATTCACCGCTGGTGGAGAATACATTACCAGATGATATGGTATTTCTAGGAATTATTGGCGTCGTTGATCCAGTAAGAAAAGAAGTACCACAGGCTGTACAGATTGCGCATGAAGCAGGTATTCAAGTTATTGAAATTACTGGTGATTGTCATGAGACTGCAGTAGCAGTAGCGACAGAAGCTTGTATTTATAAAGAAGGCGATCTTGCTCTTACGAATGCACAGTTCGAAGCAATGTCTGATGATGAAATTAAGAAGATTATTCCAACTCTTAGAGTTATTTCCAGATGCTCTCCTAATACAAAACTTAGACTTGTAAGTCTTGCGCAGGAGCTTGGTAGATCTGTTGGAATGACGGGAGATGGGACAAATGATTCTCCTGCTTTAAAGAAAGCTGATGTAGGCTTTGGTATGGAAGCTGGCACAGATGTTGCAAAAGAAGCATCCGATATTATTCTAACAGACAATAACTTCGCAAGTATTATTAGAGGTGTGGAACTTGGCAGAACATTTATGCACGATATCATGATGTTTTTGGAGTTTCAGTTGCCAATTAACTTTTCACTTCTGGTTTTAAGTATTCTATTTCCTATTTTATCTGGAGGAGCATTACTAGCTTCCGTTCAGATTCTGATTATCAATATTATCATGGACTCACTTAATTCATTATCATTTGGCGGCGAACCTCCGAAAGCTGAATATATGACAGAGAATCCAATTAAGAAGGGTTCTGGATTGTTTATTCGAGGTGCAAAGAAACGAATTACTATTAGCACAGTAACATTTATTGTACTATATGGAGTTCTTATGTTTTCACCAGTATCAAAATTATTTACAACAGATGTCGAAGCTATGACTGCAAGATTTGCAATGCTTTGCATCATGTCTGTATGCAATGGATTTGGCATTCGTACAGAACATATTAATTTACTCAATGGGCTGAAAAACAATAAAACATTTGTATATATTGCAGCAGGTATTGTACTTGGAACTATTGCCTTATGTAATGTACTTGGTGGACTTATCCAGGCAACAGCAATGAATATGAGTCAGTGGATCGCAATCATTGGACTATCGCTCACGGTAATCGTGGTTGATGTCATTAGAAAATTATTTACCAAAGGAGAGAATAAAAATCATGGGACTATTTGACAAACTTTTTGGAAAAAAGACTACAACAACAAATACTATGGCGGATAATACATCCGCTGTGGTACATGAAGAAAATGCAGCGCAGTCAGTTGTAATTGATATGTCTAAGTCAGCAGAAAATCTAAATAATGTGCTAATTAACATGTCGAAATCAAGCAAGATTGATATGACCAAGCACCAGGCAAGGGTTGCACTCGCTATGGATTATTCTGGAAGTATGGGTAATCTTTTTAGAAATGGATCTGTACAGAATGTAATTACAAGACTTCTGCCAATCGCTCTTAAATTTGATGACAATAGAGAGTTGGAATCTTGGCTATTTTCAAATGATTTTGATTCTCTAAAACCAATCACAATTGATAATTATAAAAACTATGTTCGAAAAATTATGATGAATTCTCATATGAGCATGGGTGGAACTAATTACGCTCCAGTCTTGAAAGACATTGTTTCTTATTATAAGGACATTGAACCAAGTACAATTCCAGCATTTATCATTTTTATTACAGATGGTGAAAACTGGGATACGGGAGAAACAAATAAAATTGTGAGAGAGCTTTCTAATTACAATATGTTTGTACAGTTTGTTGGAATTGGAAATGAAAGCTTTAGTTATTTAAAGTCTCTGGATGATATGAAGAGTAGAAAATGCGATAATACCGGATTTATTGCAGTAGAAAACATGAACAAAATGACAGATGAAGAATTGTATACAGAACTTCTAAGACAATATAAAGATTGGTTAAATAATAAATAATAGTAAAAAAGGAGAATACATAATTATGGCAAACGTAATTAATATGAGCAAAAATCAGAAAATTAGTATGACAAAAGAAGATGGAACTGCAATCAAAAACTTTTTCATTGGTGTGAATTGGGATCAGAATCGTTATGCAGGTGAATCAGATATTGATTTTGATATTAACGGATTTCTTACAAATTCAGATCGAAAAGTAGCTTATCCAAAAGATATCGTAAACTATAATACATATGGTGATGGTAGCGGATATCCGTGGGTAGAATATTCTGGAGACAATCTTACGGGTGACGATTCTCAGGGAATTACTTTTGATGGACATCATTATGATGAATATTTTATTGTTCATGCAGATACATTTCCGTCAGACAGAACAGATTTTACAATTTGTCTTACTATTTTCAGAGCTGTACAGAGACTACAGAATTTTGGAATGGTTAATAACGCAACTATGATGATCTGTGATTATGACAATCCGACAACAAAATGGGAATATGATCTTTCTGAAAATGAGAATTTTGAAAAGCTCAATGCCGTTGAGATGGGTAGACTTTATAAATATGGTAATGGATTCAAATTCCAGGCTCTTGGATCAGGATATATGGGAGGCATGACAGAGCTATTTAAAAACTTTGGACTTGATATTGACGAAGGTAGGGATTAACTATGACAGTATTGATTATCGTAATTCTTGTGATTGCGGCAGTTGTATTTTTTACAACAACTAAAACGGGTAAGAGACTAAAAATGAGAGCATCAGGAACAGCAGATGAAATCATTGGCAATGATGCATCTACGCCAGATGGAGCAAAAGCCTACTATAATTCTATTATTTGGAAGAAGGAAGATACTTACACCAAAACAAACTCTTTATATACCCAGGTCGAGGGTAAAATCCAGAATTATGAAACACAATTAAGACAGTTGCAGAAAGAGAATATGCAGATGGATCTTAGTGTTGCATCCTGTATTGATAGAAATGATGACGAAGGTGCAAAAGTATATCTTGCAAGACAGCAGGAAATCACGGACAAAATTGAAACGATTAAGACAACTCTGAAAGAATTAAAAGAGAATAGAGATGTACAGAAAGAAAATTTAACAGCTCTGCAGGAAGAAATTAAATCTTTAAAAGCAGAAAAGGATAAAGCAGTATTCACACTCGAGGCTGCAGAAACCGTAAAATCTTTACAATCTGCCACAAGCACTTCAAGTCAAGAAGAAGATAGAATGCTTGAAAAGGTTCGTGAAGGCGTTCAGAAAACAAAAGAACAGGCTGACGGTACAAGAATCGCTTACGAGAATTCCATTGACGTTCAGATGAAGCGTCTGGATAAAAAGATGAAAGACGAAGAACTTCAGAAGAAATTAGATTCATTAAAAGCAGCTAAGAAAAAATAATATATTTTACTCTGTATGGTGCAATAGCCATGCAGAGTATTAATTGAAATAACACTATACAACAAGAGATAATATGGAGATGTAAGGATGCGAAACTTAGATAGGTTGAGAATTATGCCGGTCGATGGATTAGCGGAATATTTAGTTACAAAAACACAAGATAAAGCAGGTATTCCAACTAATTATTTTATTTTTGAATCATCTTTTGTATGGGAGTCACCATCTGGACAGAAATTTATTTACAGGTCTGATGCGATCAACGACTGTGTTAAATGGCTAAATAAAGAGATTGGAGAATAAGATCATGGGTAAGAATATTAACGAAATTCTAGATCAGCTTGTAAATAAAGAAAATCAGACACCGTACATTATCAAAAATGTTGAAGATGGATTAAAAAAGCGTGATGAAGAAATTACTCGATTGAGAGAAGAGAATAAAAGATTAAGGGATGAAGCTTATAAAGATTCTGAATTGCAGATGATGAAAAGAAAAATGCAAGCAATGCAGGAAGAACTGAATCGAGGATTTCCGATTACGGAAGATGAAAATACTAAGATCAGAGAGTGGATTGAAAAACATCTTACAAAAAGACATAAACTAATCGTAAATGGTCGATTTAAGTATGAATTTCAGGATTTTGCCGAAGTATCAGTTGGATCGGTTGTTTGCACCGAGTGTGGCGAGAGTTTTACTTTTAGGCAGTATTGATTAAGGAGAATGTACATATATGAATGAATATTGGTTAATGTTGTTTTTAACGTTAGTGTTAGAAATTGTTGCGATTGCAGTTGTGTCTGTATTTGGAATGACATTTATCGCAAAATCATATGATAAAATTATTGCTTATGTTGAAAAACGATGGGGAGAGGATGTAAGTTTTGGAGTATCATGCGGAATCATTTTGATTTTCTTGTTTATCACGTTAGCTGTAATTTTTTGTTAGAGAATCAATAATTGTCCAAGCATGAAAGACATAAAACTTATCATGTACAAACCTCCCTTGTAATAACTGATCACTTACGCGATGGGTTTGGATCAGCATCCTCGTTAGGAGATGTCTTAAACGGATGAAGTAACTATCGCACACATGCTGGCGTGGCGGAATGGGTATACGCACTGGCTTCAAATACCAGGATCATAGATATGTGGGTTCGAGTCCCACCGTCAGCACTATGAAAAGTTAATTTCATCCACAAATTAAAAAATCTTACACATATAAAAGTGAGAAATTAAGCCTTGTTATATGTGCATTAATTGATACAGATTTGAAATTGCTTCATAAATTTATGAAAGGAGAGACGTCATTGAAAAAATCAGACTTAAAAACTGGGATGATAGTAAAAACTGAACATAATCGATTTGGAGTAATTGAGCTAGAGAAGGATCGAATAGATTTTTGTTATGATCCTGATACTTCAGATGAGTCAAAAAAGATTGAAACAGTATCATTAGATGAGTTAATTGAAATTGACAACACTTTAGGAATTGGCGGATTTGTAACAGATGAATTACAAGAACGATTACCGGATTTGTTTCAAGAAAAAGAAATTGGTTCACCGTTTTTATGGTACAGGATTGTTGAAATTTACGAATTAAACAGAATTTATGATAGTGGCGTTGGTGTTTATCCAAACATTGTCATTAAATAAAACTTATTTTGTATAAAAGGAGCAGCAATATGAGATTAATAGATGCAGATTCGCTTTTAGAGAAGTGGAATAATTTATCTGAAAAGGATAGAACAAGATTTGATCGAGTGATTTTGTGCCAGCCTATTGTGGATACAATTGTTGTAACTGAAAGAAAGAAGCATGTTTCCAAAATTGATTTTGATGATTTTGAAGATAACAGACCAGAATGTTGTAAAGAACATGAGAAATATTTTTCTACCTGTGACACATGTGAATATGGAGAATGGGAAGAAAAAGATGAAGATACAACATTGGATTTTTACATGGGAATTGCGAATATGGAATGGTATGATTTGGATAATAGATGGAAGAAAAGTCCGCTAATTAAAAAAATCGTTGTTTGTGCAGAGAATAAGGAAGTAGCAAAAGGAAAATTAATACTTTCTGTTAACAGTCTTAATGAAGAAATGAAAATGGAAGGTGAAAGATATGTATTAGACGAAAACTCAATCAAAAAAGCATATGGATTTATCTCTGCAGGAGATGTGATTTTAGATTAAGAAAATAACCTCATGTGGAAGTGCAAAAAGGTCGAGTCCTGTGAGTGGATACACAAGACTCGACCACGATAAAGAATATTGAATTAAAAGGAGAATAAATGAATATACAAACAAGTCTAGTATGAATACAATAGGTGGATATGAAATTATGAACGCTTAATCAGATCTTTTAGAAATGATAAATCGTGTGGTTTGGAGATCATGCTGGTTAAGTATTTAACTTTTTCATCAGACAGTTTTGGATGCTTGCAGATCCAATATACTGTGATGATTTTTGCTACATAGCAAAGCACAATACCAATGATTGCACATAAAATTACAAAATCGTACAATCTAAATTCTACCCTCCTTCCTGTAAGATATTTTCAAAACAGGAAAAGTATTTGCCCAGAACGGGCTAGATATGTTTTTCACTTATTCTTGTCGCACAACTTACAATTGTGCTACCGCATGAGTTATTTGATATAACCCAGGTATAGCCGTGCTGTTGAGTCAGTATGCGGTGGAACCTGGCTGCTATAACCTGCATGGGTATTATAGCAAAATTTCAAAATATTTCAATAGTCAAAGGAGAATAAGAAAAATGAAGCCAATTGTATTTTACGATTTTAAACCAGATAAGGATGATCCGAATAATAAGATTGTTGTCAAGAAATCTGATCTTGAGGAACTTTTAGATAAAACGTATGAGGCTGGATATCGAGATGGACAGAAAGAATCAAAACAGATTCCCGTTTGGACGACAACGAAAAGAGATCTTGACACGTTTCCAAAAGTTTCGACAATTGGATAATATTGAATGACAGGTGGTAATGAAAAATGGTAAAAATTATCGAAACAAATCTTTCAGTTGATGGAGAGAATAATATTAAGGATCATCAAGCAAGATGGGTATTAATTGACGATTGGAGAGATTACTGTAAAAAATATCAAAATTATAGTGGACGTCGTGTTTATTATGGTGTTGCGAGTAGTATGCCTGGAGTAGATATTCCAGCAGATGCAAAAATAACAAATTTGCAGTTCGATGAGTACCATTTGTCATGTGATATTTATCATCTCGATCATTTTGTTACTAAGCGCTTTGCATACAACATTGATTGGATGCAGCGCAAGAATTAGATGAAGAAAGAGAGAGAAATAAACATGGAAGAGTATCTAAATAAGGTATTAATTCTGTCAAAAGCAGAACAGATTCATGATTTTAGAGGATGGATCGAAAAATTACCAGTATTTCATTTTGACAAAGAATGGAATGTAAAAATCATTCCTCCATTTGCTGGAGCAGTTATTCGATTTACCATTGATTATAAGAATAAGCATGTATCTGTATATTTTGATGGATATTCAGAATTAGGTTATGTGTGTGATGAAGAAGAAAAACCAATCCCATACTTTGAGTATTACGATGGGGAAGATACATATAGATATTTTCTTAATGAAGCAGACAAAATGATGGATGATATCAGAAATTTCTTAAATAATTAATCTCGGCTATTCAGCCAATAAATTCCAAATTTTAAACATTTTCGAAAACAGAATAGATAAATTTTGAGGTGGCTAACAGCATACCTTGGGTTTGTGCGCTCTGAATCACTGTTTACATAGTTAAACATAGATTTAATTCTGTGTTCCGTCCATGTATTGGGCGTTAAAATAGATTGTTTTATTTAACAATAATATAAATTTTAATTTTAGGAGGACAAAAATTAATGAATTTTGAAATGACAGGAAAACTAAGTATTGGAAAAGATACAGAAAAATTTCATCCATATTCGGAAAATAAGTATGAATCTGGTTGGGTGAGAAAACAACTTCTTTTCAATGCGACATGCGGGGACAATCGTCATATGCTTACCGTCAATGCGGGAGCTTTCGGTGATGAACACGGATTTGTATATACCTTCAGTAAAGGTGGTACAGATGAAAATGGTAAAAAAACTAAAGGCGAAAGTATTCAGATTCCGTTTAAAGAACGTCTGACTTCTCCGAAACTAGCAGAAGTTGCTGAATTTAAAAAATTCATCTTTGATCTTGAAAAACCTGGACGAAGATACAAACTTCAGAATATGGCAGATAAGCTTCATGAGGGTAGTGAGCTAACGGATGAAGAACTAAAAGAAGTTGGACTGACATCTCCAGATGATGTATCCGACGCGCTTGAGAAGAGTATTAAAAAACGTCATGAGTTTATTTCTGAATGGGATTATATCGATTTCATTAAGAAAGTAATTGACAGTGGAAAATATGCTGATAAAAAATTCTTTATTCGAGGAAATGGAGAATATCAGTATTCCGACAATAAAGGAACTGTTTATGAATCTTATATGCCAAATAGAATTTATCTAGCAGCAGAAGATGCAGAAGAATTTTCGACGGCAACATTTAATATTCTATTCAATTCCGAAAGCTTTGATGATATGAGCGTTGAAGAAAAGGGCAAATATTATGTTAATGGTTACATGATGGAGTATGACAACAATAGAAAAGCCAATATTCCAGTGCCGGTTACGGTCGCAATCCCAGTAGCCGCAGAAGACGCGGATGAAAAAGCTAAGAAAAGAATCGAAGCAATTAAACATAAATTTATCGTCGAGGATGATGGTTTTAAGGAATATGGTGTAATCGTTAATATGCTAAATGGCGCACAGAGAGTTGAAATTACAGAAGATATGCTGACTGATGAGCAGAAAAATGACCTTGATTGTGGACTTATCACTATGGATGATATCCGTGCTGAATATAGCAAAGGAGTTTATGGTGACAGAATCAAGGAGTATCAGTTTGTAAAACCAGCCAGAGGGTTCACGAAAGGCCGCCAGGACACGGTGTACACCGCAGACGACATGGTGATTCATAGTATCGAGCAAGAACTGCCAGAAGGAACTGAGGATCTTTTTGACGATGATGATGAATTATAATGGGTAAGTTTATTGATCTGACGGGACAAAAATTCGGGAGGCTTACTGCAAAAAGTAAGCTTCCTTTAGAAGATGGTCAAAAAATTATTTATTGGTTATGTGATTGCGATTGTGGAACCAAGAATGTTAAAGTAAGGGGTTACAGTTTGAGGAATGGCCATACAAGATCCTGCGGATGTTTGAATAGAGAAGCGATTATTGTTCGTAATCATTTAACAAAAAAGAAATATAACAAATACGATTTAACCAATGATTATGGGATTGGTTATACATCAAAGAACGAACTATTTTATTTTGACTTAGAAGATTATGAAAAGATCAAAAATTATTGTTGGATGTATGATAAAGATGGCTATGTCGTAGATAGAAACGGCATAAAACAACATAGATTGATTATGAATGAAGATGATTCACGAATCGAGATAGACCATATTAATCATAATGTTTCGGATAACAGAAAAATCAACTTAAGAAAGGCCAATAGATTTAATAATCAATCTAATGCAAAGTTAGCAAAAAATAATATATCCAAATGCAAAGGTGTTAGTTATAGAAAAGACACTGGGAAATGGCGATCGGTGTTAATAAGAAACGGCTTACGTTATGAACTTGGATCTTATGTTGAAAAAGAGAATGCAATTAAAGCAAGGAAAGAAGCTGAAGAAAAATTGTGTCGAGAGTGGTCTTATGATAATTCAATAAAAATTGCGGATGAATTTAAAATAAAAGGAGATTTTGAAAATGGGAAAATACGGTAAAAGAAGTACAATTAGCGAAAATTTAAACGACTTTACAATTTGTTTACTTGGTGAAGCAGGAATTGGAAAGACTTCAACTATTGCCAAAGCGTGTGAAACAGAGTTTGGCCCAGATGGATATATGATTCTTGATATGGGTAAAGAACAGGGAATGGAGGCTCTTGAAGGTTATACATACGAGACATGTGAAGATTGGAAAAAGTTTGATGATGTAACAAAAGATATTATTAGAAATAAGAAAACAGATTATCCAGATCTAAAAATCCTTGTTATTGATACACTGGATCAGTTTGTAGAGATTATGTGTCCTTACGTAATTAAACTGTGGAATACAGAAAATATGGGGAAAAAAGGTTTTGAACCTGCAAAAACAATGAATGCTGCATGGTCTGGATTTGGGAAAGCAGACGACAAACTTGTAGAATTAGCTCTTGATAGAGTATGGGAACTTAAAAAGGTTGGCGTGAATACTTGGTTTACTGGACATGTAAAAATGAGAAATAAGGTCGATCCGTTAACTCAGGAGGAATATTCTGTCCTTTCGACTGATATTTCTCAAAGAATTTTCGAAGGATTTAAAACGAAATTCCATGTTATTGGTATTGCTTGCATTGATAGAACTATTAATCTGGAGGGAACAGGTCGTAAAAATATTGTTACAAAACAAGAAATTAAGATGAGCAAAATTAAAGATGAAAAACGAAAAATTGTATTCAGAGATGACAATTATAGCATCGACAGCAAGAGTAGATTATCTGAGATTGAACCAGAAATTCCACTGGATGCAAATGAACTGTTGAGAGCATTAAAAGACGCAATTAAAAATTCGAAGAAGAAAAAATCGGTAGAAGTTACTGTAAACAATGCGGAGTCTATTGCGAAAGTAGAACCTGATCCGGAACCGATTGAAGAAGATGAGGATATTGACGATATTCCAGTAGAGGAGACAATAGCACAAGAAGAAACCGCGACAGAAACTTCTGATTATCCGGATGATCTCGCTGCAGTAATTCGTACAATGTTCAAAGAGTGTACTGATAAAGATAAGAAAGCAAACGTCAGAAAAGTTATTGCAGAATATGGGAAACTCAATGACGTAGATGAAAATGGACTGAAACGAATTTACGATATGATGAACTAAGGAGTATCAGGTATGCTTGTTAAATGCAGATATTGCGATAACAAGATAGATAGAAAAGATGCTTTCAAAGTGGTAGTGGATGGTAAAAACATCTACTACTGCAATGAAGCAGAATATCTAACTGTATTGCATGACAGAAAAATAAGAGATGATACATACGAGTGTATTAATGAGATTTTTGGTTATAAAGTAATTAATACCGCATTATTCAAAGAGTTAAGTTTTATACTTGGATCTTATTCTTATGATCGGATTTTAGCATATTTAGAAGAGAATAAAGATTACATGACATCTGTCATTCAGCAAAGAGATTATTCGAGTGAATACGCTAAAATCAGATATTTTTCTGCAATGATCAAAAATGGTATCGCAGATTTTAAAGTAAAAGAAAAAGAAGCACCTAAACAGGTGGAAGTTGATATACCGGATGGTCATTATAAACGACGACAGAAGAAAAGAAGTTTATCTGATATTGAAGAACAGGTAGGTGAGTAATATAGCTGAATTTATTACAGGTGTCAAAGAAAAGTATCCTGCGCAGCTATTAAAAGGACGAATCGAATATGAAGGAAACGTCGTAAGCTGTTTCTTTAAGGATATGCTTCTTTTGGATGATACGACATTCGAGAAGGACGATTTTATCACTGTTGATGGTCGGTTTTATTTTTCATTACTGAAAGATTTACGAAAAAAAGGATTCTACTCTCTTGATGAAATAACTATTCTGTCAAATTCAAAACAAGAAGTCATTGATCGATATGAGGATTGTGGTGGATGGGATTCGATTCAGCATCAGATGGACATTATCAATACACAGAATTTTGATACATACATTGATATCTTGTATCGAGAAAATGTTATGCTTCGCATGTGCAATGATGGATTTAATCTTTTAAAAGAGATTAATATCAAGGATAAGAAAGTTATTCCTCTTAAATTATTTCGAAAGATGACTGCTGAAGAGGTAACGGATTGGTATGAGGCAAGAATAAGCACTTATGGTACCGGATATTCGAGCAAGATCCTGGAAGAAGAAGAAATAGATTTCGATGACGAATTTATTGAATCATGTGCAGAAGGTGAAGAAAATGGTGTACCTTTTGATATAGCAGGATATGATAAAAACGGAGAAGAAATCAATTGTTTTCCTTTTTTATCTAGGCAAATAATGGGATTGTTAGAAGGAACTCTCACAATGATGGGAGGATTCAGTAGCGCAGGAAAATCCACTTGGTGGATTACAGTTCTTATGGCTCTTCTATATTATGATCGGAAAATTCTTATTATTTCCAACGAAGAAAATATTAAAAAATTTAAAATCAAATTTATGGTTTGGCTCCTTGGCAAGAGGAACAGATATTTTAAACTCACGAAAAAGAAAATGTCTGTTGGTGATATAAACAAGGAAAGTCGTGAGCAATTAAAAGATGTGCAAACATTCTGGAGAAAGAATTATAAGGGTCGCGTAAAGTTCATTGCTATGAACGATGCAGACATGGCTGTTGTTAAGAAGAAAGTACGCGAGAATGTTCTTAAATTTGGATATGATACAGTTCTATACGATACGTTTAAAATCCAGGAGAGCGATTTTTCATCCTCCAGACAAGATTTGTCTTTAGTTAGAGACAGTAGAGAGTTAGATAAGTTGGCAAAAAAATATAATTTAATCATGTTGGCATCAGTTCAGTTGGCAGAATATATGAAAGGAAAATTATTCCTGGATGCCAGTTGCCTTAGTAATGCCAAGCAGACGAAAGAAATTCTTGAGAATTTGTTCCTTATGCGAACTGTTTATGCTGAAGAACTTGATGAAAAAAGTAAATATTATTGCCATCCATTTAGACTGAAAAAGATTAATGATAAATGGATTGAAGAGGAATATAAAGCAGATCCAAATGCAGTATGGAGAATGTTATTTGTAGAAAAAACTCGGAATGGTAATAACTCCAGTGATACTGGTATTGCGTATCTTTTAAAGTTTTCAGGCGATCATTCTATCTTCAGAGAAGTGGCACAATGCCGTCCAAAACATGGAGAAATAAGATAAAAAATAACTTGGTGGTGATATATGTTAGAAGATATTAAAAAAGAGCTATTAAATAATCCAGAAAAACTAAAAGAGGTATTGGAACATTTTGGATACTGTAATATAGTCATTCGGCCTACATACATGCAATTTGGGCGAGATGAGGAATCTTCGAAAAAAAGTATTGTAATTAAGCTTGAAAATAATAATTGGCTGTACGTACATGATTATGCTCGAAATATTCAAACTGATATCTTTTCATATATCACCAATCAAAGAAAAGTAGAATTTGTAGATGTCTTAAATGAAATAAAAAATGTGTTACATATACAAGATTATATTGGACACTTTCAGAGAAAAGGAATCTTTGGAGGATTTTATGAAAAGATTAGACAAAGAAACACTATTCAATCGAAAATATATGACGAAAAAATATTAGATAAATTTCAATTCTATCCCAATATTCGATTTTTGAAAGATCATATATCGTTAGATGCACAGCAGTATTTTGGAATAAGATATGATGTCGAATCACAAGGAATTGTTATTCCCATCAGAAATGAATATGGACAGCTTATTGGGGTTAAGGAACGTTTCAATTATGAGATTTCAGATGGTGCACTGAAATATTTTTATTCTTATCCTGGGCGCTGCAGCACTACATTATTTGGTTATACTCAAAATTATCAATATCTTGTTGAAAATACTGTTTTTGTAGGAGAAGCAGAAAAATTTGTCATGCAATGTTATTCGTATGGATATAGGAATGCGGTAGCACTTATGAGTGGAAGCTTAAGTGTACAACAAGCACGGTTGCTTGTGGAATTACATCCAACAAAGGTGATTTTTCTTCATGACCAAGGATATGAATTAGACAATATAAAGAGAAACGTAGAAGTTTTACATCATTATTCTAAGTTTGCAGAATTTGAAATTGGATATTGGGACTGGACAAAATCATATTATGCTCCAAAGGTTTCTGCAACCGATATGGGTAAAGAAAAATTTGAGTATATCATAAACAACGAAATTTTAATATTAGGAGATGATAAGGACGAAGAAGAATTATAATATTTTAAACGATTGTAGAGGAATGTATGAGGATGAAGTATTTGATACGATTCTTAAACAAAGAGGAATTCAAGATGCGAAACATTTTCTAAATCCGACAGAAGAAGATTTGCTTCCACTGGATTCTTTATATAGGATTGATGAAGCATATATACGTATTAATCGGGCAATTGAAGAAAACGAAAACATTGGTATTTTGTTTGATACAGATACGGATGGAATCACTGCAGGAACGATTATGACGCGATATTTGAGACATTTCACCGACGACATTTTTACATATATTGATGATGGTAAGCAGCATGGACTAAAAGGACAAAATTTACAGCAGTTTGCATCTTTAGATTTATTGATTGTTGTAGATAGTTTAGACGAAGACGAAATTCAGTATAAAGAATTGTCAGAAGCAGGAATCGATGTACTTATTTTAGACCATCATGCAATTAAACGGGAAATTCCATATGATAAATATACAATTCTTATTTCTTCTCAAAGAGATTATGATAATTCGCAATTATCTGGCGCAGGAGTGGTATGGAAATTCTGTAAATATTTGGATGAACAATTTCTTACAGATTATGCAGATGAATTAGTAGATCTTGCGGCATGTGGTCTAGTTGGAGATATGATGGATATGACAGTTATGGAAAACCGTTATATCGTATCGAAAGGACTTGAGAAGATTTATAATCCAGCAGTTAAGAAGATTGTCGGCGGATTTGAATTCAACAGTACGGCAATTGCATTTAGTATTGCTCCAATTGTAAATGCAGCGAACCGTATGGGTGAAAATGAAACTGCTATGAATGCATTTCTAGAAGATAATAACAAACAAGTGCTTGCCTATGTAAAAGCATTAAAGAAATGTAAGGAAGAACAAAATCAAGAAGTGGAGCGTTTACTGCCGAATGTTTATGAACAATGCGAGAAACAAAAGGATCAAAAGGTAATCACTGTATATATTGATACACAATATGGTATTGCTGGTTTATTAGGAAATAAGTTACTAGAAAAATATCAAAAGCCGATCTTAGTGTTGAAAGATGTCGGATCAAAATATGCAGGTTCTATGAGAGCCGTAGGTGTTGATGATTTCCGAAAAATCTGCAATGATAGTGGTTATGCAAAAGCAGATGGGCATGAACTTGCATCAGGTATTCAAATCAAAAAATCAGATCTTAACAATTTCTTGTCTTATGTCGAGACAAACCTTCCAGAGTTTAAAGAACCAGCAATTGACATTGATATTCAAATTGATGTCGAAGATATTACCAGACGATTAGTAGAGAATATCAAAAAGATTGATCGTATTTCGGGCACAAATTTTAAACCAGTAAGAGCTTATATGGATAATATTTGTAATTACGAAATTGGTCAGATGAGTGATTATAAGCATTTAGTTCTAAAACCGAATGATTACTTGCAGATTATCAAATGGAACTTCGACGGTTCATTTGATGATATGGAGGATCATAGCACTATGAATGATGAATTCGAAGCCGTATGTAGTCTGGATAGTGGATTTTTAGGTAGAAAATTTGTACTAAAAGCAGTATGCGATGTACTTTCGGAGGTGGATTAAAATTTCTAATATTGAGTTGATAAAAAAAATTATTCCTACATTGACATTTGAATTCCCTTATTCACCAGAAGAATATGAAAAGAATTTATATTTAGAGAACTATCATTGTCACAAAGATTTTAGCAACACATCAACACCGGACTGTGCGGAATCTATAGAAACATATGCGGAAAGAATACATGAATTTGGTGCAAAGTGTTTATACTCAGGAGAGCATGGATCACAGGGGAATCAATTTCAAGTATATAAAGTTGCTGAAAAAGAACATCTTAAATATATTCATTCTTCGGAAGTTTACTGGGTAAAAGATAGAAAAGAAAAAGACAGAGCAAATTGCCATATGATCATAGCAGCAAAAAATGCAGAGGGACGTCGAGATATTAATTTTGCTTTATCTATGGCAAACATTGATGGATATTACTATAAACCACGCATTGATTTAGAACTATTATTTAACATCCCAAAAGACAATGTGATCATTACGTCTGCATGTTTAGCAGGGTGGAACTATGAAGATGCTGAAGAAGTTTGGCTGAAAGTCCATAAGTATTTTGGAGATAATTTTTTTCTTGAAGTTCAATATCACAATACCGATAAGCAAAAAGAACTCAATAAAAGAATATTGAAAATTGCAAAAGAACATAATATTCAGATCATCTGTGGCCTTGATAGTCATTATGTTAAAGAAGAAAATTCTATTAAACGTGATCAGATTCTAAAATATAAGAACATCAATTATCCAGACGAAAAGGGATGGTATCTTGATTATCCAGATACTCAGACGGTTATAAAAAGGTTTATAGAACAGGGAGTTCTAAATAAAGAGGAAATATTTAGAGCGATTATGAACACCAATGTTTTTGTATCGGAATGCGAAGTAATTGTTTTAGATAGAAAATTTAAAATACCAAGTGTTTATAAAGATAAAACCTATAAAGAAAAATGCAAAATTTATAAAGATATTTTAAATAGGGCTTATGCAAAAGAAAAGGATAAGTCTAAAGAAAAAGCTGATGGCATTCGTTATGAAGCAAAACAGGTTATGGAAGCTGGCGTAGTCGATTACTTTTTGACGAGCAAATCAATTATAGATGATGCAGTTAATAACGAAGGAGGAATTTTAACTACTACCTCAAGAGGTAGTGCTGCATCATTTATTACAAACAAACTGTTGGGACTTACTACTGTAGACCGTTTTAACGCCGACATTCCAATTTATCCGGAACGATTTTTAACGAAAGAACGTGTTCTTGCAGGACAAATGCCTGATATTGACATGAACGTTGCCACACAAGAGCCTTTTGTAAGAGCAGCGAGAAAATTACTCGGTGAGCATGGATGTTATCCATTAATGGCGATAGAAAAATTAAAAGAAAAAGCTGCATGGCAGTTATATGCGGGAGCAAATGATGTACGCCCAGAAGATGCGAACCAAATTTCGAAGTATCTGGACGAATATAACAAAGCATTGAAATATGCCGACGATGATGAAAAGGAAGAGATTCATGTTGAAGATTATATTCCAGAAGAGTATTTAGAGTTATTTAAACAAAGCAATGATTATCAGGGAATCACAATCAACTTAAAAGTACATGCTTGTGGACATTTCATTTTTGATGGAGACATTCGAAGAGAAGTAGGATTAATTAGTGCTGTTTCAGAATCGACTGGGAAAAGAACTATATGTGCTGCTATTGAAGGTGGTTATCTTGATGAATTTGGGTATGTAAAAGAGGATTTTCTTATTGTAGATAGTGTATATCTTACGTATAAATTTTTTCATAGTATTGGTAAGGAAGTTCCTACGTTTGAAGAACTGAGACATATGATTGATGGAGATGAAAAGACATGGGACATTTATGCAAATGGCATTACATGTTGCATAAATCAATGCGAAAAAGAAGCTACTACCAATCGAGTAAAAAAATATAAACCGCAGAACCTTGCAGAATTAAGTAGTTTTATTGCAGCAATTCGTCCAGGCTTTGCTTCACTACTTAGTACTTTTTTAAATCGTGAACCATATACAACTGGAGAAAAAAAGATTGATGATTTGTTATCTGATACAGCTCATTTCATGCTTTATCAGGAATCAATTATGAAAGTACTATCCTTCTTACAATTAAGGATGACAGAAACATATGGTGTTATTAAAAATATTTCAAAGAAAAAATATAGGCTGCATCCTGAAATGTTAAAAGAATTACAAGAGCGATTAATTAAGGGTTGGGAAAAAGAGATTGGTAAAACAGATAATTTTAATAATGTTTGGAATGTAATCGAGTCTTCTGGCCTGTACGCCTTCAACTCTCCTCATGCTTATAGCATGGGTGGTGATTCTGCTTATCAAGCATGGTTTAAAGCTCATCATACTAAGATTTTTTATGAAGTAGCAATTAATCATTACCAAGAGAAGAATAAAAAAGATAAAATTGATGCTCTTGTGAAAGAAGCAATTAAATTTTGGGGATATAAACTAGGAGATTATGAATTTGGAGCAGACAATAGAAAAGTTACAATCAATGAAAAGAATATGATTATATATCCTAATTTATCAAGTGTAAAAGGGTTTGGTGAAGGAGTCGTTAACACTCTTTATGAATTGGGAACATCGGAATATAAAACATTTACTGATGTACTTGATGTGCTGTTTCTAAATTCAATCAATAAAACTATAGTCAATAAACTTATTAGAATTAATTATTTTAAGAAGTATGGTGATGTGAATACATTGCTTGAGACTGCAAAATTATATGATTTGTTAAAAGGCGCAAAACAAATTTCAAAGGATAAGGCAGAGAAAAATAATATCTCATTTGTTATACTTGCTCAATATGGAAATGAGACAGCCAAACAGTTTAATAAACTTGATTCTGAAAAAGTCTTACGTGAATTAATTTCTAAAATACCATACAAAAAAGTAACTTTAAAAGAAAGACTTGACAATCAGAGGGAAATTATTGGAATTGTGAGTGGTTCAGATCCAGAAGTGAATAGACGTTTATATTATGTTTCTGAATTAGACATCAAAAAATCTATTGTGAATGTTAAGTTATTTGAAATCTATAGTGGTAAAACACGAACAGTTAAAATGTGGACAAATCAATATAATCGTAATCCATTCGAACTTGGTTCAATTCTATACATAATTTCCCTGGAAAAGAAAAATAAAAAAGAACCAACGGGCGAGGTCGATCCCAAAACAGGAAAGAAAATATATAGGGAAGTTCCGGATAAATTCGAATTTTGGCTTGGAAAATTCACAGTAAAAAATAATGTAGAGGAGGTGGTTCAAGATATTTAGCAATTACAAATATACAGATAAAGAGATGGAGGAACTAATCTCCTCCATCGTTATTCTGATCGATACGAGGGAAAAATCGTTTTCTCACATCACTGATTATTTCGATAGAAAAGATATCAAATATAAAAAGAAAGCACTGGCATATGGTGATTATAGTTTTATGCTCGAACAGAATGAAAAGCTTTCTATTCCAAGACCATTATACTTTGATAAAAAGATTGTCGTGGAGCGCAAGGGCAGTCTGGAAGAAATTAGTGGTAATTTGACAAATGGCAGAGATAGGTTTGAGAAAGAACTATGTTTGGCACCAGAGAATAAAGTACTGTTGATTGAAAATGGTTCTTATGCCGATATTGCATCTGGGAATTATGAGACTCAATATAATAAGAAATCATTTTGGGCTTCGCTGCATTCTATATGGTTTAAGTACAATATTCCAATCTTCTTTATGCCAGACAATAAATATTCTGGATTATTTATCAGAGGATACTTTGAATATTACTTAAAGAATTTATTTAAATAGAAGGAGAATATATGTTTACAGCACAAGAAGCAAGAAATATATCGAACAAAGCATACAAAGAGCAAATAGATGCCGAATTAGCGTCTATTATGCCTGAAATCGAGGCAGCAATGCGTAAGGGTGAGTACAGTTGTTGGATTGATGAAACTAACATTTCATCAGCCACGAGGACTTACCTGGAAGAATTAGGATACGAAATTATATCTTCAACACAGTATAATAAGATTGCGTGGTAGGAGAATGAAAATATGAAGTTAAGTGAAATAGCGAAATACATTGCAGACAATTATCCAGAATCTAATATCGCATATAACAACGATGTCATAAAGGGATGCAGAGAAGAACGGTACGAAGAAAGTCTTATCGATCCACTGTTAGATTTTTACATGCACGAAGAATTAGGCCTATGCGGATGTGGAAATCCAGAATTTACATATGAGACGATAAGAAGATATCTAAGTATACGAAACGAATTTATAATATCAAAAATTGATTATCAGGAAGTTATTAATAGATACAAAAATGATCTTTTGCTTGATTATTATAACGACATTCAATATGGTCTATTACAATTCATGATGTATATTCTTGATGACAAAGATTTTACAACACATGGGAGTAGTATTGATGGATGCTGGTTAACTAGAAAAGGACAAAGATTATTGACAGTTTTGGAAGCATGGAGAACAAGAGAAGATGAAAAATAAATTTGTCAGAATGATAAAAGATGGAAGGCTGATGAGCTATGGCAGTATATGTGACTGGTGATATACATGGAGATCCTACCAGGTTAAGTAAAAATAGTTTCTACGAACAAAAGGATTTTTCTAATAACAAAGATGAAAATGTAGTTATTATTCTTGGAGATTTCGGTCTTGTTTGGAATAGAGATAAGGAAAGTAAACAAGAAAAGTACTGGTTAGATTGGCTTAACAAAAAACCGTTTACAACAGTATTTGTAGATGGGAATCATGAAAATCACAAAAGACTTTCAACTTATCCTATAAAAGAATGGCATGGTGGTAAAGTACATGAGATAAGAACCCATGTATTACATCTTATACGAGGAGAAGTATTTACAATTGATGAAACAAAGTTCTTCGCTTTTGGTGGGGCAAGCAGCCATGATATTCAAGATGGCATTCTTGATTGCGATGATTCTAATTGGCAGGAAAAAGCAAAGAAACTTGATAAACAAGGTAAATATATGTATCGTGTTAAGGATTTATCTTGGTGGGAAGAGGAATTGCCAACTGATGAGGAAATGCAGCATGGAATCAATGTATTAAAAGAGAATAACAATATGGTCGATTTTATTATCACCCACAGTCCTTCGACGTCAGAATTATATCTTATGAGTGGTAATAATTTATATGAACCAGATGTCCTTACAAATTATCTAGAAGATATAAAAGTTACGACAAAATATAAAAGACATTTGTTTGGGCATATGCATATCAATAAATCTATTAATGACAAAGATATTTGCTTATATGAACAAATTATTAGACTATTATAAGGAAGTGATTATGTAATGTGCAGATATTGTAACTATGAATCTGATGATAATCAAATTTTTATCGATCCACTGATTAATGAATATTATTTGGATATCGAAACGATGATATGGGATAGTTATAATGAAGATTTTTTTCATGACAAAGAATATATCAATTATTGCCCATGGTGCGGAAGAAAACTGACGAAAGAATGAAATATCGTTATGGAAAAGAAAATTATTGACTATAGAAAAAGACATAGACGATGTAAATACTGTAAATACAATGTGCTTGTAATACCAAAGAACATGTATACACCAGACTACTATGTATGCAAAGTGAAAGATAAAATTATAGAAGATTGGTTTGTCGAGTATTTACCAAGAATATTTTGTTCATGTTATGAATTAAAATAAATAAGGTGTGGTGGCGGAATAGGTAGACGCTAATGACAGATAGGCTGCCCTAACGGTTCGATTCCGTCGGCATCTGAAACAGTGAAATAACTGACGATGTTGGGTCTGATTTGGTAGAAGGGAGTGAGCAGCTATGTATGGTGCGAATCCATACCCACATATTATAGAAAAATTGAAAGGAAGAAACTAAAAGATGAATAAAGAACTAGAGAATAAAGTATTAGAGATTGTTCAGAAATTACAAATATATAATCCAGCAGCGGGAGATGACCCTAGATGGTTTAAACAATGTTTATTAGATTTAGAAGATATAATTATTGATGATGAAATTTCGTCCAAAGAGCGCGAAAGATTGAAACGCATTGAAAATCGTAAAAAGCTTGGTACAAATATGGATAATACACTTTATGTTAATATGAATAAAAATGATATTCAAATTGCAGTGTCTGCACCACAAGCTGAAATCGTATATTCAAAATGGTGTTCTAAAACAGACGCTGCAGCAGATATTATTATCGAAATGTGTTCCAGATATGGTGTAAAACAGATTTTCATTCAAGATGATCATTTTGGAACTAATCTTCTCGATCTACTTAATCAAAAAGGGATGGATGATTCTATGGATATCGTCAAATTTAATTATAGGGAAACGTGAAGTATCTTAATTAAATGTGTGTGTTTAACTAGGAGGCAAAACTTGAATTTAGATTATTATAAATCAAAGCTAGAAGATCTGATTTTGCAAGCGGAAAAGGACGGTTACGAATTATCTAATAACAATTTTAGGAAAACAGATAATGACAAATTTCCAGTAATGGAAGTTTTCTTTGTAAATAATACAGTATATGAAGACTATGGATACTTTAATATTTATAAAAGAACCGTAAAAATTCCACAAGAAGATTATAATGAGATCCTTGATTATGCAAAGAACAATAATTGCAAAGATATTAAATTTGATTACAGTAATGGTGATGATGTTATAGAGAGAATATTTTATAGTAATGATACGTCAAACGTTGATTTTTCTATGGGCTGTGGAAATATATTCGTCAGACATAATCATTATCATGTTTATACCGATGAAGATGAATGCGTAGATTTACTTTTTAGTAAAGATAGTGATGATGATGACTTCCCAAGAGGATATGTTAGCTTTTACATGATGGAACGTCATGATTTTGAAAAAGCCGAAAATGTGAATTTAAATCTAAAGAAATTCATGAAAGATAATTAAGAAACCTTGATTTATCGAGGATCTGAAAAATTGGAGATAGTAGAAAATTATGAATAGAGAAATACTTTTTAGAGGGAAACGTGTCGATAATGGTGAATGGGTAGATGGATATTTGTTTGACGATGGTTATCAAAAACCTAGGCACGTTTTTGTCGGTGATTTGGTGATTGACGAGTATAATGGAATGGCTTGTGACGAATGGGATATCAAAGGCATTGGGTTTTATGATGTTGACCCGAATACAGTTTGCCAGTACACAGGGCTGACCGACAAGATCGGAAAGAAAATCTTTGAGGGAGATATTGTTCAGGTTGGATGGTATAAGGGAACAGTTGTGTATGAAAACGGATGCTTCGCAATTAAGTGGAACAATATTAAGTTTCTCGGAAAAGACTTGGGATATTGGGCGGATTTAGATGGTTTCCATACTGTAGGCAACATATTTGACAATCCTGAACTGTTGGAAGATGAAAATGAAAAAACGCAAAGATAATAAAGGAAGGAAAAAGAATGATGAAATATAAAGTTGGAGATAAAATTAAAATTGTCAGAGCAACTACTGGTTGTTATGGCGCAGAAGGAAAAATTGGTATTATTACTAATAGACCTTCTACAGATGGTCTTACTTGTTACCAAGACGGTTTTAACGTAGATTGTGGCGATGAACATGTTTGGAGAATTGGTTTTGAATCAGAATTCGAACTATTAGACGAATTGACAGCAGCGGAAGCAACTAAGATTTTAGGCGAAATTTGTTGCGAACATAAATGCCTTAATGGATGTCCTATTGGTAAAGTAAAAGGGAAGATAACGTGTCAAGATTTCCGAAAAGATAAACCTGAACAAGTTATTGAAATCCTTAAACAGTGGAAGAAAGACCATGAGAAAAAAGAAATAGAGACTGAAATCGTAGACCTTATTCGAGTTATGAAAGAAGTATATGATGACGAAACATGTATATATGCTTATGAAATTGACGTAAATAAGGAAGACATTAACGAGAAAATGAAAGAGTTGGTAAAAAAGTATTCTAACGAACAAAACGGAAAAATTTACGCCAAATATGAGCGTATTTGTAGAGTAATACGAGCATGAAATGTCGATTTCAATTGAGTGATGATATAACAGTGTAGTTTAAATAGTTATCTACCATGTGAGCCTAATAGCAGCATCTCAAGGATAGAACAGCCATCAACAGAAAGGATTAAAAATAAATGTGTGATTTTTGCAATAAAATATACAATGAAGATGAATTGAACAGTCAATATTGCCGTGAAGTATGTGATTGTATTACATATGATGAAAATAACAATAATTATAACTTTTGGCACGAGTGTGATGATGATTATTACACTGGCAATATTATGGAAATTAAGTACTGTCCTGTATGTGGAAGGAAATTATGAAAATTATTGTAGATGAGATGCCAAGATGTGCAAGTGAATGTCCTTTATCAAGAATGGAATGTGGTAGCGATTGGTTTTGTAGCAAATATAGATCTGAGTGTAATGTAGATATGTGTGATTTGCTGAAGCCAATTACAGATTACGTTTTCGAGGACTATATTGCAGAGAATATTGTTAAGAGAATTCCATTGACAGATATTGGAAAGCGTTGAAATCACTCTTTCATTTAGAGAATTTAAGGAGAATAAATATATATGAATAAATTAATTTTGTTAGTATTTTGTCACTTGGTTGGTGATTATGTTTTACAAAATGATTTTATTGCAAAGACCAAAGGAAGTAATTGGTATCATTTGTTCGTACATTGTGCGTTGTATTGTTTACCATTTTACCTTGCCTTTGGATTAACCTGGCAGCTTGGAGTTGTTTTTTTGACACACTGTATTATTGATCCGCTAAAGGCGAGATATCAAAAAATATCATATGTAACTGATCAAGTTTTGCATTATTTGGTATCATTCGTTTATTTTTTGTAAAAACAGAAACGAGGTGAGTAAACTATGAAACCAGATAAATTTACAATTACAACTAAAAAATTAGATTTTATGAAACTAAATGAAAAGATTCACACTTATAAACTTGAGAACGGATATAAACCATATTTGTTTATGAATGAAGATACAATTGGCGAATTAGTAAACATAATAGGACTTTCTTGTGACGGATTAACAGGTGTTCAATCAAATGGTTTGTGCGGAACGTATTGTGGAATGAAAACTTTTTGTGATAATACAATGCAATTTGGCGATGTAGAAATGAGGTAAGAATGAAAAGAAATTTGAAAAGAATTTTATTTGCAGCAGGATTTCTTGTATGTGGATTTATTTTTGGGGCATGTGGAACTTCTGTCGAAGCAAAACAAGATAAACCATTAAAAATATGGTTTGAGAATCAGAATGGAAAGATGGAAACTTATCAGCTTGTAGACGAAGAGACAGGAGTAAATTATATTGTCGTGTCTGGTGAACTTTATCAGAAAGGGATTGGTACTGCAATAACTCCAAGATTAAAGGCTGATGGTAGTTTGTATATGAGCAAATAGCATGAAATATGTTTTTCAACTGGAGGTAAATAGCTATAAATAAATTTACAGAATTTCAACAACTAAAGATTCTTCCACGCGATAATCTCTCCAAACATGATTATATCAAACGGCATTTTTATCAAAATAAATTAACAAAAGAACTATATGACAGCGAAGAATTTTCGGATGATCAGCTCTTATATATTTTCAATAATAATACATTAAAAAGACTTGGGTTTCCTCTTAAGCGATGTGGCAAGAAAAGAAAAATGCAGAGGAAAAAACGTATTATTTGCAATCCGGTATTTTTCGATATCGTATACAAAACTATGGAAAAGGGTTGGGAGCAGTATACACTGGCAGGATTGATCGATCCTTCTAAAAATTTTGTTGATTGTAAAGATCTTCATTTGGGAGATAAAAATATGTTTGTAGGAGAAATAAATGGATAAAGAAGTTATTTGCGAAGTATTATCTCGTCTGATTGGTTATACGATGCCATGCGGAGATAAAGACGTAGATACAGTGCGTAGGATTAATAATTATAATCTTGTCTATGTTACAAAACAATGTGTTGAAACATTAATTGAGAATGCTGCTTATCAAAATGATATTGGTGAAGATTCTAGAAGTGCATTAGAAATGATTCATAATATGACTAAAGCAAAAAGGGGGAATAAGCGTGTGAGTCAGATTATTACATATTTAAAGTGTGATCACTGTGGTAAAGAATATAAAGATACTTATGTCAGTTTTGGACATCCAGAGAAAGATCTTGTATGGAAATGGAAATGTGATGGCTGCAAACATGTTAATGAAAAACTAATTAAAGCTTGGCCACATAAAGAGATTGATTTTATAGCATTAAAAAACTTGGATTTAAATAAAGAGGAAAAATAGCACGAATGAAATTTCAAAAATATAATTACTTCTCAAACGCTTTAAACAAGACGTACAAAGTTACTTTCGAAGTTTATAAAGGATGTGAAGAAAATATTGTTGGAATATTATTAAATTATAATTCTGGTAATATTGATTTATACAACGAAGACAAAGGTGAGTTATATCACATTCCTTTTTCGGGATTAAAATGGCTTTTTCCAGTAAAAGAAAAGTATACAAAGGAGAATTAAGTTGGCAAAAATCTTATATAAGAAGAAAGTATATGAGTACAAAAAAGACTGTGTGGATGAGTTTGGAAAATACAATTGGTATTTTAATATCTATATATGTTTTTCAAAAGTTGGTGTAACATGGCAAATTAATACTTCTGATATGACTGTCAATGACAACAAACTTAAACATTGTTTAAATTCTGTTTTGGAACATTTAGAAGAAGATAATCCAAGATATTACAGATTAAAAGATAAAATATATAGTAAGAATTTAGCAAGTAAATTGTGGTGATAAAAATGGGTAGAAATTTTGGAGGTGAAAATATTGGCGGTAAGCAATGATTCTTATTATAAACCAGATGAAGCCTTGCATGAATTACAGATGCAGGAAACTATTATGAAAGCATTAGTTGATGTACAAGTAGTATTGCGAATTCTGGTGGATAAAGAAATTGTAACTCGTGAAGAGGTACAAAAATATAGAAATGAAGTAAGTAGTAGTCCAAAGTATAAGCTTGTACTAGATGATATTCAGAGACAGAAAAGAGGATTCCAGGCTGCAAAAGATAATCCACAAGAATATCTGAAAGCTATCTTAAATGCAAAGATAAATGGAGATATCAAATAATGTTTATCTGATTATAGGGTACACCATATTTAATTATTGTAATTACAATCTTTGATGTGAGGTAATTAAAATGAAATTTTATGTACAATATTTTCCAATCACAAAATCATTTGGATATATAGCAAATGTAGATAATATTTCGTTGGATTCGTTTTGTGAGCATGTAAGAGTTTCAGACGAATTTTGTCAATCAATTGTTATGTCTGTATTTGCTAATTCAATTCGTGATGTAGAAAATGATGTTAATAATTATTTTAAAACAATTTCTTAGAGCGTTTCTGCTCAAAAATTCCAATTGGAACAAGAGAATAATATATTAGATGGTTGCAAACATCTAGTTATGAAATTGAATTTTCATTAGATTAAAGCAAGGAGTATGAGATTTGAACATTGAAGAATTGGTTGAATATGAAGTAAAGATTGATAATAAAAATAGTGGAACCACAAAGAAATGTCCGATGTGCGGAAAGCCTATGGTTAGAGAATGTGTATTAGAGAATGATAAGTTTGTATATAAGGAAAGATGTTGCAATCTTTTCTGTAGAAGATATACTCCATATTTTAATGGAGAATAAAAAGATAAATGCGGTGAAAAGAACTGAAAGCCTGAGATGGTGAAAAGGTAAAGGTGAAGGCTGGAATTAAAGCGTCAGTCAACCGATGAACGTATGAGTTGAACCTGTATATACAGAATATAATACTCAGGAACATACCGCAATCCTACATATGAGGAATAAGAATGCTCTCATGAAGTACAGAAATGAATGTGCTTCTAATCATGAAATTAATTTTTCATTTGATTTTTGTCGAAGTAGAGAATAAATAATCAGGAGGTGAGAGTCAAAATGAAAATATCTGAATTACAAGCAGTTTGTAAGTACGATGACAGTGAAATGGATGAAGTTAAAAACTGCCACCCAAAACAGATTGCAAGTGAAGTAATTCCTATTCCAACTTGGAAGATTAAATATAAGTATACAACTGCTCGTGGAAATCCAAAAGAAGCAGTAAAGTATATGTTCTTAGATAAGAATGCCTGGGATTCTGTCGATCAGGAATTCATGAATTATATAAAAGAACTTAATGAAAAATATCCGGAAAGAATAGCATCAAACGTAGAAATTCTTGACGCAGTTTATTTCGGAAAACTTTATTTAGAACTTGAATAATAAATATTTTTCAATTGTAATCAAATCCCTGTAATCAGGGTTGTATAGCGAGATGGCTTGTATTACCCAAGCAGCATAGTGACATAAGGTTAAAACGTAAAATCTTACACCATGACCTAAAATAATTTGTTTCTAAGCATAAGATAGACTCCTTTAACTAATTGGTAAAATCCAAAAGTTAAAGGAAGATTACAATTGAATCCAATATTCAATGAATATATCAAATTTTTAAGAGACACTTCTGGAGAAGAATTACTTTATTTAAAAGAAGGATTCTTTTGGCTTGATAAACAGATTATAAAAGGCTTTGATAGTCAACTTGTAGAACATAAATTTTACAGAGTTAAAGTATCAGATAACCTAGAAAAAGTAGAAATTCTAAAATTAAAATCTTATGAAGATCCATCTGAAGTTGACATAATAGATTGGAATACGATGGTTAGCATCAAAGAGAATCAATTGATAGAACTTGAGCATGAATCCTTATATCTGATACGTGAGAAGATCAAAGACTATAATGCATATACTCCAATAATACCTGTTTCTATGGGTAAAGATTCTATGGTTACATGTCATTTAGTTCGAAAACTATATCCAAACACAAAAGCAATATTCAATAATACATCACTTGACTGTGCTGATACATATAAGATGGTTAAACGATTTCCGAATTGCGAAATTATGAATCCAGACAAAGGATTTTATCAATATGTAAAATCTGATTCTATGATTCCGTCAAGATTTTCAAGATTCTGTTGTAGGATTTTTAAAGTTGGAGTTATGGTTTTTCAGCTTGATAATAAGCATCCGTATTTAATTTTTATGGGAATGAGAAATGAAGAATCAAACACAAGAAGCAATTATCAAGATGAATGGGTTAATACTTCCGAATGGGGAGACACATGTTGGCAAGGAATACTTCCTATTAGAAAGTGGACAGAGTTAGATGTTTGGCTTTATACATTTTGGAGAGATATTGAAGTCAATTCAAAATATAAAAAAGGATATTCGAGAGTTGGATGCCATTGTGCTTGTCCGTATTATGCGAAGTCAACATGGATTCTTGATAAATATTGGTATCCAAAAGCATATAAAAGATGGAGAGATATTCTAAGAGAAGATTTTATTAACAATCAGAAATGGCTGATTATGAACTGTACACTCGAAGAGTATCTTACTCAAGCATGGAATGGTGGTGTGTTTAGAAGCGAGCCAACGCAAGAAGTTATTGATGAATTTGTAGAGCATACAGGAATAGATAAACAAATTGCGCTGCAATATTTTAATAAGAAATGTTGTGGGTGTGATAAGAGAATAAAACATAAGGAAGTTCTTTCAATGAACTTAAAAATACATGGAAGACAAGTTAATAAATTCTATTGTAAAAAATGTTTAATGAAAGAATTTAATTGGACACAAGAAGATTGGAACAGGCAGGTAGAGTCGTTTAAAGCTCAAGGTTGTGCTTTGTTCTAGGTTTTACTGGTAGAAAGGTGGTGATATTTTGGAAAAAGCATTTAAGTATCGAATATATCCGAATAAAAAACAGCAAGAATTAATCCAGAAAACATTCGGATGCTGCCGATTTGTATACAACTATTTCTTAGATAAAAGAAAATCAGAATATGGGAAAGATAAAACATCTTTATCTTACAACGATACAAGTAAACTGCTTACGAAATTAAAGCAAGAATTAGTCTGGTTAAAAGAACCTGATAAAGACTCTTTACAGAAATCATTAAAAGATTTAGATATGGCGTATCAGAAGTTTTTCAAAGAGTATGCTGGTTATCCAAAGTTCAAGAGTAAAAAGAACAGATACAAGTCATATAGAACCAGTTGTACAAACAACAACATTTCTTTTCAGAACAAACATATTAAGTTGCCAAAGCTTGGTTTGATTAAAATCCGAGATAGACAAATTCCGCAAGGAAGAATCTTAAACGCCACTATCTCACAGGAACCAAATGGACACTACTATTGTTCTTTATGTTGTACTGATGTAGATTTTCCACAATATCAGAAAACCAATCAGAATATTGGAATTGACTTAGGCTTAGTAGATTTTGCAATTATGTCTGATGGAATAAAAATTGAAAATCCTCGATTTTATGAAAAGTCAGAAAAGAAACTTGTGAAATTGCAACGTGAGTTATCAAGAAAAACAATTGGTAGTAATCGTTGGAATAAAGCACGAATAAAAGTTGCAAATCTTCAAAAACATATTTCTAATCAAAGAAAAGATTTTTTACAGAAATTAACAACTGACATTATAAAAAAATATGATGTAATTTGTATTGAAGATTTAGATGTTAAATCTATGAAAGAAACAGATACTTCCATTCGTAATAAGCGAGTAGGAGATGTATCTTGGTCAGAATTTCGTAGAATGCTTACATATAAATCTCAGTGGTATGGAAGAACATTATCTGTTGTAGACAGATATTTCCCATCATCTCAGATTTGTCATTGTTGCGGATTTAGAAGTGGTAAAAAATCTGAAGATATCAGGTGTTGGACATGTCCTGAATGTGGAACTATTCATGACAGAGATATAAACGCTGCGATTAATATTCTTAATGAAGGTTTAAGGCTTTTAAATGTCTAAATAATATAAGAACCGTAGGAACTACGGGGATAGCTCGGTGATACTTAACTCAATGGAGTTATTGACCGAGAACCCTGCGACTTTAGTCGTGGGAGGTTCAGATTGTTTATGAATTAATTAAAGAAGGCATGTTAAAAAGCAGTTTTTATAAGAGGTAAAACCATGAAAAACAAATTACTAATATTTTTGTGTGTCAGTATTTTACTATCATTTTCAGGATGTAGAGTAGAATCAGCACAAGCAAATGTAAAAACGAACGATACTGTAACAGTAAAATCTCTTGGAACCGATAATTTAATTAACATTGGTAGATATTTATATTATGATAGTACAACAAAAATCGTGTATTTTTGGAATGGATCAATTGGATATGGTCGAGCTTCAACAACACCATCACCATATTTTGCGCCAAATGGTCTTCCATATAAGTATGAACCAGAAACAAATACATTTGTAGAAATCACAGAATAGTCGAGAGGAAAGAAAATATGAGAGATCCAAATAGATTATATAATTTTTATGATGAAGTAATTAGATTACATATGGAATATCTTCCTCATATGCGAGTAGGTGAATTCTGGTGGAACTTCAAAATGTGGTGCAGTCTTAAAGAACCAGATTTGTTCTATGTAGAAGATGATCAAATTCTAGAATATATGGAAGAATTTTGTAAAGAGGAGAGTGAGAAATGGACGAAATCGAACGAATGAAAGAACTGATTCATGATCTGAATAGGGCATCAGATTCTTATTATGGATCAGGAACAACACTTATGAGTGACGCCGAATTTGATTCAAAGTTGCTTGAATTAAAGCAATTGGAAGAAGAAGCAAATACAGTATTTCCGAACAGCCCAGTCAATAGAGTTGGTGGAGCAGTACTAAAATCACTTATCAAAGTAAAACATGAGACTCCTATGTTAAGTCTTGACAAATGCCACTCTGTAGAAGAAATCAAAAAATTTGCAGCAGGACACGATATTGTAGCTTCTATTAAACTTGATGGCATTAGTTGTAGATTGATTTACCAAGATGGTGAATTAATCGGGGCGGAATCTCGTGGCAATGGTACAGAAGGAAATGATATTTTACAGCATGTAAAACAGTTTATGAATGTTCCACTACGTATTAATAAAAAGGGCAAATATGTTATCGATGGTGAAGCTTTAATCAAGCTTGATGACTTTGAAGAGATCAATAAAAACGGAGAATATAAAAATAGCCGTAATCTTACTGCAGGAACACTTTCAAGTTTGGATACATCGGTCGTCAAAGACAGAAAACTAAGTTGGTATGCCTGGGAAGTGGTAGAAGAAGTTGATCCTATTCTAGCAATTAGTAATAACGATTATGAAGCACATGATAGTTTTTATTTCAGATTACTTGAAGCAGGGAAGCTAGGGTTTAGCATTGTTCCGTGTGAAGTATTAGGTTTAAAGTATTATCAAAATGAAGAGCTACAATGTAAAATTGATAATTTTATTAGTCTTGCTGCAGAAAAGCACCTTCCACAAGATGGGGTTGTATTTAAATTTGAAGATGTAGAATACGGTAAGTCTCTTGGTAGTACAGAACACCACAACAGGAATGGTATCGCATTTAAAGTAAAAAACGATTCCGTAGAAACTACATTGAAAGATATCGAATTCACAATGGGTAAGACGGGCATTCTAACACCGACTGCAGTATTTGAACCTGTGGAAACTGAAGGGAGTACTGTAGAGAGAGCTTCTTTACATAATATTTCTGTCATGCGAGAACTAATGCCTCGTCCATTCAGAGGACAAAGAATTGGCGTATTTAAAGCCAATCTTATAATTCCCCAATTGCGTTGGGCAGAAGAGTTCATTTCAGATGGATTTGAAAAGGATATGGAAAAATCTTTTATTCATATTCCTGATAAATGTCCAATATGCGGCGAACCAACCAAAATCATTAAAGAAAACGATTCAGAAGTTCTATGGTGTACAAACCCTGAATGTAAGGGTAAATTACTTGGTAAACTAACTCATGCAGTTAGTAGAAATGCTCTAAATATTGATGGTTTATCTGAAGCAACAATTCAAAAATTCATTTCTTTAGGATGGTTAAATTCTATCCAAGACATCTATTATCTCACCAAGTACGAAAAACAAATGAAAACGCTTGATGGTTTCGGTTCGAAATCAGTTTCCAAACTATTTGATTCAATTGAAAAAAGTAGAAATACAACGTTTGATCGTTTTATTTATGCGCTTTCTATTCCTCTTGTTGGTAAAACAGCAAGCAAAGCTATTGCAAAAGCTGAAGCTTATCAGTTCGAAAATTTTATGCGTGATATGACACGTACAGGCGCGAAATTCTTTTCATCTATTCCTGGAATTGGAGATTCTATTACTGATTCACTTGATGAATATTTCAATAGAGAATGTAGTAACGTATGGGAGCTTGGCAAGGAATTTACATTTGAAACACCAAAGAAAGTATCTCTCAGCATAAACAGTGGAAAAGATTTAACAGGACAAACATTTGTTGTTACCGGTAGTTTGAAACATTTCGAAAATCGAGATGTGCTTAAAGAGAAGATTGAATCATTGGGTGGAAAAGTATCTGGATCGATTTCAAAAAAGGTTACTGCATTGATCAATAATGATGTTAATTCTACGTCAAGTAAAAATACGAAAGCAAAGAGCCTTGGTGTAAAAATCATGAGCGAAGATGAATTCCTAGAATACATCAGCTAAGAAAGAAGGTGAAAAATATGAATGATCATAAAATTAGAATCTGTCTTAGAACAGTAAACAACGCTAGTCTATTCGTTGCCAAGTGTGGAGAATATAAAGATTGGGATATCAATTATATTCACGGAAGACTTGTTCTTGATGCTAAATCTCTGATGGGCGTACTAAGCGTTGCCATTGACGCACCTGCGTATGTAGAGATTTTAACATATGATGAAAAAGTTCTTGAAAATTTTAAAAATGATATGACATTATGGGAGGTATAAAAATGGGAACAATTACAATTTTACCAGAAACACCAAAAGATCCACTTGCACTAATTGGCAGAAGGGCTGGGATCTGCTGGAATGCTGATATTATCAATGAAGAAAAAAATATCAAACGAGGCATTGACTGTATTAAATCAGGACATGGAAGAACACTTGAATTTGTAGATGTTCATATGATTATTGATGGATTTTCTGCGAGGGTTATGCGCGAATATTATCGTCATGTCGGCGGTATGACACCATATTTACAGGCATCTACTAGATATATCAATTATAAAGACTTTGATATTATTGTACCAAAATCAGTCAAAAAAGATACAGATGCTTTGGTTGAATTTAACGCAACTACTCGTCAGCTTAGAGATTCACTCGTCAAGCTTCAAAATATGGGGGTATCAAATGAGGATGCAGCAAATCTTCTTCCACTTGGTATGACGACAAAATGTGTAGAAAAACGTAATCTCAGAAATCTGATGGATATGAGCCATGTAAGAAAATGTAGTCGTGCATATTGGGAATTTAGACAAGAACTATTTCCTGCTATTGAGAATGCATTAAAAGATTATTCTGAACAATGGGTATGGATTGTGGATGAACTATTTAAGCCAAAATGTGAAGTGATGGGATATTGCGATGAAACAAAATCATGTGGAAGAAAACCAAAACGAGAGGAGTGATTCCTTTTGCACACACTATATTGTATCCTTGGTAGAACTTCTTCTGGCAAATCCTCTATTGCCAAAGAAGCTGCTAAGAAATTAAATATGACGGTTCTTAAATCTTATACAACCAGATCTATGCGACCAGGCGAAACAGTTGATAATTCAGATCATATTTTTATTTCACCTGATGACATTGAAAAATATAAACCAAACATGGTGGCATATACAGATCGAGTTGGATATTGCAGTTTTGCAACAAAAGAGCAAATCTTAAATTCTAATTTCTATATCATTGATCCAGTCGGATTATATACACTTAAACTCAAAACAAGAGATATAGATGTCCGTCTAGTATCTATCTATATTACAACCCCATATACAACTGCAGAAGAACGTGCAAAGAAACGTGGTGACTATGATTCTTGGAAACGGAATTATGCTGCAGAAAATGATTCGTTCAGCAATTTTGAAAAATCTAATCTAATTGATTATCGTATTCTCAATGACGGATCATTGGAAACTTCTGTAGAAAAAATGATAAACATTATTCGAAAGGATTGGAACAAAAACAATGTATAGACCAGATTTTAAAACGATCTATATTGACTTTGATAATACATTAGTGGACACGATCAAAACGATTGTGTCCCTGTATAACGAAGATTTTGAATATTATAAGAAGTTTCATCATGTAAATTGGTGGGAAATCGATTCTTATGATTTTAAAGAATTAACATGTGCATCGAAAGAATATATTGATACGTATTTCAATACTCATCGATTCTTTGAAGAGGTAGAATTTATGCCAGGAGCACATGAAATTATTGATAAGATTGGTGAAGTTTATAACGTAAAAATTGTCAGCATGGGTTATTCACCTAATCTTAAACAGAAAAAAGAATGGATTAATCGGTATCTTTTTAACTGTGAATTTATTAGCGTGAATATGAAGAAATACAAAGATAAATCACACATTGACATGAGTGACGGCATTCTTATAGACGATTCTGTACACATGTTAGAAACAAGCAATGCCAAAGAAAAGTATTGTTTTGGAGACATTTATAGTTGGAACAAAGATTGGGCTGGAAAGAGGTTAATGAATTGGACGGATATTGCACATTTACTATTATGAAAGGAAGAAAATTAGACATTGTATATTGGAACAAGCGGCGAGCTATGCCGTACACTAAAACAAATGGGAGATGATTTTATTACTGTAGAAATCGAAGGACAAAACAGAGAATATATCATTGAAACTGTAACAAGACAATCAAATTACAGTGAATCGCCTTGTAGCCATATCTGTATTAAATGCAGAGATGGCGGACAAGGATATATCAAAAGGTAGGAGGTAACTAATAATGAGTGTACTTTATGTGATACTTGGAGCAGTTCTTGGGATTGGGTTTTGCACAACTGTAATGTCGTTGTGTAAAATTTCCAAGAGTGCTGATGAAGAATTGGAGCGAATGAATAACTGCTGCAATTACACTTGGAAGAAAGAAGAAATTCATGAGGAGGTGGAGAAATGAGAGTAGTAAAGAAAGATGGAACAATTGAAGAATATCAAGAGCAAAAAATCATTGATGCTTGCAATAAAGCTGCAAGAAGAGCAATGGTTGAACTAAGTAATCAAGACTATGAAAAAATCCTGAATGATGTTTGGGAAGAAATCGAAGAAAACTACGATGATGATACAAGCATCGAAATTTATGATATGCATAATATCGTCGAAGCTGTATTGGAAGAAGACTACCCAAAAGTAGCCAAAATGTATAAAGAATATCGGAATTACAAAAAAGATTTTGTACATATGATGGATAAAGTATATGAGCGTAGCCAGTCCATCCGCTACATCGGAGACAAGAGCAATGCAAATACCGACAGTGCCCTTGTGGCAACGAAACGAAGCCTGATTTTCAACGAACTGAATAGTGAATTATATAAAAAATTCTTTTTAACATATGCAGAAAAACAAGCAGCAAAAGATGGATATATTTATATCCATGATAGGTCTGCTCGACTCGATACGATTAATTGTTGCCTTTTTAACGTAGGGGATGTTATGAAAAACGGTTTTGAAATGGGTAACATTTGGTATAATGAGCCAAACTATTTGGATACGGCTTTTGATGTTATGGGAGATATTATTTTATCAACAGCAGCGCAACAATATGGTGGTTTTACCGTTCCAGAAGCAGATAAGATTCTTGAACCATATGCAGAAAAATCATATAGAAAATATTTTGATGAATTTAAAGACATATCTTTTTGTGTAGATTCAGAATTCGATAATGATTTACTCAATGATATAGCAGATAAATATGCAACCAATAAAGTACATCGTGACTTTGAACAAGGTTGGCAAGGAATTGAATATAAATTGAACTCGGTTTCTTCGAGTCGAGGGGATTATCCCTTCGTTACGATAACTATTGGTCTTGCTACGTCTAAATTCGGCAAAATGGCTGCAATTACGCTTCTTAATGTACATAAGGACGGACAGGGTAAAAAAGGATTTAAACGTCCTGTATTGTTCCCTAAAATCGTATTTCTATATGACAAAGAATTGCATGGTGATGGATCGGATAAATATCCGAGTGCAGATGTGTTTAATGCAGGAATGGATTGCAGCGCAAAAACTATGTATCCGGATTGGTTATCTTTAACTGGCGATGGATATGTAGCAGAAATGTATAAAAAATATAAAAAAGTGGTTAGTCCTATGGGGTGTAGGGCTTTTCTTAGTCCATGGTATGAACGTGGTGGTATGCATCCAGCAGATGAAAATGATACACCAATTTTTAAAGGAAGATTTAATCTTGGGGTTGTTTCCTTGCATCTTCCAATGATTCTTGCAAAAGCTCGTAGAGAGTCAAAAGATTTTTATGAAGTATTAGATTACTATCTTGAACTTGTTCGTGGATTACATAAAAGAACCTATGATTACATTGGAGAGCTTCATGCCAGTGTTAATCCGGTTGCTTTCTGTGAAGGTGGTTTTTTAGGTGGACATCTAAATCCAGATGATAAAATTAAATCTATTCTTCCTCCAATGACAATGAGTTATGGTATCACTGCACTGAATGAACTTCAGAGGCTTTATAATGGAAAATCTATTAGAGAAGATGGGCAATTTGCCTTAGAGGTCATGCAGTATATCAATGATTACACAAACAGAATCAAGGAAGAAGACCATATTTTATATGCAATTTACGGTACGCCCGCAGAGTCACTTTGTGGTTTGCAGGTAGAGCAATTCCGTAAAATTTATGGGATTATTGAAAACGTATCCGACAAAGAATATGTAAGCAATAGTTTCCATTGCCATGTATCAGAAGATATGAATCCGATTGAAAAACAAGATAAGGAAGGAAGATTCTGGAATCTGTTTAACGGTGGGAAAATTCAATACTGTAGATATAATCTTGGCTATAACAAACAGGCAATTAAAACACTTGTACTTAGAGCAATGGATAAAGGGTTCTATGAAGGTGTAAATCTTGCAATGTGTTATTGTGAAGATTGTGGATACCAGCAAGTAGAAATGGATACTTGTCCAAAATGTGGAAGTAAAATGATTACAAAGATCGACAGAATGAACGGGTACTTAGGATTTACAAGAGTTCACGGTCAAACTCGCTATAACGAAGCAAAGAATGCAGAAATCAAGGACAGGGTAAGCATGTAATCATTAAATATTATATGGGCTGGATGTATTATTTCCAGCCCTGTTAGGAGAAATATGAATTATCACAATATTACATATCCAGACCAAAATAATGGAGACGGACTAAGAGTTGTTGTGTGGGTATCTGGATGTAGCCATCATTGTTCAGAATGCCAAAATCCTCAAACCTGGAATCCACACGGTGGCATTGAATTTAATAATGATGCAGAACAAGAAGTTATGGATCAAATATCAAAAGACTATATTAGTGGCATTACTTGGAGTGGTGGAGATCCAATGTTTGAATCTAATATTGAAACTGTATTAGATATTACACAAAAAATCAAAAAACAATATCCGAATAAAACGATATGGTTATACACAGGCTACAAATTTGAACAATTAATCTGGCCTGTTATAACTGGTGATTTTAATCCAGAAAGAGATAAACGTCTGAAACAAACAAGAAAACTAATCTCTTTATGTGATGTCATTGTTGACGGTCGGTATAAAAAAGAACTACGTGATGTCTCTTTACATTGGTGTGGGTCATCCAATCAACGAGTAATTGATGTGCAAAAAACTCTTGCTCAAAATAAAATTATTTTATACGAGGATAACAAATGACACAACAACTACATAAAAATGACATTTTATACTACGCCAGAATTATGCCAACATTGGGCTTATACGATGTATACGAGCTTAAAATTCGTACTATTAATGAAGAAAACAGATGGTTCTGTGGCATGGAAAAACGTACTAAAATAGCATATCTTTTCAGCTATGATAATATTGGCAAGACGATCTTCTTTGATCGAAAAGAAGCTCTTAAAGCAGTTAAACAAGCTGAAAAGAATAAAATCCCAGTTAGCAACGAAACACTGTACGAAGAATACTAGGAGGTGATATTACGCCAAGTCCACTAATGAAATACAAAGGAACATATCGTCTAATGGCTAATCTAGATCATGATACAAATGATTTTCCACGAGACGATAAAGGAAATCTTGATACAGATGATATCTATATCAAGTGTCAATATGGTAATCAAATCTATTATTATGGCAGAAATGATCTTGTAGCTTACATTCCATCAATTGGAAGGGGTCACAACATTCTCAGAACAATTGCGTTGGATAAACTTCAAATTGAAGATAAAATCCCATACGAAGAACTTTATCCTCAACTATTGTCAGAAGGAACAGTAAAACATATCATGGAAAATGATGAAGAAATTGAATTTCATTTTCATCCAAAAGACCTTTCTTATATTGCAACACTTCTTAAGGCATTCACATATGGAGCAGATATTTCACCATTCTCAACTAGAAATCTCCCAAAACAAAAATATGAAATACCAGAATCTGATCTTGAACAGTATAAACAGATTGTAAAAGATGTCCAGAAAGATAAACTTCTTCTTATTTCCCGTGCCACATCCAACTATATCTTTGAACGTATGCAGAAAATGAAACAATACAAATCTGAACCAATTAAAAAACTGATGCGCAAGAAAATGCTCAAAGGTAAGGAATTTATCCATTCTGAAGGACAATGGAGTGATTTCTTAAAATATCTGAGCAAGGAGGTATCTATATGCTTGACTTAAACAATTATCGATTAGTAGCGGATCTCTCCAATAATAAGCTCAGAAAGAATGGATTCTCCTTTGGTTGTTATCGAAGGAGCGTATATAAAGATACGATTGAGTTTCGTCTATATATTGATCTTGAGGAACAGGACGTATTCTATCAAGTGTTCGACTCAGATCATAATCAGCTCTATATTCCTTATTACAATAGAGAATATGGTAATAACAAGATTGTCAAAGAGATTGATAGAAAAATCAATCGTATCATGAAAACCATGGTGAACCAAAAAGTCTTAAAGAAAACAAAAGAAGAGGAGAATAATTCTATGGATACAGAAACAATTAAAATTAAATACTTTGCAGATATTGAACCAATTGCACCTATTCAGAATGGTGATTGGATTGATCTAAGAGCTGCAGAAGACGTACATCTCAAAAAAGGTGAATTTAGACTTATTTCTCTTGGTGTAGGAATGAAGCTTCCTGACGGGTATGAAGCTCATATTGCACCTAGAAGTAGTACATATAAGAACTTTAAAATTATGCAATGTAATTCAATTGGAATTGTAGACAACTCCTATTGCGGAGCAAACGATATTTGGAAATATCCAGCAATTGCTATGGAAGATACAGTTATTCATAAAAATGATCGTATCTGCCAATTCCGTATCATGAAGAAACAGCCTGAAATTCACTTCGAAACTGTCAAAGAACTAGAAGGCAAGAGTCGTGGCGGATTTGGCAGTACAGGTAGAAACTAATGGATGATGATCTACGATACAGAGAAGAAATCTGGGCATGGGATGCTCAATGTGCAGCAGTGGACGAGAGAATGTTAACTTGTCCACGCTGCGGATCAATCATGCTTCCTCAGTTCCAAAAATATGATTACATGGGAGCTGGATGGGAAGAATATTTCGAATGTACCAATGGCACATGTGGCTATTGTTGCAAAATATAA